TTTGGATATAAAGTTCCATCAACAGAAATCGTTACAGTATATTCTTCAAATAATGCAGGATCGCACCCATTACAAGCAACAGTCGCTGCCGGTGCCGCGCTGCTTTCCGCGCCCTGCTCCGATGATGGCTCCTGGGCCGCGCTGGATGGCGGCTCCGCGCTGCTTGGTTCGCCGGCGCTGCTTATCGGCCACTGACACGCCGTCGCAAAATCCGTCACTGCAGGCAATGAACTTATATCGTCTCTGCCCAGTACACAGCCGTCGCCTCCGAATGGGTCGGTATCGAACCACTGTGTCCAGTCGTTGACCTCCGGTACCTCCGCTGGCCATTTAAGCGCATAATCGCCTAATATGGTTTCAGGCGTTCCAGGCGGATTTTCGTAGATGTCGGTGACTCCGAGGAACTGGAACGGTGACGTTGTCGTGTCTATCACCTGGTTGGCCGAAAGATTATAACCTTCAAGCGTAGTTATGTCGGCAGGTCCGTCGTAGACGGTGGGCGCCGTACCGTTGGTCACGTAATACAGATAGAACGAATAAGAGTAGCTGGTACCGTCGGCGTAACCGAGACCTGCGTTCAAACCGCCACCGTCAAGCGCTATATACCACTTGTTGTGCTCGCCCGTAAACCCGGCCTCGTTTCCGAAGTTCTCAACCCCGAATGGAGATGTCTGCCAGTCAATCGCTACACCGTTGGCCTTACGGTCTGGTCCAAAGTCACCATCTTCCCCGATCCATGTCTGAATGCCGTACAGGTTGCCAGGGCCAGTTATCGGTCCGGCACTGCTGATTTCGCCAGGGCTTGAAGGCTCCTGGGCCGCACTCGACGGCTCTTCGGCGCTGCTTGGTTCCTGGGCCGCGCTGGACGGTTCACCGGGGCTGCTGGCTTCACCAGGGCTTGACGGTTCACCGGGGCTGCTGGCTTCACCAGGGCTTGACGGTTCACCGGGGCTGCTCGGAAGATCGCTGGATATTTCGTAGCATGGGCAATTAACCAGCTCGGAGACGTCTGGGCAATCCAGAACGCCATCGACTTCAAACGGGATAAAGGACTCGTTCGGATAGAACTGGCATATCGGCGGTGTGGATAACGGATCATAAGTCCATGTTATCGGTGGCGTGTTGGCCGTCCAGTTAGCCGTGATAAGCGCAAGTGTATCACAATTAGGGTTCCAGGAAAATGTGCCCGTACCGCAGTCATAGTCTATGTACGGGCCGCCGTAGAAAAACAGACTCGTAATAACGCCCGCGTCGGCCCACTCGGGGAACGTTCCGTTCATGTCGGGTGCCGACGGCGCCGGACTGCCCTTTTCCGTAACGTAATAGAGCACACCATCATAGCTACCGTTGTAGTTCGTTACCCATGTGTTGTAGTTTGCCTGCGGCATTTCACCGTAGGAGATATTCAGCTGTTCCAACGTCTGCGTCTCGCCGACGGGGCCGGTCACGGTGAGTTCCATCACCTCGCAGGGATTCTGATTAGGGGCACAAAAGTCGATACGATAGACGTCATACTCCTGCGGCCCGCTACTGATCTCCTGGGGGCTCGACGGCTCCTGGGCTGCGCTCGACGGCTCCTGGGCTGCGCTCGACGGCTCACCGGGGCTACTGGCTTCGCCGGCATCCGAGGACACTGGGCACGGGCAGTCTACTAGATAAGCCGTGGGCAGCGGCTCGGCCAGGTCTCTGACTATGGCCTCCCCTTCACACGAGAACTCACCTGCATCACACGGACTCAGGTAGGTTTGCCTTTTCAGGAATGTTCGTATGGGCTGCCCGGACCCACCGGTACCTTCCTCACACGACCAGTCGTAGTCGGAGGGGCTTTCGTCGACATCTGTACAATAGTAACTTGTGACCTGAGCGCCCTGGGAAGATTGCCATGTGCCGGCATCGCAATCATACACATTACCGAAGTTGATAACGCACCATGTCGGCGCCGCGCTGGACGCCTCTTCCGCGCTGGACGGCTCCTGGGCCGCTGATGACGGCTCTTCCGCGCTCGACGGCTCCTGGGCCGCTGATGACGGCTCACCGGGACTGCTGGCTTCACCGGGACTTGATTCCTGCTGCTCGCTGCTCGCTGCGGCCTCGCTAGGCAATTCTGACGAGGGCTCTTCACTTGACGGGCATGGCTCCAATGACCAGTTGGACGGTTCCGGCGAAGGCTCGATCGAAGGAGGCTCCGAAGGAGGCACCTCAGACGGAGGTTCGACCGATGGCGGTTCTTCAGACGATGGGGCTGCCGATGGCGGCGGCACTTCGGACACGCCTGACGGAGTTTCAGAGACCTCAGAGGCCGCGGATTCAGCTGACACCTCAGAGGCCGGTGGCGGCTCTTCAGACGGGGGCGGGGGTTCGGCTGACGAGGGGGCTTCCGACGAGGCGCATGGTTCAAGTGACCAGTTCGACGGCACCTCTGAAGGCACCTCTGACGGCGGTGCTTCCGATGGTGGCGCTACGGATGGGGGTTCCTCGGACACGACGCTCGGTGGCGCTTCGGACACGGCTGAAGCTGCCTCAGACACAGCCTCGGATGGTGGCGCTTCGGACACGGCTGAAGCTGCCTCAGACACAGCCTCAGACGGCGCAGATGCCTCTGAAGCGGCCTCTGAAGCCTCGGACGGCGGCGGAACTTCTGAGGGTTCTTCCGACGATCCGGATGGGCATGGTTCAAGTGACCAGTTCGAGGGTTCGGCCGACGGCACTTCCGATGGAGGGGCCTCTGACGGCGGGGCCTCGGATGGAGGCACTTCAGGCGATGGCTCTGACTGCGGGGCTGCAGATGACGGTGCCTCCGATACAACCTCTGACGGAGCCTCCGATACTACTGCCTCGGACACCTCGGATGCGGCCTCGGACACCTCCTCGGACGATGGGGATATGCTTGAAGGGGACTCGCTTGATAACGACGATGGCGATGACGATGATTCGCTTCCAGGCGATGACGAACTCGACGATTCACTCGAAGTACAGCAGCACTTCGGATTGGCGGCGATCAGGTTTCCGAACTTCGCCCGCCGGAGTATCGTTCCATTCCATTTGTAAATCGGCATCGGTCATTGTCCTATTCGCAGTCTGTTGTAGTAAACACCGGCAGATCGTCTTGTGTGCCAATACAGTTTACCCATATCTGCGTCTTCTGTTGCCATTGGTTCTCCTGGCTGTCCATGTAGACGTCAGTCACCACCCACAGCATTTCGCCCGGACATTCGCTTCCGGCACCCTCGGATGGAGCCTGTGACGGAGCCTGGGACTCTTCCGACGGAGCCTGGGACTCTTCGGATTCTTCAGATTGCTCTTCGCTGGACTGCTCTTCGCTGGACTGCTCTTCGCTGGACTGCTCACTGCTGTACTCGCTGCTGTACTCGCTGCTGTATTCGCTGCTCAAACTTGATGGTGACCCGTGTTCGCAACAGTTGTATCCGTCGCCAATGGCCAGGAACGGTATGATTATCGGATCCATATAACCGGGGCTGAATACGACCTGCTGAGTCGATTCCGCTCCGATCGGAAAGTCCTGAGACCCCTGTTCGTTCGAATTGGGGTTGTACGGGTATATACACGCATAATTCAGATAACTGTCCAGGCCGGAACGCCGGAACGCATTGTAAAGATCCATAAAGATGCCGGCGTTGAGTGGATCGTAATGCGTATCGCAGGTATCGAGCTCGGCCTGCATCTGCGCGTCGTCCACCAGTCCCTCGAGATCCTCATACGGCACATCGGTGACCAGCTTGCGGGTTTCTTTCGGGAGGCATTCGAACTTGTTGTTCGTGTCGTCCATATCGTCGATGCAGGGGCGATCGATCCCTACGCAGGTGTAACCAGAGTAGCCGGCCCGGTCAGGTTTTATTCTGGTAGGCATCAGTTGTTCCCCTGGTTTCGTATGATTATGTCGAGCTTGCCGACCGTCAAGGCGTCCAGGTAGACACTGTCGCCGGGCTCAACCGGAACGACGCCGGCCAGGTTTATCCCGTTGATCGAGCGGGCGCCAGCTTCGAAGTCTTCGTCGGTGTCGTCCCAGGGGGTCGTCGGTGGCAGGCCGAGGCCGAATCCGGCACCGCCGGTCAGCCGCAGGGTCTGCGTGTCTTCATCGTAAGTCACCTCACAGTTGTACCCGTCGTTGAGTACGACGGTTCCGCCTTCTGGTACGGTAACGACGAGCCCATCCGGCGGCAGTATCGCACGGTTGTTCGGATCGGATTCGCGATATTCGTTGTAAAGGGATATTGCGGTCACTCGGCGTCTGCACGGGACGATGCGCCCCGGCTCAACGACTGCCGTCATCGGATAGGCTCCTTCTCCTGGTGGAGTCAGTTTACCATGGTCGATGACGATGACGCTACGCCCGTCGTCGCCGAGCACGGTCTGTATGCCGAGCGATGGATCGGGTGTGAACACGAAATTGCGGCCAACGGCCACGAGAGCTCCGTCCGGTATGTCGATGCCCGTGTCGATGAGGTCGGCGTCGCTGGCCACGAACACGGCGATCGAGAGCGTTACCTGACCACTGATGTCCTGGAGGTAAGAATAGGCTTCGGCGCCGCCGCCGACGATGGTGGACGTCGGTATATAGACGATGAGCGCGTCATCGGGCGACACGTACAGCAGGCAGTCGAGTATGCCGGCCACCTTGTCGGCGTCCAGCGGCGGAACCGGATATACGAACGGATAATCGATCTGCGCTGATTTGAATCTGTCCATTAGTTGAAATCCCTACTTTTACCGACTTTGATGCGGCTCGCGTCGGATTCGATGCGCAATGCGCTTTCGTCCGCGTAATTGGAAAACACGTGTGCCAGAAAATAATAGTGCTCGGCCGGTATGCCGTTTATGGTTCTGAGCGGCGTGCCCAGGTTGCCGTGCTCCCCGTAAAGGTTGACGTTGCCGTTCGGGTCGATGTGCAACCCGTTCGAGAACACGATCCGGACATGGTTCTGGAACGACGCGTCCTCGTTCCATACATTGAGGACGCCGGAAGGCGTGTAGAACCGGCATACGTCACTCGCCAGTTCAGTCTCCTCTTCGCTGAACGTCAGGCGGCCGTTGAACAGGTCTCCCTTCATGTCGTCCATAAGCTGCGCGTCGTATACCAGCATCCCGACGGAGCGCCCGAACTCGTCCTTGATTAGGGCGGTCTCGTCGCCCACGCCACATAGCGCCTGCCCGACGACAACGCGCCGGGTGTCGGATATGATGACGCGGACGGCATCGCCCGGGGCGTCTTCGATGGTGCTTATGAAGAACGGTGCGCTGAACGTCGTCGGAACGTACAGAGATGCGTCAAGGAACAACGAGACCGGGAACCGGGTCTGAATGGACTCCGCCGACAGCGGGTACTTCTCCTCGGCCGATGCGTCTCTGAACTGTTCGTTGTACGTGTTGTTCGGCATTAATATAGGCTCTTCAGCTTGTTGTTGATCTTCTTGCGCTTGGCCGTGATGTGCGCTTTAACTCCGTCGCTCTGGCGCGTTCCGGCTATGCCGTGGTGCGTATCGTCTCCGAATATATCGATAAGGATCGCAGTCACGTCGTCGTATTTGACATACTTCTCGCCGTCCGTCGTTTCGTCCACGGCCTTCAGGTTCTTGATACGCTTTTTGAGCATCTCGCCAACTTCGACCCCGGCTTCGACGCCCTTGTCGGTCCGCAAGAATACCCATAATATAACACCGATCGCCGACAGAGCGAAGATGCCGAGTATGAACCATATGATATTGGCAAAAAACCACATGGCCAGACCGCTGCTCATGGTGAGCGAAATGCCCAGAGCGCCGACCTCCCACTGGGTGAAGCCTGACTTTATGAATATGACGATGCCGACGGCGGTCATAAGTACGCCGATGGTGACGGCGATACGGCACATCCAGGTTATCCAGGCGTTGTCCTCGGCCTCAAGCTCCTTGATGCGTTCGTTGGCCTTCTCGAGCTGCTTTTCGGCATCCTCCTTGGACTCCGCCTCTTTCGCCAATATGTCTATATTGTTCTTCAGGTCTACGTTGGCCTCCTTGATCTTGCCGGCCGACTGCTTGGAGTGATCCTCCTTGGAGCGGCGCTGAATGTTCGTGGCCTCTTTGTCGATGACCGCGGTCGACGACTTCTGTTTGTCGGCCGCATCGCTCAGCTGCTCGACCGACGGTCCGCCGATGTCGGCGGTCTGGAAGCAGCTTACCATATAACCGGTCAACAACAGGCTGACGGCCACGAGAAGGATCATCGTATTCAATTTCATAGGTCTCTCCTTATGCGCACGGCGGCGCTTTCGGGCCGCACGGGGTTTCTTTTCCTTTGAACCGCTCGAGGATCTTGTCGAACGGAAGCGGGTATGGTTTGCCCTGGCCGCAATCGCTGAACTTCAGCTGCTCGAGCAGGTTGTCGATCTCACAGCCGGCGATTCCCTTCGACCAGAGTATGAAGCCCTGAACGTCCGGGTTGTCGCATGGTACGGCGATTATGCCGGCGCTCCCTGTGAGCCCGGCCTCGAGAAGAACGTTGACGTCGATGTTTCCGTTCGCATCCGGAAGCGCGTCGCCGAAGACATAGATCGGTGGCAATGGATTCTCCACCAGGCTCCGGGTAAGCGTCGTGTCGTCGATGAGGCTGTCGTTGCGGAAAAGCACGAGAGCCGCAGCGATGCCGGTAGCCAGGTCTCTGCCCGGGTCGGCCTCGGTCGCGATGAAGCCGTCGCCCACGACCTGTAGCGATGCCGGCATTTCGTACTGGCGGCCGTTGACCTCAAGCGTGAATCCACCGGACGCCGGCTCGTTGGCTATAAGCGCCCGCGGATCGATCTCGAGTTCCTTGTCGGCCGCAAGCTCATACTCGCGCTGCACGCCAGGTCCGAAAATGATCCAGCCTTCACCCTCCTGGGCTTCGAACTGGTAGATCGTCCACGGCTGTGGGTTCTGTACGTAAACGTGCGCCACGGCCGCACTGGACGTCTCTATGGCCACGAACGCGAAATATTCGGTCACGCGCACGGACGTGACCCTGCAGTCGGCCTGGATAGCCGCGTCGACCGATAGCGCCATGTCGACCAGGAGGTCGCTCGGAACGCTGGGGTCGAGCTCCGCAAGCGGATATGGATTGTCGGTGTTGTTGAAATAGCCGCTCATTATACACTCGCGCTCCTGGTTATGCACTGATCGCCAGGCTCATCGCTTCCTAGCGGTCCAAGCGTGAGATGCGTGTTGCACCACTCTGATGTGACGGAGAACCCGCATACGGGTTCACTGGTGCGGACCGTGAGCTGGAAGAACGCGTAGTCCCGATAGCTCATTGGCGGATAGGTTATGACCACGAGGTTTCCGAACACCTCCATCGTCACCGGAACTCCGATCGAATTCGTCAGACGCACGTCAACGATGCCCGATGCGCCGCACCAGCTTATGTTCAGTGTCAGCTTTTGAACGATCTCGGTAAGGTCGACGCAAGCCTTCAAATAGTAGCCCGTGTTGATGGCGAAATAGGTGTCGCTGCCTTTGATGACCTTCAGCGGTATGGTCTGATTGTGGACCAGGTAGTTCCAGTAATGGATGGTCGACTGGTACTGGCGGAACAACGCCAGCTCGCCACTCGGGATGTCCGTCTGGTCGTCGTACAGGTTTCGAGTGACGTCCCAGACCTGAAACTCCTCGATGCGGGACATGAGTACCTTGATGTCCTCGTAATCCTGGCAGTCGATGCAAGCCTGACAGATGTCCAGTATGCGCAATACGCCGGTTTCGTCGAGAAGCGCGCCTTCACCGACGCTCTCGGAGCCGCCGCCGCCCCACCCGCCGGACGGGTATTCGGGTTCGCCGCTGCCGACGCCGCCGCCCCACACTCCCACCTGGCCGCACGCCGTTCCGTAGAAGTCGAAATTGTTGACGAAGTTGGCCCGCACGCCGTTGATCGCGCCGATATAGTAGGGCATCCCGCTGAATGTCATCGGCGTTCCGTCGTCGTCGATGAAGGTGCCGCCGTTGATGATGACTTCTAGTTTACGCCGGAACCGTTCGTCGGCCGTGGCATAGGCGTCGCCCGCATTGAGCGTGATCGAGTTGTCGTCGCGGGAATGTACGAGCTCGAAGCCGCTGCCGGCCAGGAGCTTGATCTTTCCGGACATGGTGGCCTTCTCGACCCCGTTGCGATCGACCACTTTTATGCTCTGTAATGCGTTTGCGTAAAATGTCATTGCGACTCGAGCCCCACCATTCGTGCCTGCATCTGATTCAGGGTCAGACCGATACTCTGGTAGTACGACTCGAGAACTGCATAACGCAGGTTAAGCTGGCTGAGGACGCCGTAGACGTCCGTGAGCATGGATTTGTCGCAGCATGGCTGAGCGCAGGGATTTGCGATTGAAATACTGTTGGGACCGGTTACGATGTTGGTGCAGTCCTCCCCACCGACTGCGAAGTTTCCAGCCGCATCGGGCGCCTGGCCGTTGATGCTGACGATCGGCTCGCCGTAGCGGTTTACCAATTCGTCCAGCAAATCGTCGTCGCTGCCGATCAACACACTGGTGTCGACATCGTTGATGACGGCGTTGACCGTGATCGTGTTGGCGGTCAAATCGATGTCGAAGCTTACGTTGTCACCCTCTTTCAGGATCATATTTCCGGTAAGCAGGTTGGAGCCCACCTGGATTGATTGAACACATGCCAGCCCCGCCATGACTCTGGCCGGGAAAATGTAGGCGTCCCCGGGATTGAATTCGAAGACCCCGGTGGTTTTCACGATGTAGGCGGCTTCACCGATGACGACGGCGCCGGTCAGCATCTCGAAGTCCTTCTCGACGTCCTGGGTGACGGCGTTGATGTAATAAACGGAGTTCCTGGCGGCGTCGGCAGGTATGTTCCTGGCCCATCCGACAGTGAGGTCGGCGCCGTCGTCGTACCCAATCTCGATGTCGACGAACAACCGCCGTACGACCAGGCTCTTTACGAAGAACTTCGTCGTATCGTATCCCGGCGGAACCGCCAGAATCATGTCTACCATGAAGTTCTGCGGTATGCTGTAGCCACCGGTTACGTCTTTTCCGCTCGCCGCGTCAGTCAGCGGAAATTGCCGGTGTGTATTCTCATCGGCCCACTCGTTGAGGGGTGTGTAAGTGCCTGGCATTGGTCAAACCTTTGTGTTAAACGGTGTAGAGGATGACGCCGAATCTTGCGATCTTGATGTCCTCCGATGGGGAGTTGAATCCCAATTTCAGGTAAACAGTGCCCTTCGACGTAATGGCGAACTGGTCGCCGATGTCGGCCTCCACTATAAGCGCGTTGCCGGCGGCGATTTCCGGGGTGGGCAGGGTGAACGAGGCGTCCCACGCGGACGGCATGGACTGGGCCACGGATGGATAGTCCTTGGCGATGTACGAAACGGCGAGTGCCGGTATGGCTCCGCCGACGCTCAGGCCGTAGACTTCCGCGATAACCGCGGCTTTCAGTGTGCCGGTGAAATACGGTAGAGAGATCCTGCCGAGCATGAAGGCGTCGCGCCCGGCCGGAAGGCTGAAATAAGTGTAGAAGCCGTCGTTGGCTTCGATGGCGTTGTTCAGATTGACGTTCTGCGGTTCCAGGAACGTACCGATGGCTCCGTCGCTGATCGTGACGGTTCCGCTGCTCTCCTGCTTCTGCAGGTTGCCGGCGACTTCGACGGCAACTACGACCGGGCTGCGCAGAGCCTGGCGGCCGTTGAGAGACATGACGGCAAACCCCGTAGGCGGCTGGACGTCGTCATAGGTCCACGGTACCATGTTGGCCGTGAGTATGCCCTGGAGGGCGCTGAGAACGATTTCGCTCGGGGTGTCGCTTCGGGCTCCGCGGAGGACCGGTTCGCCAAAGCTGTACGGAATGGTGATGACGGCCTCGAGAGTCGTGTATGTGACGGCCGGTGACGTAACGTCGTCGCTCCACAGGTTGTCCACATTGTTGTAGATGCTGAGCGCCGTTTCCAGCAGAAGCACGCCGTCGCCGTAAATGCGGATGATGCCCGGGATGGTGGAAAATATGCGCTGCATGTCGGGATCGCTGGCAAGGTCGTAGCCCCACAGGGCCGTGAGCGGCTTCTCCATGTCGTCGAACTGAGTGTCGGATTCGGCGAGCCACGCCGCCGCCAGCGTATAGGACTGGTGGATATGGTTCGGAATGGCCGCCCGCTTGTCGAACATGACCATTACGCCGTTGCCCTGGTACTGGACGACCAGGACGTCGAGCTCCTGCTCGGACAACGTGAGTTCGCCGTCGTTCGTCATGGACAGACGGTAGGTACCCGGATCGGCACTTACGCCCAGAGCGGCGTCGGCCAGAGCCTGGCTTTCGAACGTTCCGGTCGTCCACACATAGGCGCTCGTGGCGTTCGGCTTCTCGGTAACGATGCCCAGCACATAGGCGGACTCGTTGAGCCGCAAGCTGCCGTCGGCCGCGTACGCCGACGCGAACTGGGAGAGTGCTTTCTTGACAGTTCCCGTCGAGGTTTCCAGATAGACCGTGTCACCGACGACCACGGTGGTGTCGACGTTGTCGTAGAGTCCTACGAGGTTGCGGCCGGCCGTAATCTGATCCACCTGCTGCTTCAGCCAATCGGTCCTGGCGATCAGGTCAAAAACTGGCTTGTTCATGGCGGTATGCTCGGTCGAGTTCTCAAACTCGTATGTATCTACGTCTGGAATCCAAACCATGACTCAACTCCTTATGGTGCTTCGAACTTGATGCTTGCCTTCACACCAAGTTGAATGTTGGCGACCTTCGTGATCGGCGCGAAGGTTCCGGAGTACTTGAGCGCCGCCGCGTTGTACACGATGTCCTGGGAGGCGTCGTTGATGTCCGGCATGTGTACGAGCGCCACGGTGAAGAACTGGCTGACTCCGTCCTGAACCGCCACGATGCCTTCGGCGACCGGATCGGAAACGCCGACCACGCGCGCTTTGTTGCCCGCATACTCGAGCGCCGTGCTCAGATACTCGGGATCGAGCGTCAACGGAACGCGGACGTACCCTTGATCGCCGACATAGCCAGGATCTTCATAAGCCGCGTAATAGGCACGATCCCGTGTGGGCAGTATGGTCGGCTCGATCGGAGCCGAGTTCTTGAACTCGACGTACATGCCGTTCAGAAATTTGTTCGTCGTGGCCATCATGGCCAAAAGGTCGTACCCCGTGTACAACGTCGTATTGAACATCCGCGCCCGCGGCGCGAGAAAACATCCGCCTACCACGGGAGCGACCGTAAATTCACATGAAGGAAGCATCGTCAACCTCTCAGTATAGTTTTTCGTTACCTATAACATAGTCTGTTATCGTTGTTATGTCCAGCTCATCAGCCTCTCCCACGCTCAACGGTTCAGCCTCGTCGGTACTCGCGATCGGCGACGTTTCTTCGTCAGCGAAAGCGAACGCGTTGAGGATGTAGGTTGTGCTCGCAGGCAACACCGCATCCAGATAACGAAGAAGCTTTATGGCTTCCGGATCGGGCAGTATTGCCAGGTCCGCCGTTATGAATATGACGCTGCTTGCAAGAAAGTTTGATCTGACGAGTTCGAATGGGTTGACCGTGAACGGTGCGTGCTGGTCGCCGATTATGGCTTCCTGCAGGTCGATCCCTCTGGCTGCCGCCTCGAGATCGGCCGTGGCCCAAAAGTATTCCACATCACTCGGGTCTCCCCCTATCGGGAATTTGTAATCGGTGACTTCGAGTTCGGCGTTTTCGAAGGAAAGCGCCTTTCCGCTCGGAGTCTCGATGAATGCATTGCTGAGCACGAGCTGCGGGAAATCTCCTGGGTCGATCTCTTCGCGGCCTCGCATGATATTGAAAGTGTTGAACAACCGGTCGCCGGTCTGTACCTGGTCACCGACGGCCACTATGGCGTTGCCGATTCCAGGGCATGAATGCAGCGTGTCGCCGACGGCCACCCAGGTGCGGTCGCCCTCGTCCCAGACTACGGTCACTTCGCCGTCGCCGTTCGCCACGTCGGTGTCGAGCAACGCACCCACGAACAAAGCCGTTCTGTAGGCCGTGCCACCCTCCTGGAGCAGATCGTAGATGGCGTTTAGTATGCGGCGGTAATACCGCGTTGACGGCGTGAGCATGCGGATCACGCGGCCGTAGTAGTCGGTCAAATAGTTCGCGTCGTCCTCGGTGTGGACGAACCAGAGATCCACCAGTTTTATCTGGTTGTCGTTCTCGACCACGAGATGCTGCCGGAACGACTCCTCGAACGGGTCGATGTACAGCCTCAGTTCATCGCCGACGATGTCGAAATGCGCGCCGCGGCTAAGGGCCAGATTGGGCTCCACCGGGTTGTCGATTATGGCCAGACATTTGTCGGTCGGTGCAGCCGCCACCCATATGGACGGGTTCGTCGTAAGCTCGTCGAGCTTGTGCCCCTGGTCCATAAGGTACGATCCGAGCGTCACGTATTTTCGAGTGAGCTCTAGCTGGCTGAATCCGCCGTACTTCAATGAACGCGTCTTCGATACCGGAACATCAAATCTGTTGAGGAACTCCGGCAACTGCGCGACGTCGCCCTGCAGCCGCTCGAACATGAAGTTCGTGGCCGTGAGCAGCGCTTTGTACAGGTCAGGGTCCTTCCAGGTGTTGTTCCAGAAAGATCCGAACATTTGTTTCAGATCGTTTCTGCTTGTAATCATGCTTTATCCCTCAGGTCTACTTTAATGAAGTCGGCGATACAGTAGAACATCGTGTTGCGCTCCGTGACCCAGCTGTAATCGGACTCCGGTACGTTTATTCTCCCCGTGATGCTCCGAACGGTCTCCACTGTGCCGTCCGGTTGCTGGAAATCTGCCTGAAGGGTCACCGGGAACTTCACATTGAGATCCGAGTTGACGCCTTCGACCGCGTTGACGACCAGTGACGCATCCAGGCCGTCTATTCCTATCTCGGTGGCGTTGATTGCGCTGGCGATCGCCGTCTGCAATGCCGTTACGGTCGTCGCGGTGTCGCCCGACTCGCGCTCGACGGTTACCGTGATGCTCACGGCCGCCGGGTTCGGGGCACGCACGAGAACGTCATGAGCCTCGTTGCGGATGTCGCGTCGGTTGATGTATTCCTGAAGCGTCTGCAGGCCGGGAAGTCCACTCACGACGATCTCGAACACAGCGTCCGTATCGGCAATGTCGTTGAAAGTGAACAGAACCTGAGCGGTCTGGTAAACGCTGTAACGGGCGGTGTCGCCGCTGAATACGTGCGGGCCGCCGTCCTCTTCGGAATACCCGTAGATGACGGTTGCTTCATGCTCGTCGGTGACGATGCTGCTGGACTCAGGATGCTTGATCGACTCGATCCGGTAAAACCCGAGACCCTGCTCGGCCGTGATGAAAAGCTGCCACGGGCTCGTCGAGGTCGCCCGGCTGGCCAGGACCTGGATCGTGCGCTCGATCGGAGCATCGGCGGTGCGGCACCATGTGTCCACCCTGCCGCCGGCACTGATGCCGAAGACGTTGTCGCGGTCGCGGATGCACTCGGGATCGTTGATGCCGAAGCTGGCCTGGCTGTAGATTGTTACGGCGCCGAAGTCACGGAACAGCGCCTCGAGGTGGGAGTTGCCGCTCGGAACCTTGGCCGTCATTCCGTTCAGGGCCTGGTCGAGAATCTCCTCGGTCGAATCCGGTTCGCGGCCGCCGGCGATGCTCGTCGCGGTTTCGATCCGGGTAACCTGGCTTGGACGCGTAGCGCTCGTCACCTGGACGCCGCGCGTCACCGACTCGCCGGTGTAGTTCACGGTGCGAACAGGAACCAGGAACACGTACTCGTCACCCAGCTGCGTGAGCTGACGGTAAACGGTATCCTCGGTGTCGACGTACTCGTCGATGTTCGGGACGCCGACGTAAGTAAGGTCGTTCGTCACCGCGAGGCCGCCCGCACTGTACTGCGATCCGCCGGGCAGATAGATGTTGCCGGCCTGCTTGGTGTAGACCGCAATGTCGCCAGTCCCGTAAAGGCCCGTATTCTGCGACACTCTGAAATTCGATGCAAGCGACAGGATGAGATCCTGATCGGGCGACTCGGCGATGCTGGCCAGATAAAGCGACATGTTCTCGCGCAGGGCCTCGATGTCGGCATCGTCGGCGGCGGCGCGGACGGCTGCCGGACGGATGACCATCTCATACAGCATGCTGCCGTGATCCCATTCGTAGTCGGGATATTGCGTGCGGTATGCTTCAATAAAGAGCGCTTCGTATTCCTGAAGCACGTCGGTATCGAGGCTTGCGAAATCTGTCATGGTATCCTCCTATAATTCGAAACTGGTGTAAAGCGGCTGCCCGGCTCTGGTCACGACTTCGACCTCGACGGTGAGCGAATCCTCGTTGATCACGATATTCGCGAAATTTATGAACTCGAGAACCTCGTCGTCGGGTATGGAGCGGCCGACCTGGTCGCTCTGAATGATCTCTTTGATGTCGGCGGCTGCCAGATTCAGCTCGTTCCTTATGAGCTCTTCACCCTGTGCCAGGTTCGACGATCCGACGTCGCTGGCTATGCCGGTCGATGGGAAGCGGGCCACGTCGTTGGTGCTGCTGAGCAGCATGGTGACGACCTTCTGGGCCAGCACGGAGCGCCCGGTGCATGTCCCGGTCAGTTTCAACGGCATGACGCGCACGCCCTCGCTGGAATCAAGAAAACTGATGTCCTTCAAAGCTCAACCCTCCTTATTCCGGCGAGCAGGAACCCGTCCGTGTCGTTGGGGTCTTTCGCATCGCCTTCATGCAGCGCCCGCTTCATGTAGAGCAGGTACCCTCGGCACATTTTCATCCGGTCGGCGGTGGCGCTGTAGTTGTCGCGTGCCAGCGACATGAGCAGATTTCCCTGACGGCTTGCCGCCTGGATCTCCCGCCGGTTGTTGTTGTACGCGGCGTCGGCCATGGCATCGTTGGTCTCGTTGATAACCTTGTCGACCTGATCGATGCCGAGGGCGTCCGGCGGCCTGAAGCCGTGATCCGGCTCAGTGCCGGTCATGGACTCGACCCGCTTGTCGAACGTCTGTTTCAGGCTGTCGTATACTGGCTCAAGCATTCAATTCCTGCCCTTCTTCGATCTTGGCGACGATCTTGTTGATGCGCTTGCTCACGGCCGGCGCGCTTATCTTCAGTCGTTGTGCGATCTCGGCCTTCGGTATCTTCTCGACACCGCCGTAACCGGTACTCCACTCGTAAACCTTCTTGTCGATGGGATCGAGCTCTTCGTAAACATAATCCAGCCACATGTCCTTGAGCTCACGGCCCTGCGACATCGGATCGCCCTTCTCGCTTTCGGTCGACGATTCCGTACGGCTGTTGCCGTATCTGTTGATGCGGTCGATCTGGCGTATGCTGAAACCGCTGAGATCGGCAAGCTCCCGGAGGTTGGGTTCGCGGTCGTACTCCGCTTTGAACTCGTCGGCCTTCCGCTGCAGGTGCTGCTTCTCGGCGTGGACGTTTTCCGGGATGTGCATGACGCTCATGCGTTCCTGCCGGACCTGGGTAAGCTTGTGCAGACTGTTGCTGATGTGGGTGCGGATTCCGGCACCCTTCTGAGGGTCGTAGTTCTCGGCGGCCCGCAGCGCTATGAGCTGTGCCTGGGTTCGGTACTCATCCGGGTCCTTGCCGCCGAAGTTCTGCAGGGCCTTGTCGATCTCCGGCTGAAGCGCATTGAGGAACGGTTCGGCATTCTGCGGCGTCGGGGCACTCCGCCAGGTTTCGTAATAGTTGTCGACGTCGGTCTTGCTCGCAGGCGTCGGGCCGGCGGCCTTCACGTTGTCATTAGTTGCCCAGGGGCTGTTAGTCTTGTTCATTTATTCGTGGCCTCCTTGACCTTTGTCAGGTATGCATCCGGGTCGCCGCCAATATCCTTCTGCTCGGATCTGCTCATGACCCTGCCGCTTCGATCGATGATCGCGGCAAGCTTGTCCTTGACCGGGTCCTTGTCTATCGTATAAAGCGGATGCTTGTCCAGACCATAGGTGTCGTTCGTCGCTTCCGACCGTATGTGGGTGGTCGTAAGCTCGAGCGACGCGCTGCTGCCGCCGGCCGTGCTCGATGCCTTGAAGACGCCTCCGGCCAAAAAGCCGTAAAGCACCTCGTCGTCACCGGTTCCGACATGCGGCTGCTCTATCTTCATAAGATAGCCCAACGCGTCCAAAAACTCAAGGCGATACCACGGCAGCTTGATGGTCAGGCTCACGCCTGAGTTCTTGACTTCGCTGAAGAACGCGCGGGCCAACGCTTTGGCGACGGTTTCCGCCACCTCGATGTTCTTCTGCGCCTGGTCCGTCTTCAGCTTGGCCTTCTTGCTGTTCTTCAGAACGTCCGTGGTCGGTTCTTCGGCCGCGTCGGCGTTGTTCAGTTTATCCAGGAACGGGTTCAGCCAGTCCGGGATCGACACGACCTTGGAAATACCGGCATCCGGCATAGCCGACGTGTCCGGGTAGGACTGGAACTGCGGAACGCCGGCCGGGCCGTACAGGGTCGGCACGAATATGGCGTCCACTATGTCCTGCTCGGCCGAAAGAGTCTGGTTGTTGGAAAGAGCTATGATGTCGCCCCGCTTGACGGTGGCCACGGCCTTCTTGGCCCAGGGGAACGCCGGGATCGGGTCCACCTGACCGCCTGTCGTCGGAACCATGTTGAAGAACATGGTGCTTTTCAGCATGGCCGAGAGCGCCGTGTACGGGTCGCTCTCGAGGGCATATTTCTTCAACCGCTGCAGAAGGCGGGATTCCGGGTGACTACGGGAATCCAGATAGATCTCCTTGATGATCTGCGTTTCGCGCCCGCGCTCGTTTATGTGGGTCGTCACCACGTCCGTGCCGAACCGTTTGTTCGACAGATGCTGGGTGAGTATGCTCAAAGCGTTGACGATGAAGGGGACGACGCCGTTGACGAGCCGTGGATCCTTTTCATACACGCCGATGTTCACGAAAAAATTGTCGGTGTTTATCCGCTGCAACAGAGCGCTGCGGCCGAAGGCGTCGATGGTGGCTGCCGCCGCCCCGTTGCCTTCATAGGCCGTTCCCCAGTACCGATAGCCCTGGACCGTAATCGTGCGGAGCGTGCTCACAGCGCTCAGGCAGTTAACGACCGTGCCCGTATAGGACCCGGACACGTTGTTGGCGGCCGTCCGGCTGACGGTCGAAACGAACCCGGTAAACACGACGAGACCGTCCGTCGCGCCGTCGATCTTGATCCTGACGACGACCGACGTGAATGCGGAGTCGAATTTCTTCGGCGAGTTGAAGCGTTTCTTGCCGAATGGGTCGATGCCCTGTGCAAGCACGAGCTCGGCGCTCGAAGGCTGGTTTACGGCCATGCGCACGCGGACGCTGGTAAGCGGGTACGACGTGCCGCCGATAGTCGCTTCCAGTTCATCTATGCGTACGCTATGCAGTTTAGTCATTGGCTCGTTCCAGGGCGTTGAGTATGTGTGCGGCCAGACGTACCGTGACGATCGGCGATTCCTTGTAGGGTTCGAAGGTCGGCGTCCAGTCGGTAAGCCTGAGTGCGGTGACGGCGTTGAGCGTCGCCAGAATGTCGCGCACGGGCTGCCGTAGAAGATTCACGGTCCCATTGAACGATCCAGCCGGTGTTCCGATGAACCGGAAGCGTACGTTCTTGTACTCGAAAGTCTGCGTTCCGCCTGCAGGCCAGGCCACTTCGTACCCGGCGAACGTCAGGGTGTCCACCCCGTCGTAGCTGAAGGCTATGGACTGCCGCACCCAGTTGTAGGCCGGGAGCGTATCAAATACGGAGACGCTGACATTTCCAGGAACTCCTGAAAATATGGTAGTTGGATCGGCCACGGTCTCGGCCGGCCGATCATAGGTGTTGTTCGGGTCCAGTGCCGCGAGTTCGGTCGGCAGCGCCGCAAGACACAGCTGGCAAAGTTGATCGGCGCAGTACTGGGTATAGGCAGTCTCCCCCACCGGCGGCATGAGCGCCCGCACGATCCGATCGGGTTCATAGGAACGGTCGGAGTGCCTGTAGTAGAATTCGCCGGGAGTGGAGGCATCGGCAAGAAAGCCGTACAGCTGGTTGATCATTTGTACCTCCCGTGGATTATTAGCGTGTATATGAATATGTCCATGTTCGCGCCGTCACTGAGGGTGTACGGCTGCTGCTGGATTCCCACGAGAACGCCTTCGAACACGTTGTCGTCCCAGCTGATCTTGACTAGGCTGACCTTACCGTCGGTCCGCTTGGCCCCTGCATGGTTCTCCTTGTAAAGCGTTGCCAGCGACTTGCCACCGCCACCGGCGCACCTGTTTTCAGCCGGGATGCTAAGACCCTTTATCGTCATCGGCAGCATCTTTTGCCCAAAAGGCGTGACCAATATCGTATCGTCGAACGTCTTGTCGATCTGCACGTCGGCAGCGCCCGAACCCGCCTGTGACAGCAGGTGGTAGTCATCCGACAGCGGCGCGCCGTCGACGACGACCGTTATCTTCGGGTTTCGTCCTATATCGCCTGTCGGCTCGGAAACTTTTGTTTTATCAAAGAATTTCATGGTTCGCCTCTGTCATTCTTCATTTTAGCGAGCGCTTCCACCAGATCGCGCAAAACCGTCACGAGCTGTTCCTGCACTCCGGCCGCCGAGTCCGGCCCGACCTGTAGGACACTGGCGTTCTCCTTGACCTTTTCCTTGAAGGCATTGAAATCCACATCGCTGCCAATGGTCTCCTGAAGCGCGTCCAACCCAGTATAGATGTCCTCCATCGACTTGTCGGTTTTCAGGAGGTCCTCAATGGCCTTGCGACCCTTCGACCGTATCCCGCTGCCCTCGAGCGCCGCCATAACCGCCGACTCGCGCAATATGTTTTCACGCTCATCCTGCAGATTCTTTGGTTTGCGGTCCAGTCCGAGCAACTGAGCATTGGCCTTAACGTGTTCCCTGTAGGTTTGGAACGCCTCGTTATCTCCAAGATTGTACTTAGCCTGAATCTCGTCAAGGCCGGTGTAGACGTCCTGCATGGATTTGGCTTTGTAGAGATTTGACAACTCCTTAGAAATGTCTGAGCCGTCGTACATATCCGGCGTACTCCCGGTCTTCCTTCTGGCTCCGGTAAGGACTGCTCGTCGTAGCAGGGATGCACGCTCCTCCGGTGTCTTCGCATCCTCGATCGCATTTGCCATGTATGCGTAGGCGCCGGCTTCCTTCACCCGTTTACGCATTTCGTCGGCGTCGATCGTCTCCGGTGCACCGCCACGGCCGATCATGTCGAACCGCGATTTGGTGCCGGCGGCCGTCAATATATCCTGCTGCTTCCTGGACATGTCGGAGCCAAGCAGGTAATCAAGCTCGTCGACGGTCTTCTCGTCGTATTCCCCTCGACCGATCAACTCGCCGAGCTTTTGAATGTTTCCGGCTCCTTCTTTTCCCTGGAACCGTTCATTCTGATCGATCTTGCCGAGATTGTCGGCTATGCGCAGAAGCTGACGGCGCTGACGATCGCTGGTATTTGCGTCCTTGTCCATCTTCTTCATGAATCGTTGGACGAAGGTACCCCCGATACCGCCCTGCTTGGCCATGCCGCCTGCCACGGCCTTCTCATACTCTTCCGGGTTGAGCGCCCCTATGGCCGCGTTTACCAGATCTCCGAACTTGCCCTGCTTCTCGGCGCCGCCCTTGCGGAAGTATTCGGCAAGCCCGATGAGGCCACCCGGCTTCCTGAATTCGTCCATTCCCTGCTCGAAGTCGGCACGGGCCTCGACGACCTGGCGGATCTCCTCGGAGCCGCGGTACTGGGCCAGTCTGGCTTCGAACTCGGCTCCGTTCTTGAGACCGAACACGCCGGACGACACGGAGTCGAAGGTTCCGCCGACCAGGCTGGCCGCATCGGTTTCGCTGACGCCCTTGTCCCGTAGCATCTTTATGACGTCCTTCTGGCCCATGAGCTGCCCGTCTCTGAAGAAATCTTCCACGGCCACCTTCTTGTCGGTGAACCGGCGGGTAACGCCCGCAAGGTTCGCGGCCATTATGCGCTGCTCGGCCTCGACGGTCTGCCGTATGCCGAAGCGGGCGACGTTCGGATCGTCCATCATGGACGTGCGAGCTTCGTCCGAAAGCGACATCATCTGCACATCGCGGGCAGTTCCGCCGGCAGCTGTGGCAAGACCCTGTAGATCCGTGGCGCCCTGCTCCTGGACGAGCCCGGCAAACCGATTGCGGTTGGCTTCGGTGTCCTCCAACGGCGTGCCTTCCTGACCCTGCCTACGGCGCCAGATCTGATAGGCGCCCGCGTAATATTCCGCCCGGCGACTTGTGGCGCCGGCCACGTTGTTACGCAGCGTCGTGGCGCGCACGCGCTCCATGTTGACCCGGCGCATGTTTATGCCCTGGTCTGAAATGTTGGTCCCGAATCCGAAGGCGGTCTGTTCGGCCGCGGCCGACCCAACACCCTCGTCGAATCCGGCCTGCCCGGCGTACGCCTGTCCGACCATCATCATCTGGGCCGTGGCCTGCAATGACTGTCCGGTTACCAGGCTCGTCTGCTTGAGGCGCAGTACGCGCTGCTGCAGCTGGCTGCCGCTCATGGCACCGGCCGTGCCGCCGAAAACCGCATCCAGTTTGTCGAACACTTCCGGAATGCTGCCGCCGAAAAGCTCCTGCATGGAGCCTACGGCCCGGCTCATTTCCTTAACCTTCTGGTTCGTCTGCTGCGCCCGTTCCGGTCTGAAATCCTGCTGACCAAGCTGCCCACGCCGGGTCATCTCGCTCATGACGTTGGTGGCCTCGCCCATGTTGAGCCCGCCATACCCGGCTACATTCTGAAAATAGTCGTCCTGGAACTGCTTGTAGTACTGCTCGGCCTGCTTGAAGTTGGTGCGTTGCCGCTGGTTGAAGTCGCCGAGTTTGGCAGTGCTGGCGCTCGGCGCGTACATATTGCTGCCGAGAAGCGCCTGAGTGAAGTTCTCGTCCGCCTGAGCCACGCCATGGCTCATCATCATGAGACTGCTGGTAAGGCCCGCGGGGCTGTAGATGTTGTCGAGCGCGTTCTGGGCACGCTGCTTGGATGTATCCGGGTTGAACTCCAGATACGAATACATGCCGGTGAGCGCCTGCTTCTGGTAGTTCTGGGCGGAAGCGTCCGAGTATTTGAACCAGGTGTCGCGGGCCTGCTGATGGTAGACGTCGGCCATGTTCCGCGGCCGACCCATGAAGCTGCCGGTGCGGTAGGCGTTCTCGTTTCCGCTCAGGGAGTTCCAGAACCACTCGTCGGGACTCCAGCCGGCCATGCCGAAAAGTTTTCCGGCGCCGGGGACGAAACGATCGGCCATATTGGCGAAGACCTGTGGACCAGTGTCCTCTTCCACATAATCAAGATATGGTTCTGCCATCAGTCTTCAATGCCCTTGATCTTCTTGTATTTCTGCCACGCATCAACGCAGCGCTGTTTCAATGACTTGGGCGTGACGATGTTGGTCAAGACCCACGGTAGACGGGTCTTGACGTATTCGGCGGCAAAGAGTTGTTGCTTGCGCGCATACGTCCTGTCGAACTGCAGGAACGTATCAGCCATAAGCTCACGCTCTATGTCTTCGAGTATCAGCCGCTCCCGAAGGAGCGACGACACGTCATCTCGGGTCGTAACGCCGTAGTCAAGGGCGCCGGTTCGCGCAGCCCTGACGGCTAAAACGGCCCAGCGCCCGTCCAGAAATTTTCATCGAAGGATTGGGCTAGAAGTGACTGCTCCAGCGTACGGAACAACCCTACGCAGCGGGCCACCATACCGACGACGGCTTCGGGCAAACCCGTGAACCGTTTGGCGAATGCCGCTTCCAGCTCCTTACGGTTGCTGGGCTGCATCGGCACGTCGAAATTCTTGGCCTCGCCGTCGCCCAGCTGCAGCGTTCGCAAGTAGAACAGCGCCCGGTACTTGGAGAGCACCTGGGAGAACTCGACCGGGTCCGTAACGTCCCGAAGACCGAGAATATGCGTATTCAGCTTGTCGCCTTCGTCACTCGTCAACGCGGTCATCTTCAGAATTATCTGACCACCCATGATCTCGTAAGCCTTGGAGAACGCGCGCCCGCCCAGGATCGCCCGGGTGTACTCGCGGACGTCGTCTTCATTGGGTTTCGAGGTGTCCGGGGTGTGTCCGCACCGTGCACACGCTTTCGGCTCTTCCTGCTCCTGGGGCTGCTCCGGCTCTTCCTGCTCCTGGGGCTGCTCCGGCTTGGGGAGCGGGGCATTGGCCTCCGCGTGGGCGATGATTTCCTCCATACGCTTGCGCTGCTCAGGCGGAATGTTGTCACCGAGCTGAATGACTTCGTTTGTTGCTTCTTCTGCCATGGTTCTTACCTTCGTTTCGTGTTAATGGTTACCTATTTACAATATACTCGTCGAACGCCTTCATTCCAACCAGACCGGCATTTAGAGGCGTCTTCTTCGGACCATAGCCGGGATAGGCATAGGTGGCCTCCCCGTCTTTGTTCGTCACGGCCTTCTGCGTCCATTTCTCGGGCTCTCCCCCATTCATGAGCATTGCCTGCCAGCGCATCGCCTGGAGCTGATACTCGGTCTGCTGAACCTGCTCCGGCTTGTCGTAGCCGAACCACGCCTTCATGAGCTCGGCGTCCGTGAGATCCGACGGAACCGCCGCCGTGAACGATCTGGCGAGGACGCTTATGTTCTTGACGCTGAACCGATCAATCTTTACCTGCGGGGCGCGGGCATTCTTCCATTGAACGCCGCTGGTGTCGCTGCCGTTGCCGAACGCGCCGCTGAGCGCGATGGCGTTGGTCGCCCTGACGGTTCCTTTGGCGGTGATTCCGCCACTCATGTCGATGCTGCCGTCGATCTGCATTCTGGGGGCCGACGGCGATGAGATGTTGATGGTGTCGATCCCGCGCTCAGCCAGGAGGGTGCGGGTTATACCGCTTTCCAGCGGAGTACTGAGCTTGAAAATCCCGGTACCGACGTTGAACGTGTTACATACGCCGGTCATTATTCCGCCGGCCAGCGCAAACACGGCGCCGTTGCTGCTGAAGGACACGCCGCCCTCGAAATGGCCATATAGCGCGTTGCCCTGGAGCCCGACGAGGCCGCCGCGGCTGTCGATGATTATGTTGCCGTCCGCCCGGTTGCGGGACAAGCCGGTCTTGCTGCCCTCTTCCGGCGGCGTCAGGCCCATGTACATGTTGACGCCCATTAGGTTGAGCTGTGCCTTGCTTCTGACGGTTATTCCGCTGTTCTCGGCGGTGCCGCCGGCCGCCCTGGATTCAATAAGCAGTCTACCGGTCTCGCCGTTGGCCGCCAGTAGGTCGAGGTCGGTCTCGGCCTTTATCCTGATCTTGCCCTCGTTGCTGTTGAGCTGGATCTCTTTGCCGGCGTTCGTGACCTTTCGTCGCGGCACGAACTCGAAGCAGTCACGACCAGGCCGAAGCTCCAGGTCGACGGCCGGGCTGATGGAGATGCGGCCGCGATACATGCGGATCTCGCTACCGTGGCCGTCACTGATGACGATGCTGCCGTCCGGCTGCTGTCTGATGATGGACTCAAGCGCGTAGATCCTGCGCTTCAGGTTGGTGACCGGATCCGTTTCGTCGACGACCGGTGGCCGATCGTAAAACTGTTTGGAAGGCGACAGTCGGTCCAGGCTGACCGGGGCGTCCTTGACGTTCAGGTTAGGGTACTTCTCGGCGAGCTGTTCACGGGTCATCACCCGCCAATAGTCCGACCGCGACTTGGCGATGCTGTTTCGGTTATTGGCAGTGTCGGCGTCGAACTCCTGACTCTCGAGTACGGCTGAAAATGGCGAGAAATCACCCCCGAGCTGATCGGCGATTGCCCGCTCGTATGCCTCCTGCGGCTCCGGGGTCGAATCGAACGCGTCGCCGTCATGCGGCCGAGTCTGCTCGGGGACCGGTATGTACAGCGATTTTACGTGATCGATTCCGCCCGAAGCCCGCGTCTCATGCCTGCCATCGTACGTGCGGCGGACGCTGACCTTCCCGATCGGGGGAAGCTCGTCGGTCGTGTGCACGCCGGTCTCCTCGGCTGGACGCGCAAGCGCAGTGAGGTCGCCGTCGGCTATTGGACCGGCCAGTTCCGAGTGCCGGAAGACACCCAGTTGACCATCGCCGCCCGCGTTCTCGATCTGCCCATCGGCATTCTCGATGAACGGCGCGACATCGCCGACTGCACCCATTCCCTCACGCTCCGTCATCGCAAGACGACGGTAATACATCATGGCTTTTTCATCCGGCTCCCAGCCGCTTTCGACGGCCAGGCTCCGTACCTCGTGCGTGCGGGCCTGTATCCGCACCTTGTCATGGAAAGCGAATGCCTCGACCATAGCCATCGGGCTGGCGCCGATGGACGTTTTGGACGCGCACACGCTGAAGAAAGTGTAGAGCGGCGAGTACTTGACGTAGTCGCCGGAAAAGACGTCGTTGGGCATTCCGAAGCTTACGTCTCTGAGCGTGGCCGTCAGCTTCTTGGTGCTGGCGAACGCTTCGGTCATAAGCTGGTTGAAGAAGTCGAGCTCCTCACCGTGGATGTTGGCTCCCGGGTATCCCTGCGCGGTGGCCATGAAGTCAGGCGGGGCCGCGCACAGGATATAGCCGAGATCGCTCATTACCCCGGCGGCAAGATTGGGCGTGGTCGAATAACGCTGCCGGGCGTACAACACTTCGTCGCCGGCTTCGTAAATGTCACCGCCCCTTGCACCGCTGCGGCCCATGCCGCCCTGCATGCTGCAGCAGAGCGACAGGTCGCCGGTCTTCTCCCCGTGCTTGGGGAGAACGAGGTAGACGCCAAGTCCCGGATATACCATGAAGACCTCACCCTGAATGAGTTCAAGGTTGAGGCCCTCAACGGACTTGGCGAGCTCCTGGAAGCCTGCGGGTCCCTGATTAAAGAGCCGCGCAGGGTTCATTCCTGGTGGACCACCTGCCATATTAGATCATCCAGTAAGCTTTAGGTCCCTGGATTGAGCGACAAGCCTGTGATGATCATGCTGATCCCGGTCGTTACGACCGAGAGTTCGCCAATGGTCTGCACGTTGACCTGAAGTTCATTGATGATACAACCGGACGCCTCGAAGCTGGTCGGGTTCGTCCCGCCCGCGCATTGCTCGATGCCGCCAGGCTGAACGAGGATGGTGTTTCCTGCGTTCTGGCACACATCTGCGTACCTCTGCAGGAACGCATCCATCGTGGCCTTGGGACCGACGAGTGACGTCAGGTTGATGCTTCCCGTGCCCTGCCCTGCGATGAGGACGGTGCCCGTCTTGTTCAGCGGACGATACGGAGTGATCTGACGAGCATAGCGCATCTGAAAGCCGATGGCGATCAGATCGTCGCCGCCCTCAATGGTGAGAACGGCTTCGTTGAGCTGCCACGCATCATAGATAGTCCCGTCATTTCCGAAAATATCTGGGTTGTTGGCTGGCATTCAATTACCTCCTTAGAAGATACGGAATTTCAAGTTGAGAATGTTCAACGGCTCCGGCAAGTCGAGATCGACCTCGACCCAGACATTGTCGATGTTGACAGGGTCGATGTAGAGACGTTGTATCGTCATGTCCTGGATCTGCGGGCCGAGCTGCGGCGGGTAGGTCCTGGACGCGATGACGTTCTTCACGGAGAGTAGCCGTGACCGGATCAGTTCGAGCATCTCCTGGGACACGTTACCGCGACCGTAGAGATCCTGGACGTTGTCGCGGAAGTCACGAATGACCTGGTCGGCGTTGGTCGTGACGCTGTTTTCGCGATGGCGAACGTCACTCATGTCTGTCGTCAACTGGTGACGCGACAGGACCTGGCCGGATTCGTCCGCGTAGACGATCCAGATACCGCCACCGGCCATCGTGTTGAGCTGGTCGCCCGTAAGGGTCAACGTGTCTTCAACACTGATGTTCGAGAGCGGGTAGTTGCTCAGCGGCTGATGCGGTGCAACCGCACTGCGGAGGCCGGCGATCATGGCAGCGAGAATGGAGTTGCTGACTCCCTCGATGCCGCCGAATGTGAGTTTGTCGGACCAGACGACGCAGACACGCCGGTCGGTGTAGTACTGGCCGATTGCGGCAACCGCTTCGGCGTATTCGTCGCCGGTGCTGGTGCGCCAGACTTCGAACTTCACTTCGGTTCCGATGTTGACGAGCGGGGCTTCCACGACGGTGGCCTCGGTGTCCGAGATCACTTCGTCAATGACGTAAGAGTCGTAGATGATGCCGCCCTTGTTGTCGGGACGGTAGTTGATGTGCACGGTGTCGCCTGCGCGAACGCCTGCGGCCTGCAGCGTGCCGTTGGTGGTCACGAGATCGGTGCCGATCAATGTGGCCAGCAGCGGGGCCTCCAACGCGTCTTCAGTATAGAACGCATTGTAGACTGGAACGTCGGCGCCGCGTACCATGATGCGGTACAACGACCGATCCTTGGCGCTCGCCTTGTCCACGCTCGCCTTGATGACGTCGGTGATCGCGGTATCGGTGCTGTACGGAACCAGACTGTAGGGCTCCAGGCGGTAATCCTGAGCACCTGCGGCCGCCGTGTAACCGGCCAGGTCGTCGGACGCCAGCTGGATATAGTACACGCGGGTACCGTTCGCGGGCGTGAGCGCCGCCTTGACCATGAGGGACAAGGGGTTGGCTTCCACTGCCGGGCCGAGAGTGTCTTCGACGTCCAGGACGTCGTCGAGGCTCAACAGCTTGTTGGCGTTGGCGACCAGGAGCTCGCGATAATCCACATAGGCGTCGCCGCCGAGGATGTTGTGAGCCGTGGCCACGCCGAGATACAGGCCGGTGTAGGTCGCCGCTGCGGCCAGATCGATCTGGCTTGCGTTGGCGTTCCAGTATTCGACGCCGAGATCGATGGTATCGACCAGGCTCAACGTGATGTCGAGGACGTCGGTGGTGACTGCGCCGACCAGTTTGTCGCGCATGATGACGGTGCGGATCGCGCCTGCGCCTGCGGCCGTAACGACCACCAGGTACTTGTCGCCCGTGACCAGCGTTTCAGCGGCCTCGAACTGCAGAGTTGCGCCCTGCGTTCCGATGGCGTTGAACAAGCCCGATGCAACGATGGCAGTGACGCTTGCGTCGTAACCGTGGATGGACAGGGCCGAGATCTTGACGACGTCGGTGCCGACGATACCACCCTGCTCGACGGTCACGATGTAGGTCGTGTCCTTGAGGCCCAGGTAGTTGCCGCCGCCCTCGAGGGTCGGAACGACGTTGTCGGTACTGACGGTCACGGTGACCGTGTCGTTGACGTTGACTGTTTCGGTCCCGTCGCCGGCTCCGCCGTCACCAAAGGTGATGGTCGCACCCTGATTGCCGATTTCGACAGGGGTGTTGTAGGCCGCGATGGTGATTTCGCCGTTGTCGTCGCCGTTGGTCGCCTGAACCGTGAAAACAGTTCCGGGGATCTTGTTGCCGGCGCCGGCGGTTTTGACCGTAAGGATGTAAGTTTCTTCGGGATGGCCATAAGCCAGTCCGGTGAATCCGGTTTCGTCGAGCGCGATGACCAGCGTGCCGGGGACTGACAGGCTGTTGTTGTCGACGTTGTTGGCTGCGACCGATGCCGCGGCGTTGGCTGCGTCCGGGGTGGCGTTCGCCACAGTCGCCGGATCGACGTCGGCCACGAGGCCGCTGACCACGCTGTCGACGGTGGTAGACCCGAAGGTCACGCGAATGCGGTCGCCGAGTGCCACGTCACGGGTCCCGAAGCTTGCGCTGCGGGCATAGCCGTTGGCAGTCTTGAGGATGTGGTTCGGGAGACGGATCCGGTTGCCGTCGTTTTCCAGCACGCCGTGAGTCGGATCAACGGACCCGTCGACGGCAGTGTTGAAGTATTGCAGCACCGCATCCTTGATCTTCACGACGGACGAGCCGACGTCGATCGTGCTTCCGACGACCCTGCCGGGCCATCCGATGAAGGTGTTGCCGAGATCAGCGTCATAGGCGCCGAGCAAAGCCTGTTCCCCCTCCACGCCGAAACGATGAAGCCCGTAACGGGGAGCGAGAATGCAGGCGTACAGTGGCAGTGCATTGGAATCCGGTGTGGATACCAATTCCTGCTCAATGAACAGAGACGGAGGGGTGTAGGTCATGCCAGGTCTCTCCTGTTATGTTGTCGTTATTGGTGGTTCGAAGTTAAACCTATACTCTTTAATATAGGTGCTATTGGTTTCAAAGTCCAACTGTGTCCGGTAGTCCATGCAATCTGCACGCCGCACATGAAATTCTCGTGATCTTCATTCTCCATCGGCTTCACCTCGGTGATGGCCGTGACTCTCAGGTTCGCGATGCTGAGATCCTTGGAAATCGCAGGGCCGTATTCCATGATCATGTAGAACACTTCTTCGCTGAGCCGATCAAGCGCCATGCGGCTCTTGGCCGCCGCGCAGATGATCTGATGGCGGCACTGCAGAAGCTGCAGATAGTCGGTTCCCTCGAGATTTCCGGAGCGCGCCGACAAGTGCGTGAGCGCCCGGTCGCGGATGGCGATTCGCTGCACCTGGACAGGGCCGCGGCTGACATAGAGCGCCGGCCGCTGCTGCAGATGTGTCGGATCGTAGTCCCACGATGGCTCGATGTGGATTTTCGACTGCTCGGTTTCGTCGTCGGTGTCGGGCTTCCACAGAAGGTCGCGCAGCTTCAGGTCGTTGATGTTGTCGGCGACGTAGAAATGGGCCTGCAGAAGCTTGAGCAGATACCCCGTCATCTGGCTTGGCCGAACGTGCCGTTTGCACAGAGCCGAAATATCCTTCTCGGCGAGCTGCACGGCATCCACGGTGCCCCATGACGGTTCTGGTAAAGGTGTTGTCGGCATCAGAAATCCTCCTCGCAGAGATCGTCATACCAGGTATGCTCGGTGCCGGTCGGAAGAACTTCCGGAATCTCGGTGGCCTTGTCGTGGCCTTCCGGCTCCTTGTAGATCACGTCGGTCATCGGCATGCGGTGCAGCGTGAGCTGGTAGATGATGGGCACGCCCTTGATCTCGGTTACGGGCGTAACGCCGCGGACCACCCAGCGGGTGCCGTTCTTGTCGTCGAGCCACAAATCGTTTTCCTTGATGAGCGTCGGATAGGCCACGCACCGCACCTGCCGTCGCGTGTCGTCGACCAGGGCCATTTCGGTCTTCTGCCTGGTGGCCTGTTTCTGAATCGGATTCACCGTGAGAACGATCGGCGCATAATAGCCGCCGGTTATTCCGGTTCCGAAACACTCGGGGCACTGGGCGTCCACGGCCTCGTCCGTATCGTGATCGGCGCAGGTGGTGCATACCGGCCCCCACTCGCGGCGCTTCAGGATGACTCCGGTTAGGCCGAGCCGCTGGTAGCTCAGCAGTTCCTTTCGGGTCAGCTCCTTGGCCAGTATGTAGTCCTGACGCGACCAGCCGCCGATGGCCCTGACGGGAATCGAGTACTGCCAATCATCGACGCCGCGGTCGTACCGTATGCGGTAAAAGGTGTTCATGTCCTTGTTCCAGTTCCAGCGAACCGGGTCGACGTAGGTGCATTGGTCAGTCAACGGACCGGCCACGTTTTCCCATTCGCCCCCTGACCGGGCTTTGTCGACGTAGAAGTCTATGGACAGATCGCTCGTGAAATTGCGGCGCATCTCCCAATGGATGATCTTCTGCATCCTGAGATCGGTCGTCACGTATGTCCATTCGAAGTCGCTCATCTGACGCGGTATCCGTTATAAGCCGGGCTGCCGACATAGCCGTAGCACGCCAGCGAATTGATACGCACTTTTTCCTGCTTCATCCAGGTACGCCATTCGTCGACGAGATCCTGGCCCAGCTTTCCGTAGGCGTCCCACTTGCGCTTGTCGTTTATGGTAAGGCCGCCCGCACTGTACTGCAGGTCGTCGCGCAGGTATTTGCGGGCGGCTGTGCGCATCAGGTACCCCAGCGTGGCTTTCCGCCAATGTTCCCGATAGGGGAATGTGGCACCCGTGTATGTCGTGACCGGCGGCAGCGACTCGTTCCATTCCTCAATGGGCCGCATGATCGCGAACGCGATCTCGGTGTCGCTCCACTCGTAGTCGAGTAAAAGGTTGTTGGCTTCCGGTTCGGCATCCCGGGCCATGAGCCGGACTTCGGCGATGCTGATCGGCGTGTTGTGCGGGATGTCCTGCGTCAGGCCCTTGCGGACCTCGAGCCACATCCGGTATTCACCGATGATGTTCGGCGTCGCGTCGTAGAGAATGATCGCCGCATACCACATGCCTGCATAAGGGATGTCCACCGGGTCGAAGTCGATGACGACCGTGCCGTCCGTCGGGGTGACCGGCGGAGCGAGTGTCTTCTCGATGTAGAGCTGTTGATGGAACAGCATCTCCTTGGCCACGAATTTGATGGAGTCGACGTTCGTGAGGTCCACTGGCGTATCGTCGGAGATGGACGTCTGGAGCTGCACGGTTATGGTCTTGTCCTGGTCCGTCACGAGCGCGAGTACGGGCATTCCGCCCCCAGAGTTCCCTCCGCCGCCACCAGGAGTGTCGCCACCGCCGCCACCGCCGCCACCGCCGTTTCCAGCTATGCACAGTTCAGGAATGGGCATTGTATGTCTCCTTGAGTAAAGGCTGCGGGGTTTCCCCCGCAGCCGGCAAGAGGGTGCGTACGAGGAACCCTTCTACCAATTTATTTGAATCTGGCGAACGCCTCATCGAACGCCTTCGAAAACTTCTCGCTCATCGACTCCACGATCGGAACGAGTTCAGGCTGGTCCATCTTCCACGATGGTTCGAGGGTCACCGGATCGAAAATCTCCAGACGGTCGAATCCCATCTGCTTGCCGACGAAGCACGAGCGCATTTCATTGGCCTTGACGGCCAGGTCGATGATCGGCATGATCCATTTGAACTTGGACCACTTGCGGACTTTGCGCATATCGTGCGGAATCGTCGGGTACTGGCCCGTGCCGATCACGAAGATCTGCATGTCCCTGTACCTTATGTTGAGCTTGTGCTTGACCGCCGCAGCCGTCTCCATGAGCGGAATGTTGGCTACGAGGCCGCCGTCGATGAAGCTCTGGAACGGTGGGAAATAGGTAGGTGCCGCGGCCGTGGCCATGCCGATCTCCCAGCAGGGCTTGTCGGCGTCGCCGTCCGGGATCAACGTATCGAAAACCTTCGGCTTGTTGAGCTCGAAATCCATGGCCGGAACCACGATCGGCCTGTCGAGCTGCCCTGCGGTCGTATTCTCGAACACGGTCTGGAGCGCCTGCTGCAGGCCCTTGCCCTTGTACGACGGTTTGAACGGGTTGATCCGCTCGAGCCACGTGCGCTTCGGGAACGCCTGGGGCGCCATGATCTTGAAATCGTGCAGCACGTTTTCGCACGTGCGGCCTGATGCGTACATCATGGCCAGGATTCCACCGATCGACGTGCCGGCGAAGCAGTCGAACTTGTCGGCGATCGACTTGTCCTTGAAATGTTTCGCCAGAAACGCTGCAGGGACGGCGCCGAAAACGCCGCCCCCCGCTATGACGAGGATTCTGTAAGGCTGACGCCTGACCATAATGCCTCCTATGCCAAAGAGCACCCTAATTGCGTAGCCATGTCGGCATCCGCAGCTGGGACCACCTTCAGTTTCTTGAACAGTTTGACGAGCGGCCCGTCCTTCGGAACATCGACTGGTCCGACGGATGCAAGCTTCTCCTCCCCATCGTCATTCATGGCGATAAGGTAGGGAACATGCTTGAATTCGGTAGCCGAACGTAGCTCGCGTCGCGGGATGCTCATTGACAGCATGCTGTCGCAGATCACCAGAGACGCCGGTTCGGCCGACTCGTACATTTCACAGATTGCTTCTTGAACGGTTTCGACCTTGACAATCAGGCATTCGCGGCTTTTAACCTCGCGGAGCGTTTCCGCCAGCTTGTCGGTCGTCATCAGTCCCCCTGTCACCCATATGATCTTCGTCATTGCAGTTTCTCTTTGACCTCCAATTTGAGTCCATCTACTTTGTTCGTAAGGTACTTGGAGACGCCTTCAGTGTTGTCGAAGGTCTTGACTTGATCGGTAACGTCTTCGCAGAGCTTGTCGAAGGATTTCTTGTTGACCATGTCGCCAATCGAAACGCCATTGTATTTGAAAACCCCGAGCTTGTCCTTTATCAGCAGGTACTCTGCCTTGATGACGAGCTCGAGGTTCCATTTGCCAGGGGTCATGACCGGCTTGCCTTCACGGATGTAGCTGCACAACCAGCAGTTTAGAACATGGCCCATGTTGGTGTACACGGATTCCAGTATCTTGTCCGCCTGCTCGTGGCTGACGTTCGAGTTGTACCCCTGCGTCAGCGTCTCGAGATGCGTACGTATCACCGTAAGGGTGTCGGCGTTGGCCTTTTTGTCTCTGCTGCGGTACCAGAGCAGCGCGATCGTCAGTATCATGCTACCGAACGAAAACACGGCTACCACCGCTTCGGATACGGCCTTCAGCATCTCTTTGTCCAGCTTGTCCATTTTACCGGTTATTCTCCGTCAAGCAGTTCACAGATTTTGCCAGAAACTCCCGCCTGGGTGTACACGACGCACACGGCGTTCTGGATAAGGGTAGCTTCCTTGGCGGACAGCTCGACCGTGCCGTCGGCATCGATGGCATCGATGACCCGGTTGGCAAGCTTATAGCGTTCGCGCACATTCTCCGGCTTCGGGTGTTGCCCGTCGCCCACGGCGGCGGCAGGATGCAGCAGGGACGCCGCGATGACGCTGCCGACGGTCATGTCGCGCATCTCCGGAGGTTCCCCGGTTTCTCTGATTTTCTGCAGATCCTGACCGGGAACCGCTTCCTGCATGCTCTGACCGCTGATGCGGTTCATGATGACTTCATTGACGTCAATCTTCATGTCGTCTCCTCGTCGCTTTGTGTTAATGGGGGCAACCCGAGCGGCTGCCTTTCATAATAAAATAGCATATATAGCGTAATCAGTCAATATCCAGAACGCGGCCCGTATGCAGCGCAAACCTGCGCCTTCCGGCCGATTCCTTGAGGATCTGACGAAGAGCGGATTCGAATCCGCGCAAACTGGACATGGCCGTGACCATAAGCCTGTACGGCTTTTTCCCGGTTATCGGCTCGGCGTCGGAATCCATCGCAGCGCTGTCCCGGTATCCGTCGAACAACGAGTACGCCTCATCGGTCGTGAAGTTCATGACAAGCGTCTTCTGTTTCCAGGCACCGGCCACCACGCCTTTTGCGGTAGTGACCTGCTTCTTTCGATACGAGTCGGACTTGTCCGCGGCCACGGCGCCGCTCAGCGGGCTGCCGTCGTACGTAAACATTTCGTATACGATGCGATCAATAAGATCCGAGAACAGGTTGACGTCGCGAAGTTCGATCTCGATCTGAACGGTATCCACATACACGGGGCTCTCCGGGGTGCACTTGCCGGACAACGTGAGAAGGCCCTTGAGCGGCCCGTCCATGGTGAACGTGGACGGTACCCAGATGGCGGTCGTGGCCCCGGTCGGAAGCTCTACCCGTCGCTGTATGCAAAGCATGGCTATGCCCCCACTTCTTTGACGATTCCGCCCTCGAGCGCCGTTCCCACCATTATGTCGGCCAGGATGTCGGCATACAGGTCGGGATATGTCGCGAGCGTATCCATCGGTATCGATACGCGAATCGGCTTCTTCCCGGTAACCGGCGGCTTCCCGTTACAGAACGAGTCGACGTCCAGATACCCGAACATGTACAGCTCCACGGCATTCTCCTTCAATCTGGCAATCAGTTTGGCACACCGCCAGCAGCTGGCCGCTGCACCGGACTCGGTCACGACGCTTTTGACGATGAGCCGTCCGTGGACATCGATCGGGCATGGCTCGATGGAGCCGCCGTACCACTTGCTGTCCTCCTGGGTAAGAAGGTACGTAGCCAGCTCCGTGAAAACGGATTCATAGCTGGCCAGGATTCTGATGTCCACGATCTGGATGTCCAGCGGCAGCAACGGATCACCGTCGGCCACAAGGGCGGCCTCGTCGACATATCCAAGCAGCGACACTTCCGCCTGCCCGGATTCCAGGTCTGCATTCAGCAGCGTACCGTCCCAGGCCAGCGCAGGGGCGCCGCAGGGCGTATCGATGCTCTTCTCAATGTATTTCTCTGCCATAATTTATCTCCTATTAAAGATGTTCGCCGTCACGGAACTGCAGGGCCTTCACCAGGAAGGACACGCCGTACGTGTTTCCGGCCGTTCCCCGACTGGCGGCTTCGATGTTCAGCCACAGCAGCTCTGCCGGATCTCCGTCGGCTTCAGCGCCCTTGTGACTGATGTCCAGCGTAAACTGATAGGTGACCTGCTGGCCGGCCACACCGCTCTTGCTGACGGTGTGGCTCGTCTCACCGGCCGTGCTCGCAGGATCGGTGGTAGATATGGTATCACCATCTTTGCTGGAATTCAACCAGGCGATCATCTGCAGCGTCCCGGTGCCCGAAGGAACCAGGACGACCTCCACCACAAGCGGGGCCGACGTATCGATCCAGCGTGCGAGCGGGAACACGGCACCGACATTGTCGTCATCCGTATTGAAATTGTTGTTGATCATGCCGGCCTTGCAGTTGGAGCTGCGCCACAGATCCTGGTCGCCCATGTTGGCGCCGGCGTCCTGGAAACTGTTCCAGAACACGGGGATACCGGCGTAGGCCCTGGCGTTTCCGGACATCTGCCGGAACCCGTCGACATTGATCTTGACATTGTCCGTCTGCAGTCTTATCTGCTCGAAGGTCGGCGCCGTAGTGATCGTGGCCGTGATAATACGGAATCTGACCCAATAATAACTGGTGCCCAGCGTCATCGGATCAGTCTTGGTCCAGTCGGCCCGTATGGCCGGGTTGAACATGACGTCGTAAGTTCCTGTGGCCACGGTGAACAAAGCGCTGTTCTTGCGGTAGTACTTGCCGGACGCCTGCACGGTCATGATGTTGAACCTGGACCAGACATCTCCCCAGGTTCCGGTAGCGTCATTGGCCACCCAGGTATCGGTGATCTCGAACGTATTCGTAGTAACGTTGGTGATCTCGAACGTACCGTTGTAGTTGGTGGTTCCGGAAATCGTGACGACGTCGCCGTTGGACAATCCGTGTGCAGCGGAAGTAACGGTGACCTGGCCGCCGCCGGCATCGGCGAACGCCGTAATAGAGCCTGTCTGTGCTGTCGGGTATTCAGCAACCATATCGCCGGAACCGAGTACGGCCGCCACCGTACTGCTGAACTGGATTCCGAGGAACTTGTGGAATTCGGAAGTGGATATGGGAACCATCGACCCGACGTAAAGCGCATCGTTGACGTCGAGGCCCATGGTGAACGTACTCGCAGCTGGGCTCTTGGCTTCGGTCGTTCTGTCAGTGTATGTCGTAAGCCCGTCGTCATACGTATATACAAGCATGCCGTTGACGTAGCTTGCGCCTGCGCCGAGGGACGCTTTGCGCGGGAACGTCGGATGCCCGACATGCAGCTCCGCGAGTACGGCGAGCGACTCTGCTTCTGCCGCGGTGCTGAGGAAGTGCGCCTGCATTGTCGCATCCGGGTGCAGACTGAAATAGTTGGCGTCGGAGATACCGAATCCCTTCGAGATCGTCCCGGCTCCCGCCTGGTAATTCAAAACCGTGTTGTCCAGGAAACTGACGTTGAACCCGGAGAACACACTGCCTGTCCCGGTGATGTCGCAGCCATAGTCGTTCTCGTTCATGATCCCTGCGCGGAGGATGAGTTCGCCGCCCGACTCGATGTAGCAACCCTTAGTGGCGTTGCGCACGATGACCTCGTTGGCATCGAGTACGCCGGTGGCCGATACGTGCAGTCCGTTGACGACGCTTGCCTGCTCACTGAAGCCACTGAATAGCGTGGCGTGTCCGCCGGAGACGAAAATAAGGTCCGTCAGTGCCAGATTGCCGCCCGTACGGATGTCGAAGATAGCGGGTGTGCCCGCTTCAACCTTGATGCCGACCGTCATTGCGTCGCCGAACGGCAGGAATACCGGACGGCGGATCGTCGGACGGGCGCTTGCATGGTTCACCAGGACACAACGGGTGACGTCCAGGAACGTGATGTCGTCCAATACGTAACTGCCGGCCGCATTGATGTTGAACGCATAGGCTGACGAAAGATGATTCTGGATGGCCACGCCGATAACCTTGGAACCGGAGGACAGGGTGATGGCTTCCTGCGTCGTGTTTCCGGTGAAGTCCAGGATGGTGTCTCCACCGAGGGCCTGCAGCGTGACGTAGGCAGGGACGTTAAGCACATTGTTGCCGATGCTGTAGACGCCGGCGTTCAGATACACGACGTACGGCTTGCTGATGGACGAGTCGGTGATGGCATCCAATGCCGCCTTGATGTCGTCGCCTACGCACAGGTTGTATATCTGCTTGGCAGGATTATGATGGTTGTCGTGGCCCATAGTTCTCTCCCCTATGTTCTAAATGGTGCGTCTTTGTTCTTCGTTCCGCCCACCATTGGCCTGAAGTGAACGTCACCAGTTTCGATGAACGGATCGGACGACATCGTGCCGTTGTAGGTCCAGGTGATTTGAATGATGCCGTCCACCTCGATCTCGTCGGTGTCGAGCAACCCGCCCGCACCACCAGGGGCACTGAGCTGGATCTCGTTGACGACGTGGCAGAACTGCGGATAGTTGGCGATGGTCAGTCCGTTGACGGCGATCTGCAGAGCGATCGGTGGGCTGAACTTGGCGAACGGCGCAGCCGTATTGCGTGGTGCGTAGCTGACTGCCAGGTTCATCACGAAGTTGCCGCTGATCGTCTCCGCACCAAGCAGATCCGTAGCGCTTCCCGCATTGTGCGCCCAGTGCGGATGCACATACAGGTCGCTGCCCAGTACGTACCGGTGTGGGATATGGTAGCGCGTGTCGACCTTGTCGTTGGGGCCATACTGGAACCCGCGGACTATCGTACCGCCGTTGTCCTGAAAGTTGGCCACGGCTGGTGCGTTCGCGCCGGCGTAGTCGGGAAGGACAAGGCCGATGATGTCGTCCCATCCCCAGTCGTTTGCGAGCTCGTCACCGACCTTCATGCCTTCGCTTCCGGAGGGCATGACAATTTCCGCAGGGTATATGGTTGCTCCGTTGTGATTTTCATGTCCTGGCATATAATAATCTCCTTAAATCATTGGCGGACGGCGCTTGTATGGATGCGTGTCCGGAAGTTGATGCGGGAAGCCCCATTTCCAGGCGAGGTAGCCTTCGATCTTGTAGATCGTATCCGAGTCTAGCGGAACAGGTACTATCAGCACCTCGTTAACGTCTCCGAAGCCTTCGGAATCCGTACCTGCGTTACCGCCGAGTGCGGTTGCTTGATCGTCAGGTGATCCGCTGAATACGAACGATAGTGCGCCGCCGTTCTTTTGATAAGCATTGCCACCTGGGACGAAGCCTATTAGTGCCCGCTCTGCTTCAGCCCAGGCAATGCCGGAAGCCCCCGTAAAGCCGGGCGCCATGTGTCCGACATCGTCTCCGCCCGTGTTCACGACAAACGGCTGATTGCCGGCGCTTGTGTACAGAAGCGTCCTGATCGCCGTATTCGCTCGGGGTGCCCCCACTACGAACATGTAATAGGTAGCTCCCAGCGGAGTCGTGAAGTCCATGTTGTCGTCGAGTCCGAACGCTACGGTCTTCCCTGTAATCGTCGGTCGCTGTGCCGGTGTGGCCTGGACCAGATGGTTGGCGTTGCCGCTCCTGTCATTCCAGGCGGATACGGCCCCGGCACCTTCATCCGTAATGGTACTGGTATACGCTGCGTCGTACCATGCTGCCGTGGCAATGTCGTTCGGCGTCCAGAGCTTGGTGCGCTGCGGCTTCTTCGCCTTGTACGGGTGGTCAGCCGGCAGATTGGCGGTCAGGCCCCACTTGTGGGCCAGGTAGCCTTCGATCTGCTGGCGAGTGGTCTGCGAGGCACCCTCAAGTACGATGATTTCGCCCATCGCGCCGTTCATGCCGACAGTGCTGTCCACGTTGAGGAGTGCGGAATCGGTTACGTCAGCCGGAACGGCGGTACCGTTGGTAGACCCCGTGGACGTCAATTCAACACCATCCAGGAAAGCCTTTGCCTCGGCATACTGATCGCCGGCTGCGCGTGTGAACACCGCTATGTGCGCGGTGGCGTCGCCCGCTATGTCGAACTTTACCATACCGTCGATGTATCGCCAGGATAGTTGGTCCTGTTCATATGAAATGCCCAGGCTGCCGTTGCCCGCGCCGATCTGCAGGAACCTGCCAAAACCGGTGGCTGGGTCGTCGTCACTTGCGAGTACCGCTACGACACACAAATCAGGGTCGGCGCCGAGGCCGAGCCTGGACGCGATGTCCATTGACTCGGCAGCCGTATCGTCGAAATCAAGAGCGTTACGTCCGTTGATCGTACGTATGCGCGTTGTAGGCCGCTGGCTGGCGACACTCTGTATGGCGTGCCTGGCGTTACCGCTCTTGTCATTCCACTGCTGCACGTCGGTCGACGCCTGGGAGATTATGAGAACCTCGGAGATGGCCAGGATGTACATCTGTTCGGTGACCGCTGCGCTGTCGGCGCGGCGCCACTGGAAGTCGTCCTCGGCTTCGCAGATGCCCAAAGACACGGATGCCCCGCCCACTTCCTTGCCGGCGAGAGCGGAGCCGTTCTGGGCGCAGCCCGTCCATACAGGCGTATAGTTGAAGAACGGGGCCGTGCCGGGAAGATCCGGAGCCGACGAAACCGCGGCACCGTTCTCGAAGCGATTGATCTTGTTGGGAAGCGCGGGCGGGCTGGTGAACAGCCCTGCCAGGTTTTCCTTTACCGTTTGAGACGCCATATTGAACAGGGCGCTGTCCGTGGAGACGCCGGGGACCATATCCGTATTAACCTGGGCGGCCACCGTCGGAGTCGATACGAACGCCTTCCAGGTTATGGCTCCGAGGCCGGCAGCCGCTGCCGCCGCCTGGACGTGATTGTTGTAATCGGCGATGTTACTGGACGTCGCATCACGCACGGTGCTGCTGACGAAGGCCATGCGATATTTGTCGCCGATCTTCCAGAGAGCGCCCGTGTTCGGATTGATCCCGCCGTTGGCCGTGAGATCCAGCAGCCCGGCGTTCACCGGAGTCCGTTCGACGGTATCGGCGTCGGCACCGTCGTACCAGGCGACCATAGCGATGTCGCTCGGGTCCCAGTCTTCCGCGGCCAGCGACGAGTCGGTGGGTGGGCGGTACTTGAACGGGTGGTCTTCCGGCAAACTGGCTGTCAGTCCCCACTTATGGGCCAGGTGACCTTCCATCTTCTGCCTATCTTCCGGACTCAAGTGCGGTGTGATGATGAACTCGGCGACTGCACCGTCGAACCTTCCTGCGGAGAAGTCGTTGGTACACAGATTAATGAAATAAATACTGGTCGGGGCGTCCGGAATGTCTTTATCACTGATAGTAGGATCTACCGTACCGTCCCTGAATATGGAGATGGCACTCCCGTCGAACGCCCACGCTGCTATGTGCGGATTCGCATCCCAGGTGAATGTCCCTCCGGCCGACGACGGCACTGCTGCGTCATTGCCATAAAAATACCCGCCGAGACCGCCCAAAGTGGCGCCCGCTCGCAAACCCTTTCCGGCGGATCTGAACGTGAACAGGTTCTCGTTGTTGCTGAGGTCCGATATGGCCACGGCGTATACGTCGTAATCGGTGTTCCGAAGCCCTGCTGGGGATACTTTCCTCAGACGTTCTTCAAAGGTATCGTTGAAGTCAATGATGTTCTTGCCATTCAACGTACGCGTGCCGGTAGACGGCTTGAGGGCCAGCGTGGTCTCAGTCAGGTGGTTTCCTTTACCGCTCTTGTCGCTCCACTGCTCCACCCTACCAGGATTGGTGGTGTGGATAACGGTCGACAAGTCAGAGGCGTCGTACCACGCTTCGGTAGCGAGCAGCTTCGGTGTCCAGGGTCTCATTCCTATTGCTGGCATATGTCAATCCTTAAATGTGCGGAGGGTCGATCTTGTACGGGTGGTTGGACGGCAGCTTGGCCTGCAACCCCCATTTATGGGCGAGGTAACCTTCGGCTTTCTGTCTCGTTACAGTGTCAGATACCGGGACCATAATGAATTCACCTATAGCTGTCAGGGTGTTTGCATCGGCAAAAGCCCCCAGTTCGATTGTGTCTACGGTGAACGGAGGAGTAACCGTGCCGGTTGTCCCTGCGGCATTTCCGTTAAGATAGCCTTTAACGTTGGTCTCGTCATAGGAGCACGACACTATCATCGGCGTTGCTTCCAGTGTCGCCGAACCGAAAACCTGTTGGTTAGTTCCGGCGTCGTTTTCCATCCTGAAATTAATAGCCTTGAGTCCGTTAACCTTGGTGTATGCAAACGCCTGGCCACCGGAATTTGATAACTGCCAGAAGGCTTCATACGCCAGAAGAGGATTATACCAAGCTCCTACAAAAACTACCTCAAACCCGCCGCTGCTCGAAAACGGTAGAGACCCAACGAGCTTTCTCGGGAACTCCGAGTAAACAGTATTAAGTCCGTTTATGAACTTACTTCCTATCTGCGGCTGCGACGTAGGAACGGCTTGCGACACATGCCGGGCATTGCCACTCTTATCGCTCCACTGGCTTACAGATCCGCCAGCTTCGGTAACGGTGCTGGTAGCCGAGGCGTCATACCAGGCTGCCGTGTCGATGTCAGCAGGTGTCCACAGAACCGTAGGAGCTGCGTCCTTGTACGGGTGATCGTCAGGGAGGTTCGCAGTAAGCCCCCACTTGTGGGCCAGGTAGCCTTCGATCCGCTGGCGGTCTGCAAGAGTCGGCTCTGTCAGCATGATGATGACTTCACCAAGCTTCCCGTCCAAATTGTCGGCGCCGTTACGCCCTAATCGGCTGATTTCAAAGTCCACTGCGCTCCAGGTTCCGGCACTGACGGGAGTTCCGCCGTTCTTGGCAACATACGCTTCGTTGTCAGATCCGACCCAGTACTCCAGAATACCTGGTGTTCCTGCCGATATACCGCTGCCGGCTGCTCCGGTGAAGTCTATACCTCCAACCTCATCGGCACCTAACCTCATATAAAACTTGTCTTGGAACAGCCCAAGTTGTGTGTATCGACTTGTAGTGGAGTCGTACACCACTGAGTTAGTCGCATCCGAATCCGTCTCCATAACAATAAAGCAGTACAACGGAGGATTATCGGTAATTATAGATGATAATGGCATCTGTGTCTGGGGGCTAAGAGCTTGCCAGTCAAGGGTGTTTAATCCATTTATAGTCCTGGTACCTGTAATGGGCTGGACGGTAGGCGTTGGTTGGATCAGGTGGTTGGCATTACCGCTCTTGTCGCTCCACTGCTCCACCTGTCCGGGCGTCGTGGTGTCGTCGATCGTTGTTTCGTCGGCTGCATCGTACCAGGCGGCCGTAGCAATCTTGTCAGGTGCCCAGTTGACGCGCCTGGCGCCGTTGATCTGCTCGACCTTGACGCTGGTGATGATGGCGGAAGCCGTCGCGCCGATTATGGCAATGGCCAGATCGTAGCCTTTGCGTCCGATGTCGTTGACCGGGTCGGTAGTGTATTCACCTACAAAGGTATGAACGAGGTCATCGCTCGCCACCGATCCGGTAAGGCTTACGAATGCCCTTGCTTTCTGTATGGCACCGACACCTACAAAGTCTGACCGACTACCTAGACCTGTTGCTGGAAACCCAGGCTCAAAGGCACACAGCCTGACATCGTAGGCACCACTGGCAGCGCCGTAAAGCTTTCCGCTAAGAAACTTGTCGTAGGCCACTGTGATCGTGAACCGGTACGTAACCGTATTGATATTGATCGGCCCTATAACACTCTCAGCTGTGATGGCACCGGTGTTGGTGTAGTTGGGGTCAACGCCCTGTTCATCTGCTGGTCCTGGACTGACCCAGTCCCCGCTAGAGGCATTATTCAAGCCGATACGATCAGCACCGAAGCCATTACTGGACCTAAGCCAGCCGACCGTCGGAACTCCCTGTAGATACCCGGGAACGACAGGGCTCTCGAAGCCCTCCTCAAACAGAAGAGCTCCCGGCGCAAGCTGCTTTGCGGTGGCTAATACTAGATTGCTCATACGCTAAGGTCTACGCTGTAGGTCTTAACCCCGTCGTAGTAACTCCAGGTTTTGGTGTTCGCGTCCTTGGCCTGCATCCAGACGAAGCCTGCCGGAGGATTGACTGGTGCCACGGCGTATTCCACGACCGTGAAGCCGCTGCCGCCTGCGGGGGCCGTCGTGGCCTTGATGCCACTTTCCTGCACGTCTCCGTTCAGGTCGGTGGTCAGGATCTCGTCGCCGCTGTTCAATTTACTGAGGCGCAAGGTTCCCTTGACGTCCACTCGGCTGTCAGCGGCAACGCCGCTTAGCTTGTCGAACTGCACGATTTTGTCGTCGTCGATCGAGATGTCGGTGGAGAACGCAGGGCCTGCTCCATGGCTGTACCAGTCGAGCGCCACGCTGCTGAGTCTTGCGTAGACTTCGCCGGAAGTGCCGAGGCCGCCCCAGTCCTTCGACCAGACTTCAAGAACATCGCCGCGAACGCCGAGGCCAGCCTCTACCGCGCCGTCGACGTTGATCTCGCCCTGGGCGCCGATGGAACCCGGGGTGTAGATCGCGCCGCCGGTGATGGAGCCGGCGCCAGATAAGATCGGTGTGCCCGTGTTCGCCGTGAACGCCATGTTGGTCACGAAGGATACTGAATTACCGTCAATTAGCGGAGTACCGTTGATCGTGACGTCGAACTGATCGTTGGCGCCCGTGACGACTACCGGAGAAGCCCCGCCCGAAGCCACGTTCATCGTGAGCGTGGCCATATCGAGAGTCAGCGAATCGAGCCCGGCATCGTATACGAAGGCGGACCCTGAGACGTTCTTTCTGATGGCGAAGTTCAGGTCGGCGAAGCCGTCGTTGAACGCAACTGCTCCATTGTTTATCGTAAGGGATTCCTTCGCAGCCGCCCCCTGGACGTCTATCACCGGTTGTGCGCCGTTCCTCGTCTGGAACGCGCCGACCACGGTAAGCGTCTCGGCATCCCAGGTGAAATTGGCGTCGCCTTCGATGATGCCGTCAGCCGTCCATACTGCGACCTGGTTATCGACCGGAGCCCCGGTCTTCGTAACGTAGCCGGTGGTTGTCAAATAGTCGATGACTGCGCCGCTGGTGGGCAGTGCCGCGTCTGTGTCCGTAATGGTGGTCTGAAGAGAGTCTATGTTGACTGCTCCCATGATGAAGCCGTTAAACAACGTGAGCTCCGGCCCGATCAGCATTCCGGTGGTGCCTACAGTTGGACCACGGGTGATGTCGAATACGGTGGTATAGCCATTTTCAGCATCGTTTACAGTATACAGCCCGAACACGGCTGCATTCGCTCTAAACGCCCACTTTCCTCTGTCGACTGCGGCATCGGTTTCCACAAGCATCGACACGGGTGACGTCCCGTACGTTCTCGACTTCCCGTACTCGACCGTGAACGCATCAGCCGGGATGCCACCGCCGGTCGGAGCCGCCTCGAACACCCACCGCATGCCATGGTTGGACGTAGTGTGCGTTTCAGTCGCTTCCGAGTACAGGCTGGCCGCTTCAGAAAATGCCCAGACGGCCGCACCGGAACCGCGCGTGTAGGTCCGCAGCCGCTGCGTGACGTCGCCTGACTGTGTGAGTCCCACGGAACCGAAATAGACGTCAAGGTTCAACGGCTGCTGGTCGGTCAGGGCTATGATATTAGCAGGCTGATCCCCACCGTAGGTGTTCAGGCCGATAGACGGGTCCGCCGTCACGGGCGATACGAGCGTGGACCAGATGCGGCTCGTCGCCGCCGGTTCCTGGATGTCCAGGCCGTTGAGGGCCGTGCGCGTGTTGTTGACACGGAAGCCAAACGCCGTGTTCGCATTGTCGACGACCATGTAAAGGTCATTCACCCGGACACAGTTCTGGATGTACAGGTCACTCGTGGCGTCGATGTACATGGTGCCATAGCCCTGGATCATCGGCTGATCCTTGGTTCCAGTACCTGCTATGGCCAACCGGGAACCTGCCTCGAGAACAGTATTGGTGTTGTTGTAGGAAATGTCGATCAATGCACCGGCGGCGTTGCTGGAGTTGAAGCGGGCGACCTCGGCGGAGGTGTTATTGACCAAAAGATTGTAATTGCCGATCGCCACATCACTGCCAATCAGCGTCTTGCTGTTGATCCTGAAGCGCGGATCAATCCCGGGACCAGAAGTTATCAGCAGCAGTTCGTTCTGATCCGGCGCAAGCTGAAACTCCGCGGATACGGGGGAGCCGCCGCTGGTCGAGGCGTTAATACCAAGCTTGTGCGTAGTCCCATTGGCAGGTATATACCCGGCATATACATCGCCCTTGAAAGTGGACGCCGACTCGGCGATGACAGCCGCAAGGTTGGCGCCGTTCGTATACAGTGCGATCTGAGCTGAAGATTTTATGCCGAGACCGGTAGGAAACGAAAGAGCGAATTCAGGGTTGGTTATAAGCTGAAGCTCGGCCGTGCCGCCTTGGAAGGTGTCGGTCAGCGTCAGCAAAGTCTGCGTAGTTTCGTACGGGAGCGCATCTGAGAGATTCAGCGTCTTGAACGCGACGGCGCTGTTGGTGCGCAAGTCCTGGTTGATCGTGTCGATGTTGACGAGATTCGGGTGCTGATGCGCTTTGGACCCAAGGGCGGCGAGCGTATCGTCAACATAGTTTCCAGCGGGCGTAATGCCTATTGTAGTCCCGTAGGGGAGCGCTCCCGTTACGTAGACATTGGGGTCGCCTATCAGGTCGGCGCTGTAATCGTCGGCCTGCGCCACGATGTTGGGGCCGGGCCGTCCAAATACCGACGTTATGGAGCCGGCGGTACCGGAGTTCTCCCATCCCGGGGTCGGAATTTCGGACCATGCGTATACAGCTGCCGGGTCACCGTCGATGATGGCCCAGTCACCGGGTTCGCCGGTTGGGTATGCGGTCTGCAATTCGACCAGAGACGTGTAATATCCAAGAAAATTGGTGCCGCCAACTACATTGATAATAGGCATATGTCAGCCCTCCGGAGCCTAGTTATGTTTCACAAAGGTTCAGAAAATTGTCTAAGCTGAGCAGGACATTACGCAGATTCGATGCTGCACGCCAGTGTCGGCATGGATGGCCCAGATCTCGGCCTTGGTATAGTTCACCTCGTTGATCTCATACGATCCGCCGTCGGGCGACAGATAGATGCCTTTGCCCACTTCGGCCTGGTTGGTCGGACTGTCGGGATCAGGGCTGTTGGTTACCGCCAGATACATGCCCACATTCGATGGGTTCGTAATGGTGATACATCTGCGCGGATACTCAGTCCTCGGATGAATGAGAGTCCCGGTGGACTCCACGTCGAACCCGGTGGGTATTCCACCATTGTTTACGTTTTCCGGCATATGATGCTCCTGCTATTTGAAAAAGCGGCCCGACCCCGATGAGCCGGGCCTGTTGATTATTTTGTCTCAGCCTTCTTTGCGGCTGCCTTCTTTTTGCGCGTTTCAGCCGCTTTCTTCGAGGCTGCGCTGCGCTTTGCCGCCGCCGCGGCTTCAGCATCTGCCTCGGCTTTGGCCTTGTCGGCTTCGATCTCCTGGGCGGTCTTCACCGCCTCTTGCGCCTGTTCCTTCTCGGCGGCCTTAGCGGCCTTTTCGACCGGGTCGCCGATGTTCTCGGTCAGGGCTTCGTCCATGCTGACGACTTCGGCGTCCTGACCCTGGCGGGTGTCACTGGTGCCCGGTTCCTGCCAGCCCATGGCGTCGCGCATGCTGACGGTCTCCTGGCCAGTGGCCTTCTGGACGATGTCCTTGGAGTCCTCTACGGCGTCCTTGCCGTCACCAACCGCGTTGATGATCTTCTCGCGCGATTTCTTGGGCTCGGCTGCCTTCTCGGCCGCCTTGGCCGCTGCTTCAATCTGCTTCTGCTCGGTCTCGTAAACGATACCGTCGGTGATAGCGGTGACGTGGTCGACCTCGACGCCGCCTGCGACGCGGTACTTGAGCTTTACCATCTTGGTCTGCAGCGCCTGCGTGAGCTCGGCTTTCTGCGTTTTCGTGCCGGCCGTGTAAACACAGTACGGATAGACGACGGTCTGTCCGGCCTTGATGATCACACCGTTGGATCCGATCCATTTGTACTTCAAATCACGCGCAGTCGGGTTTGTTACGACTGAGGCGATAGTGGGTTCTGAGTTTCTCATTTTCTCGTACCTTCTCTTGCTTTGGGATATTAAGAAAAAGACTCCCGGACCCGCGGTCCGGGTACGGGAGCCTTACCATTAACACAAAGGTCAATCGGTTGGTCTGCAGCCTAGACTACAGAAGGGCACCGGTCCGCCAGTTGTGTGCACTGCCGGTGAAGCGTGCCAGGCACACTGCGGCAATGTTCGCGACGGTGGCACCCACACATTCGTAGGCGTAGAAGCTGAGCATGAAATCCTCGTGCTTGGTGGACATACAGATGTTGTCCAACACGAAGAAGTCGCCCAGATATTTCGGCGCTGCGAACATGTAAAGGTCGTTGTCGGCGACCAGGTCGTTCTTGATGGTGATGTTCCACTTCAGGCCCATGATGGTCCGTTCGGTGAAACCGTTGGTGAAGAGATCTTCAGCCAAGTCACCCCCGATGGTATTCCGGTCGAACGCAACAATATCCCAGATGGTATAGTTGTTGATCAGACCAGCCACCGGGTTCAAACGACGGTTGGTTGCGGCCAAACCACGCATGGCGTTGGCCAGGGTGTCGCGGTCCATGCCACCAGCCTCGATCGTCTGACAAGCAGCGAGCGTGGGGTTCGGCACGTTCGGCGTACCGGGAACTACGATGGCATCGACGGTCGCCATGAACTTCCGGTCTTCTTCCGCAAGGATGTCCTTGAGGATGAAGTCGTTGAAGATCTGACGGATGTCCATGTCGTAGGTGAGCAGCTCGTTGACGTCGGCGACGTAACGACGGCTCATGATACGGTCGAACATGACGCGGTAGCGCGGGGCGGTAAGGTTGCTGTCCATGGGGCTGGTGCCGAACGGGACGGTGTAAGCGCCCGCAGAGTTCGGTTCCATGTCCTTGACGATGACGGGAAGCGGGGTGTCAACCTGCTTGTCGAGATCGCTGGGCATCACGTCCGCAACGTCGTAAAACTTGCGGGCGAAACCTTCTTCACGTTGACGCAGGCGAAGGTAGTTGTTAACCTTGTCCTCAGCCTGCTTGCGGATGCCGAAGTCCTGGGAGGTAAGACCCTGGACGACGGACTCGTTCATCATTTTGACTTCAGAGGTGTTCATCGTTTAGAGTCTCCTTAGACGTCGGCGCCGGCGGGAATGTACTCCGTCCAGAAGGACAGAACATTCTTGCCATCGCGGTTAACGCTTACACCCTTGGACACGACACCAACAGCGGTGAGGTTTCCGTAGGGGAGCTGTCCGAGCAGGTCCACCAGACCGTCGGCCTTGCCTTGCAGCAGGTCGTTCGGTGCGTACGCGGACGTACCGGTGTACTCGGTGGTTTCAACTTCGAAGGCACCGGAGCCCACGAGGCCGGACATTACTCCACCGGAGATGTTGCCGACGTCGGAGTTGGTGTCGAAGTCGTCCTGCGAGTTGATCACGAAGATCGGCATCGGCTTGTTGCCGACTGCACCCACGGGACAGCCCTTCACGAGTTCGCCTTGTGCATCCAGAGAGCAGCACATGCCTTCCAGAATGTCTTCACCGGCCTTGGGGGGCGCAGCGAAGTCAAGGCGGCGAGTGGGGATAGCGCCCTTGACGCTAACGAGGGTATGGTCAAACATTTGACCAGGAGTGAGAGTACCACCCATTTTGTAGCCTCCTTTTCTTGGTTTTAGCTAAGAGTTGTATTCCAGCTTTGTTCCCATGCTTCGTCCGAAGCTGCCTTATTCTGCCCACCGGCGGCATCAGCCGCCTGTTTGGCGAGCGGAGCGGGCGTGCCAAGCGGACGAGGTGCGGAGTCGCTTTCGCGCTTCCCAAACTCGTCTGCGAGACGCTGCAGACTCAGCAATGCTTGATCCGGATTTTCCGGATACGACTGCACCAGCGTTTCAGCGGCCTCCTTTGACAGGAGATTACGAGCAACCAGCTTTTTGGCCGTTTGCTTGAGGACATCCTCACTGAAAGCGGGCTTTGCACTGGCCACTGCGGCCTTCTTGCGAAGGTCTGCGATGACTTCCTGCGACACTTCAACGTAGTCCACTACGTTTTCGAGCAGTTCCCGCGTGTTCATGATGATGTCTCCTTACTTCGCTTGGATTGACTTCAGGGCTTCCAGAAGGGCGCCCTTACGGTCGGATGCGGTTTTCTCCAGAGGCGGCTCCTCGACGGGAACTTCCTCTTCGGCCATGGGCTCTTCACCCATAGCGGCTTCTTCCTGAAGCATCGCTACGATCTCTTCATCAGAAGCACCGGTTTCTGCCTTGATTTCCTCAACGGCGGCTTGCGCCTCCATGAGTTCCTCAGGCGTCACACCGGCAGCATCCAGTTGTGCTGCCAAGTCATCCAGGGCAGCCGTATCGTCTGGAGACAACTCGGCTTCCGGTTGGGCCTCCTCAGGAAGGACAGCCTCCGGACTCTGGACGGCGGCGGCGTCGAGCAATGCGGCGGCTTCTTCCTCGGAAGGAGCCATGCCTGCGTCGACGACCTCGTTTATGTCCTCAGCTTTCTTCTGCAGGCCCCGTTGGAAACCGGCGTTGAAAGCCAGAAAACTTTCGAGAACTTCGGGATCGATGTCCTCTTCGGCCAATTTGCTGATGCCGGCTGCGGGCGCCTGGGACGCCTGCTTCTGGATCGGCTCGACCTGTTCAAACTTGTTGGTGGCGATGACTTGCAGAATCGTCGAAGCCAGCCGTTCCGCACGCGCAACCTTCGCGATCTCACTGGGAGCCGCGTGGGCGGTGGTAACGTCGGTGACGTTCACGTTGTCGCCTTCCATCTTGACGGACTCGTCCGCGTTGAGCTCTTTCGGGCTCTGCGGGTTGTCCTGCGGATGAGTGACTTCGTCCTCTTCCTTGACCTGGGCGCCGTCGTCGGTGGCCAGCTGAGCGTCACCCTTGGTGGCTCCCATTTCGCTGTCCTTGAGATCGGCTTCCATTTCCGCACCACGATCCTTTTCGGCAGCCAGCGTGTTGTCGGCGCTGACCTCTTTGATCTCGGTGCCCGTCTTCTTTGCCTTCAGCTCTTCAGCACCTTCCCCCTGGGGGTTGGTCTGGTCGGCGGCGGTCTTCTGCAGGTTGGCCTGGTCGAAGAAGTCGTCGACGAGTGAAGTGACCAAATCTTGTTGATTCATTGTCACGGGTCCTTTTTGGTTTCCGTTTGGATTGCACCTACCTATACTGTAGCACAAAGTTGGACTACAGACAAACGCTGCTCGGTGTCGGTGAGACCATCAGCGAAGCTAAGCACGTAATTGGCGTACTCGCGCGCCAGGAGAACGGACGAGTCCGATGCCTCCGACGCCTTCTTCTGTATGACGACCTTACCGCCCACAGGGGCTCCATTCAGAACGGCCCTGATGACCCGAACCCGTACAGGTTCTTGTTCAATCGAACACTCGGGCTGCATGGCCTTCGCGTCCGCCATCAGTGACCCGTCACAGGAACCGGCGGGCTCGTAGCTGCCGTCGTTCAGAACGTCGGAGAGACTGTCGGACTCCAGCAGATTGCCCAGGATTCCCGGGACGGCCTGCTTTACGTCGGCCATTTCGCCTTCGACGTCGCCGAACTTGTCACCCATGACCAGCTTTAGGAAAAGCTCCACCGGCAGGATGACCTTGCAGCGTTTGAGCGCGCCCATTACGGCGTGCGGGTCTTCGGCCGACATGCGGCCGATTGCATTGTCGTCGACGCATCCGAAGCCGGATTCCGGGGCAAACGCCTCGGTACCCATATCCGGGTCGTTCGACAGCAAAACTTCTTTTTCGATCTTGGCCAGCTTCTGGAGCAGGTTGTACCTGCGAGCCAGGTTACTACCGGCCGGGAAAGCGTTTACGGGCGGAGCCATGCCGTACATTTCGGCCAGGTGGGCTCCGGTGAGAACTCCGGCGGCGGCGACTTTTCGCAGCCCGAAGCAGATCTTCTCGGCGGGGCGTTCGACGCCGCTGATGTCATGGAAGAACGGGCGCGGCGTAAGCGCGCACACCTGCGTTCCGTCGCTGGCCAGCTGCATCGCGTACTTGTTGAGGTGGTCGCAATAGTCTTCGATCTTGCGGGCCTCGTTATGGCAGTAGCTGCAGATGTCCTCAGGGCAGTCGCTGCCCATGCTGAAAAAGATGGCTTCGTCATTGGCGACCTTCTGGAGCTCTTTGCGCCATTGCCGTTCATCGACGCCGATGATGAGCTCACCGCGATCCATCGGCAGGTTGTACGCCGCTTTGACGATATAGCCGCTGGGTTTTCCGTCTTCATGCTTGTTGATGTGCTGCTTGTAGACGGCGCCGTTGGCCATGAAAGTCTTGTCGTGGTAGTCGACCAGGCCGCCCTTGAGATGGATGGTGCGGCGTTCCGGGTCCTTCGGGTCCGGGCACGTATGGCTCGCGCTCTTGCGGATGAAGGCGTCACCGTTGTTGTTCGGCCCGTAGCGATCCCATGCGCCGACACTGATAAGATGGATGTACTGGTGCCCCGGCCGGCGCTCGAATTCCATGTCCTTGTCGAACAGTGCGGCACGCTTGTGCAGCCAGCCGTTGTCGATCCCGCGGCTGTGCAGCGGTACCAGGCTTGCCGTCGGCATGCCGAAGTCGAACGAATCCGGGAATATCAGCTTCCTGATCACTTGGTGCCTCCGCTTACCATGTAATCGAGGAGATTCTTGTACTCCTCGTCGGTCATGTTTCCGCCTTCACGCAGCTTCTTGATGGCCGTGATGGCCTTGCGGCCGACCTTCTTGGTTTTGCTGCGCGCGGCCTTGACGTCCTTCTCGGACTGGGTACGACGCTCGGCGCCCTTTTCCTTGAGATCCATTTCGCGTTCCTTGACGGAGAGTTCGCGCTCTTTGAGAGCGTCGGACTTGGCGTCGCGGCGCGGGGCCTTCTTTTCACCGCCGCCGGCTTTCGCCGGAGCGCCCTTAGCCCCTGCGGACCCGTCGAGAATGTCGCCGACGCGCCCGGCATCGAGACCGGCCTTGTACTTGGCGGCCCGGTCCTCAAGCTGCTTGGCAGCCAGATCGACGTCGGTTATCCGCCCCTTGGCGATCTCCTTGCCGATGGCCTGGAGTTCCTTGATGGTGGCCGGATCGGAAACGTTGCCCTGGACGAGCTGCTGGCGTACCAGCGACTTCAGCCACGAGCTGTATTTCGGATCCAACAGGTCGGGCATTGCGCCGACGACGTTGTTGTATGCCTCCATCGTTTCGTCGATGGGATAATCTTTGGTAAAATCGTCGGCCGCGACGTCCACGAACGCCTGCGTGGCCCGGATCTGGTTGAGGCGGTTGCGCAGAGTGGCGTCAAACGCCTCCTCTTCGCCGACCTTCTTTTCCTTGGTCAGCTGCTCGTACATCGGGGTCTTGGCGAAGTTGATGACCGGGTCGAGAAGACGCTGGGCGCTTCCCTTGACCGCCGCCCCGACTCCGCGTGCGGCACCGCCGACGTTGCCCAGGGACGTCATTCCCCGAACACCTTCGCCTGCCTCTTCCTGAAACTGCTCTGCTACGCCCAGCTCGGGAAGCGTCAGCGCCACTTTCTTGAGCAGACGGTTGAAATGGTTGTATGACCGGGCCTCGTCGATTGCGATGCTTACGCTGGTATAGGGTTCCTCCAGCGGGAAGATCGCGGCGGCCGCAGTCTTGTGGAGTTTGAATTCCGTGGACGTGTGCGCTCCGACCAGCTTCATCAGCCGGACGCCGTCGTCGCCGTAACGGTTGACGGCTAAGCGTGCGACCTTCATCATCGGCTTGCTGGGCATGCGCCGGATGACGCTGCAGATACGATGGATGGCGTCCTCGCTTGCCTGCTTGTGCATCGAGATCTTTTCGCGGAATTTGTCGATGCTGCGGCTCAGGTTGTCGGTCGCGGTCATGATTTGTCGGTCCAGGCAACGGACGTCGACCGGCTTCGGCTCGGCACCCAGATCGAAGGCGACCTTGCTCAGGCCGTGCACCCTCAACGTGTTCTCCTGGAGAGCCGGTATCGGCAGGTCGAGTGCGGCGGAAGCCGCCTTCTTGTGGTATCCGTAGATAATGTTGATGACGATGTTGGGATCGATGAGCGGAATGTCTTCGGCGCGGTCTTCACTCGCGCGCTTCTGGAGCGTATGAATGCTCTTCGACTTGTTGTAGGCTTCGCATGCGCGCCGGACGAGTTCCGGGGTCATGCCGTCGAACTGCGTGAAAGTTTCCGCTGCCACTTTGTTCAGGTCGGCGTCAGGCGTGAATCTCGTTTTGTCGATTATCTGCTCGATGGCCGACATGACCGACTGTTCAAGGGCTTTGTCAAGTTTCTTGAAACTCATGCCTTATACCTCATCTTGAAATTTGTTAATAGCTATCATTTCATCTTCAAGCGTCATCGACTCGTCCGGACGTCGTATCGCGGACTCCAACGCGTCGAAAACTTCCGCCAGCATGGCCCGATCATCATGAGTGTTGTCGTCATCGGGCCTTGTGGACTCCTTGTGCCACAGAGCCGTAAGGCTCGCTGCGGGAGTACCAGCACTATCTATTAACTTAGCACCGGTATGGATAGATTTCAAAACTTCCTTGACGTGCGTGCTTATGCCGAGCCCCTGCATCCACTGGGCGAGCTCCGGCTCCAGGTGTTTTCCGTCTATCGCATACTTCGAAAATTTGTCTATTCCGCCGCCATAGGCGACGACCTTCCACATGTACGCCGTGTCGAACTTGTCCTTTCGAGTGATGCTCCTGTTCGGCACGAAAATGTTCTTGTGCACCCAGAACGGTTTGTCTCTGTCGGCCGCCACGTCGAAGAACAGGTGCTGGTACAGCTTTACCAGCCGAGGCGTAAGGAACCTGGACACGTACGCCTGGAAAAACTCGATGTCGGCGTCTTCGGCCAGCAGCCCGGCCTCCATGATGTCCCGGAACCCGCTGACGCTGTTGTCCCGGTAGATCTCCAGCGCGAGCACGAGCCCACGTATATGCCCGTTGTTGCGGAGCATGTCCTTATCCAGCGACTGGTTGTAGTACCGTACGATCAGCTCCTTCAACCGCTTGACGCCGTCATCCGGGCACTGGCCGTAGACCGGGAGATTCGCTTTCTCCCGCTCCACTTCGCGCATGGCGATCTGAAACCGCCAGTCGGGTCTGTCTGTGAATGGACTATCCAAAGTTTTCCGTCAGCTCGTCTGCGAATAGGTTGGCGTCGCTTCCACTGGTCGACTTGTGCAGGAACAGCGTCAGGTCGCTGAGATTCTGGAAGTTGTCGCGGAGACTGTCTTCCAGCTCGCTCATCTTTTCCTGACCGTACTGATCCTTGAACTGGTTGTAGTGCCAGTAGAACATGAAGAGGATGCGGCCGATGCGGTCAAGCGCCAGCAGCAGATCCTGCATATAGTCCTCGACCATCCGGCTTGGGCTGCCGTTGGCGGCCAGCGCCTTCAGGACGCTGACGTCCATGACGTCCTTGACGCCTTTCTCACTGGCCTTGACGACCTTGTCGACATCGCCCTCGGCCATGGCCGGGTCGAGCGTCTCATTCTCTTCGAACGGGGTCACGTCTTCATAGTAGACGCTCTTGACCTTTTCGTCGTCTTCACCGATCTGCGGAGCAGCGTACTTGACCAGGTAGTCGGTGCGGTCGGGCCGTCCGACGCTGGCCTGTTTGCTCAGCATCTGGCGGGCATCCGGGGCACTGATCTTGTGCTGTTTGATCAGCTTGAGCAGCGCCGCGTTCTTGGTGAGCATGCGCTCCTTGCCGAACTTGCTGTCCAGCGAGAAGCTCAGCCCATCGGTCTGAATGGTAAGGCCACGCCATCCGGCGGTCTTTATGATCTTGTGCTTGATGGTCTCGATGTCGCCGAACGCCATATCCATGTCGCAACATCCGCGCAGCGCCACGATCCGTGCGCCTTCGGGGATGTACAGGTGCGTTCCCTTGCGGCATACTTCACCAGGCTTACCGGTCAACTCGATGATGCCCTTCGTGTCCACCCAGTCATGGGTGTCGGTGTCGCATGGAAGCTTCACCTGGGCGATCTTGTTGCCGATGATGGAGGAATCGTTGCCCGTGCGGAATTCCTGGTAATTGCCCTTGCTGTCGATGGCGATGCAGTTCTGCCATTCCCATCTCTTCAGCGTGTCGTCGCTTTCCGGCGATTCTTCCGCCGGGCCGTCGCTCTCGGCGTCGTCGAACTTGCGGAGCAGGTTCGTCGGCTTGATGCCGATGCCCATAAGGTCGGTCGCTTCCCGGGCCTCGAGTGTGCGGGCCAGCAAAGGCTGCTCGCACTTGACGGCCACGGAGGGCCGGTCGAGATCGATGACGACGCAGGTGAAAGCCTTGATGTCGACGGTGTTGCCGCCGTCCGGGTGCTTCCAGCTACCCTTCTTCTGCGGCTGCACGATGACGTAGCATTTGCGGAAGCTGCCGTCGGCCAACAGGATCTCGTAGTACCCGTTCTTGACCGGCGTGCTGAGACTGCCGCTGTCCTGCTTGTCGGTGAACACCGTGGACGTGTACTCGCGGTTGTCGACCACGTACAGGCCGTCGCGAAGCACCACTTCCTTAGCCTTGTCGTCCAGCTTCTGGACGGCTTCGGCGTCATCGATGCTGACGACCTGGAGATCGCTCTGATCGACCGTGTCCTCGACCTTCAGCGAGTAACTGCCGTCCTGCACTTCGGTACCGTCGGCGGCAGGGGTCTGATCCTGCACGGCGGCCGCGATCTTGCGAATCGACTCGGGCTCGTAGTGGGCCAGCACGGCATTCGCGAAATCCGGATTGCCGTTCATGGTGCGCATGAAACTGACGAACGCGTGCTTCCCGAGGCGTGGAATCCACGTGCGCAAGTCGAATGCATTGTAATCGTAACGATCGTAAACGGTGAGCATGTCTTCGACGTCCACGTCGCGCAGCAGCGAATTGTCACTGGCGCCCTTGAACATGATGCTGTTGCTCTTGCCGTCGCGGCGGAGGCTGACGCCGTCGGCACGTTTCGGGTTGCTCTTCGGCATGTCGCCGGCGGGTTCGCCGAGCACGGTGGCCCGGTTCGACTTGATGTAGCTTACCCAGCTGTCCTTGGCCGGTACGAACTGGCTCTTCTCCGGCAGATACATCATATCGTATCCACGGATGCGTCCGTTCAGGAGGAAGCACGGCACATAGATCCACTGGTCGCCGATCTTGTAGACCATGACGCCCATTCCGCGGGTGCCTTCGTCATCGCGTTCGATCAGCTGGAAACCGACCTTGTATTCACTGAGAGACGGGAGCCGCTGTGTGATCTCCGCCTCGGCTACGTTCGACAACTTGATTTCGAAGTCATCTGCCGATGCATTCTTTCTGAGTACGTTTATCATGTCAGACCTCGTTTATGTTTACTAGCCTCGGGAAATAGGAAATGCTGTCCTTCTCGCTGACAGCTCCTCTGGTGGCGGCTCTGGTCACCGTTCGTTTAAGATTTTCACCCGCCAACTGCGTCATGAGATCGGGGTCCGTGCTCATGAAGTCCTGCGCACGGATGATCTCCGGTTCGAAAGGTGGCGGGCTCGCATGCGTCATAACCTGTTTTACACCGGCTGCCTGAAGCTTTCTGATCACGCGCGGCGTTATGCGCGTTCCAATGGTGTAATGCAGGTATGGCTGTTCTAAGTATAACTTATTCGCCGTAGTGACCGTTTTCAACCCAGCCCCCTCACGCGGCGTCCAATCGGCGGCCAACGTGTTGTAGTTTATCACGTCGTCCGGAAGGTGGCCGTTGATTCCCTCCGGGTCGGTGATGCGCACCTTGTTGACGAATTCACGGGCAAGGTACTCGAGATTCCGACGGTCGGTTCCGCTGTTCGAATTCTTCAGCAGGCTGCGAAGATGATTCAGGAAGTATACCCGGCCTTCGCCGATTCCCTTGTGCTTCACGAGCTCGGCGGCGTTGAGCATGCCGTTGGTCATCATGTCGCCGGCCTCCACCGTGTCACCCTGTTTTACCGTGATGTCGTAGCCTTCGGGCACATAGTGCTTCTCACTGCCGACCCACAGAAACGTCCCGCCCTGGGCGGCCTTGGCGACTCTGGCGACCTTTCCGTCCACCTGGGACAGTACTGCGGCGCCAGGAAATTCCTTGGGCACCTGAAAAAACTTGTTGACGGCCTTGAAGCCGCTCTCCTGCTTCTGCGTGCTGCCGATCTCCCCGCCGGCATGCTTCGAGCTGATGGCGCTCTGGGTAAGCGGCTCGATGAAACTTCTGGCGCCCGTAATCCCCACGGTGTCGCCGATGTCCGGCAACGTCCCGGTTTCGCGCACTCCCGCGCACTTGGCGCAGATGCCCTCTTTGGCTTTGCAGTTCAGGGCGCTTCGGCCCACGATCTTCTTATCCTTGATCAGCGCGGAGTTCTCGTCGTCGATGATCGTCCCTGCCGGAAGACCCGCGATCGGCTTGGCCAGCACGGTTCCGATGTTGTCCGGATCGTCGCCGTCCAGCTCGAGGCCCTCGGTCGTTCCGCAATCCTCCGTGGTCACCACGTCGCGATGACTCACGTTGGTGAGTTGCTTTCCGAAGTAACCGCTGTCGGCCGTCGCGAACTGCACGTCCACGTAACCTTTGCGCCCGCCGTGACTGGCGGCCCAGTAGGACAGTGGGCTCACGCCCTCGGCGTAGCCCTCTAAGTTTGGATAAGGCACGGGCCTTCCCTTGGAGTCGGCGCTTATGAGGTTGCCGAGCAGCAGCTGACGCAGCTGAAAGGCTTTACCGCGGCTCCCGCTGTTGATCTGGAGTGCGAACGCGCCATTGCGGTCGCTGACCGCCTTCAACAGGTCGTCGTCGATCGTGGCGCTGAAGTCCTGGACCATTTTGAGGACGGCCTGCTCCTTCTGCTCTGGGCTCAGCAGCGGGCTGTCATACGTCTGGTCGACCTTTTCCTTCAAGGCGTCGCGCCGTTGTTTGATCTCCGGCGGGATCTTGAAGTCTTCAAGGCTAAGCGAGGCTTCGCGACCGTACAGCGACGCCACGTTGATGCCGATCGTGTTCAGCTTCTGGAGCGACTCGACATACTTGTCGGGGTCTTCCTGGGCCATGCGGGTGAACAGCTTGCCGACGGCACGCTTGTCCAACGCTCCCTGGAAGTCCTTGTAGCCTTCCGGTAGTGCTTCCCTGACCTTTTCACGGCCCAATGTGGTTACTGCGCTCATTTATCTACTTCAGGGGTTCGGGCACGCCACCTGCCGCCCATGATTTCGCGGATTCATGAAGACCAGCCGCAGCACCGCCGTAAAGCAACGTTCGAAGAGCCGTTGCGAGGGCGCCTTTGCCGGCGGTTTTCAACTTTGCACGCGTCGGGATGCCCGGCGCACTCTTTATCTTTCCTGGGCTGACGTTCATCCCCTTCGGAGCATTTACTCCGATAGACATCTTCTTGGGCTTTCCAGCCTGGGCAGCCTCGAACTTGGCGAGTTCGCCTGCCTCGAGCTTGTTAAGATCGTACAAAGACTTCAAACCGCTCCCAATGCCAAAGACGGGTGCAGCGACTCCGGTGACCTTGGCTACGTTCCCGGTTGCGGCATCCGCAGCCGTCTCGAGAATCCCGCGATTGGCGAGTTTCTTCTTTTCGGCGAGAAGCTTGTCGTAATCTTCGTATTCCTTTTCCTTCTTCTTGCCCTGGGCCGACAGGTACGAGCCGACCCCGGCCCCGGCAGTGGCACCGAGGCCAGCGCCGAGTATGCCGGCACCCGCGCCCTTCAGTCCGAGCCCGTAACGCGTAAGCAGGTAGCCCATTCCGCCGCCGCCGAGAGTGGTCAATGCCAGAAGCATCGCACGTTGCTTGGATGCATCCTTGCTCGACGGCTTGGCGTCCTTCTTGTCTTCGTCGCCCGCTGTTTTGTAAAGTAGGTACTGTCGCACTGTCGGCCTCCTTATCGAGCCAGCTTGGTTTTGCTCCAATCGATGACGCTGGCCGTTTTCGGCAAGGTTTCACCTGGAGGGAGCCCGGCATCCATCTCTGAAAATCCAGGAGCTCCTGAAAGTTGGTCTGCAGCGAGGGCCGCTGCCGCATTGTCGATTTCGGACGGTTCGGCCTGCGCCGGCGTCGGTTCGGTATCGCCGCCCATGCCGACGTCACCGGCCGGAAGCTGCACGCCCATGGCTGCAGCCAATGCCGACAAGCGATCGTCCACGGCCTGCATTTTGGCCATGATGTCCTTGTTCGTGGCGCGGCCGGATTCTTCTTTCTCCTTGCCGCCGCTCACTTCCTGCAAAATCTGCTGAAGGTCTTCGAGATTGAGCTGAACGGGGGTTCCCGCCGCCGCTTCCATCTCTTCCATTCCGGGCTCCGGGGGCATTCCGCCGCCCATTGCCATTGCAGCCATCGGATCACCGCCCATAGCTGCCATCGGATCACCGCCCATTGCGACCGGGTCCATCGGCATTCCGCCGCCGCCCATTGCGGCCATCGGATCACCGCCCATAGCTGCCATCGGATCACCGCCAGGAGGCATGCCACCCATTGCGGCCATCGGGTCCATCGGCGGGGCACCACCACCCATGGCAGCAGCCTGAGCTTCTTGCGTTACGGGGTTGAAGGCGTTCTTTTTCAGCCCGTTTCTGGCCTCGGCTGCCTGTTTCTTCAATAGGTTAAGGTCAATCATGATTCCTCCTGAGTTTCTATTTAATATAGTCTTATGCCTTGCTTTTTTCCAATATGACGATCGGCGTGTCGATGTCGATCTCCCCGGCGTTGAACGCTTCCTGCGCTTCGCGCATGGTTCTGAACGTACGCTTGGCCTGGCCCTTGCCCGGCCGCGTGGCCAGATACAGCCCCTGTACGAACTGCTGGCGCGGTACGTAGTGGGCCGTGAAGTCACGCGGACTCAGGAGGTTAGCTTCGGGCGTCATCTTGGCCCTGGCCTCCTCGACCGCCTCTTTGCTGACGGGAGCGTAATAGGTCACGCTGTCTCCGTCGAAATCCATACCGTAAGGTTCGACGATGCTGGGGCTCACCTGCACCGACTTGCCTTTGACGAGCACCGGTTCGAACGCCATGACTCCGTACTTGTGCAGCGTCGGTGCCCGGTTCACGATGACCGGGCGTTCCTTGACCGCTTCGTACAGGAAGCTCTCGGCCTTCTGATCGCGATCCTTCACGCGCTTGATGGCGTCGGTCGGCGCATAACCGCTCTTCACCATGTTGCGGACGACGAACGGCTCGAAGACGTCCCAGGCATCCTTGATCGGAATGCCGATCTTGTTAAGGGGCATGGACGGGTTCGGCGTCACGACGCCGCTTCCGGCCAGGTTCATGGCCGTACCGAGCACGCGGCGGTGATAGCCACCGTACTTGGCGCTCCCCTTTCCGAGTGCCCACTTGAGCAGGCCCTGGACGTTCTTTTCCTGGAGCTTGGCGTCGTCGGGATCATACATCCCGGTGAGTGCCTTGTAGGTGTTGTACATCTGTTTGCGGGCGCCCTTTATACTGCTGTCGGGCAGTCGCTCGCGAGCCGAACGCATGTCGTCGCGGGCGAACACCAGGCTGCGGTACAGCATATTGGCATCGGCCGTGATGTTCGTGCCGTCGAGCTGCGTAACCGGGCGGAACTTCGGCGGGAGCACCGGGACACGCTCCATCATGAAGTCTTTCGGGTGAACGTCCTGTTCCTCCATGCTCTTCAGGAACCGGTAACGCTTGAGCGCCTTGTCCTTCTTGCTGGGCGTACTTCCCTTCAGATCCTCCATGGCGCCCTTGACCGCGGCCTTCATGTCGATCTTGGCCAGCGCCGCCTGTATGGCGGCTCCGCCGGTCTTGTCGCCGATGGCCTCTTCGCCGCTCATGACGGCGTTGAATTTCTTCTGCGTCATTCCGAGTACGCTGGCGAGCGCAGGCTCCATGACCGGGTTCGGTAGTGGCTCGTCGAGCTGAATGTAACCCCAGCCGGTGCCGTCGTCTCCGAAAATCTTCGGATCGAACAGGCCCCCGTCGATCGGCTTCATGGTCTTCTGGTCGAAGGTGCGGGCGACCCCGAGCTCATGGCCTTTGGCCAGATCCTTGGCCTGGCGGTCAGTCATTCCGAAAAAGTTGATGCGGTCGGGCTGCTCATCGACGTTGATGCCGGCTCCCTTCAGATGCTCGTAGAACTTCTTGTTGACGATGGGGGTGCTCGGCATCTTGGGCACGCGGCCCATGCGGAAGTCACGCCAGAACTCGTCGTTGGCCTGGCCGCGGATGAGCTTCGCGTCCTTGAGTACCTTCATGGCTCCGTGGCTCACCAGCGCCGACGTGTGAAGTCCCCCGATGAACTTGGAACCATGCTTGCCGCCTCTGAGCGGCGTGTCCTCACCGGAGGACGGGCCGACTCCACGGCCTTTGCCTTTGTCCTCGGCCATATGCATCAGTCTGTAGTAGAAGGCTTCGCCTGTGAGGACTTCGGGTATCTTGCGGCCGGTCACGGGGTCATATAGATCTTCGTTGGCGCTCAGGCCGGCCTGCTTCAGTTTTTCCTCGTACTTATCAATCATCTTTTCGTCGAATCCTTCGACGATTTCGGGCTTCCCGGTCTTCCTGGCCAGCTTTCCGGCAAGCGCTTCGGTGACCTGCATCGGATTGACGCGGCTGATTATGCCGAGCGGGCTCAGCAGCACATCGTATGGGTTGCCGTCCTTGTCCAGCGGCATCTCGTTGTCGGGAAGAATGTTCACCACGCCCTTGGCTGCATATCGGCTGCTCATTTTGTCGCCGTTGCGCATGGGCACGTTGGCCCTGGTGTAAACCGTGGCGTGCTTGTCGCCTTTGTCGGCTTCCACGACCTTGCCTTCGTAATCGTGATCCCAGGTTTCGACCACGGCCGTGCGGGTCTTGCGTCCCAGGCTGCCGGGCTTGGCCTCGTTGTGCCTGACGGCCACGATCATCGGGTCGCCCTTGCGCAACACGGTGCCGGGCTTCACGATCCCCTGGTCGGTAAGCGTGTCCATCTGGTCCTTGGTGAATCGGCCGGAGAACTTGCCGATAAATTCCTTCTTGTCAAAAGCGGTGTTGGTGGAGACGGGTACGCGCTGCTTGTACATCTTCTCGGCGGCGAGCTTCTTGGCTGCCGATTCGGAGATCGTGATCGCGTCTTCGTATGCGTGACCCTTCCAGTTCATGTAGGCTACGCGCAGATTGCGGCCCTGGGCTGCGACGCCCTTGTCGTCCGTGTAGTTGGTCGTGGCCAGAACCTGGTTGGGTTTGACCTCGTCGCCGACCTTAACCTGCGGAATGCTGCGCAGGTACCCCTTCTGGTTGAACGGGTGATTGTTGTACAGATCGTATGTCTCGGTGCCTTCGGGTCCGCGGATGGTGATGCTGTCGGCGTCCATGGCTGCAACAGTCCCCTTGATCGTGGACTTCCGCACACCCATCATCTGCCCGATGTCCTCTTCGGCCGTGCTGGTGCCCTGGCGACTGCGTACGAGTGGAGCTTCACGCTGCGCAAGCGGCATCGCCTGGACGCCGTACTTGCCACCCATCTGCAGGCGGTTGGACATGATCCCGCTCTTCCCGGGGACGCTGTTGGAGCCCTTGCTGAACATGTTGGAGTCGTCCATGATGTAGTAGTCCACGTCCTGCTTGGGGACGATCTTCACGCCCTTGCTTCCGTGGATGGCCGGAACGAACTTTCCCTTGGCATCGAACTCCTTCTTGGTCGCCACGCGGCTGCGGGCGGCCGTCAGACTGTCGACCCATTCTTCCTTGCCGGTCTTGGCATTGAACATTTTGGTGTAAAGCCGGCCATCGTCGCCCTTTCGGACACCGTTGGCCAGGTACAGATCCAAACCGACGCGTAGAGATTCCACGCTGCGGACGGGGTCGACGAAGCCGGCAAAGCTGTCCTGTACCGCCCGAGTCTCGCTGGGAGCCGTGCGTACACCGCTGATCCCACCTTCGCCAATGCGGCTGATCTTCGTGCTCAGGTCGATGGCTGAAAAGGGACTGCTCCCATCGATATAACTCGCATGACGTGACTCGTTGAATATTGCATCGACGTGTTTATTCATGGGAGCAGTCGGTATATCATCGAAATTACCGCGACGCGATATGCGCCACAGCAGATTCCGCGCTATGCCCCCACCGTCACGCACGATGCGCTCGGCGAAATAATCGGCGGGTCCGTCCACCTTCTGAAATTCAAGGCTGTCTCGATAATCCTCCCCGGCTTCTCCCCGGCTAAGCTTCAGGACCTTGCCGGCCGATTCCAGAAGAGTCTCGGGCGTGAGCCTCGGGTGTGGGCGTCCAAGCGTAATCTCGGTGGATACCGGGTCCAGCTCTGTACGCTGGAGCTTCTCGATGAGCTCGTCGTATTGGGCGGACTTGTCCTGCGCCGTTTTCGGTATTCCACCCGTAAACCGCTGCGTCGGCTGCTGGATGTCGCTGGCACGTCGGTTGACGTCCAGGAGCTCGGCGCCCCACTGTTGTTTGATCTGATCGTCGGTCATCCCCTGCCGTTTCAGGATCGTGTAAAGTTTGTAACCCCTTGTTCCCTGCTTGAGCCGGAATATGCCGGTCTTCGGGTCGAGCTCGATCTTGAACTGGCCGCCGGTACCCTGCTTCGGGTTTACGTGGGCCTCGAAAAAGCCGTTCTCCTTCTTGCGCGTGTATACGCCCGGCGTCAGTCTGAACATGTAGTTGATCGACTGTTCGCTGCCGTTGCGGATGAAGGTTCCCCGTTCCGTCATCCACGGCACGTTCATGAGCACGCGCGGATTGCTCGTGGTGGTTTCCCCGGTCTCCTTGTTCGTTAGCTTCCAGCGACCGCGCAGCTTGGCGGTCACGCTGCCGTTCTGAAGCACGGCCTGCTTCTCGTCCCGGAGCCTGGGTTTGTATTCGTCGTAATCGACACCGTCGACATCGAGCACGAAGCGTTCGTTCTCCAGCGGGAAACGCTGTCTGAACGCGCTTTTCGTGTTGTCGAGGATCCGTTGGCGCACCTGGGCGTAGTCCGTCGGGCTGTATGGCTTCGACTTTGCACCGACAACCGGATCCAGTAGACGGGTCTGGAAGTCCTGCATACTACACCACCGCTACGTTGCGAGCCAACGTGTCCGTCGGGTCGATGATCTGGTCCTCGAGAGCTCCGGCACTCGCACCCTGGTCGATGAGATTGACGCTGCGTGGCCGGACCTTCTTTTTCTTGTTTATATGCGCGTCGAGCTTGGCCTTTATGCGCGGGTCGATAGCGCCGATGAGTACCGGCGGACGCTCCTGCAAGGCCATGCGCTCGGCCGCCTTTTCAGCCGCCTTTATGCGCTGCCGGTTGGGATCGCGCTCGTCGGCCCACTGCTTGGTAAGCACGGCGCCGCCGGCGAAAGCCGTCACGCCCAGCAACGCCAATGCGGCCTGGAGCGATCCCATGGTAGATGACTGTCCCGGGTCCTTGATGCCGAGGATGAGGCGCTGGGCAAACGTCGGGCGCTGGCGATCTTCGGCTTCCTTCTCGATCAGGTCCCGGGTGATCCCGGCGGCCTGCTCGGCCCGTTCCTTACCGTAGTCGCGGAGCGACGGGTCCGGGCTGATGACCGGCATTCCGGCCTGTACGGACGCTTCGAGCCTGCGGTTGCCCTTCTGGGCCTCCTGCTTGCGCTCGAGCGCGCTGAGAAGATACTTGATCCCGAAGGCGCCGCCGCCGTAGAGCCCTGCCATGAGCATGGCTTTCGTCAGCATCTTCTGATCGAAGGTCGCATCTTTTCCGGCGGCCCGCATGAAGCCTGGCACCGGAGTGTCTTCGACGCCGAACGGAAGAGCGGCCGCCTTCACGTAATCGCCAATTCCGGCCGTTTTGCGAACTGTACTCATAAGCTCGAGATTGACCTTGCCGAGCTTGTTCATATTCTCTTCAATGCGTTTCTGCCGCTCACGCTTCGCACGTATATCGGCGAGCTTGTTGGCCAGGGTAAAGCCACCGTAGCTGCTGATTGCCATGGCCGCGATCGGAAGGACGAACTGCATCGACTCAAGGTCTGCCTGCTTTTTGATCATATCTTCATTCGGCACGGGTCGTGTCCTCCGGTTGAATATATTTGAAACTTATGGTTCTTAAAAGTATCTTCCAGGTCTCGAGCCTGGGGACCCACTGCTTTTCTTCGAACGAGATGTGGGTCCAGCCCTTGGCTACCTCGTCGATTATCCGGTTATAAGCCTTTATGTCTTCGGCATCGCTCATGACGAACACCTGCAGTTTCGTCGTGTGCACCCGACGCGGCCGCATACGTGGCGGATCGTCGTTCTTCAGATTAAGTGCCGGCCCTTCGTAGGGCAGCCCTTCGTACATCCCGCGAATGTACGTCATTCCTGGTTCTGGTGTACTCATACAAACATATCGCGCCGGCGCGATTCATCCTGCTGTTGTCTCTTTCGTTCGATCAGCTTGCGTTTCAACGCCTGCATCTGACGCTGGCGCAGTGCGAGCTGTTCCCGCACGGTCGCGTCGACGACGCGTTCCTGCAAAGCTTCCTTGTCGCTGTCGGTCGGAGAACTCATCTTCGACGCCAGATAGCCGAACGCCGCACCGCCGACGAGCGGGACGCCGACCAGGTAAGGTCCGATACTGCCGAGGCCCTCGCCGATGCCTTCGATGGCGTCGCCCCAGCCGAACTTGGCTTTCTTATGCATGAAAGTGGTGAACTTGTCCATGTGCTTCTCCTATGAAATTAAACCGGTCGTACGCAATGCTCCGGCCAGTCCGCCGGTTACGCTGGCAATGCGCGTAACGTCCTTCGGCAATGCGAAAATGTTTCCAAGCGCGTAGGCCGTCACGGCGGCACCTGCAAATCCGAGGCCCGCCCGGATCGCGCCGTTGGTCAGGTCAGCCATGCTGGTGTTCCCGCTGCGTCTGTCCGAGCTCGTATTGTCGAATATGGTGCCGATAGCGGCCTTCTGACCACTGGTCAGGAATCTGTCGTTGGCCACGATCTCTTTGGCGTGATCCAGCGGTATGACATCCATGGACATCACCGCCTGATTGCTCGCATCGCCCATACCACCTAACATAGCCGTTTTTTGAATAGGTTTCAACGCTGCAGTCTTCTGCCGATCCCGATCCATGTAGTTCCAACGGGTCATACTCTTCCACGGATGCTTAGTGTCCAGATTGCTGGCCACGCTCAGCCCGCCGGCTCCAAGAGCTGCGATGAGCGCCAACCGCCTGCGGAACTTCGAGATCTCCTCGTCGGTGACCGGCTGTGCGCCCATCCCGGGGACCATCTGTGCTCCACGGCCCATGAGCCGCGCTATGATCGGCGCAGCCAGATAAGCACCGCCACCAGCAACCGTAGCTGCGGCCAAGGCGCTTCCCGCCGGGTTTACCGTGTACTTTTTCCACTTCTTGTACGGAACCGTCCAGTCGGCATTGCTGAGAATGTTGCCGCCACTGGAGGCGCCGGCGCTTGCGTCGTATTCCTTACTGGGGCCGGCGTCGCGACTCTTCAGGTCGGTCGTCGGTCCTTTGGGCTTCTGTGCCAGCGGGACTTTCTTATCTTTTTTAACGGTTACTGCCATGGTCACACCCGCATATTGTTCATGAAGTTGGTGAATGCACTGCCGCGCTGTGGCTGCGGCCGTCTGAAATTCCTGTTCGCCGCCCACCAGTTGGGGTTCTGCGGGTTCTGCTGTGCCTGGGCCTGCTGCTGCGGTTTGTCTCCGCCGAACAGACCTCCGGCCAGGAGCAGACCGCCGGCGCCGATCGCCAGCTTGCCCCAGTTGCCCTTCATCCAGTCGCCGATCTTTTTGTTGCGCTCGGTCTTATACTTGTCGTAGGCTCCCTTGGTGCCTGACATGAAGCCCTGGTTGAACTGCTTGGACACTTCCAGATCCGGATCAATGGCTTTACTGGGCTGCGCCGGCTGCGCCCCATCGTTCATGCCGAACATGCCCTTGACCATCTGTTTGCCTCTTTCGGCGGCGTCCACCACAGTGTTCACCGCAGGGGCTGCCGTAGTCGCCATCCGGTATTTCGGATCGCTCTCGGACATGATGCGCCGGTCTTCCGGGCTGAACTGTATCCGACGTTGCTCGGGCGTTAGCGTGCGCAGATAGTTTCCGTAGGATTCGATCTCCTGAGCGCGTCCACCGCCGGTAAGCCCTTCCCACACGCCCTTGCCCTGGACGTATCCGGTTACAAGTTTGCGTCCGGCCGCTGCACCTATCTGGTTCGCTTCTGCCGGGGTCTTGCCGGCCTTCAGCGCCGCCGCTCTGGCTCGCACGGTAGCGCTCGCCGCCTGCTGCCGCAGGGCGTTCATGCGCTTGATCTGCTCGGGCGACATGCCCTGGGCCGTTTTCAGCAATGCTTCTTTAAGATGCACGGGACGCTCTAGTTAAAGGGTTGGTTTTTTCTTGACCAGCGGCGGTTGCCCGGCGACCACCTGTTTGGGTTCTTCCGGCTTCTTGGTCTTCGACAAAATCTGTTCAGCGCCGCTTAGGAGTTGCGGGTTCGTCTCACCGCTGGCCGCCCGCTTGGCGTCCTGCCGCGCCTTGAACCGCTGCCCGGGCGTCAGCTCGGTATCCGTCGAAGCCACCGCAGGTGTCGCGGGTGTCACCGGCTTCTCGGCAGTCGGGGCATTCCTGCGCGCCTGAACGAGCTGCTGGTGCTGCTGCATGGTAAGTGGTGACAGTCCGGCGCCTTGGCGCTGCTTGTTGGCTTCCGCCAACGTGCTTTCAGTCGGATAAACCACTCTTCCACCGACGTTCATGCTGCCGGCAATGGCTTCTTGATTTATCTTTGACGCTTTGTCCCATGTCGATGCGTCAGCAGGCCCGAAAATCTTCGCCCCGCCGGCATTCACATGCTCCTGGAACTGTGCGTCGGTCATATTGCTGTCGGCGAGCTCCTTCGGCATCATGTAAATGTTGCCCTGAAATTCGACCGGCCGATCGTTGGCGCTCGGCTGATATGCGTCGGTGGTAGCGGCTGCGGCCTGCTCGGGCTTCTGCACGGTCTCGGGCTGCTTCGTCATGGCGGCCTCCACCTCGGGGTTCAGCATGGACGTGCGCTTAGCTTCTTCAGCCACTGCTTCGCCCTTTTTAAGCTCCTCGGCTTGCTGCCTGGCTGCGCGCTCGGCCCGTGCACGCTCTACGTCGGCGCGGGAAATGGGTGGGGTGGACGCGATGGTTTCCGCTGCCACGGGCGGTTTCGCGGTCTGCCCCGTAGTCTGAACGGCATCGGTACCCTTCGTGACGTCGTCGGCCTGCGGCTCGTTCTGGACGCGTTCCTGCGTAGTTCCCGGGTTTTTGATGGTGGTGTTGATATGGTCCTGCATGACGGCCCGGTCTTCTTCGCTGGCACCGGGGACAGCCGTATCAATGGCACTGTCCATCGCGGTCTCCATGTCCTTCGGCAACCAGCCGAACTCACGAGCGGCGTACATGCCGAGCCCCGCGATAAGTCCACCGATAGCAGCACCCTTGGCTCCGCCGAAGGCTCCACCGACCAGTGCGCCGATAATGGCGCCGCCGACGCCGGCACCGACAGTGTATCGATTGATCTTGGCACCACCAAGAGCCTCGCGCATACCGCCTTCCAGCGCGGTCTTCGCCCACTCGGCCTTTATGGCCGCCTGCTCCTCGGGAGTCTTGTCCTTCAGCTTTTCGCCGATCTCCCGGTCGTGCTTGGCCTTCCAGTATTCGCCGGTCTTCAGCGGGTTCAGGGCGTCCTCCGGATTCTGCAGGGGCTTCTCCAGCCACTGGTTGAACTGCTGCCCGATGTCCCCTGGTTCGGCCGTCTTACGAAGCCCTTCACGGGCCGCTCTCAAATCTGCTTTGGTGACGCTCATGATCGACTCCTAGTTTGAACCCGGAGCGCTTAGCATCCAGTTGGTGTCCATAGCCTGCTGCTTGGCTTCGGCCACGCGTTGATCGTTCATATCGCGAACCTCGTTCTGAAGCTGGTTCGCCTTGATGAATTCCTTCTGGGCCTTGGCCACGTTCTGGGCCGCCTTGCCCTTCTGCTGGAGCCGTGCGGCCGCTTCGTTGGTCTGCTCGGTCTGCTGCTCGAACGCCTGCTTTTCCTTTTCCTGCTGCGCCATCTGCGCCTGCTGAGCCTGCATCTGGTTCGAGCGCTGGGACATGTTCATGGGAGTGGCCGACGGCATCGGTGCGGCCTGGGCCGGCATGGTACTCGCTGCAGCGCCCATCGACGGGTTCTGCGGCATGGTTGCCGGGGCGGAAGGCGCCTGTGCGGCGGATTGTGGTTGCTGCACGGCAGCTAGTTTACGCAACGCCGCTACACCTACGGCGGCTTCCAATTTAGGGTCGAGCATGGTCAAGCCTCCTGAATTTTTTCATAAATATTACTATATCACCGGGAGCTACATCATGCCACCCTGGGCCTTTGCCTGGGTGAGTGCTTGCGACTGCACTCCCTGCTCCATTTTCTGCAATTCCTCTTTGACGAGTGCGCTCATGGTCGGGTCCGTCTTGTTCAGGTTCGCGAGCTGACTCTGACGGTCAGGTGCAGAGAATACCTGCTGCGCGAATGCGGCCGCATCGGCCTGCATCTGATCCAGTGTCGGTGGTCCGCCACCGCCAACCGGCATTCCGGGTGCGGGCGCTCCGCCGGCCGCAGGCATTACGCCGCCGGCCGCTGGTGGTGCCGCTTCGCCCTGCGGAAGCCCCATGTTGGCCTGCGCCGCGTTCGGCGGGATCTGCCCGGGTGGCGCCATCTGGACGTATTCGTCCAGCATCTGGGCCTTGGACTCCTTGGCGTTCTCTTCGCGTGCGTCGTCGGCCATTTGGCGACGTTCCTCCTTGAGGCGCTCGCGCTCGATCTCCGGATCGATGTGGAAAGCTTTGAGGGCCGTGGTCTGCGAGACGACGCCGGCGCTGGCCAGATTCAATTTGACCTGCTTGGTGACGTCGTCTTCCGCGATCGACACATAGACCAGGCGGCCGTGAATCTCTTTCCAGCCGATCTGTTCGCTGCAGGCTTCGAGATACCAGTTTATCCAGGTCGAGATCGGATCGGTGAAATGGCTCCAGCTGCGTTCGAAGGCTCTGAGGCCGATCGGTGGTCCGTTGACGGAAGCGAAGCTGCTGCGGTAGAATTCGGTGGCCACGCCCATCGTGGTCAAAAGCTGGTCGTATCGGCGCTCGATCTGCTCGGCCGGGGTGATGCTCTGGCCTTCACCGCCGGCGATGTTGTAATCGACGGGGGCCGGCAGCGTGTGCCAGCCGGTCGGATCGCTCTTGTGACGGCTGATCATGGCCTTCACGTTGCCCATGAAGTTCTGCATGCCGAAAGTCTGCAGCGGGTCGACGCCACCCTTGGTGGTGGCTGGCGTCAGATAACGGAGCGGGACGATCCAGTCGCTGGCGATGGCTTCGTCGAAACGCTCGAGCATCTGAAGCTGCACGACCTGACTGAAACAGCTCATGAACAGGGGTATTCCCCACCCGTCGTTAAGCCTGAATCCGCCTGCGGCCGGTTCGATCGAAAGGTGCTTGAAGGTCTCCGGGTCGAACCGAAGTCGTGTGCGGTCCTTGACAGCCTCGATGAACTCCCATGGAATGGAGCATAGCGACAAGTGGTCGCCCTTCTGGATCTTGCCGGCGCTTCGGCCGTCGATCCGCAGATAGAACTCGCGGCGGCCGCTCAGGCGGCAGAAATCGATCTCGACGTCGCGTGGGTCCCAGCGGATGACGACGAGCCCGCTCTTGTGGCTCTTGTCCTGTGAATCCTTGCGCTTATGTGCGCCGTGAAAGCCGCACGCTGGACAGGTGGACAGAAATTCATAGCCGGCCGACCATTTGTAGTCGATGTCGGGCTTGAGTTTTTCGAGCACGCGGGTCATTCCGCACTCCGGACACTGGATGGACCGGTTGATGGGAAGCGTCAGACTGGTAAAGCTGTTGCCGAACCCGATAAGGTCGTCACCGACCAGACCGGCGTTCTCCAGGATGTTGAAGTCGCGATGGAGCTGGAGCGTGTAGTCCTTCCGCTCCGCGACGCTCAGGTCCTCCCCATAGATCTCGAGTTCGTTCAGGAAATATCGAATGGACCGTTTGATGGCCATCGTATAGACGCCGTGACGATTCCACAGCCATTCCGCCCACTGAAGGACCTCGTCCATCGTGCGCGGGTATATGAGATTGGCGTAGGTTCTAAACGGATTCGCTACGCCCGTTGAGTCCAGGTCCCTTTTGTCGTATGGATTCAGCTCTATTGGCATGGATGTCTCCTGTAGCCGCTATGGATGTCAGATTGTCGTCACCGGAATCACGGCACGCCCCGCAGACCGGCACCGATTCAAAGCCGGAGACGGCCGGGTTCTTGCGACATCTGCAGCAAACGATCCGCTCACTGCTGTTTTTCTTAATCATGAGATGTCTCCGATGGGTTCTGCACAGAAAGGCATTATTAGTAATATATCGCCCTTGTAGGTGAAACTCAAACCGAGGTTGAGTACACTGTGCGCGTTGCCGTCGAACTCGACGGACAGCGGCATTTCATGGCTGATCGGCGGTTCGTACATGGAATCCTGGTTCTTCGAACTCGCGAGCACGATGAACCGCTCCTGGGCAAAGGCCGATGCATACGTCGTGGTCATACGCCCGAAGGCGCCGCTGAACGTCACGCGGACGCCGTTCTTGGTGACGGGTGCCGTCTCCGGGGCAGGCTGCACTGCCGCTGCTTGCGGCTGCGCCTGTGGCTGCGCGTTCTGCATGAACATGTTCATCATCTGCATCATCATCTGCATCGGATCGACCGATCCGGGCATCTGTTGAGCCGTCTTCGGCATCGTGCCTGGCGCCGGCGTGTTGAACATGACGTCGCCGAGGTCTTCCGGAATGCCGGAAGCGGCGGCCTCTTTCGCGTCATTCCCGAACAGGTCGGGCTTAAAGTTGTCTTCTTCGTGCATAACCATGAATGCTCCGTTTGCGTCGGCCCCTACCTGGCGGCGTTTGAACCCGTCGCCGTACCGCCTTTCCTCGGCAGTCGCCTTACCGCTGATGCCACCATCCTTGGTGCTGCGCGGTACGATGGTGTTCTTGCCCATACTTCCATACGTGCCTTCGTCGAGGCCGTTCTCGTCATCAATGCAGACGAGCGTCACGTTTCCTGACTTGTGGAACTTCTGAGCGTTCCTGAATACTTCAGATAATGGTTCGCCCATGAGGGGGTCCTCCGTGTTAATGGTAATTTCCAGGAGATCCTGGAAATCTACGCGTCGGCCTGCTGCAGCTCGTCGCGGGAAACGCCCTCACGCTGACTCAGGTAACCCGACATGTATCCATCGACGCTCGGGTCGTTGTTCGGGTTGTCCCGAAGATACCCGGCCATGAAGCCGGCCTGGAATGCGTTGGTCTGTTCGACTGGAATCTGTTGTTCCTGTTCTTGTTGGATGGTTTCTTCGTCAGGCATGGTAACCTCCTTTGGTTGTTACTCTTAATGTACATATTTACGCCCGTACGTCAAGACAAAACAGCCCCGGGCGTTTTTGCCACGGGGCCATCGAATAAGAATGAACTATTACTCTAGCCCCGCGGCGGCTTATTGTCAAACTTCGTGCAGGTTGTACTCGCCGCATTTGCAGCAGCATTTGTTTCCGGGGTCCTGCCACTCGTCACACACGGCACAGGCCACGATGATCGTCATCGTATACTCGTCCTCCGGCTCCTCGCCGAGCACGTCGACGGCCGTGTTCCACAGGATCTCGGCCGTCTGCTTGAATATCCTGAAGCGCATCCGATTGTAATTGATGGACTTGAATATGTTGTGCTCTTCTGGGTCTTCGTGCCGCTGAACGGCCGCGCTCCAGTCCACCAGCATTTCGACCATATCGACCAGGTTCATCCCGTTGATACCGTTCTCGAAATGCTCCGGATGATGGCGGTTGTTCGCGTAATGGTGCTTGAGCGCCGGCTGGAGCGAGCCCTTGAGCAGGGCATTGTACTCCTTCGACCCGTACTTCAGTTCGCGGAGTTCGGCCGCGGCCGCGAAGTACGGCAGTTCCTCCTTGCGGAGCTTGCTTCGGTCGTGCCGGCGCCCACGCAGGCGCATCAGGTTGCTGACGGCATCCAGCTGTCCTCGTACATTGTGCTGGTGAATGAGGATGCCGTCGCGTTCTGCCAGTAACTGGTCACGTGTTGGTTCGGGTGTCATTGGTTGCCGTCCTCCGCCATGGTCGACGGTTCGTCCGTCGATTCGGGGAACGCGGCCTCTTCCAGGGACCTCAGTCGCTGCGCCTGCAGCATGGCCAGATCCGGCCCCATGTACTGCAGGAACGCTTCCTTATGGTGCGGAGCGGTGATCACGAACGCCTGGCCGTTGATGACCAGCGTGTGCCCTGGAAGCCACTTGAGCCTCTTGGCTCGTTTACCCATCAGGGCCACGCGAATACCGGCCTTCGACGTGCCGATCACCCGCATCTTGATGCCTTCATGTCCGTTGATGCGCTCGCCGACCGAGAAGTGCTTCGAGCAGTCGTACTCGGGCTTCTTGGGTTCCTCCTTCGGCGGATCGAGCGTCGCCATGATAGCGGCGACATCCGCCCGCTGCTCCGGCGTCCAGTCCTTCGTCGGATCTTCACCAAGCAGCACGTCGGCCGCCTCGTCAAGGCCGAGCTGTGGTTGATCTTTCGTTTCTTCTTCCGTCATACTTACCTCCTCAGAATGGTATGTCATCGATTGATTCGTCGCTTACGTCGAACGGGTCGTCGTCGCTCCCGGCGGGGAACGGCGGCGGTTTGGGCCGACTGGGCTGATACGCCGGCGGCTGATAGGCAGGGGACTGCACGGGAGCCGGGCCGTCGCCGCTGTCCGTCATTTCATTCTGCGTGATCACGGCCTCTGCAGTGATCCGCACGGCACTGCGCTTTCCACCGCCGTTGGGGTCGTCCCAGGACTCGTAGGTCAAACGACCCTGTACGATCACGAACATGGCCGCCTTGAGTTTGTCCCGGAACTGAAGGGCCTGGTCGCCCCAGGCTTTGACTTCGAAGAAGCCGTGCTCCTGCCGGGCCTGGCCCGCCCACACGTATTCGCGGGCACACCGGATTGAGAACGTGAGCAGCGCCGTTCCGTTGTTGCCCACGTTGCGCATCTCGGGTTCGCGCGTGACGATCCCGGATATAGTGATTGAATTAAGGTCTTTCATCATCGATCCTTCAGCTGCATCTGTTCCGTACGCTGATCGAACTTGTCGCGCAATATACGCTGGTAGTCGTCGGTGCGCTGCTCCGGCGGGAAGAACTTATCGAAGGTCTTCTTCGGGTTCTTCTCGGGCTGCGGCTGCAGCGGCATCGGGAACTCCGGCTTGGCGGATTCCGCAGCCATGTGGGCGCAGGTGGCCTCCACGGCCTCCTTCAGCTTCTTGATCTCCTCGGCCATCATGGTGATCAGCTCCTTGTCGGCCGCGCGTGCGATGGCCAACTCGTGTTCCATGATCTCCATCCGGGCATCCTTTGTCGCAAGCTCCCGCTCATGCATCATCGTCGTGCGGAGATTCCAGCCGACGGCCGCACCGATGGCGGCCAGGGTCATGGCTATCAGCACCTTCATAGAGTCCTCTGCTATCTTCTGCCAGTTCATTCCTCACCCTCCGGGTACTCGGCCGAGAGCATGTCCAGCGTCACGTCAGGCGGCGGCAGCAGGCCGGTGCCGCACGTGCATTCCGGGATTATGCGGTCGCATGTGCCGCACCTTCCGTTGAACGCACGGCTCAGCGTCTCTTCCGCCGTGCCGTCTTCCATATCCTCCTTATCGGGGGCTATTCCCATGATCGCGGCTGCGGCATGCAGCGCCTTCCGCCGAATGATCGGAATGGGGCCGAAGGAGTCGGCCATCGGGTCGATGCTCCGGGTGGTGCAGGCGTTGGCTATGGCGACCAGGCGGTCGACGGTTTCCAGCTCTGCAGGCGTCTTTATCTCGCTCATTGCGTGGTCTCCACTTTGTGTATGTTGTTGTCCGGATAAAACTTGTCGGCCTTCTCCGTCACGTTGTAGCTGTTGAAATGGCCGTGCATGGCCCGCTTGTTCAGGTACCCGAGCTCCACGAGCTTCTCGAGCCGCCTGTACACCCAGTTGCCCTTCACATGCATACCGTGGCGATCGGCGGCGCCGGTAACGTCCGGGACGCGGGCGCGCAGCCCGTCGCGATACCGGACGGCGTCACGAACCATGTCGATCCAGAACTTGCGCAGCTCTTTAGTTGCCAGCATCGGACCTCCTTCTCAACCGCCGCTTCCGCATGTTGATGGCGTTGATCTCGGCCTTGGTCTCGCGTTTGAGTTTCTCGGAGTCCTCGTCGGTCATGTGCTCGTAGCACTCGAGAAACCGGCGCCGGTCGCTTATGGCGCATTCCAGTATGAACATACTGAACTCAGTCGAGGATTCGAAATGTTTGGGCGTGCTCACCACTTGATCTGCACCTCCTTGGGGCTTCCGCCGATCGCGGCGTGCAGACTGTCGCTCGTGGAGTCCATGGTCTTCTCGGCCTCGTCCCGCCAATGCTCGAGGTCGGCCTGCTGCGCCCGGCAAAGCTCCTCCATCTCCTTCAGCTGTTCGTTGCGGGTCTCGATCGCCTGGTCCTGCTCCAGCCGCTTCTCCTGCAGGCGCTGAACCTCGTCCTTGGCTTTGTCCAGCTGCGCCGCGGCCTTCTTCAGATCCCTGATTTCATCAAGGTACGATTCGATGAGTTCTCTGGAAAGGGTGTTGTTGCTCATGCCGTCCTCAAAGAAGTAGACGGGATTTTCCACCCACTCGGCGTCCTTGGGCGCCTGCTTGACCACGACCTTTCCACGGTACCGTTCGGTATACTTGCTGCTGTTGCCGTCGTTCAGATCCGCTTCCATGTTCCAGTCGATGAATTCATCACCTTCAAGCCACAGGATCGGCTTGCCGAAAAGCTCGGTGGCCGTGTCGGGGATGTACGGATGTTCCCGCACGATCTGCGGCTCGTTGTCGGTGGTTTTCTTTTTAGGCGACATCAGGGTACCTCAATGTTGCTAATTCAGTTACATATCCCACGACGCTGTCGGGGGAACGGTCGAAGGCGGAGCATTGATGCGCATAGAATGTGGACAGTGCGCCCGATCTCGGCATGACTGGAACGGGTCCGGCCGGATCGCGGTATTCAATATCCTCCCAGCAGGCGGTGCTCCACAAGCCGTGGAAGTGCGTGCTGAGCTTAACAAAGTTCATGAAGTTGTACTCGTCGCACAGCGTACGGTAGCTACGGTTCATCTGGCAGTGGTAGTTCATGTGGCAATCGCCGCACAGCGTCACGCCGTTATCCGGGTCGAACCGGAGTTCCGGGAAGTACGTGGCGTGGTTCACGTGGTGGGCATGCCGGTTCTGCAGGCTGTTGCAAATCACGCAGCGTTTGTCGCGCATGATCACGGTTGCCCGCCAGACGCGGTACTCGTAGGTGTCTCTCCAGTCACTCATTGTTTACCTCCTTTGAAGTCAAACTTATCACGGGTCAGCCTGTAGTGGGGCGGTAGCATTCCATGCGCTTCCCAGTACAGTGTCTTCTCCTTCTCGTTCAGTCTCGGGCCGTTACGGTCCCGGGCGGCGAAACGCTCCAGTATCTTGACGACCCTGAACATCTCATCGTCCGACAGGCGTCGTATCAGCTTATCCAGGTACTCTACGTCCCGCTCGTGCTCAGTCATCGGTCGGTACCCTTCAGTGTGGGTTTGGTATAAGCGTGTAGGCACTCGAAGCTGCAGAAGTCCTTATTGGTCACGCGGCGGCAGCCCATGACCTGGAACTGTATAGCTACCCAGCCCGCGAAGGGCGACGGGCCACCGATGGACATCTCCTTGTCGGACTCTTCGATCTTCTTGCACTGATCGCAGGTCTTTCTGGTTATCTCTCGCGTGCTCATTTCAATCTGCTCCAGCTTTTTATAAGGTTGACGATCATGAGGAAGCCCGTGGTTATCATGAGCGGCGTGAAAAGCCCGATTTCCCCTACGGCTCGGTGCAAGAAATAGGCGTAGAGCAGTCCGAGCATCAGCATGCCGACCACGTCACGGGTGATTCCTTTGATCAGCTTGTTCATCAGCCGTCCAGCTCCGTCGTCGTCGTTGCCGGCGGCCATTCGCTGCAGCCTTCGGTCGGCACCCCGTTGATCAGCCGGTTGAGCTCCATGATCTGGTCGGCATTGAAATGGTGGATATAGAACTTGTCACGGCCGCGATCGAGCGACTTGTGGCTCAGATAGCCCTTGTAGTTCTTGCCGCTGGCCCGCTCGTGCACGGCGCCGTCCCTCAGCAGCTCCAACACCTTCTCGGGCTTCAGGCTGCCGCAGTACGTGCAGGTGTGATCGTTGCGCCAGTAGTCCTTACCGTCCTTCAGGAAGAACACGCCGGTTCCGGCTCCGACCTCCTGGGCGCGTCGCGGGCATACGCCGCTTTCCTGTGGCTCCCAGGTCTCGTGGTTCTGCGTGTTGCGGATATACATGGCCTGCATGGCGTATTCGTTGGCGATGGTCTGAAGGCCGTCGTTGAGCTTCTCCATCTCGGGCAGTCCGATCGTGCCCAGGCCATCCTTGCCGTAGATGAAGGTCGTCGGGTCCTTGTCGGCGTTCACGAGCACGACGAACGCGGCCTTTACGTCAGTGTTTTCCAGCAGTTTGATGATCTGATCTTGCGTCGTCATCCGATTTCTCCTTATGAATTATGCGTGGGAACGTCACTCGCGATCCGATACGCTGTTTGCACTTCGGGCACTCATGCACGTATTTGGGCGGGTTCACCATAAGCGTCTCACCCGTAAACTTCATGATCTCGGTGCATTCGTCGCACCATAGGTCTTCACGATAGGCGGCAACCTCTGTCGTAACGATCGTCACTCAGGGTACTCCGGCGGTGCGGGGTACTCCGACGTGTCTTCGAGTGGGGTGGGCTCGAGTGGGGTGGGCTCGTCCGACCGGGCCTTGTCGATCGCCTCCAGCTTCCTGGCCGTTTCGTCCTGGATGGCCCGCGACTTCTCGTCGATCTCGTCAAGCGGAATCTTCGGGATGTCGTCGAGGATCTTGCGGTCCTCTTCGTTCTTGATCTCCTGGGTCATCTTGTCCATGGCCATCTGCTGCGCACGCTCTTCGCCGTCCGTCATGATCTTCTCGAGCACGTCCTGGGCCTGCGCCGACGCTTTCAGCGGATCGCGTCGTACCACGGGCTCGACGACGGTCGTGGTCGTACGGTCCTGTTCAAGGTCGATGGCGCGGTTGAGTGCGGCCATGGCCCCCTTCAGGTCGGCGAGCTTGTCGCCCTTGCCGCGCTGGCCGGGCATGAGCAGCTTCTTGATGCAGTGCGCGATGGCCGGGCACGTGACGCCGAACGCTTCGAGAACCGCGTATACGTCGACCTGGATGGCCGCGCGCTTTCCGGGCTCGAGGGCCACCGGGCTGATGATGCGTTTGAGGTACTTGGACCCTTCGTGTTTGGTGATGTCTTCCGGCATTCTTATTCCTCCGATGTTTCGAGCAGGCTCTGCCCGTGTGTGTTAAGTTCGAGTTCCCCCTGGCTGATGCGACGGAGCACGCGTTTGTACGCGCGGTCCAGCACGCCGGTGGTTATGTAGGTGTCGAGCTGCACGTTGAAGGCGAACCGCTGAAGCAGATCGCCGCGCCTGGCCCTGTCCACGAGCTCGCGCATGGGCAGGCAGGTATCTTCCATGTAAGTGTCGTATGCACGGCGCAACACGTAGGCGGCGGTATTTCCGCTCGGGTCGTCAACGAGCTGCAGCAGCACGGCGTCGCACATGTCGTCCCGTTCGCACACGCGGCGAAACAGCGCGACGGCCTTGTCCAGTTGCAGCTTCAGTTGAGTCATAGCAGCGGCCTTATGGAGTTTCGTCCCGTGCGCCGATGCCGGAACTGGATTTCGCCGTTGCAGCCGCGGACCACCGGGTATCCCATGAACTCGAAGTTGTCGAAGAGCTTCATGTCTTCGTACGGCACGCGGAATTCGTAGCATCGTTTGTCGCCCTCGCTGTTGACGGCCTTCATGACCGCGGCCATCATCTCCCTGATGACCGACATGGGAAGGCCGAGCACCGACTCCTCCCCGTCCGGGATCGGCTCCGGCTTGAGCACGACGTCCTTGAACTCGTCGCCGGGCATGAACCCGTTCACTTCGTCGAGGACCTGGCTGACGAACATGGAACGGCGGCGGAATCCGCCCTTGCCGTACTTGGCCTCCAGGCCCTCGAGTCCCGGTATGCTCCCGCTCATGTCCGGCCGGGCCTTCTGTACCTTGATCTTGCGGCCGCCCTTGACCTCTTCGACCTCGATGACCGCCAGTACGCTGGGAACGGTCGTGGTGAAATCGTCATGCAGATAATGTTCGGTCGGTTCGCACTCGGTGGTGACGTCGAGTATCGTGATCCCCTGGGCTGCCGGGAGCGTACGCACGGGGTCTTTGACGCGCTCCTGTAGGCGGGTCTTTTTCGCCATTCTTATTCTCTCCTTTACGTGTCGACACGATAGCGCGGAATCACCGAAGTTGCAAGCGATTCCGCGCAATATGCCGCACTTTACCCTGAACTTTCAGGAGTTCCTGACTTTTCATCCAGCCTTGCTGTCATGAACATGCTCACCGGTTTGAAGCCGCAGGACTCGTAGCACCTGATGGCGCCGACGTTGTCCGCATGAACATTGAGGTTGACGTGCTTCAGGCCGGCGGCCTTCATCGAACTCATGACCAGCTTTATGGCCAGTTTGCCATAGCCGTGTCCCCAGTACTTCTCGTAAAGCACGATGTCGCCGATGGCGCCCGCTTCGTCGAAGTTGTGGGACTCCTGGCTGAGGATGACGCCGGCGACCTCATCGTCGACCATGATCATGTCGACCTTGTAGTCGTCGAGATCGAAGTGCGGGTTGCGCAGCTTCATGTCGCGGGCGTCGAACAGCTTCAGCTGAACCATATGAAGCCGCCCGAGCAGATCGAACACGTGGCTCGTGTGCTCGAGCGGATCATAATCAAGCAATGACACCGTCACGCTCATTCAGCCGACTCCGTGATGGTCTCGTCGCTGTTAGCGCGGTAGCCCGTGTTCGACGGGCCGATGTTGCAGCCGTACTGGTCCGTATAACCGGGGTTCACGATGTCTTCGTTCTTGAAGACGTGGCGCCGGAAGTCGACGTTGCGGGTCAGGCTGCGCATGACCTCCATGGTATTGTTGGCGACGGTTGTCTGGGCACTCAGCTTCTGCTCAAGCTCGAAGACCTTCCTGTCGCGCTCGAACATTCCACGTTCATGCGTCAACTGCGCCTCCTGGGCGCTGAGGTCGTCGGCCAGCTTCTCGAGCTTGTCGGCCTTCAGCTTCAGATCGCGGAGAGCGCAGAGCTCCTTGGCGTTCTCGGTTATGGTCACGTCCTGCTCCGCGATCCGCTTCTCCATCTGGTCGGCCTCGGACAACCGGTCCTTGACGAAGCCGCAGACGTGCTCCGGCATTTCGGCTTTGAGCAGCTTGACCATGTCGTCATGCAGCTTCTTGCTCAGCTTCTGTTCACTCATGGGTATCTCCTTTGTGTTAATGGTAATGGTTATACGGCGATCGGGGCGATGATGGCCGGATGCGGATCGTACCCGATCCACTCGACGTCTTCGTGCGTCCAGCCGAAGATGCCGCCGGGGTTCGTCACCTTGACGCATGGCAGATCCCGCATCTTGCGCCGCAGCTGCTCCTCGATCTGCTCGATGTGGTTGACGTACACGTGGCAGTCGCAGAGCGTGCCGGTAAGTCGTCCGGGCGTCGCGCCGATCTCACGGCACAGCAGCACGAGCAGCATGGCGTAGCTCGCGATGTTGAAGGGCACGCCCAGGAACATGTCGCAGCTCCGCTGATGCCAGTGCAGGTTGATCACGCCGTTGACGTACGTGATGTTCCACAGGACGTGGCAGGGCGGAAGCGCCATCTCGCCGTGCTGTACCGGGTTCCAGGCGCTGCATACCATGCGCCGGTCGTTCGGCATGTTGTGCAGCTTCCAGACGATGTTGGCCAGCTGGTCGGTCGAGCTCATGTACTCGGGCTCCTTCTTCAGGCCGGCGCTCACCAGCTTGTAGGGCTGCCCGTGGCGGCGCCACTGGTAGCCGTAGATCGGCCCCAGGTCGTTCCAGTCCTCCTGGCTCATGCCGTAAGGACGGGTCAGCGAGTTGCTCCACTCGTTCCAGATGTTGCACTTGCGGTCCTTGTACCACTGCTTGTCCGTGATGCCGCCGATGAAGCCCTCGAGCTCCACGAGCATGGTGCGCTTGGCCATCTTCTTGGTGGTCAGCAGGGGGAAGCCCTCCTTCATGTCGTGTTCGAAGTGCTGGGGCGGCAAAACGAGCGTGTCGACGCCCGTGCGGTTCTCCTTCACGTCACTGTCCTGAAGACAGCGCTGAAGCATGTCAAGATAACAGAGTTCACCGTTCATCCGTAATTCCTTTAGGGTTAGAGTTGCGCTTGGATCGGGTGCGCATGGGGCGCAAGCGGCATGGCCAACGGGCTTTGCTCCGTCAGCGACGGCTGGTTCCAGTTGGTGTGATCCCCGTCGTAGTAGGCTACGGTGGACATCAGGACCCCGAAGTCGAAGCCCTCGAGATGCGCATAAAGCTCCGGCAGCATAATCCGGACGTGCTCGCGTTGTTCTTGCGGGAACATGGCGTTGAACTGACCGGCGATCAACGACGGCGCCTCGTGGCAGAAGTCGACGAGCGCCTTGGCCTTCTCGGGCATGGCCAGTTCCCACAGGTCGCACATCATGCGGACGGTGCTGACGCGCACCATCCTGATGCACGGCCGTTCCAGGAAGTCCGAGAGACTGCTGGGCCGAAGCGCGAACGAGCCGCCGGGCCATGTGGGCGCCAGCAGGTCGAACAGTTCGGGCGGCCGGGCTTCACGCATCAGCCGCTTGGCGATGTCGGTCGTGTTCTCGGCACACTCGATGAGTTGCATAATGTCGCTCATTCTGCTTTGTCGCCCATTGGCTTGGCAATGACCTTGGCGCCCTCGCCGACCACGGATTCGGCCGCGGCCTGCACTTCGTCGATCAGGCGTTCTTCCTGCTCATCGTCGATGAGCACCGGCAGTTGTACCACGAGGTACTTGTTTCGCTTCTCCATGAGTAGCTCCTTTGTGTTAATAGGTATAATGGGAAAGTTCTGTCTCGTCGTCGTCTTCCGGGAACAGGTCGCGCGCCTTTTCGGTCCGGTTGTTGGCCTGCGCCCGCGCCGTCTCCAGCGTGCTCATCGCCCGGGTGAGGCTGTTCTGCGTCTGCTTCATCGTATTGATCAGCCGGTCCATTTCAGGATCCTGCACGATCTGGTCCTTGCGCTGCTTGAGCGAGTCCAGGGCCGTGCGGTGCGTCCACGACTGTCGACCGCTCACGTCGACGATCACGCCCTCGCTTCGCAGGAAGTCCCGGACGTCCTCCAGCTCCTTGATCTTCTTTTCGATGCGCTCCTGCCGCTCCCGTGTGGCCGAGAGCTCGTGGGCCAGACTGCTCCGCAGCATTCTGCCGATGGTCAGCGCGTCCTGCTCCAGCTCCATCGACCGCTTGACCCTGGCGATCCGTTCCTCGCGCGTGAACTCCGACTTGTCCATGAGCCCCAGCTTGTTGAGGATCATACCTAAAAAATAGACGGGGCGATAGGTTACCGTGCGGTACGGCGCCTTTTTGACGGTGCGCATGCCCGTCCCGTTCTTGTGAACGTATATGAGTCCGGCGTCTGCCGGCACTTCATCCTTCTTGATGACGCCGTGCGGGCACACGAAATACAGGTTGTTGCACATCTCGAGGTACTGGTGCCACTTCTCGTCCTGCACGAAGTCCTGGCGGCTCACCTTGATCTCGTAGCCCCATATCTGGATCTTGCTGTAGGCGGGCTTGATCGCGATCGCGTCGATGCGGCTCTGGTGCCCCAGGACGCTGCGGCCGTAGTCCGTCACCTCGTCGAAGAAGATGTGGCGCTGCGATTCCGCGCGCTTCATAAGCAGATGCCTGATGTCCCTTGCCGTGATGTTCATGCCAGTTCAAGCGCCTCCTCATAGACTTCGAGCAGGTCTTTGCCGGGCGGCGTCCGAAGCAGCAGATCGAGTTCCATCTCGACACACCGCATGTCGTTGAGTTTGCGCCACGGCCCGGCGAATATGATCGAGGCGTTGGCGAGCAGCGTGTTCAGGAAGGCGATGCGGTTCATGTGGATCTCGGCCCAGTTCGGTATCTTGATCTCCGTGGCCTCCTGGATGACCCGGAAGCCGTTGCGCAACGTGCCGCCGTAGTTGTAGGTGGTTAGCGGCAGGAAGTCCAGTGCCCGGATGGCCAGGAACGCTTCGGGGTACGCGGCGTCCGTGTGGAACAGGTCGAGAGTGCCGGTGCATCCGAAGTAGGCCGTCATGTTGATCAGGCACTCTACCTGCACGATCGCACCGTGCTTGATTCCCAGCGTCTTCAGCATGTCGTAGGCGTAGTCGGCACTGCGCTTCTCGTTGTCGCGGAAGCGCGGGTCGTACACTACGTCGTGCAGGATGATGGCCAGGTGCAGGATCGCACGGTCCACGTTCTCGTGGATAAGTTCGTGGAAGGTTCCGGCGTCGCTCATCATCTGCGCCACATGGCCGACGGCTCCGTCGGCCTGGAACATGACGTGGTAGCGCCTGCCGGCGTGCTCGTCGTAGCAGTGGAGCACGGCGTAGAACGCCTGGGTGATCTTCTCGTCGTTCGTCGCGCCGAGTTTCTTGCAGGCGGCGAACCATACCTGCCGCATCATTTCTGGTCTGCTTATCATTCTTATCCTCAGTTCCGCTGCTGCGGGTGTTCCTCGTTGTCTTTCCTGATGGCCTCGTACAGGTTCATCAGGGCTTCTCGCGTGTGCGGCGATTGGCCGCCGCCGGCGCCGATCGAACAGAACTCCATCGACGGGATCATGCTGGGCCTTGCGGCATCGTCCAGCACGAAGCCGATTATGACGTCGCCATCCTCCTGCAGCATCACCGTGATGCGGCCGCGGGGGCTCATGTCTTCGAATCTGGTTACCGGTTCTTTCATTGGCGTAAAAAGGGCGGGGGATGCCACACGGCCGAGGCCATGATGGTCCCCCGCCCGACCTTTGTGAAAAGTTAGGGTCTAAGGCGCCCTTCAACGCCGCGCTTCTCGCGGTCGCTCGTGCGCTTGTTCATCCACATGAGCGCCTCTTCCAGACGCATGATGGCCTGCTCGTTCTCCTTGCAGGCGTACTTGCCGGCCTGGAACGCCTGCATGCGGTCGATGATTATGGCGATCAGCGGCTCGTGCTGCAGACCGTTGACGCCGTTGTGCTTGACGGGGCCTTCCTGGAAGTGGATGCTCATCAGGCTGCGGCCGTGGTCCGTGTCGTCGTTGCTGAACACCTCGTACTGGTGGCACGCTCCGCCGGGACCCGGCCGGTCCATGCTGCAGACCTCAAGGGCCTTGTCGCTGTAGATCACCCGCACGTGCTCGGGCACGTCCACGATCTTCGGCGCTTCGGCCTTCGGCTTGTAGACCGGGGGCGTGAACGTGATCTCGTGGGCCGGATCGCCGTCGACGAATATGGTGAACGTCGTGTGGTCGATGTGCTGGGCCTTCTGCAGCGTATGGTTGTCGAACACGTAGCCCAGGATGTGCGCGTAGTGCGGCGAATCCTGCAGCATGTCGTGGAACTCGTCGGGAACCCGGATGAACACCACCCGGTCCTGCCCGCGGTACTGCCGGAGCGCACGGCGCAGCGGGGTCGTGTCCACGCGCTCCAGGTAAAGCTCGTTCGGTGTCGGTATGTAGTCTGCCATTGTATCCTCCTTATGTCGATAAACTTATGTTGTCCGTCAGTGCGTTCTTCGCCGCATCCAGCTCGGCCTGAAGCTTCTTCCATTCGGCGCTCATGTCGAGTCCGAACTCGGCCAGGGCCGTCTGCTTGCTGACCACTCCGGCCTGCATGGCCTTCATGAACACGTTCGGCTGCGTGTTGGGCGTGCCCTGGAACTGTACCGGCTGTTTGAACTGATGCCACTTGCCGACGCCCTGTTTCTTCGGCGCCATGCGGCCCTGCGCATAGGCTTCGCGGATGACCATGTTGGCCAGGCGCACGTCTATCTTGCAGACGCGGACGACGTCCTGGCGCTGGAACCACGGACTCTTCTTGGACTTGCACCACTCGCGAATCTTCTCGATGTGAACGTCCAGCGACTGCTTGGACACCACGGGCCATCTGGTCCACCGCCGAAACCGCGGTTTTTTATGCTCGCGAGTAATCCTGATGCCGCCGATCGCCTGCATGTCCATGCGGTCGACGTGGTTGCCCGGAAAGACCTGCATGCCCCAAAGGGTCGGCTCGGCCATGCCGTGACTTGTCTGATACTTCTGACTGCGCCGAAGCCCGTCGTAGGCCGCCGGCGGGATCATCAGCGCCACGTTGTCGGCGTCGATGCTCGCCCGGTTCAACCCTGCCCAGGCGCCTGCGGCCGCCAGCTCCGAGAGCGTGATGCCCATGGCCTGGGCGGTCGCTTCGCGCTCCGACAGCTTCTTGGGGTCCTGCAGCATGTTCTGATTCTGGTACATCATGGTCTGAACGCCTCGCCGAACATGGTGTTCTTGTAGAATTCGTTCATCATCTGCTCGCCGAACTCCTTCGGTATGGTCGCGCTTCCGCTGCGGGCCATGTTCTTGAGCGTGGCGACGCGGCGCTTCCACCAGCGGCCCGACCGCTCGATCAGCTTGTAGCTCTCGGCGTCCTTGAGCATGCGATGGGCCTTGCTCTTCGTGACGTCGAACTCCTTCATGACCATGCCACGGTTGATGTAGCTGCTGCCGGTCTGTTCCTCGCGCCGCTTCAGCATGTCCTCGATCTGCTCGTAGTGGAGCCAACGGGCGCCGACGTTGAAATTCACGGCCTTGACGGCGCTGGCGTTGGCTACGCTGGCGCCGACCTGCTCGCGCACCCGGAACTGCATCATGTATGCCTTGTCCTTGCCGACGGCCGGATCGACGTGGACGTCGAACGGCTGGTTCTGGTACTCGCTCATGAAGCGCTTCCGGACATCGTCCTGCCGATGCGGTATGAGCGCTGCGTGCGGGTTATTACGCGGGATGGTTATCACCACTTCCTGCGGCGGCACGGCCTTGAGCCGGCCGTTCTTGTCGATGGTCACGAAGCCGTCGCCGTACAGCAGGGCGTCGCGCGTCGCCTTCTCCATTTCGTGTTCGAACTCTGTCATTTATCGTACCTCGAATTTAACGTCTATTACATGGGCCGGCTGTTGAACCGTCACGTCGACCAGCAGCCTGTTCGGATCGTTCGGGTCCACGCGCACCTCGTCCACGTCGAAGATCTTGCGGGCGAACCCGTCTTCGCGCTGGCGCATGCGCAGGTAGTCGTTGGACGCCTTGGCCAGTGCCTTGGGCTCGGTCGTCAGCTCGTACCATTTACCGACGCGCTTGGCCTTGAGCATGGTCACCGCCCATTTCAGGATCTTGGCCGCCTCCGCCTCCGTCAGATTCGCGTGACGAAGCAGGTCGCTGCGCCGCACGTAGAACTTTCCGTTCTCGTCCGGGTTCTTGCCGGCCGTGGCCTTGGCCACCACGGAGTCCCATACGGGTCCGTAGGCCAGGCCGTCCTCGAGATCGTCGAGCAATCCCTTGATGATCGCCTGGTTCACTCTGGTCAGCTTCGAAACCGTTTCGTCGAATGCTTTCATGTCGTCTCCGGCGCCTTGTGTTTGTACGGATGTCTGTCCGGTAGTTGGTCGTACAGCCCATGTCGATGGGCCATGTAGCCTTCCACCTTCTCGCGGATGGCGGTCTGCCGGTCCTTGAACCGGTACCAGCAGCCGTTGGCGTGCCGGAGCATGCCGCCCCTGATCAGGGTCTCGAGCGCCTCTTCGGCTTTCGGCCCGAACAGACGGAAGAGCTCCGACCGGCAGGTGTAGACGCAGCCCGACTCGTCCGGCGTCTTCCGCTCCAGGAACTCGGCGAGCTTAGTGCGGTAGTGCGTGAACGTCTGCGGCCTCGGGATGTCCTCGTGCACGACGGCAAACCCGTTCGTGATGGCCTTCACGCTTATGACTCCGTCCTCCGGGTCCTTGAAGCTGACGAACTCGCTGTCCATCACTTGCGGAACGACGGGCGACGGGAAGCTCATGCCGTAGGTGTTCACAGAATGTCCTCGTTGGTCAGGGCCTTACGCACTTCGGCCAACAGCCCTTCCTGGTTCACGTAATGTCGTTTGCTGTGCTTGCCGCTGGCCCACCGGCCGTTGACGCGCAGTCTGTATTTGTAATCGTCGGCGGGATCGTTGGTCCACTGGGATTTGCGGAACACTTCGATCCTGCATGAGCCTTCCCGCCCACGCAACAAAGTCAGGTTGCCCACGGGTAGTCGTTTCTCAGCCATTTGTCGGTACCTTTGCTTCTTGGCCATGGCATTTCACGGGCGGTTCGCCTGAGCGCCATTGCAGCTTCGTTTACGGCTAATATGCGGCGTTACAGCGGCAACTTCAAGCGCTGCCGGAAAAAAGGCATGAAAAAAGCCGCCGGTCGACCCGGCGGCCAGGGAGAGAAGAGTCCGAAAGGGTTCAACGGACTCCGATGGCGTTCAATTTCTCTATGATCAGGTCATGGATCTCCGGGGCGGCCTCCTTCCCGGTAAAGTCCACGAATTTGTCGTCCAGGCTTCGGTATGCCGTGGACGTAACTGGTACCTTGGTCCCGAACAGGACCGTCAGGTCGAAGATGCTGCGTCTGATGGTCACCAACACCAGAACGCGCCCCTCCACGTTGTCTTTGCCGAGGTATCTTACCTCCTTCGTCATTGCCTCCATGCCTCCTAGCGTTTGGCGTTACAGAAACTTCTCCAGCTCGTCGTTGAGCTTCAGATAGCCTTCAGGGGCTTTGTCGCCCTTGAAAATCAATTCGACCTTTGCCTTCGTGTTGCGGCTGAACATGCCGCGGCGCATTTCGATGCTCATCTCGTGCTTGCACTCGTCGTCGTCGCACTCGTGTTCGTCCAGGCCACCGATCTCCACGTCGAACTCCATGCGCATCTTGTCGAGGCGAATGCCGCTGGCTGGCATGAGCGCAAGCATCGGCACTTCGATCTCTCGCATGGCTCCATCGCCGCCCGGCACCGGAACCTGCAGCTTGAGGGTCTTGACCTTTCCGTCCTCGTCGATGTGCTGCTTGATCGTATCAAGATGCTGGTTGCGCACCAGTTCCTGGGCCTTGATCACCGCGTTCTGCAGCGCCCGTATAAGTTTGCTCAGTCCCGTTACTCGTTTGTGTGCCATTACATCTTAACCCTGTGTGTTACGATTCCGACCTTCTTGACGACGGTGATGCCGCGCGCCGACTTCATCTCGCAGTAAGAGGAGTCCAGCGCCTGGCTGCTGCAGCCGCGGCCCACGATGTAGCCGCAGGCCGTGCAGACTTCGACCATGGCGGTGCCGTCGCACCCACTGCACTTGCGCGTCCGCTTCTTCGGGTCGCGGCCCGTGCCGTTGCAGTCCGGGCAAATGCCCTTCTTCGTATCGAGCCGACCGATCATGGCTGCTCCTTGTACCATTTATCGTAGTATTTGTCGTCGCTTCCCAGAACCCGTCCGGCATACTTCCGCATGTTGACCTTGCAGTTCTTGCACGTCACGTCGTCGATTACTTTGGTCTTGTCGTACCCTGTATGCTCTCGGGCGAAACCGCATTGGTGTACGCCGTCGTAATGAACTTTCAGCGCTTTCAGCGCTTTCACGGCAACCGGCTTCTTACGGGATGCCTTCTCGCGCTCCGCCCGCTTCTTCTCTTTGTACTCACGCGTCTTCACCATCTGCCTGAGTGTGCTGCAGAAGGAGCTGCATGTCTTCTGGTTGGCCCTATGTGCGTAATACGGTTTACCGCACATGCGGCATATACGGCGTTTCTTCATAATACCGGCTGCTCCTCCGTGATACGCGGCTGTCTGGTAAATCCGATGTGGTAGACTATGTGCTGGAGCACTACCTGGTGCTCGCCCATCTGGTACACGGCGAAGCCTTTCTCCTGCCCGATCAGCTTGCCCCTTGGGGACGACCGGTTGATGAGGAAGTTCACCTTGTCCATCGCCTTTCGGATCTCCTCTTCCGTCTTGATCCTGCTTGGATCGGTGTTACCCACGACGACCCGCTCTACGTGTCGGATCGCCGTGAGATCGAATGGTTTGTCGTCGTGCGACATCAGGGCGTTGTTGCCGGGGTTGGGCTGATGGCGTCGTTCATCATGTCGAGAACGCGGGCCAATCCTTCAGGCATGCCGCTGTCCGACGCACTGACCGTGACGTCGTACTTGGCGCTGTTGTCGCTCTTGCGCGTGTGCGCCGAGTGCGACGAGGTCTTGCCATGCACCTTGACCGTGGCCTTGAACGGACCCCAGCCGACACTGGCGCTGCCTTCGAAGCCGGCTTCGCTGTCGCTGGCCTCGGTGTCCTCGGTACTGGAGTTGACGCTCATGGTGAAGGCGATGTCCACCTTGTCGACCTTGAGGGACGGCATGGGGATGATGGCCAGCAGCGGTACGTCGATCTCCACGTTCTTCGGGGTGATCTTGGAAACCGTCTTGGTCTTGTCGGCCGGGTCCTCCACCTGTTCAAGGATGTTCTGCATGTAGCCGAACTTCACCATGTTGGCGACCTTGATCGTCTTGGTCTTGTCGGCCGGGTCCTCCACTTCCTGGAATCCGGTCTTCAGAATGAAATCCGCGTTCGCACTGATCATCTGCGCGTTCGCCTTGGCTGCGGCCTGCAAAGGGCCGCCGATCAGGGAATCCATCGGCAGGTTGCCGAATTGTTTACCCATGTCTACGAGTCCAGGCATCTGGTACCTCCGTTTGTTTGTTCTTGTTGCCCTTTGTGTTAATGAAAATGGTAGCCCCGGTTTCCTGATCGCGCTGTCAACGAGCCCCTTCCGGCTGAGGCTTTAACGGCTCCCACGCGATCAGTGCCGGCTGCCCGGCAAGGCACAAGGGCACTACCTGATGGCCAGGAAGGCGGGACTTGAACCCGCATAAGGATGCATCCACACCGACGGTCGGAACGCGAACGCGCTGACTACGCGCTCCAACCAAGCTACCCGGCCGAGCCGGGTCACTGCCAGTTGTGTCGGTGGCCTACCGTTCGGCCACTCCCTGGAATGCCTCTGACCCATACGCCGGTCTAAGGCGGTAGCGACGTCCGTAGAGCCCGTGCGCTCCTTGGCTACTTCTGTAAGGCACGGTGTTGGTGAAGAGTGACGGATTTGAACCGCCTTCAAGTGCGTCCTGCCCAACGGCCGAAGCCGTGCTCCGCTCTTGCTTTACCGACATAAGATAACCCTTCAATAAATGCCGACCCCTTACCACCATCATGTGTCAGGTAGTGCGCGGGTCGGCGCAATCAATGGAGGCAAGGTACTCAAGTGAACCCGGAAGGGTACTGCTGCCATTTTATCGGCGGCCCCGAAAACAGGGCCATACCCTCCTCCAAACAGCCCGCTATGTCCACCTCCAGGACGGGGGCCTGAGTTCCACAGGCGATGAGCAGACATGGCACGTCGGCGCTACCGAAGTCGCAGTGCGCCGGGTGGTTGTGGCCGCCCCTGCATAGGACGTGATGCTTCACTGGCTGTACGGTGATCAAACCCGCCGCGAGCAAAGTCATCAACATGGCTGCACCTCCTGTGTTGAAATCTAAAGGGCACTTCCCTCCCTCCCCTTCGTGAGCCACGTTCGCTCCGTCCAGTTCGGGAGGTGCCGGCGACCCGGCAAGGCAAGAACCCGCCTGCGGGAGCGCGGCGGCGATGCGCCGTCAATCACGCTCCATGCTTTATCTATAACGGGAGTTTGCCGCTAAGTCAAGGCAACTTGGAAATTACTCAGTGGATAATCAGTGGATAATCAGTGGCTAACTTAAATTACCAGGAAGTATTCTGCGGATGGTGCACGGCCTCGGGCGGCGTGTCGTCGAAGAGTATGCGGTGCGGCTGCACGTCGAAGATGATGCGGTACTGGATGCCGGCCCGCTCCATGTCGGCCAGGATCGTGCGCTTCGTGTTCTCGATGCTCCAGGGCTTGCCGTGGTCGTGCAGGCCGCGCATGGTGATGAGTATGATGTCATGGCCCTCGTCGTGAACGCGCTGCAGCCGCTCGAAGGCGCCGGGCAGCCACTCGCCCGTGTGGTAGTTCACGAGCGTTCCGTCAATGTCGTAGATGTGCGTGCTCATCGTATGAACCCATAGGCTATGAGTCCGGCGCTCAGGCCGACGATGATCCAGAAGCACCAGGCCATGACCTTGGCCCTGCGGGCGGACACCTTATGCTGCGGCGTCCAGTTGTTGGCGTCGGCGATTCGCCGCGCTTCGGCCTTGGCTTCCTTGTACGCTTCCTTCTTCTGGCGCTTGTGCCGCTCGGCCAGCTTGCGCTTGTTGGTCGTACGGTGGCTGTTGTGCTTGCGGTTCCAGTTGAGGGTCCTGCTGCGCTCCTGGTTGTTCACATAGCTCATGGGATCGTGTACTCCATCACTTCGTTGAAATCCTTGATGGCGGCCTGGGCGTTCGGATGCGGATCGGTGCCGGCGCCACGCTGGTTGCCGTTGATGAAGAACTGCCAGCGCCAGAAACTGTCATGTCCCTTGGTGGCGGCCCCGCCCGTGTAGGGCTCGGTCGGTTTTCCGCAATGCTCCTTCATGCCGGGGCCGCGGCCGCCGCACTCGGTGCATACCATCATCAGTCGTTGCGTCATGTCATCCTCCTTATAGTCTTACCCACCAGACGTAGTCGTCTTCCAGGTGAAGTTCCAATTTGGCCGTGGCCACGAACTCGTCGACGGCCTGCTTCACCTGTGGTCCGAAGGTCGTGCCGTTGCGCGTCGGGTGGTTGTAGTCGTGGCCCGCCAGTATCCCGCCGGACTTCACGCGGTTTCGCCACATTGAAATGTCCTTGGACACCGCCTTGTAGCTGTGGTCCGCATCCAGGAACACCAGGTCGAACAGGCTGCCCGGCGTGTTCCTGTACGCCTGTTCGCTCGTGGCCTTTCGCACACGGATGCGCTTACCATACGGGTACAGCGCCCACATGGCGTCCAGCATGTTTAGTCGATGCCGCTTGTCGTCCTGGTTGGCGATGTAGTCGCCGGTCGCCGCATACTCGCTGCCCGTCGGCGGCGGCGCCCAGACGTCGACCGCCAGTATGTTGGCGGATGGAATGGCTGCGGCCAGGTAGGCCGTCGTCTCGCCGCGGTAGACGCCGATCTCGGCGATGCGTGGATTGGCGATCCCATCAAGAAGCCGGTGGAGTACACGGGCACGCCCATACGGCGCACGCGGCTCCGGCCGCTCATCATAGCGGGCCAGCTTTATCGGCATCTTCTCGAAGTGCTCCCACTGGCCACTGAAGCCGCTAGTGTCCTTACGTAGCCACGTAGTGGTGAGTTCGCTTCGATCACTGATCGTCGTGTAGCCACGGATGGCTATGTGCGGAACACCGTCACGAAAAGCCACGACCCACCACCATTCCATGCGGCTGCAGCCCTGACCAATGGTTCCGTCTGCCCGAAGCTCGATGTCCCTGGAGTCGTGGCCCACGCGTTCATACTTGTAGAATCCGGCGAACTCCTGATAAAGCTCGTAATCCTCGAACGGCATGTCCAGGTGATGGCTCTCGGCAAGCTGGTCGCCGGCACTCTGCAATGACCGCCACTTGTGGGCGCCGATCACGGGGATGCCGGCCTCGATGGATTCCCGCGCCGTCACCAGCCAGTTGAACACCCGTGGCAAATATGATACCTCGACGTCCATAATCCCGACGGCCATGTTCAATGCCGTCTGCTCCATGAACGGACTTGCGTCCAGTATGACGTCCTCGGTGAGCCGCCGGGCCACCCGCAGATAGTCGGCGTGCCCTCTGTTCATGATCATGAGACCTGCGTTGAAGTAGTTGGCCGACGTGGCGCCAAACTTCTCCATGCATTCGTCGATGACATGGGCGGCGTAGTTGACGTCCCTTACCACCTGGAGCTTGCCGTCAATAACCTCCGCCGGGTTCCATTGTCGGCAGAACAGGATGTCAGCGTCGAAGTAGATCACTGTGTCGGCGTCCACGTAGTCGAACGCATACGTGCGCATGAGCGACGGGTTCAAGCATCCGCTGTCCTCGTACTCACGGTCACCGAGGATCGTCACGGGCAGGCCCGTACAAAGCTCGAAGCGCCGTGCCGCTTCCTGCGCCAGCGGCAAGTGTCCGCCGGTTCCTACAGTCAGTCCGATCATATTCATCGCAAGCGCTCCCTGCCTTCGTCCCAGTCACGTATCTTCAGCGACCAGCCTGGGTCGGGCCACCAACGGTGATCACGGCCGCTCGGATTGAACTCATGGCCGCCGCCGTAGGGTATGGTGAACTTCTCGCCTCCCGGTGCTCCGCCCCATTTCATGCGGTAATGCGTAGCGTTCCAGTTGCCGAAGGTGTTACGGTTATGCTTGGCATATACCGGGTCGCTGCCGACGGTCCGGCTTCCGCCGCCACTCTCGATGTCCACCGCGCCTATCTCCATGGGCGCGTCCATGGTCGTCTCCGTACCCGCATTGCATCTGGGCAGGTGGTAGTATTTGGCCCCAGCCAGTTCGCAACGCCTGACGAAGTCGTTGTCCTCGAAATAGGCCGGGTAAAAGTTCTCGTCGAACCAGCCGACCTTGTGTATGAACGACGTATGAAGTCTGAAGGCGTTGAAGCCGCCGAGCATCCACAATACATCGTCGGGGCCGCACGGAACCTGCTCCTCCATATACGCGAGTGTCCCGGGCAGCAGCCGGGTATCGTTCGAGCTTATGGTTATGCGGTCGTACCCAAGTGACATTCCATGCATGACGATCCTATTCCAGGAAGCGGCCACACCGAGATTGTACCTGGGTGAATACAGATCGAACTTCAGTTCCCTGGACATGGCCTTCAGCCTGTCGTTGAATTCCTGATCGTAAGTGTTGTTGTTGACTACGAATATATCGGCCGGGTAGTCGATGGATCGTACGCACTGTTCAAGAAGGTCGATCCGGTTGAGTACCGGTATTCCCACGAACACGCGGCCACTTCCCCCGCCATGGGCCGCCGGGGCACTGATCATACGCTCCTCCACTCTACGGCATACGCACAGGAAGGACCAATCTTCCTGCACAGGTTCACATTTGATTACCTCGAATCCACCTATAAGCCTTATAACACGGCAAAAGCTGTCCATAGTGAATGAATGCTCATGCGTAGGATCGAGGTTAATGGTTCGGTTGCCTCCACGGCGCAAGCCGTCTTCATCGGGAACCACTACGGCCATATGCCCGCCTGTCTTCAGCACACGCTTCCATTCCTGGAGCGTCTTCACGTAGTCTACGTAATGCTCGATGTTGTGTCTGGCTACAACGAAGTCCAGTTCCCCGTCCGCAAACATATGTAGATCATCTCCGCTGGCCTGTATATCGGCCTGGCTGGGCTGTCCCGCAGTACAGCCGACGGAACCCCGCTGGCCGGCAGCTACAAGGTCAACGCCTATACAGTTTGCCGATGACTTTCGATGCCCACACCCGACATCAACTCCTTTACCTTTCAGGCAGTATGGGAGTACAGCGAGCCGCTCCGGGTGCATGGCCTCGCCGCCATTCGGCGGAGGGTACAGCATCTGCGCGTATTTACCCTGATCCTCCTGAACTGTGCGGGGCAACGCCTCGTCCACAGGAACGGCTGTATACCGGTGACGGCGTCCAAACAGATCATCGCCGGTTTCCAGGCACCTTATTATGTGTTCCGGGTTGAGTGCTATCCCAGCGTGCTCGGTATGCGCGTAGGCCATAAGCTTAGCACATATGGCATCAATGCCTCCCTGGAAGCTATAATGCCACCCGGCCGGGCAATCCAATAAATATGTGTGCACTCCGCGTTTACGCATGACATCACCGTTAAGGTCCGTTCCACGCATGCCCTCCTCATGTGTGAATATAGTCCCTGCACACCACAAACCTTCCTCAGCCTGCAGGTAGTTCAGGAAATAGTAATAAGTTCGCGTCGGTACGCGACACTGGTTCTTGGCAGGGTCGAATACCTCGTAAGCCGACGAATGCGGGATCTCGTCAAGATCGAATACGCCGATGACGTCACGTGGCTCAGAGTGAGGCTGCTCGTGTAGGCATGTGACGTGACAGTCATAGTAGCCCGAAGCCCCCTGGCTCGTCGTGCTTCGCTGGAAGTTCTCGCGGAACCAGACGCCACCAATCTCCGTAAGGTCGACCATTATGTACTTGATCTTATGATGCCATGGCTTGAAGCGGTCCCAATTATCCTTCAGGTACAAAGGCTTGTCGGGTCCTGCATGCGCTTGGTTGGCCTCAGCTATGACGAACACGTCGACGATCTCATCCAGTTCTCGTAGGCGCAGCTCCAATAGATCCAACTCGTTGAAAAAGGTTACACAATCATATACACGGCGTCCGTCTTTTCGCATAATTACTTATTGTCCTCGAGAATGCCAAGGCACTCCGAAAGAAGCTCGTCGCGTACCTCCTGGCTGTTTACTTTTATCGGCCCGGCTCCCCTTGTACCGATCCGCTGCCATTCGAGCATGGCTTCCTTTTCAGGGTACTCCACCAGCCTGTATCCGAGCCGGTGTATCATGTTGGTGAACGGCACTTCACTCATTCCCTCGTGTGCGCTTACACCACGTCGGTCCGTGATTCGCCAATGCGGCAATATCGGGTATTGCAGGTCCTCGGCAATGGTCTGCTCCCGAACCTTGTACAGTATCTCTCTGGTGGTCACTCCGACGCCGCCGGAGCAGTGGGGCGCTCCCGGATGCCCTATGCCACCGCACATGCCGACGAATCCGATCTGCTGGCCACCTATTCGTATCATGGTCTCGAGTGCGATCTTGAACACATTGTCGGCAAGCTGTATGCAGTCGTCCTCCACGAAGAACCAGGAGTCGTACGCATGGTGTAACGTGCGGAAGGCATGATCATAGGCCCCGAACGATATGCCGATATTCGGCCGCTCCAGCACGTATATCCGACCGTTCGGCGTCTCCTGACCATGCATACTGTAAAGGAAGTCCATGTTTGCCTTGAACGCGGCATCGTCCAATATCGGATCATTGGCAAGCGGATAGTTATGAACGAGCAACGTATCCACCGGCATTCCCTGGTCAAGCGTCAGCTCCTTGGCACAGGTGCACTTCAGCACGTTCAGGTAGTCCGCTATGGTCTTCGGCGGCTCCCGCCTGGTGCCTGCCCAGCACGCAATGACCTTGGCACTCCTGCCCGTGTGTCGCGGTATCGGATCGGACACGTCCAGCCGCACACCAACGTCGATGTCGGTGGTGTCGGTCTCGTAGAATCCTACGTGCTTGTCCACTTTAAGCGCCCGCACATTCTCGTGCAGCACCCTTCCCGTGAACGCCTGCAGTCCCATGTCGCGGCCGATCTCGCGCAGGGCTTTGTATGCCTTCCACACGTGTCCTTTGCCACGGGCGCTGGGGGCTATGTCCATCCCTATGCTCATGGTGCGGTTGACGACGTCCTTATGGCCCGTACGCACATAGCCGACGAACTCGCCGGAATCGCCGTCCTCGATGGCCAGCCATTCAGGTCGATCCGTCCTGAACCACTCGACGGCCTGCTCGATGGTGTAGGCTTCCTGTGTATGCAGCCACTTCAAAGTGTCCTCATGGTTACGAATCTCGAGCACGGCCGGAAGATCCTGCTCAGTAAGTTCACGAAATCGTACACTGACGCCCATCACAGTCCCCACTCGTTTATGGTTTTCACAACATGGTCACGATCGCTGACGGTGAGCCACCATCCGACGGGTATGGAAATCTGACGGTCGTAAAACATGGAGACGCCTGGAAGATCTCGCGAGTACTGACTGAACGCCGTGAACTCGTCGTTGCGTCGATGCACGGGGCTCGTCGCTATGCCGGCATCCTCCATATGGGTCTGGAACGCCTGTTTATCGTCTACAAGTATGGTGTAAACCCAGTATGATGCACGGTCGTCGTACGGGATGAGCGTCACATGCGGGTTCTTTATGGAGTCTGCGTAGTGCCTGGCATTGGCTCTGTGGGATCCGACGACGTATTCAAGGCACTCGAGATTACTGAGTCCGATCGAAGCGTTTATGTCGTTCATGTGGAACTTGAATCCGGCCTCCGCTATATCCTGCGCGCACCTGAAAGACTTTGAAGACTTCCTGGAAAGCCCGTACCAGCGCAACAGCTCGGCACGCTCGTGCTGATCCGGGGGAACGACCAATATGCCGCCATCGCCGCTGGTAAGATGTTTGATGGCCTGCAGGCTGAAGCATACATAATCACCGCCGGAGTCGGCGACGTGTCTCCCGTCGTACATGGTGCCGATGGCATGAGCCGCATCCTCTATGATCGGAATGCCGAATTTACGCAATGCCTCGTAGTCGCATGGAACCCCGGCCCAGTCCACGCATACGATTGCTTTGGTCTTGTCGGTGATAAGCCGCTCGACGGATTCAGGGTCTATGAGCCCTGTAGTCGCGTCGACGTCCGCCCACACGATGTCGGCACCGGAGTTTCGTATGGGTGTGTTCGTCGCCGAGCATGTCATCGGTGTCGTTATAACCTCATCCCCGGGGCCGGCGTCCACCATATGAAGGGCGAGAGTTATCGCCGACGTCGCCGAATTCACCGTAAGCGGTCGGCGCTCACTGTTGAAATAAGCCCGTAGCTTCTCCTCGAACAGGTCCACCACCGGACCCTGGCCTATATATCCGCTATTCAGAACTTCGGTGACGGCGCGTGGTGCCTCGTCGGACATAAACACCTTGAACAATGGAATCATGTGCGTCTCCTTTGCGTTACGATCTAAAGTAGCGGAACTTGCCGCCGGTGTCAAGCAAAACCAAAAAGGCCCCGGCTAAATACCGAGGCCCGGATGGGATAGGGATACCGTTACAGTACGTCGGTTTGCCGGGAAAGTCAAGCGAAATCGTTTGGTGAGTGATTTTCATGTTGCCTGTGAATTGTAGGAGCCCGGGCACGAAAAAGCCCCCATGAACTAAATGATCAGGGGGGCTCGGTGTTTTACCGGGGTGAGAACTTGGCATAGTATACGAAGGAACTCCGCCGCTTTCAAGCCCCTATACGAAAAAAGGCCCCGGATTACCGGGACCTTCTGCACACCAATCGCTACTAGGAGGGAAATCTATTCGTACGTCGTGACGTCGGGGGCGGCCGGCGGCAGGCCCTGCTGCTTGCGGCGCTCGTTGAGTTTACGCTGCATGGCCTGCATCTTCTGGATGCTCAGCTGCTCTTCCCGTCGGTTCTCTTCGATGGCGCCGCTTACGTCCGTGTACAGGCCGGGTATGTCACTCGGCCCGAACTTCGGGTTGCTAATGGCGCCGACGAACGCCGGGTTGTTCACGAAGTCGCCCTGGAACCGCTCGCCGAGCATGCCGCCCACGCCCTTGCGGATACGCTCCGGGTCGCCGGCCGCATCGCGCTTGATCTTGGCGATGTCCCACAAAGCCTTGTTGATCTGTTCGCGGGAGAGCTGCTCGCGGAACTCCGGCTTTATCGGCAACAGGTCCAGGTTGCGCATGGTCTTCTCGAGACTCGGGTGATCGCCGTACGAGCCGGCCTTGCCCTTGCTGAGATCCAGGGACGGTGCCGGTGTCTTGTGCTTGGCATAGGCCAGGGCCGCGGCCGCTCCGCCCAGGCCGAGGCTTGCAAGCCCCCAGCCCAACCGGTTCTCGGGACTGTTCATGGCCTTGATCGCCGAGTAGGCGCTGCCGGCACCGGCCAGACCCGCGCCGATCTCGTACTTGTAATCCTTGGCGTTCTCCCACATGGCCTTGCCGGCCTTCTTCCAGTCGAAGGCGCTGGTCTTGCGCAGGTCCTTCACGTTCTGGTCGGCCATGGCCTTGCGCTTCTTCAGGCTCTTGAGCAGCATGCGGTCGGACTCAGCCGTGTCGGGCTTGCCGGCGAACCGCTTGTTCATGGCATGAAGCAGGTACGGCAGTGCCGCGCCGCCCAGGCCGCCAAGCGTGCTCCACAGCAGCTTGTTCTTGTCGGCCGTCAGCCAGCCGAGGCTCGATCCCAGCGTGCCGCCCACCAGGCCGGCAACCACCGGGTTGAAATTGTATTTGTCGCTCTTGGCCTGCTCGTCGCGCACCAGCTTGGCGTCCTCGAAAGCGGCCAGCTTGTCGTTGATGTCCATCTGTGCGGCAAGGGCCGCATCGGTCTGGGCACTCCTGCCGCTCTTGTCGGCTTTGCCCACCATCATCTTGTCGGCGACGTACGCCGATCCCATCGGTACGGCGCCGGCCACTGCGGTCTTGGCCGCCCGTGCCATCGGACGCTGCCGGCCCGCATAGGCCCTGGGCGCCGATCCGAGCGGTCCCTCGACGCGTTTGCCGACGGCGCTCATGGCGCTTCGTGGCGTAAGCGGGATCTCACGGCCGAGCGTCGGATGGTCCTTGATGTATTTCTTGGCCTTCTTGCCGCCGAGCAGGTACATGAGGGCGGCGCTGCTGACGCCTGCGGTGGCGCCCATCTGTGCCGTCTCCTTCTGCATGTTGATGCCGAACAGTGGATCGTCCGGGTAGTCGACCTTGCCGACCGTGGCCTTCTTGTCGCCGTAATGGGCCTGCGCCCCGACGTGCGGCTCTTTGCCGCCGAGTATCAGCTCGACGTTCCCGCCGACGGTCTCGCCGCTCGGTTCGATCTTAACCGGGTTGTACTCTCCGACGGTGCGGGCCACGTCGCCGACCTTGCGCTTGACGCTCTCGGGTAGAACGGTGCTCAACCCTTCCTTGACGCCCTTGATGCCCCTGAGCGTGTCGACCAGTGGCGGCAACGCCGTGTCGATCACCTTGCCGGTGAAATCCTTGTCGCGTCCCGCCGCTTCGTCGATCTTCGCCTGCTCTTCCGGCGTGCGCTGGCTGCGGCCGTACATCGACAGCATGACCGCCGGTGTGCCCAGCCGCAGGGCTGTGCTGCCCATGGCCTTGGGCGCCGCCTTCATGCGGAGAACCGCCGCCTTGCGCTTCCAGGGGTTGGTGAAGAGGGTGCCTTTGCCGGCCGCCGTCTTCTGTATCGGTTTGTCGAGCAGACGTCCCATGGGTTATGCCTTCTTCTTCTCGCGTTCCTTGATGTACTTGGCGAGCAATGCCGCCAGTCCGGCACCGGTCAATGCACCGCCGGCCGCGCCGATGAGGCCGCTGCCCATGCGGTTGCCCAGCGCGTATCCGCCGATGCCGCCGGCCAGGGCGCCGGCCGCTCCTGCCTGGAGCTCCTGATTGTTCTTGATCTCTTCGAGCAGTTCCTGCCATACGCTGGTGCGCGGGGCCGCCGTGCTGTGGGTCGTGTCCTTGGGCGGGTTGTAGTCGCTTACCATCCCGGTGGGACTCAGCTTCTCGCCGACCTTCTTGCCGACCGCTGCGGTGCCCAGCGTGCTTCCGGCCAGAATGGCCTTTCCTTTCTTGGTCTTGGCCAGTTCGCTTACTTCCGGACTCTTGGTGGCTTTGCCGTAGACACTGCCGGCCTTGGTGGCCTTGGGGACCGTGCCGCCGCTCGGAGCCGTAATAGTGGAACCGGCCTGCCCCGCCTGGCGGCCATAGTTGAAGTCGCTGACGATCTCGCCGGGACGGCGGGCCGCACCCTTCAGTGCGTCGACCGGCTTCTTCGTCTTGTCGAGGAGGCCGCCGACCAGATTCCTGATCGGGGTCCGCTTCGGCGGCATGGTCGCATCCATCAATTCGCCGAGCGAAGGCTTCTTCGCCTGCTTGTGTAGCTGTGCGGTCTTGGCCATCGGTTCATTGAAGCCGAAGGCCGTACGGAGTTCGCTCATCCGCTGGGGTGATACTGCATGTGTCATAGTGTGCTCCTGTATACTATTTAGGTGTCATGGCGTTCATCTCGTCGTACCAGCTCTGGTTGGAAGCCGCCTGTCGGGCCTTCTCGGCCTGGTTGCGCAGCCTTGCGGCCCGCACGATCTCCTGGATGCGTTCACCGAGGCTGGTGTCGGCACTCATGCTCTCGGCCCACTTGTTGCCGGCGGTCAGCTCGCCAAGCGTGTTGACGCTCTCGACGCCGCCGCGGAGTACGTTGCCGAACACCGGCACGCCCTCGCTGAAGTTTCGAACGAACCCGGTCGCACCGCCCCTCTTGCTGGTCTGCCGAAGGATGTCGCCGATCTCCGACGGTTTGAGGGCCTCGGCCTCGAGCTTCGCACGGGCCATAAGGTCCTTGTACTCGGCATACACAGCGTCTCGTTCGTACCCGCTCATTTCATCAAAGTTCTTGCCTTCCGCGCCCACCATGCGCTTGGCGTGATGGGTGAGCAGATGGTGCGCCCTCCCGACGTCGCGCTTGGACTTCAGGGCTGCCACCGCCTTGTAGAAATCGTTCAGCTGCACCCGCTGCTCGAGCGGGCTTCCCTTGGTCGCCAGCGCATGGCCATAGGACAGTCCGATGCGCGCCGGGTTGTAGACCTGCATGGTCGTGCCAAGCGTGCCGAGTCCCATGACCTTCAATGCGTCGTTGCGCTTCTGGTTCCACTCGTCGTCCGTCATCTCGCCGGCCTGGTACTTCTTGAAATCGTCTTCCAGCATCGCTGCGGCTTCGGGTATGGCCTCCGCCATCTGCCGGGCGTTCTGCAGCTCGACCGGCGCCTTCTGCTCCAGATTGGATACGGCGGCATTGAGCATCTTGTCGCCCTGACGGCCACGGTCGCCCTGCGTGACAAGGTTGGCAAAGTCCTCGAGCTCGATGGTCTTCTCGCCGGTCTTGGGATCGGTGGCCAGCATCTGGTAGGATTCCACGATGTTGTCGGCGATCTCAATGGGTATAAGGAGCTTGCCGGCCAGTTTCTCGGCACCGGGGCGCATCGCCGTGGGGCCGAAGCGTGCGGCCAGGTTGACGGGCAGCCCCAGCTGTCCGGCGATGATACCGGCCCGGTTCTCGGGATCGCTGGTCATCTGCGACCATAGATTGCTGACCTTCTCCACCGGCCCGCCGGCGCTTCCGCTTATGGGAATGCCCTCGGGAGTCGTCGTATAGGTTCCGTAGTCCTTCCAGCCGTGAGTGCCTTCCTTGCCCTCGACGATGTCGGCCATGGCATTGGTGATCCGGTTCGGGTGCATCGGGCTTATCTCGCCACTGCCGACCATACTGAAAATGGATCGCTCCGCCCGCTGGATGTCCTGGGGCGTCGGGATCTTGCCGGTCTTGTACTTGTGGACCACGGCGTAGTCGGTGAGCAGCTGGCGGCGCAGTTCGGGCGGCAGGCTGACGGTGGCACCGCTGCCGACCGTGCCCTTGGCTTCGTAGGGCGCCACCTTCATGATGTCGCGCAAGGCCCCGCTCACTTCCTGAACGTCCTCGGGCTTCATCGTTTCGAACTTGAGGTTCTCGTAGAGCGGCGCGTCCTCCTGCTGGAGCTGCTTGACGTCGGCCTGGTACTGGGCCTCGTCCTGCTTCTGAATGATGTCGCCCCGCTTGACCCGCCGCTGCGGCTTGCCGGTACGGGGATCGATCGGAGTCGGCGGGGCCGCAACCTGTGGCTGCTGTGGCGTCGGCGGCTGTCCTGGCGTCGGCGGCGGCTGCGGCGTCGGCGGCGGTTTCGGGGAAGCCGCGCTTGTCGGCGGCTGTTTGCCGAAGCCCTGGCTCAGCGTGTTCTTGAACCGGTCGACCATCTTCGGGTCGTCCCATGCCTGGTAGCCCAGACCGGCTGCGGCGCCGAGCAGTGTGCCAGCACCGCTTACGCGGCCACGCAACGCCCATTCACCGAGGGTACCGGCTCCTGCGCCGATGCCGCCGGCGATCAACGCCTTTACCAGGTCGTCGCCTTTAAGTCGTGGTTTCGCCAACTGTTCCTCCCTTGCCGATGTTCCATTCACGGCCGTAGGTGCTGCCGAGGCCCGCACCGGCCAATGCACCGCCGCCACCGCCGAGCAGTATGCCCAGCATGTAATCGGCCGCATCGGGGTTGGTTTTCATAAGTTTGGTGATGAGCATGCCCAAGCCGGCTCCGAGGGGTACGCCGGCCGCAGCGCCGACAAGGCCCTTGCTGCCGCGGTCAACCTTCTCGTTCAAAGCCTTCAGATGTTCGCCGACTTCGCCAACGCTCTTCTTGGTGGAACCCAGGTCCTCGCGGATCTGCTGGGTGCCTTCCTGGATGTCGCCCTTGACCCACGCCTCCTTGCGCATCATCTCGATCGTGTGGTCGATCAGCTCGAACATATTTCCAGGAACTCCTGGATTTGCGGTCTTCTCGATGCTGGCGTTCGGGGTCTTGCCACGCTTGGCGAACGGCGTGGTGCCGACGCCCTGGTCGGCGTCCATGACCTGGAAGCTGTGGGGGTTCGATCCCTCGGTCTTCGAGTTACGGATCTTCTCGGCGAGCTGGCCGCGTGCATGCTTGCGGCAGGCGGCGGCCTTGATGACCCCGGCGACCTTGTGCATGACCCGCTGCTTGACGCCGGGCTCGTACTCGGCGTTCTTGATCAGATGCTCGGCGAGTAAACCGGTGCCGGCGGTCTTCTTCAGACTCGGGTACTTGGCGTGGACCTTGGCCCGGACCTGTGCCTTCTCTTCGTCGGTGCCGTGCATGCCCACCAGGCGAAGGGCGGAGCGTGCATGCTCGATGTCGTGTATCGGGTAGTTGCCGCTCTTCTTCTTTTCCTTGGCGTTCTCAGCCTTTCCGGGGATGGCGAAATTCTTCGTGGCGATGTGGCTGCGCTGCTTGGCCTTGAGGGTCGCTGACTTCTTGTGGCCCTTCTTCTTCTGCTTGTTGGCGGTGGCGTAGAAGATCTGTTCGCCCTTCTTGTCGCCGTACTGCTTCTTCATCTGGGCCATGACCTCTTCGCCCTTGCCGTCGTAGTATTTGGATAGTGGCATGTGTGCCCTCCTTAACGGGGTATGCGCCGTTGCACCAGCTCCTGCCGGGGCTTGAAGTCACGGTCCACGTAACCGCCCCGATTGTAGCTGGCTTTGCTGACGTTCATCGGCTGCTTGCTGGCCACGTTGGCTGGGTCGATCGGTGCACCCTTGATCTCGCGGCTTCCGGTCGGGCTCTGGCCACGCTTCATCCGTGCCAGGTTCTGTTGACGGAGCTTCTCGGCTGCCGCCTTCTTCGCTTGGGCCGCCCGCTGCATCTCCATCATCTGTTGCCGGGCGGCGGCGTTGCGATCGAAAGCCGTCTTGCGGATCAACGCGTCTTTGAGATGTCCCATGGTCGCCTCCTACTTCTTAGTGGCGTCGTACTTGTGCTGGGCCACGATGGCCTTGCGGGCACCAGGGCTCACGCGGCCTTTGAAGTTGACGTTCGGGTACTTCTTCTTGGCGGCCTTCAGGCCCATGTTCTCGGCCTTGGTCTCAGCCTGCTCGACCTTCAGGTTCTTGCGGCCGGCCGCGGCGTCCGTCTGTTCACCGACGGCGACTGCGGCCTGCTTCGTGAGCAGGGCTGCCACCAGGTCGTTGACGACTTCATGCTTGACGCTTGCGGCCTTGCTGAGGTCTGCCCGCTCGTTGGCACGGGGCCTGGCCGGCGGGAACGTGCTCGGTGTCAATGACGGGGCGCCCAGTCCCGGCTTGGGCGGATACTTCTTGCGGATCATCTCGTAAATCTTGCGCTTTTTGCTCTCCGGGCTTTCCTGCACGGCGCTTGGCTGAGTGGCGCCCGGCATTCCCAGCGGGGCGATGGGCTTGGGCATCGTCTGTACGCCGGCGGCGACTCCGCCTGCGTTGCCGCCCTGCCGCACGGATTCTAAAATGCCTTTGCCGATTCTGCTGAGATTTCCGGATCTGGCAGTTTTACGGATAAGTGCTTCAGTTAACAGTCCCATTGGTGTGTCTCCTTGTTGTTCTGCGGTCTTCGGCAGCTGGCGGCCTTCGCTCATCTGCTGTGCAAGTATCTTCCAGTCTTCGGGCGTCATGGTTTCGCGCCGTGCCATCCAGCGGCCGAGGGCGCTGCCCATACCGGTACCGAGTGCGGCACCGCCCAGTCCACCGGCCACTCCGCCGATTGCGGCGGCGGTACCCTTGGCGTCGTCACTGGCCTTGTTGAACAGGGCGAGCATGATCGCCGCACCCATGCCGGCGCCGGTGGCTCCGCCGACCAGACCGCCGCTTGCGCCGCCCAGTCCCTGGAGTGCAGCGGACTCGAGCCGGCTGCTGCCACGGGCGGGTCGGGCCAAACCATGAGCGGCACCACCCACGAACGGGATGGTCTGGATCAAATCTGTCTTGTCGTCGAAGGCGGCGGCTTTCATGATCACCGGGCCACCCTTCTCGTTGGCGGCGTCAAGCGCTGCCTGAGCCTGGGACTTCAGCTTCTCGGCCTCAAGTTCCTTGGAATGCGTGTCGACGTACCACTGGGCAGTGCGCCGCACATGCTCCGGCGTATTCGGATCGTCGAGTACGGCCTGGGCCTTTTCGATCTCGGCGGCCTTGTCGACCTTGAACATATCCATGAGTCCGGCAGTCTTGCGGACGAGGGCATTTGCGAGTAGCGGCATATCTGGATCTCCTGTATGATTCGGTGTTAGTCGCTTCCTGTTAATATACTCCACCGGTTTCGCGCACGCAAGCAACGACCCCGGTCTGCGGATGGCACGGCACACGCCTCGTCGGGCAGGCCCCCTTACGGGGCCTCGATGGTTTGCATGCGCTTACACGTTGTCCGTGTGCAATCCGTTGCCCCGGAGGGGCACCTGTTCGTTCCGGAAAATGTCCTGGATTTCATTTGCCGACCGCCCGCTTCACCATGGTCTTGATCTTGCCGGTGTTTTTCGTGACGCCCTTGGCCTTGTCGTCGTATATGGCGGTGCAATACATGTCCTTGACGCAGGTGATGGGCAGTACCTGGCCAATGTGGGCCATGCACCACTTGTCGATGTGGTAGCGGGCCTTCCCGTCGTCGCCGCTTGCCCGGGCAGTCAGGATCTTTACCTTCTTGCCGTCGGCGAGCCATGCCTTTACCCGGTCGACCATGGGCTTGATCGGTGCGCCGATGTGGCCACGGCCCTTCCATTCGGTATATCGGGCCAGCGTGCCGTCAAGGTCCACGCCGATCCATTCCTTTGCCGGGTCGTATTTGAGGGCTTTCTTGTGCAGGTCGTATCGTTGTGCGGCCGCCCGCAGCTCTTCCTGCGGTATGCCGACGTTGTGTTCATTGAGCTTGGGCCGTACGGCGTCGGCCGGTACCCGGAACATACCGCACAGCTCGCGCAGCTTGGCCTCCAGCTGGTCGGCGTCCATCGCCGCGGTCTTCCGCAGCCGTCGACTCAATGCCAGTAAAGCGGGTGCCGCCAGTGCACCGGTCGCTCCGCCGGCCAAGGCGCCGATAAGCTTGTCGTCGGCGAGCCATGCGCCGGCCGCTCCGCCCAGGCCCAGCCCGGCCAATGCCGCAGTGCCGTAGCCGCCCGGTGCCTTGGCCTTCGGCTGTTGCGGCTGCGGTTGTGGCCGTGGCGTCTGTGTGACCTGCGGTTCGACGCCTGTTTCGGGTTCGCCGTTATCGCGCATGAGCAATGCCGTGCCGCCGGCGGTGGCCGCAGTCGCCGCAGTGGCGATCGCCGCCTTCTTGCCGGTCGACATCTTGCCGGTCGCCGGCGGGTCGGTGATTCTTGCCGTGGGCTTGGCCGGCGGTGGATCGGTGATGCGTGCCGTGGACTTGGCGAAAGGCTCCGGTGCCGGCAGGGGCTCGAACCACGACCTGTTGTGCGTCGGGTCCGCGTTCCAGTCGTCGCCGTAGCCCATGACCGTTCTTGAATTTACGTTGCGCCCCTTTCCGGTCGCTTCCTGAAACTTCAGCGCCGTATCCATGTATTCGCCGGCGGCCCGCGAAAGCTTGTCGGAGTCTACGTTGCCCCTGAGCGACGGGTCTTTGCGCAGGCGATCCTTTATCGCCATGCTGACGTCGTACGGCCCGCGGCCGGACGTGTACGTGTGTCCCGGGTGGACGCGATCGATCAGCTTTTGATGGAGCCGCTGGGCGCGCGGACCCTCCAAGTACCGCATCGCGTCCATGTACGGCATTTCGCCGGCCTTCTCGTACATGCGCTTCAGCACGCCGAAAGCGCGGGTCGCGTCCGACTCGAACTTGAACGCCGGCGTCTTGGCCGCAGCGGTCTTCGGCAGCAGGTTGCCGACCACCACGAGCCGGTCGCGAAGGCTCGGATTCGCCATGAGCCTGAAATGGGCGTCCGCCTGCTTCTTCAGCTGCTTGGCCTTGGCGCTGGTGGTCGCCGCCACCGGACCGCCGGCCGGCAACAGCTTCTTGATGCGCAGCGCCAGGAGCTTGCGGCCGTTGATGGTGGGCTGGCCGTTCTCGTCGGTTCCTATACTTTCAACCTTCACAGGCTTGTTCTTGAATCTGCCTACGAGAACGGTGTCGCCCATCTCTATGTCGAGCACGATCTTCGCGATCTTGCGCAGCCGCGGGTCGGCCAACCGCTGCTTCAGCCGGATCTCCCGGTCGATCGCCCTGATGTCCATGTGGTAAGTTTTTATCTCAGCCTGCTTCGCCAGGGGCTTGAGCTCTCCCTTGGTCGGGCCGTCGCTCATGGCCCATTCCTTGAATTCGGCCCACGGCAGTTCGACCACGGCGCCGTCGCGGTCCCAGCCGTCCTCGTAGTTCTGCCGGTAGGCTTGCACCGCCTGCTGCTTCGTGACGTAGCCGATCATGCACTTGTGCTCGTCGAACTTGCCGTCGGCGTCCAGCTGGTTGATCACGTACACGCTCTCGGCGTCCCATATGGTCTCGTCGTGGGGTATGCCCGGATTGATGAAGACGTCGAGATGATCCTTGTCGTAGCCCCTGCTGCCGCGGATGTAGCCGTAGTCGTCCCACATGGTCTGGCTCCATTCGTTACCGTCGTCGTCCACTCCGCTCCTGACGGACTTGAACGGGTTCTCGATGCTGATGTCCAGGCCGTCGATGGTTACGTGCGCCTTCTTGTAGTTCTCGGCCTTGATCTGGGCCTCGGTCGGCTGTAGCTCCATGTCCTGGCCCTTGGCCACCCCATGCTCGACCTCCGCGGCGGTCTTGGCCAGGCGCGGTATGAGCAGCGTACTGTAGCGGTCGGCCGGGTTGCTCCACCGGATGGCGCTGATCGGAAACTTCTGGCCGCTCACGAAATTGGCGAGCCGTGCGTACTTGGCGGGGTCCACGTCCTTCTTCAGGTAGGCGACGGTGACGTGCGGCCGGTAGGTCTTGTGCGTTTCGCCCGGCATCCTGACGCCGGCGCGCACCGCCTTGTTCAATGCATGCAGGTCCGGACTGTCGACGTCGAACTTCAGCACCTTGTAGTCGCCCTGGTCGAAGTGACTGAGCCCGCCGACGGTACCCTGCCCCTGCAGGATTTCCTTGATCGCCTCCTTCGTGGAGCGCGGGTCGTCTTCTTCATGCCCGTAGGCAAGCGTGACGTGTGGATGCTTCTCGAGGCCGAACCCGTCCTCGTCGTACAAATCCTCCTTGGCGATGGCGCGCTGGATCATAGCGATCCGAAGCGCCACGCTCCTGGGCATGTCGATGCCCATCCAACCGTATGATTTTTCTTTAGCCATGGGTATAATATAGCCCGGTCATAGCTAAAAGAAAAGGCAGGGTCCTTAAAGGAACCTGCCTGGATAATCGGATGATGATGTTACCGGTAATATACACCGGCCATCATCACCCTGCAACCCACATCTTGTGGTTTGCGTGCGTTTTTTCTCAATATCTTGTGGTTTATCCGGCGAACAGATGCCGCAGACGGCTCACGAGGCCCGTGAAGTCGAAGTGCGGCCAGTTCTGATGGTTGACGATCCGCTGCATGAATTCGCCGCGCTGCTCGTCCATGAGCCTGCAGGCGATCTCGTACTTCTTGCGGCGCAATACGAACGTGCATCCGTAGATGTCCGAGTCGAAATGCTCCTCGTCGGTCTCCTCGCACAGGGCCACGCGGACCCGGTAGTGGCAGTTGACGATGTCGGTGCTCAGCCGCAGGGTGGCGACGAGTTCGCAGAACTGGTAGTCCTCGTCCTCTTCGTCCCGTTCGCACGGCGGGTTGAACTCGATGACTCCGAGCGCTCCGAACATCTGCGCCCTGGGCGCGTCGATCAATACGTTCATGATATTTCCTTGATTAGCTTTTCATACATCTTGACCACCGCCTTCGAGTGTTCGACGTTGGCCTTCCATTGGTCGCACAGGCGCTGCATGCGTCGCCTGTGCAGGTCCAGTATCAGCTCGGGCACGAGGCTCGACACGTAAAGCGTCGGCTTCTCGACCATCCACTCGGGTGCCGGCTCGGTGAGCCAGTACTCCTGCAGGATGGGGCAGCGCCACGAACTGACGTTGCCCGCCTGCACGTAGCCCGGTTCCATGTCGATGAGCCGGTACTGGATGCGCACGCTTGGCCGGTCGTGCCGGTTGCTGTAGCCGCTGCAGAAGACCTTGACCGCCACGCCGAGCGCGCGGTCGGGCTTCTTCACATGCTCGAACATGCCGTGGTCGTCGGCCACCTGGTCGTCCAGGGACTCGACCTCGAGCGCACGGCACAGGAGCCTTGCGGTCTTGGCGCTCGGCTCCATGTGCCCGTTCTCGATGCGGCTGATGTGCTGGTACGACACGTCGGCACGCTTGGCCAGTGCGGCCTGGGTGAGGCCACGGGCCTTCCGCAGTTCGCGCAGGTTCATCAGTACGCCTTCCCGCCGTGGCGGTGCGACCGCGTGGCGTTGTAGCGTACCTTGGCGATCATGGCGCCGACCACGTCCATCTTGTTGCCGGCACTGAAGTCCAGGATGCGGATCATGGTGTCGGCCAGCTCCTCCTCGATGCCGCTGAACTCCTGAATGTGGTCGCTCGGCTTGTTGCCCTTGCGATCCCACTCCATGGCCTCGGCGAGCTCGCTCACCATAAGCATGAAGTTCGTGGCATTGTTGTTCGGGTTCTCCCACCAGCCGTTCGCGCGGTTGACGGCGTGCAGCTGCTGCTGGAACTTACGGAGATCCGGCAGGTCCAGGAAGTCGCTTTCGTCCTTGACGTCCCAGGGGAACGGATAGGTCTCCATGACTTCCCAGTGAAGGGCCGCAAGCCCCGTGCCGAACGACCTTACCGAATTCATCAGAAGGCAGAAGGTGCCGGTGTTCGCGTACTTGTCGTGCACGTTGATGCCGTTGATGGTCGTCTTCTCGGGATCGATGCCACGGGACTTCTGGTACTCGAACAGGTTCTGCGGCAACGCGATGAACGGCTGCTTGCCGCGCTCGCGCTTGTACAGCTCGGCGAGCGCCGAGTCGAGCGCGTGCAGAAAGCTCCTGGTGTCGTCCAGGCTCATGCCCGGAATGGCATTAAGCAGAGTGCTCATGATTGGTTCTCCAGTTGATGCATGGCCAGCCGCAGGCCGACCCAATGCTGTTTCAATGTGTGTGGCATGACCTCGCCCCAGAGCCAGGGGTCGTAGTCCGTCCAGTTGGCGCCCAGGAACTGCTCGCCGTTGGTGGCGAGCCAGTGGCTGAACTCGTCCTTGTTGGCCGAGGCGGCTTTGGCCTCGCGCACCAGGTCGAGATCCACGTGCTCGTCGTACTCCAGCAGATCCTTGACGTTCTCGTCGATGCGGCGCTCGCACTCGTTCGTGTCCCAGTCCATCCAGCGACGGCCGCTGCCGTCGGGACTTGCCTGACACTTCTCGTGCAGATAGCTGATGCCGCACTTGGCCCAGCCGTCGAGCCGCATGTTGTCATACACGCCGTAGATGGCTTCGCCGCAGTCGCCGCGCACGATCAGGCTGTTGCCGACCGCCATGAAGATCATGAGGTAGCTGCTGCTCGTGGGCCGGCCCCAGATCAGGTAGTCGATCTGGTTGCCGTTGTCGACCTGGCCGGCGTGGCGCTTGGCCAGGTGGTCCTTGAAGTCGTTGGCGATCATCTGAACGCCGCGGTCTTCGTGGTGATGGGGGAACAACGCTTTAAGATCCACGTTCGGCCTCCTTCGACGGGAAGGTCAGTGCGTGCGACTCCATGGCGTCCTTCACCTCGTACTTCTTGCCGATGAAGGTGCTTCCGTGGTCGTCGTCGAACCAGCCCTCGAACTCGCGACTGCTCACGCGTTCGATCGTGGCCTTGCGGCCGTTGAACACGTACTCGGTCTTCGGACCCTTCTTCGGCTGTGCCGGGAAGATGTGGGCCAGACAGTGTTCGTCGATCTTGGTCACGGGCTCCGGGTTGTACATGGTCGGATGCTCTTCAGTGAACTTCCGGGCCTTGGCGCGCTGCCGGATGAGGCTGCGGCCCGTGGCGTAGAAGTTGGCGTTGAGTATGGCCTCCATCCGGTCGATCTCGATCGCCATCTGGTTGAAGAGGTGCTTGTCCTTCTCGGTCTCGCACTTGGCCGCCAGGTCGTCGATCTCAAGCTGCACGAGGGCGCCGATCTCGTGCATGAGCGTCGCCAGATACATGATGGCGTCGGTCTTGGATTCGTTCTCGATCGAGTCCGATGCCCAGTCGAAGGCGTTGCACGGGCACTCGGCCGTGCAGTCGGCGGGGCAGTCCAATGCCTCCTGGTCGTCGCGCAGCTTGAGAATGCGGGTCTTGAACTCCGCGGCTTCCTTGCCGCCCTCGTCTTCGTCCGGGAACCAGGTCCCGATGTCTTCGAGTATGTTGTACAGGGTCTCGATGGTCTCTGCTCTATTCATCGATGGTTCCTCCATTTCGTTTGATTACGTCAATGAGACCTTCCTCGGTTTCGACCGACAGGCGGCCGTGATTCTCGGAGATCTCCTTGAATATGTTCTGAAGCGCGGTCAACATGTCGGCCTCGGCGTCGGGCCGATCGACCGGGCGGTGGCCCGCGCGCCGCATCATTCTGACCCAGCGCTCGCGCAGCTCCTCGCAGTATTGGGCGGTGTCCACGCGTTCGCAGCAGCCGCCGTTCAGCATCAGGTAGGTGTTGCCGTCGCAACGCTCCTCGATGCGGTATCCTTTTTCTTCGTCAGCCATTGGTGTTCTCCATTAGTTCATTATTGCTTCGAACAGGCTCTTGGCCCAGTCCGCTACTTGGGATGCGGCTGCCACCAGGACGAGCAGCACCCCCACGCAGCAGCAACAGCCTGCTCCGCCGTCATCGCTGCCGCTGTCGTTGACATGTGAGCCTTTGACGTTGACGCGTCCAGGCTTTCTGTAGCCGTCAAGCTGCCGTGGGAATCGCCGGGTGTGTGGTTTACGGTCGTGTCCCATGTCACTGCGGCTCCAGTTCGGACGCGGCGATCACGTCCTCGACGGTTATGAGTTGATCGTCTTCAACCGGGTCCCGCTCCGGGAATCTCCAGTAGGAGATGGGTCCCGGGAACCACGGATCCGTGCCATAGTAGAATCGAAAGCCCTTGACCGGGTCGACGCCGTTGATGTAGACGCCTGCCCAACGGTCTTTCGAATCCTTCGCCACCATGGCCTCGCAATGCCCCTTCGGGCCTGCGCGGAGCATCCGCACCAGATGGCTCATGGCCTTGTCATAGCGCTCCTGTTGTTCCTTGTTCATTGTTCGAGCTCCAGGAACGCGTTTACGGTTTCGATCCAGCACTGCCTGCAGTCGGCGTCCATGTCGCACGCGCGCTTCAGGCCGAACTTGGTGTGGGACCACGGCTTCAGGTCCTCCGGCGGGCAGTCGCCGATCGGCGCGTGTGCGTCGGCCAGGCGGTCGACCACCTCGGGAAGTTCGTGCACGATCACCCGGAATCTGTCCATGTTCATTTTGCTCAGCTCTTTAACGTGGGTCTGCGCCCACAGCTGGCCGTCCTGATCCATGAACACCGGGAAGTCGTCGTACAGCCGATCCTCTTCGATGTGCCATATGCTGAATTTCATAACGTGAAGATTATCTCCTCGATGTCTTTGCGCAGGGCCATGGTGTAGCCACGGTCGATGGCTTCCTTGGCCTTTGCGCTCTTGAACGGTTTCTTCTTGTCGGCCAGCCGCTCCGCGAGCATGTGCACGTCCGCGGTTGTCTGGGTGCTCTCGACTACGATGTCGTATCCGTCGAGCTCCCGGTTTATCAGGAACAGGATGTTCCTGGGGAGCCCCTGGACTTCGACGTGACTTACGATTACGGTCTGCATACTCAGTCTCCGAACGCTTCGGGGTTCTTGCGGCGCCACCAGCCCTCGACCTTGATCAGGCAGGGCAGGCCCGGCAGTTGTCCGACGGGTGGATCGGGCATGGCCCCCTTCATGATGTAGGGGGTCACGCTCTTCGGAATCCATATCTGGACCTTGGTGGACTCGATCTCCATCAGCCGCGCCTTTTCGCTTTCGCGGATAAGGAAACAGTCGATGTGATCATCCATTGGACGGCCTCGGCACTATGACGGGCTCGCCGTCCTCGATGGGCGGGATGTCCGCGAACGGATCGGGCTCGTCCTTGCGGGAAGCCTTACGCGCGGCATCGACGAGACCCGCCAGGAAGTCCCCGCCCATCTGGCGCGGGTAGATCATGGAGAAGCACTCGTGCACCAGCTGCTCGTCGATGAGCAGGTCCATGGCCATGAACTGGTGAACCAGTATGAGCCGGAGTGCCTGCTCGGGCAACGTGTTCGTGGCACTGTCCCGGTCGACGGCGTACGGCTGGTCACCGTGCTTCAACGCAATCTCGGTGTGGATCACGAACGTCTGCTCGGCCCATTCGAGGAGCTGCGGGTTTTCGTGGGTCACGTCGTGGGTCACGGCCACCTGCCGCTCACTACGCACCTCCACCCGGAGGTTAGCCTTTATGAGCTCCGTGTGGGCGTTCAGCCGCCCGAGCATCGCCGTCGACATTTCCATGTTCTTCTCCATGGCTTCGACGGCAGCGTCTTTCGCCACTTTCGTGATGTCGGGCTTCGTTTCTTTGTGCTTGGTCACTTTACGTTCTCCTTCACGCGATTGCGCCAGCCGGAGCAGCGCATGGTTTTGAATTCATCGCCCATGGCGATGTCGTGTACGGCCACGACGTCGGCGGCGACGTTCAGTCGCTTCGAGTCCTGGTCGTGATCAGTGTTCTCCAGATAGGCGATGATGTCTTCCAGCTGCTCGGCCTTGGCGTCATACACCAGGAACGGCACGAGCATGTTCACGTCGACCCCGGTATCCTTGAACAGAGCCAGAACCAGGTTGATGCATTTCATCAAAACCTGCTGGTGTTCAAGGCCCGCGGCGACTTTTCCTGCCAGTTCAATATCCATGTTACTTGTCCACTGTTGCGCCGACGACCCGACAGACGTCACTCCACCTGAAGCCGCACTCGGTGCAGCGCATGTGGACGTGAAGCCGGTAATCCGTGTCGTCGTCGTAGGTTACTATTCCGATCGTGCTGTTCTTGCCGATCTTGGCGACCGCCGAGCAGCACGGGCAGTGTTTGGGGTCCTCGCTGCGGCGGTTGGCCACGAGCGTTTCCAGGTCTTCGCCCAGGTTCTCGTACATGTGTACGTAGCCCAGGTGTTCCATGATCGGCTCGCCGTCCTCGAACAGGGTAACCTGCTCGCCGGCGGCGCGCGTCGCCCAGTCCGTGACTGATTGGCGCTTGTACTCCCGGTAGATCGAACGGGCGGTTTCGCCATCAGTGTCGTCGAAGACGGTACCGATGTTACCAACGATGACTTGATATTTACTCATTGGCCACCTCCACGGGATCTATGGGCAGAAGCATGCGCAGCGGCAGCCGGCGCTTACCGAACGGCGGGATCGCGATCTCGGCGCCGCTCACCTGTTCTTCGCCGTCGACGACGGTCCAGAAGCTTTCGACCTTTCGGGGTTTGAGATCCTTGACGTCGAATTTCTTCGGGTCGATCTCCTCACCGGGTTTCAGGTCGTTGGCCACGTAGACCAGCGTGCCGGGACGGAACTCGCGGGATTCCACGATCTTGCCGTCGGCGTCCTTCACGTTGTGTGCCAAAGCCCCGCCGATCTCGGCGACCGGAATGGGTTGCGAGGTTTTGTTCACCTTCGACTCGAATCCCGAGCCGAATGCCGATGGGTCACATCCGCTCATGGTAACAGCTGCTCCTTCGCCACGCCGGTGAGTGCCGACGCCAGCATGTATGTGTCCTTGAACGCGTTGAAGTCGCCGAGGTCCGTGTTCGGCACCTCGTTCAACGCACGCTGGATGGTCTCGAACAGCTTGCGCGGCAACACGACCACGTCGTTGTCGAAGCTGACGGTGTCCGGTGCGATCCAGTGCTTGACCTCGACGTCGAGCGCCGGCCTGCTGTCCAGGACCTCGACGCCCTCGTCCTCCATCGTGCACATCAGCTGGTCGCCGATGGCCTCGCTGCAGAGTTCGTGCTCGATGTCCGCGTCCATCGGTTCATCGTCGTCGTAACGATTCTGTTTGTCGATGTCGATGGCGATCAATGCCTTGTAGTATTTGACGTTCATGATTGTTCCTTTAACGTTGACACTCCGTAAGAGAAGTGGTTGAGTCTGTTTATGACGTAGCCGCGCTTGACCATGGCCTCTTTGAACTTGTTCATCAGGTGGTAGTTCTCGTAGGCCACGTTCAGCATCGGAGCGAAATCGCCGCCGTCGCACATGATGATCATGACCATGTCGTCGGTCGGCATGCACGTGGCGGGCCAGCCGGCCCATTCATCCTTGAACCACTGCACGGTGTGGAACGCCTTGCAGCCGCCGCAGTACGGTTTCTCGCCGTAGGCTTCGATCGCTGCGTCGAGCGCGGCCATCGCCGCCGTGGTGGCTTCGGGCGTGGCGAGCGCCGTGTTCAGCGACTCGAGCTCGTCGATCTTGAAGTACAGATCGCCGTTGATCTCGGGCTCCGGCACGATGGTCTGATTGGAATGGACGGTGAACGGTACGGTGTCGCCGTAGGGTTCCCCGTCGTAGTCCTTCAGCACGATGCGGTCGGAGCGCACGAGCTCCTCGCCCGCGTAGGTGAGTAGCAGGTAGTTTTCCATGTTGTTCTCCAGTTATGGTTTCGGGAAGAATTTGCGGCACTTGGCGTTCATCTCGACCTGACGGCCCTCGGCGTATTCCCAGAAGCGTCTGGAATCCTCGCTGCCGTTCGGTCGGTAGATGTCGTCGTGCCGCCCTTTGTAGCCTTCCATGCAGTATGCGCGTGCCAGCGGCCCGTTGCCGCACTGAATCACGCAGTGCCTGCAGTTCTCGCAGCGCTTGGGCAGCGTGTAGCCGCACTCGTGCCGCCAGTCGACGCCGTCGGCCTTAGCGTCGTCCGAGCGGACGGGCCGCCAGCCGGCCGGCATCGAATCGTCTTTGACCAGCACGACGAAGCCCGGATGCTTCGGCTTTCCGTCGAGGGTGTTCTCCTCGACGTAGGCGTTCAGCGCATCGCAGTGCTTCTGTGCCGTCGGCAACCGCATCCAGCTGAGCGGGCTGTCGCTGACGAACGAAAGGTTGTAGTCCTTTACGGTGCCGTCGTTCCACCGCTTTATCAGCGTGAGGAGGTGGTACTCCTTCAGGCCGGGCCTGTTGAGCGCTATTCGGTACCGCATGATTCATACCGGTTGGTGTTGCTGTTCGCCAGCAGCCACAGGAAGAACAGGCCGATGGGCCAGAGCACGGACATGATTATCAGGGTGACGGTCATGCCGAGCGTCCAGTGCTGGTTGAGGCCCCGTACTTTGCGGGCCAGGTTGACTTCTTGAATGAACACGGCCATAACGATGATGGCCGCGATCACGTACAGTAGCGTGTATAGATAGTTCATATTGAAATGTGCCTGAATGAGTGTTCAACGGACTTCGTGATCATATCCAGAATCTGCACGGTGAGGTGCACGACCTGATCGTCATTCATTCCGTATAGTTTCTTCATCGCCTCGTTCACGGAGTTGTTGGCTCCGAGAATCTTGTCGAACGCCGCTTCCAGCTTGGGAAGCTTCGCACGACTGATGATGATGTAGGTTTTCTTGTCGACGCCGCCGAGTTCCGAGAAGAAGCTGTGGATTTCCCCGAACTCAGGGCTCACCCGCGCCAATACGCGCATCTTCTCGCCGATCTCGCGGCGCGTCATTTTTCGATCCATCTTGGTTCTCCAGTTTAACTATTATCAGTGGCTGGGCGCTACGCCAGTATACGTCGCACATAAGGCTGCTGAGCGCCTTGTAGTACGGGTCTTCCAGGACGCGCTGCATGCGTGTGCGCCATTCCCGTTCATAAAGGGGATGCCATTGTGGCGGCATCCCCTTCATAGCCTCGTCGATCATGTATTGCTGCCAACATTGGAGCTCGGTGACTACCGCCTGTTCCTTCTCCGTGAGGTAGCCGGGAACTACTTCTCCAACTTCACCAAGCATGTCGCAATCGAGGTCCCGCTGCTGCGGAACGCTCCCTGATCGATCTCTATCACCGTCGCCTCTTTCTCCTGCAGCCAATTTCTGAATTCCTTCTGTAGTTTGTTGTTGCCGGTTTTCCAGCCGATGCTCATGACGCTGACCAGGACTCCTCCGTCGGCCAGTAAGTCGTACATGTGCTGCACGTGCCGGATGTCCTGGTTGTTCGTGAACGGCGGGTTCGCCAGTATGACGTCGAACATGTAGCCCGGATCGAACTCCATGAAGTCGTCGCCCACCAGCGTGTAGCCCTCGTTGAGCAGATACTCGCGGTTCTCGGGATCGAGCTCGCAGCAGCGCACCTGGCTCTTGGGTATCCCCTCGACCAGAGCGCCGCGGCCGGCACTGGGCTCGAGAACCACGGCGTCCGTGATCGGACCGGCGAGGTCCCTGACGATCTTGACGACTTCCGGCGGCGTGTAGAACTGCTGGAACTTCTTCTTGTCGTCGATTACTTCGCCGGCCATGAGCCTGGACTTGATGTCCTGTGCGTCCTTGCCCTTGAAGGCGAACCCGTTCTTCGAGTACTTGCCGCCGGCCCGGATCATAAGATCCTTCAGCTCGTCGTAGCACTTCTTGCTGAACCTGACGTCTTGTGGCAGCTCAAGCCGGGCGCCTTTGGACGGCATGCGGCTCAACGCGTGATTGACGTCGGTGATCTCGTGGATCACGGGCTTATCCTTCTCGGGCTTGAACGTACGGGGGCCGCTGCCTTTTTCAAGGCACTCGTCGTAATCCGTCCAGCCGTTGTTGACGCAGTCTTCGCGGTGATCGCGAGCCCAGGAGTTCCACAAATCCAGGAGTTCCTGGAAATGACGGATCTTCAAGCTCTCGAAATCAACGCCCTTGCATCGCATGGCCTGTAGGCGTATCTGTGCGAGACTCAGGACCTTCGGCGGGTAGAGACTGCTGTCGCTCTGCATGCAGAGCATGGCGTTGTTTACCCGTCCGCTGGTAGCCCCGGTCTCGTACTCACCGGCGTCCAGATCATCGTCGATGGCTTCGAGGAGATCCGCGCTGTTCATTAATCGTCCTCCGTGGGAAAGCGTCCGAGCATGATGACGTTGCTCTTCTTCTCGATCCCTACCAGGACGTGCCGCTTCAGCATGTCGTCGCCGAACACGTCGTACATCATCAGGGCGATCATGTCGCGCGGCAGTATGTACGTGAGCTCGGCAAGCAGCATGCAGGCCATCGTCGGAAGGAACTGGCCTCCCTCGTCGTTGTATTCTTCGCGAATGGAGCCATAGGCGCCGATGGCCTCGAGCTCCTCGATGTAGGTGCTGCCCGCGCCGCTAAAGAACTGCTGGATCTTGTCCTTTCGCTCTTCGGGACTCAGGGCGGGGTCGAGCCCCGTCTGGTAGCGGTTGAAGGCGGCCAGGGCCTGAAGGGCCACGGCATGCGCTTTCCGCCGGCGTCCGATTTCCTTCTCAGTCGGAGGTTGTAGTTCTTCACTCATTTTTCCATGTAACCTTGTATTTGTCTTTCAATTTGTCGAGCGTCTTGTACAGACGGTCGATGTCGGATTTAGGGGCCTCGTCAACGGACACCAGCGTGAGTCCGATGTGCACGTACAGCTTGCACCGTCCGTCCTTGAATTCACGCAGCAGCAGTCCGACGACGCCGGGCTGCAGATCGCGCACCGCCACCTTCTCCTTCGAGACCAGGCGCACGTGATCGACGTATTCAGTCTTTGGCATGATTGTTCTCCAGATTGTATGGGAAGCTTTCGGCTTCCATTGCCTCCTTGACGCACGGCTCGCACACCTTGTGCGAGTCGTCGTCAGGAATGAATACGCCGCCGCAGTGCCCGCAAACGGCACGGCGGCGACGCAGGTCGGCCAGTTCAGCCTTGGTCAGCTTCATGACCACTGTCTTTTCCGGTTTCATTACTCAGGTCCATACCCATTTCTTCCGCGTACTTGATGACGGTGCACGCCTGCCTCTCCCAGCAGCTGTGGTCGAGGTCGTGTTTACTCAGTTCTTCGGCGCGAAGCTTCAGCCGCTCGAGCTCGCGGATCACGTGGTCGTACTCGCGCTTGGCGGTGGTGACCTCGGGATAGTCTTCGATCAGGGATTCGGCTTCCGCATCAAGCTGGAGGAGGGCGGCCAGTTCGGCCTTGCGTCCCTGCTCGAACAGCGCATGTTCCTTGGCGTCGACCTTCGAGGCGAACACACGCAGCTTGTCAATCTGCGTGAGTTCGGTAGCCTGCTCCTCCTCCTCCTCCTCGGCGGGAACTTCGAAGCCCAGCTCCTCCTGCACGTCTTCGGCCGGCTTCTTGCTCTTGTACTGGATCTGGTCGAGTTTGCGGCCGTGATCCTGACTGTAGGCGTCGAGCGCGAACACGTCGGCGAGCGTCGTCTCCTTGGACTTGTCCAGGTCCTCGCGGATAGCGGGGATAAGCACGTCCTTGGCGAACTCGATGCCGGGAGTCTTCGCAATCACCGAACGGCTGCCCTGGTTCTTGAACGTGTGGATCGCGTCCAGGAAGAGGCAGGCGAAGGTGCCCGACGACTCGGAGAAGTAGGTCACCCTTCCGATGTCGGCGAGAAGCTTCTCAGCCGCCTCCTTCTGCACGTCGTTCCCCTCCGAGTAGCACTTGCCGATGGCGGCCAGCACCGTGGAGCCATTGAGCTTGAACCGGCGGTAGCTGACGATCTCGCCCGAGCGATTGTGCTTGGTGAGATATTCCTTGTACCGGGCGTAGCTCATGTAACACAGGAAGCTGTATAAGCTTACCGGCATGTCCGAGATCAGCTCGGTGGGCTCGAGCTGTTCAGCTTCCGGCGCGACGGGCGGCTTCGGCATGGCCGATGGCTGGACGGTCTCCGGCGGCACCGGCTGCATGACCGGCATGGCCATGTTCGTGCTGGGCGACCACCAGTCATTGAATCCGACGAGAGCCTTCTCGTAGGTGAGCGCTCCCACGGCGAACAGCGCGTCGAGCGCCGTCAGATGCGTGGAACGAGCCGTGTCCGGGTACCAGGCCAGCGGCGGCTTGGTGACGTTCCTGGTTGTGCCAGGCACCTTGCGGCGGCAGTTGAGCTTGACGTCCCACCATGCATCCGTGTCCTTGGTGGCCAGGAGATGCGTGTCGTGGACCCGATCGATGCGGACCGTTCCGTCGTCGAGGGTCACGACCTTGATCTTGGTGACCGCGTACCAGTAAAGTATGGCGCGCGGCGTCTTGCTCGTCACCTTCTTCGGGTTGATGGTGTGCATGAGGCTTACCGCCTTGATCACGCCCTCGTCCCGGTAGTTGGTGTTGGTGTAGGCGCGCATGTCCAGCATCACGGCGCCGATGGCCGCACGCCACTCCGGCGTGTCCACCATGTTGTGGATGTACATGTCGTACAGCGTGTGCAGATTGCCGCGAGCGCCGTAGTTGATCAGGAACGTGGCCGTGAACTGGCCGCGGTCCTCCTTGGCGTAGCCCCTGTCCTTGCGGGTCTTGACGATGTGGTGCGGAAGCGACGGCAGCGAGCCGGGCACGAACAACGGCGGAAGCTCCAGCGGGGTGACGGAATCCTCGTTGTTCCAATGGGCGTGAACCTGCCGGAGGGCTTCGACGAGGTTCACCATTCCGCAAGCCTGCAGGGTGTCGCCGCTGAGCTGGTTGATGAACTGGTTGAAGACGTTCCCGTTCGTGAGCTCCCAGCGCCAGAACAACGCGACGTTCTTGTGGACGCTGTTCATGGCCAGGCGGCGCGTGAGCGGCGTATCGGCCGTGAGAAAGCTGATGCAGCTGGTGAAGTAGCGATAGACGTTTCGCTCCGTCTTGGTCTTTGCCGGGCGAGCCTTCATAAGACTCATGAGATCCTGGTACTTTGCGGTTGCGGTTGCGTTCATGTTCATTCTTATTCCTCTGTGGTAGATTGGTTTACAGTGTTAAGGTAACGTGCGAACTCCTGCTCGTCCATCATTTCCGCTGGAGAAAGCTGGAGTCCGAATACTTGGCATTTCAGGTAATTGCCGGCCAACACGGCGTTGACGCGGCCGGCCAGCATGCGCCCGTCCGGGCTCACGCAACGATAGCGGAAACCCGGCTCGCTGCGAAGATGCGGGATCGTCGCCTGCCAGAGCCTGGCCCTCCAGTCCTCTGGGTGCTGATCAACGAGACCACGGACCGCCCGCATGATCGCCTTCTGGTACACGATGTGCGCTGCGCAGCTGTTGGCCCGCAGCTCCTCGGCGCTCTGCGACCAGTTCTGTTCGAGGCCGACCAGCCACAGGTTCTTGAGCCCCTCGAGAACCTCGCCGATCAGGTCGAAGTCTTCCTGGGTGAACCCGTCCTTGTCGCCCTTCTCCGAAAAGAACTCGCGCATCATGGCGGTGACGCCGGCGACCGTGAATATCATGTCGCTTTTGCCGCTCACGATATTCTTGTCGATGTCGGTGCGCCCGCGGAACACGAAGTGCGTGCCGATCAGGTGAGCGACCCCTGCGTTGAAGTCGTTCGCCTTGTCGAAGAACAGGTTGATCGACTTGCTGGGCTTGCTGGCGTTGCCGTTGACGTCGGCGAACACCTGCTGCATCTGCTCGGCGCCGAACACCGGAAGGACCATGGCCGTGACCGTGACGTAGTCGAGGTCGCGACCGTTGTACTCCTTGCGCTCGTTGCGCTTGAGCTGGCTCAGGAACTGCATGGCGTAGCGGATGCCCTCGACCCGGTGCTGGCCGTCAATGATGACGACGGTCGTCCCGGCCTCGAGCGTCTCCTCGCTGGCCGTGGAGTAGAAGTCGAAGTACCCGTTGTCCCTGCGCCAACCGTCGGCGCCTCGTGGCGGCTCGAGCATGATGAGCAGCGGCGGGATGATGAAGTCCTTCTTCTCCCTGATACGGTCGAGCAGGTACTCGCCGAACTTGCGGGCTCTGGCCTTGTTGAGGCTTCGCTGCACACGCTCGCCTTCGTACTCGGTGCGGGAGTTCCGCGTGGAGCACAGGCGCATGAAGTCCTGGGCGGCCAGGCTGATCACCGCACCCATCTTGGTGCCGGTGGCGGTGGTCATGAACTTCTTGACTACGACGTCACTCGATGTCGTGTAGATCATACTGGTACCTTTCTGAATGTTGGTTTGATGTTGTGCGTACTCTCGATCAGGCTGAAAAGCGCTTTGAAATTGCGGTTCGGTTCTTCAGGATCACCAACTTCATCGCCGTCGGCGTGAGGATGGGGATCCTGAAGAACCAGAGGAGAATGCCCGTTTGCATGCGGGCTGCAGGCGTGGCGCCTGCGAACTCCCTGATCAGGGGTACTGGATCGCAGCGCCCGAACGGCGCCGGGTGTGGATGGCGGACTCAGTTTGCCGGCGAAGCGCCGGCTACCGCTACCCCAGGTTTACAGCTCGATTACGCTGATAAACGAGCGGCGGCAGTTGACGCGTTCACCCTGTTCCTGGGAATTTTCCGGGTTCAGGGCGGCGGTCTTGCCTTCGGTAATCAGAAATTCGGCCCATTCGTCGTACAGCTCGACGAGCTCTCCTTCGAAGTGACCTTTGCGTTTGTGACTGACGGCGTAACGTTTGCCGACGACCAGGTCGTGACTCTGCACCGTGGTTGGTTCCTTTTTGGGTTGGCGGCCGCCCGGCAGGTCTTCCGGCCGTTCGAACAGCTCGGACTGCGGCGGCTCCTTGGGGGTTATCGTCATCTCATACGGCCGGCAGAACGCCGAGGCGTACTCGGGGTGCATCTCGTACCAGCCGGTCGGCGGGAACTCGGCCAGAAACGGGTCCTTGCCCATGCTGACGAGTTGCGCCTGCATCTCGTTGCAGCCGTCGAGCAACGCCTGTTCGAATATCATCTTCTTGGCGGGCGACAATACGTCTAGCGCGTGCGTGACTTCCGGGTATTCATGGAAGATCAGGGCACCTGCCTCGATGTACTCCTTCATGCTGTGGTTGAGTTCGTACTCGTGCGGGAACACTCTGATCTGCTCGCCCATGAATATGATTGCACGCGCCTCGCTCCAGTCGGGGCACAGCTGCCCCCAGAAGTCGAGGAACGCGTTGTTCGCCGGACTGTAGCCTGTGTTCACCTGGACCTTGTGCTTGCGCATGAGTTCCCGGTACTCGGCGCCGCCCAGGCGACCGTCGGGGTCGGTAGACTCGACGTGATTGAGCAGCTTCTTCACCGCCAGGTCGGCGTCACTGTGCCGGCCGTCGAGCCACGGCTCACTCCAGTGGAAGCTCAGCTTCGGCGGACTCGGCCGCGTCGGCGGCTTTCTTCTCAGCATTATCCACATCAGCGATACCTCATCGGTTTGAACGTTCCTGGGGCATGGTTGCTGAAGATCTCGCGAATCCGATGCTCCCCGTTGTTTGTCTCTATGGCCTTGCACATTTCCATGCACTCGCCGTAGTCGTCATAGATCCAGGCGCCGCGGTTGATCACGGCCACCCGGTGCGGGTTCATGTACTCGAAGAACTCACGCTTGGTCGAGATCTCCCGGAGGTTCTCGATCTGTGCCTCCGTGAGTTCGATTCCGTCCATGACGGGCGGACCCATGTGGCTTACTACCCAGCTCACCGCTAGAGATCCTCAAGCTGTTCGGTCAGCTCGATTCCGTAGATGCCGACCGCACAGCCGAGGGCCGCCTGCAGCTTCTGGGAACGCTCTTCATCCTCGGGGTTGTCCGACGCGGCCAGGTCCTTTATCTCCTGGATGCGTTTGTCGGTGACGGCGCTGAGCTCCGCTACGACCTCGTTGCACATGGCCGTGACGTCTTCGCCAGCCTCTGCGAGCATGCCCTTGAGCATGATTTTCTGCATTTTCTGATCCATGTTTACTTCTCCAACAGGTGTTGCAGTTCCGGGTGTATCGGAACGCGGGTTTCAATGTGTTTGTGGTTGAACCAGGACAGGATGTGGAATCCCCAGTCCGTAGTGTGCAGGGGTTTGAACGATTCGCCGAAGTCGTTCTTCTTGTGCACGACGTTCGAGTAGTCATCCACGCGCATGTCGCTCTTGAGCTCATCCTCCAGGTAGATGTTCATCCACCGTGAAGTCCAGGTCGTCATGAGCATGAACAGCGTGTTGGGGTTCTCCTCGATCAGCTTGCGCACGGGCTCGCAGTAGTCCATGAACACGATCTCGCCGTAGTTCTCGCCGACACCGCCGAAGTCCACCAGCACGAGGTCGTGCTTGAGTCCCTTCATCTCGGCGGGGCGCGTGTACTTCTTGACGTGGATGGGCGTCGTGATGCCCTCGAGCATACGGGCCATCCCGATGAACTGGCTCTTTCCATCGTCGTCCGCCAGCCAGGCCACGGTGATCTCCCGGGGCAGCTCGTAGGTGTGTTCCAACGTCGTCTGCTTGGCCAGCTGCTTCTGGGCGGTGAGATAAGCTTTGTCCTTCATCTTGACGAACTGCTCGTCGCTGAGACGCGCCCGCATGTCCTTGAGATCCGATATGCTCAACGTGTGGGGGTCGAGCTTCATGACCTCTTCGATCGGCATTTCCTTGATATTCATAGCATTTCCTCGATTTCTGCGATCAGTCTGAGCCGCTCATCCTCGTCCTCTTCGGCGAGCATTGCGGCGATTTCGGATTCATGATCCTTGAGCAGCTGCAGGATGATGCGGCCGAGACCGCACGGCCAGAACTCGCTGCCGAAGTCGGCGTGGACCACGATCCGCCGATAATGCGGCGTGGCCTCTTCGCGCTCCGGGTAAGTCCTAGTTCCGTCGCATCCATTGCGGTAAGCCCGCAGCAGCGGCGTGACACTCAGCACATCGTCTTCAGGCTCTCCGGCAAGTTCGCCCGGAGTCAGAATCTCAAATCCGGCGAAGCTCGCCATCGTCAGGTTCTCCTGCCTGGTCTCGATGCGTAGCGGTATCCGCACGTCGACGTGAGTGCGGATGACCTTTGGTTCAATGCGCTTGCGTTTACTCATGGTCGATCCCTCGGGTCTTTCGGAACGAGCCGGTCGAGAAGCTCGGTCTTCTCTTTAAGTTCCTTCTGCAGCTTCTCGTTCTGTCTCTCCAGGCGCTTGGCCCTGGCCGCCATGTTTCTGGTGCAGGGATTGCACACGGGCCATGCCCGCGAGCCCCGCATCTCCCTGTGGCATTCAGTGCAATTCATCGACGCACTCCTCCGGGACCGGTATGTCCTCGCTGCTGGGCACGGCGTGGCCGGGATGCCAGGTCTGCTGCGTGAAGTAGCCGTTTCCGTGGTTGACGCGATAACGAACCGTCCGGGTTACGCGCTGAGCGATGCGCTTGACCCCAGGCACCTCGACGCCTTCGGCACGGAGCTGCTCGTGGAGTTTGTATGTTTCCGCGAAGTTGATTACCGGGTTCAGGCCGGCCAGAACTTGTTCGGCATAATTCATAGTTTTGATCTCCTTGTTATGAGTCGGTAAAGGTTGAATCGATCTTCGCACACTGGGTTGCCGGGGCCGCCCCACTGCACGAGCGCGCACTCATGCGTGCGCCATCGGTAGTCACTGAACCAGTAGGCGTACCACGACATGTCACGATCACGCAACACGGCGGTGGACGGGTCGGCCAGGTACTCCTTGTAGGCTTGAAGGTCGAAGTTCCTGTAGTAGCTTGGGAGCGACGACGGGTAGGGCTCGAACTCGGCCTTGAATCCCTCCTTCTCATGAAACCTGCGCGTATCCTTCGGCACGCGGCGCATGACCTCGGCGGGAAACCAGTAGGACCCGTTCGGCCATTGCGTCTCATTCGGATGGCGCTTGATCAGGTGCCAATACCTGGGGCTGTAGCTCTCCTCCACATGGCCGTTTGCGGCGAACCACGCAAGGCTTGCGTGGATGCCGCCTGCGATGCTTCCCCTCGGATCGGTGCGCACTCTGCTGAGCACGTAGACGAACGGAGATTTGTAGTCGCGGGCGTGCCTGGCCTTGGCCGCCAGGTAGAGACCTGGGTAAGGCCCCGCCATCGGCACGAGGTCGGCAAAACCGCGTTTGTAGAGGTTGATCAGCACGAGGTGCATCAACCACCCGCAGTATGTTTTGTGAGCCTCTATGGCTTCGGCGTCGCCGAAGATCTCATCCATGTCCTCCCGTACATCGTTTACAGTCATCATCATCTTGTGTCTCCAGACTGGCCATGAGCGCCTCTATCTGTTCGGGATTGTCCATCACTCGTTCGATCTTCAACTGCATGTCGGCGTACAACGACGTCAACACAGTCGCACGGGTCGCTGCTTCCAGCAGCCCGGCGTCACCCAACGCAAGATCGGCAAGCGCATCCGCGCGAGTGGCCAGGGCCTCACAGGTCGTGGCGGTACTCACGCGGTGCGCTTCGATAATGGAGTCAATCTCCTGACAAATGTCTTCAGCTCTGCTCAAGTATGTCTTTCTTGGTTTGTTCGACGAGCTCTTCGAGAGTGATGTCACCCTCTACGATCTCCTCGATGATTTCAGGCGGCGAGAACAAGGCGTTCCGGATGCGGATCGCCGTTGGATAAGCATGGCTCGATCCAAACTTTCCCGCCAGGTTGTACAAGGCGACGTCGTCCATATCCTCGATGGCGTCGCCGATGGCTTCGGCCGGAGCGTTGGCCGGAAGCCCGACCAGCTCGGCGAGGTTCACGCCCTCGTCGGGCAACAGGTCGCCGCCCGCTGCCTGTTCGCGGAAGTCCTCCTCCTCGCGATCACCCATCAGGGTGTAGTCTACGAGGTTGCGGACGTCTTCCATGGTGGCCAGTATGCCGTGGAGTCCACGGACTTTCGGTGGTTCTGTCATATCGCTTCCTTTAGGCTTGCGCCGCACTGGCGCAGGAATTCACGGGTATACCCTTTCGGGTCGCTTGTATCCAGGAGGCCCTTCATGAACTCATGGGCATCCGGATAGTCCTTCTTCGGCACTGCGATCGGCAATGCGTCGTTAAGGCTCGCGGCTGCGAACTCGGTGAGATCGCGCGCGTCTTCGATGTCCTCGGCTGCCTTCGGAACGAGGATCACGCCCTCGAACTCCGACGGGTCGAGATTGCCGAGCACCTCAGGATCATAATGGACGACCGGCGGGAGAAGGTGGTTCTCGGCGATGGTGTCCTTGATGTCCTGAACCTCGGTAACGTCGAAGTACTTCCTGGTCTCGAGCTTCCAATGCGCGAGCGTCGCATGCTCGTGGACGAGGAACACGCCGTGCTCCGCATCACACTCGCTGACGCGCCAGACCCACGGCGAGCCGCAGGACGCGATCTTGACGCCGCGCTTGGTCATCGTTTCGTCGTGCACGTGAACGTGGCCGACGAGAACAAGCTTCTTGACGTTCTCGGGCACCTGCTCCTTGGTCATGTCGTAGGCGCCTTCGAATCCGATGAGATGGCGGAAGCCCGTGTGCAGACACAACACGTCGCATTCCGGCACCTGGGCCAGACGTTCGTGCAGCTTTGCTACCGGGCAATAGTCGATACCGTAATAGGTCATGCCGTCGATCTCGACTTTGCGCTGGCCAAGAGGCAGTGCGCCCAGCGAGCTGAGCAGCCGATGCTCGTCGTAGTAGCGGTCGGACAGATGCGGGTTCTTGTTCACCCGGTCGTGATTTCCTTCAATGTAGTACACCAGCGTGTTCTGCTGATGCATCTTGTTGATGAAGTTGAAAATACGATAGATGGATTCGCCGCACGGGCTGTTGCTGTCGAACACGTCTCCGCCAAGTATGACGGCCCGGACACTGTTGCGCACCGCGATCTCCTCGATCTGATCGACGGCGATGAACGCATCGTCTTTCAGAAGATTCTTCCGGTACACGCTGGCCGGCTTGACGTGCAAGTCCGACGTCCATAATACACTCATATCAGTTCTCCTTTTGGTTAATGTATGGATGCCGCCGCCTGCGTCAAGCGGCGGCTGTTCTTGGACCCTAGTTACCTTAATATCAGTAGTCCAGTCCCTTGCGTTTGAGCATGTCGACGTAACGCGACAGTAGCCGCTGGAAGCGAAGAAGGTTCGGCGTCGAGTAGTCCTTCAGGTACTCGCCGTATTGCCCTTCGTCGGCCGATCGTGTCGGGCATGAGAATTCAGGCACCTCGCCGCCGCGGTTGTGTATGACACCGCTGACGTCGAACAGCCATTCCATGGCCATGCCGTAGGGATCGGTGGTAAGATCGAACTCACGGACGGTTTCCTTGAGCTCGTTCATGACACCGGCCGTAAGGTTGCGCTGGCGCTTCAGGTCCGCGTACTTGCCGGCCGACCAATCCTTGCGGAAGTGGTGGTAGGCAGCGATCCAGTCGATGGCCCGTACATACCTGACGCCGGGACGGTCGGGCATATCGGGACGATCATACGCCGCCTGATACAACGGCAGGCCGATGCCCCAGTAGGCACCGCCATGGTCGTATCCCTGAGCGTTGATCTTGACCAACTGGATATGGACCTTGGTACCGGCCGGTGGCGGCTCATGCCGCTCGACCCGACCCATTGGGGCGCCGCGGCCGGTGTTCTCCAGATTAGGCAGGTATTTATTCATCGGACGCGCTTTCCTTCAGTTCTTCGAGGATCCTGTTCATGGCCTCGAAGTCCGTGTAGTCCGGCCCGTCCTCGAGCCCAGCGCAAATCTGGTCGATGACGTCGCCGGAGTTGTCCAGTTCGAGTTCCAGAAGCTGCTCGAGCTGACGGGTGGCTTCCCAGGCCGATAACTTGTTGTGGACGAGATGCCGCGCAAGCTCCATCTCCTCGGTGAGTTCCACGATGTCCTCAAGCTTGAGCTGTGAGTACAGACCGTCCTTATTCCGATCGAAGTGCGCGCGCACCTCGTCGGCTGTTTCGTGCTTGCGGTCGAGCCACCGGCACGTGCTGCATACTACGATGAAGTTCTTTGGCACTTATCGGCCTCCTTTTTCATGTGATTGAGTACGGCTTCCTTGAACGCGTAGACGTCGGAAAGCGCGCGTTCCAGCACGCTCTCGACCTGCACGATCGAAAGCTCTCCGTTTTCGCCGCGGCCGCCCTCGTCGAGCTCCTGGATGAGGAAGACGAGCAGATTGTCCTCCACCATCCGGGAGAGTTCCTTGAGCGTGTCGGGCATGTCTTCGATGGTTTCACCGGCATAATGATCCGGCCATGCCTGAAGTATGGCCAGACCGAGTTCCTTGGCGTCCAGGATCACGTGGGCTTCTCCTTGTTGATCACGACGTCGCAGTTCTCGCAACCGGCGGGCATCTTCGGGATCAGCTTGTTGGCGAAGCGCCGGCAGACCTCGTTGGCGTTGGTGTCGTCGGCGGCCTCCTCGATGTTCGCGTAGTCCGTCGACGCGCTGTTGAGCCCGCCGGACCAGCAGCCGAGACCGTTCACGATGTCGTCGAAATACTTGTTCTCGACGGTTACGTGAACGGTGGTTTCTCTGGTAACTGAGGTTATCACTGTTCACCCTCCTCGTATTCGATGTAGGGGTTGTCGTTGTTTTCGTCGTGCAGCACCGACAGGTCGATCCGAATGGTGTTCGGCGCGTCGATCCCGTCGGTCCACACATGCACCTTGAGCATGCCGTCGTTGACCTCCACGGCCACGTGGTCGAAGGCGCCGTTGTTGCCGCCGCCGTCCACCAGCATTCCAATCGTGTCGTTGACGACGCGCAGGCGCACCTTGTGCGTCTTGTGGGTTTCGGTGTCCATCAGATCGATGAACACGGCGGCCTGCGCCGCCTGCTTCTTCTCTACCTCCTGCCAGTCCTCGTACAGGATGATGCCGTTGGAGAACGCGTGGGCCGCGCTCACCATATCGGGATACTCGTGGAAGAGTTTGAGAAGGTTCTGGACGTCTGACTTGACGACCAGGTTGACGAGCAGGCTGTTGAAGTTGGTGCCGCCGCGCACGGCGTAGGACACCTCGTCGGCCAGCTGCTTCTGTTTCTCCGGGGGAATGGCCTCCCAGTGCATTTTCAGCAGTTCGGCATATGCCATCAGATGCTCTCCTCGTTGTGTTCTTCGACGAAGTCCCTGTCCGGGAAGTTGCCGAGGCCGGTCAACTGGAACAGATCCTGCCAGGTTCCGCCGCATTCGTTGCAGCGGACGTCCTGCCAGGCGTTGGGTCCGTCGGCCTGGAGCGGACCGTCGGTCTCGAGCGATCTCTCTTCGGCGCCGCAGTACGGGCAATGCTTGCCGCCGCGAAGCACGTAGAACTGCTCGGCATCGAACTCGACGGTGGGCGCATTGTGACCGCACTCCTCGCAGGTGGACCGCCCGTCAGGCACGCGGTCGATGTCCTGCGGGAACGTGCCTTCGTCGTCGGTGCCGTCGTCATTCCAGCGCAAAACGCACTTGGTGTCCATGAGAAACGGCCCGGTCGACGCGCACTTCGGGCACTTCATGCCGGCAAGGCAGTTGGTGTTAATCCGTTTTTTCATCGTCATCCTCTATTTGGTAGTTGAATGTGTTGGGGCATCCCATGCACCGGGCGAACCCGTAGTGTGCATCGGGATGACTGCACCGGCTGCCGCAATCCGGGCATGTGATCGCGTCGTCGGTTCCGAAAAGGAACACGTCGTTCGGACCAATCTCCTCGAGGATGTTGGTCTCGTACGTACACTGCTTCCACATGCTTCCGCTGACGTTCCTGGGTTCGTCGAACTTCAGGGTGACGATCGGAACCACGACGTGCACCTTTCTTTCGAAGTCGAAATGAAGTTCCCATCCGACATGCGCGGGCGTGCCGGTGATGAACCACAGTTGCTCCGAGTAGTTGTTCGACGGCAGCGACCGGAGCCGCATGTCCTTGACACGTTCCATGAACGACGACCGTTTGAGCATGACACTCCGTCGGGTCGTGTACACTTTGTCCAGCTCTTCCGGCGACGCGGTGCTGATCCATTGTCTGAACTCGTCGTCCTCGTCGCCGTACTTACGAATGAAGTCCGACCAGGCGTCGCACCCGTAGGAGTAACGGCCCAGGTCCTTCTTCTGCGGCACGCCTTCCATGGCGTTCAGCGCCCAGTCGTAGATCGGCGTCATCCAGCTCTGCTTCGGCAGTTCGCCACAGAGCTGGCGGGCCAGCAGAATGCGGGTCGGGTTGTCGCCGAATTCCAGGACCTCCTGAATTCTCTGCACTTCTTTTCTGGTCATGTCGACTCCAGTTCTATGAGTTCACGCATGTCGTACCAGCCGATGAGGGAGCAGCCGCGGAACGACTCCGGCGTTATCCACCGGTCGTCCTCCTCCAGGTCGTGGAGAAGCCGGCTGACGTCGCCGATGGCGCCGAAGTGTACGCTGGAGTTCCATGAAATGTCCAGGTACATCTCGTGCGGCGGCGTGCTCATGAACGCCTTGTAGCGCTCCTTCGGCCCGGCGCCCGGAAGCCACAGCTGCAGCTCCCGGCCCTCGGACTTCTCCGGATCCATGTGGTCGACGCAGTCGCCGTGCCACATGCCGCCGAACACCACGAGGTCGTCGCCGTACAGATCGGCCCACGCGCCTCCGTTCTTTCCGCAGAAGTTGCAGATGTCGTACACGCAGCGGGTGTGCTTGCGCTTTTTCCTGTCGATTCCAAGCAGATCAAGGACTGACACTGGCTGGCTCCTTCCCGAATATCACGTCGCCGAACGTGGCGAAGTTTCCGCCAGCCGCTTTGTGCATACGCAGTTTCATGGCCAGCTGCCAGCCCTTGTCCGTCAGCCGGACGACCGGGTTGATGCCGCTGCCGATGTTCTCAAGCAATGCTTCGTTCTCCATGTCTTCGATGCAGTCGAGATCCGTGTGGTCCGGCTGGCTGACGCCGTGGCGCAGCCGTGTCGGGTATTTCGGATCGGTGCGAAGCCGGCAGGTTTCGAGCCGGCCCTTGTTGTCGGTGGCGCAGCACTCGCAGTACAGGAACGTACTCCAGTGGTCCTTGCCCCACAGTCGCATTTCAATGTTGCTCATCGTCTAGTTCCTTCTGTTCACGTTGGTTGAGCACCCAGGCCGTGTAGCCCAGGTGCGTGTCATTGTTCGCGACCTCTGCCTTCCAGTCCTCCCGCGGGAAGTCCGACTCGGAGCCCCAGGGATCAATCCCCTGGTGCGGGTCGGGTTCGTCCTCGAGGATGAAGATGGACTCCAGTAGATCGATTCGGGCCTGGTAGGTGTCTGGCTCGTCCGTCGTTCTGTACTTATCCTCTTCCTTCTTGCACTCCTGGTAATCGTCGACGGCGTACTCGAACGCCCCCTGTATCGCGAGCACCAGGTCCTGGCCGGACACGTCGTCCGTAGTCTCGAAGTATACGGTATGGGTCTTCATTCGGGGTTCTCCATGGTTTCACGGATCTCCGTGCTGATGATGGTGGCGCCGGGCGTCTGAGACCGCATGCCGTAATCCATGTCCCAGACGACCTCGTCGACCGGGACCTCGTCGCCGTCGTACTCGATCTCGACGCGAACCTTCAGGTACACGATCTTCGTCTTCTTGGCCGGGTCCGGCGCACGGTTGGTCACCTGCTTGCGAACCTGGTCGCCGATTTCCCAGCGGATGCCCTTGCCGACGATCTGCGCGTACGCCTTGCGGAGAGTCGCAATGTCGTCGTAACCGGTCTTGACGTTGGCGATGACGCGGGTCTCGACCCAGTTGCGTTCGGCCACGTCGCCGATGCAGGCTAGGCGTGCAACGCTGCTGGCGGCTATGTTCGTGTTGATGAACTTCTCTTCGATGACTTCCCACTCGTAGGCTTGCCGAAGCTTGATGCATTCGTAGACCCAGGAGTCGCGCCGTCCGATGCCGCGGGCGAAGCGCTTGATGGCGTTCTCGCCGTACTTGGCGTCCTCGCGGATCTGCTGGGCCGTCTCGCCGACGTCCCACATGACCCGCAGCAGGTTGTTGGTCACCATCCGCAGGGCGATGCGGGTATGCTCGATGGCGTCGTCGAGCGTGTCGAATTTGATCATGGTTCGATCTCCTCTATTATGAATGCCGCAAGCGGCTGATCGTCGTTGTCGGAGTCCTGCAGCTCGACCATGTTGTCGTTGACCTCCACGGCCTTGACGCAACTGGCCACCCGTATGAGCGGGCTGTCCAGATACTCCTTGTAGAGTCCCAGGAAATCCGTTTCGTTGTCAACCGGGAATTCCTGGTCCTCGCTCATTTTCATCTTGTCGTTCCAGACCCAAAGCCCCTGCTCGTCCTTGACGGCGTCGATGTACCACAGGGTCGCGCGGTACTTGGGGACTACGGCCTTCATCTTCTCCTCGAGCAGCCGTTTGTAATGCAGCTCGTTCGCGGACTGACGTCTGGCCTTCTCTTCGTCATGATTCATGGTGGTTCTCCAGAAAAGAGGCTACGCACGGCCCGTGGACTGACCGCGCGTAACCAGGGTGGTACTAACTCTCTATCGGCCGGTCCTTCGTCTCGCTGACGCACAAGGTTCCACACTCCTTGCATTTGTAAGCGGCCTCGTTGTTGATGCCGAGATCGTCGTCGTCGAGATTCTCAACGTGCTCGAACAGGTTGGCCTTGTGCCGAGCCAGATCGCCGTCCATCTCCTCGAGGTTCTCGCAGTCCGGGTTCGGGCAGGTGATCCACCGCTCGTACTTGGTCTCAAGCTCCTCGGTCTCCTCGATGACTTCGACGTCGGTGTAGGCGGACTGAACGTCGATAACCTTCCTGCTGGTGAAGTCGATGTCGCCGACCATGCCGAGCGCCTTCTGATGGATAAGCTCCAGATCATTGGCTTCGACTTCGACGACGGCTTCGCGGACCTCGGTACGCTGGAACGTGACTTTTGCCTTAATCATCGCCGCGCACCTCACGGAGCGTCATCTCGATGTTGGCCGTGGACTTGATCTCCTGATCACGCGCCTCGTCCCTGGTCCGTCGTACGGCCTGGTGCTCGAACGCCATGCTGCGGACGACGTTCTCGTACTGTTCGCCGGTGATCCGGCGGTAGTCCAGCTCCGTGGTGAGTTCGCTCATGACGATGCGCTCGCCATGCTCGACCACGTCGAACGGGTGGGTGTTTAGCTCCCAGACGTGGCACTCGGCCACGGGAGGTTCGACACTGGTGTCCAGCCGCTCGACGTTCACCACGCGGTCGCGCCGCGCGAAGTACATCGGGCCTGCCTTGGTCTTCTCCTCGAGCTCGTTGACGATGTCGTAGAGCTCGTCGCTGAGATCACTCAGCCGTTCATAGGTCGTCTTGGGATGCTTAGGCATCTTCGTAGTCCTCCTCGTAGTCGTCGTTTATCTGTATGCGGGCCTCGAGACAGATCTCTCCGTCGAGTGCCGCAACGCACACGTCCTTCAGCGGGACGTCGTTCTTCTTGGCGATCTCCTTCACCCTGTCCACGAATGCGGGGAACGGTAGGAGGTTGTCGACCACATCGAGGGTCTCGTAGTCGTAGTCTTCAGGGTCTTTTTTACCCATCGTGGTTCTCCAGTTCTGGGACTTCGAATCCGGCTGCGAACAGGTCCTGGTCAATGACCGCCTGCAGCTTGTCGAATATCCGTTGATGTTCGTGAGGGTCAAAACGCTTGATCCTCGTGTAGTCGCCGTGCCCGGTCGGGCACAGCTCGTTGAGCGCGCGGTCCACCAGGAACCTGACGGTCTGCGGCTCGTAGTTGCAGAAGCGGTCGAGCTCACCCGAGTCGAACGCCTCCACGACGACGCTGCAGGTGCTCCACAGCACTTCCTTGCGCAGGAAGTCCCACGCCTCCTGGGTCAGCGGGTCGTTGAGTTTGAATTTCACCGTTTCTTCCTTTTCGGGGTTTTGATGTCAGTGAAGTCTTCGAGACCTCCCAGACAGGTTATCGTCAGGCAGTGGTCCGGTGAGATGTCGAGACACTCCTTGACGTGGTTGTGCATGTCGTCGCCGTCGAAGTCGGTCAGATCGCCGCGGCTCTGGAAGAACTTGCGGTACACGTCGGGCGGATGCCCGTCGACGAAGTGCGTGTCGGTGTGGACTTCCACCATGAAGATCTTGACGTAGGGTTTGAACTTCTCGATCTTCTCGAACAGCAGGCAGTGCTCGCAGCTGACCCAGGTGTCGTCCTCCTTCAGCCCGTGTTCGCCGATGGCGTCGGTCCGAAGGATGTGGGGTCCGTCGGAGCCGCAGCGGGGGCAGACGAAGTCAGGCATTGGCAGCCTGCTTCTTTGCCAGCAGTTCGTCGCGGCGCTGTTCGCAGAGCTTGATCAGCTCGTCGTGTTTGTTGTTGCCCTTGACGCCGAAGCGCTTCTTGGCCTGGGAGTAGGCGGATTGGCCTCTTCCCTTGAGCCCGACCTTCTCCATTTTGAGCCGGGATTTCAGCTGGCAGACCGTGAAGTACTCGGCCTGGTCGGGATCGGTCATGTCGATACAGATGGCTTCTTCGCTCATCGGTTCTTCTCCTTTGCGTTGACGACCTCCATGAGGTCGGTGTTCAGTTTGACGGCGGTCCCGAGCGCCTCGCGGATCTTCGCGGCGGCGGCCTGGGCGTCGTATTCCTTGTTGCGCGCGGCGCCGAGATCCTCGGCCCACACGGCTTCGAGTTCCTGGAACAGCGTGTCGACGTCCCTGTCGGCGTGTTCCTCGAATTCCTCCTCCACGGCGCCGCAGTACGATTCCAGCACCGCCTGGTGATGGGCGTCGATGACGACGAAGACCTGGTCGAGCCGTTCGCAGACGGTCTTGGTGACCCGGCGTGCGCCGATGATGGCGTCGTGCCGGATTCCGAGAACCTTCTCGATGGCGTTGAGCTTCTGGGGGATGAACGCATGCTGGTCGTGGATTATGACGAGGTGCTGCAGCTGGTCGCGGATGGCCTGTTCGCGCTCCGCCGGCGGGAGCCTGGTGTCCTCCACGAGACTAAGGATATTCTTCGCGTGTTGGTAGCGCCCGGCCTTCAGCTTCATCAGATCGTAATGCTGCTTTCTGACGGTCACCGTTTCTTTGGGGTTTGGTTTTTTCGGCATGTGCCTGTTCTCCAGTTTGGCCCGGATTTCGACGCACAGGCCCGATTCCCGGGCCGTACAACGCGATTCCGGGGATTTGCGGGTTTGTGTATGGGTGGGGGATTTCGGCGCTTAAAACGCCTTAAAACGAGTTTCGGAGTTCCGGGCGCCTTTCGGCCGCCTCGTCGTACTTGCGTAGCACGTATTCCGACGCGTCGTTCATCATGGCGGTCATCTTCTTGGTGCCGTTGCTGCGGCCGATGTCCGCCAGGAAGCTGCGTTTGCACGCCAGGACCGGAACGCGGATGGACTCGTGGTATCCGGGCTCCAGCTGCGAAAGCATGCCCTGCACGTAGAGCAGGATCATGGTGATCCGCACGTGCCGGGCCTTTGTAGGTATCTTCTCATCCAGTCTCTTCTCGAACTGCGCCCACTGCCAGCTCACGTTGTCTATGAAGCGGCTGCGCTTGTACGGGTCCTGCACGAACCCGACGTCCCTGACGATCTCCATCATGGGCGCCAGCAGGCCGAGGCCGTTGACGTGGCGCATGTAGTCGTTGACCACGAACTTCGGGTGGAACGGGTCCCACCGGACGTCAAGGCGTTCCCACATCATGGTCTGCAGGCGGATGGCGAAGTCCACGACACCATAGCGGTACCGCTTGACCATGTCCTCCCCGCTCCTGACGTTGATGCGGTTGGCCGCGTCCTTTGCGGCAAGCTTCTGACCGGTGTAGGCCAGGGTGAACAGCTCATCAGAGCGCATGTTCAGAAGATCAGCGGGGGTAATCCCGGGTTTTTGCATAGTCCGATTATCCTGTACGTAGGCAGACATACGACCTGCCGTTAAACATCATCAAGGTTCATGCCCCGGCATATCCGGTACCGGAGCGGATCATCATGCTCATACAGTGCGATGTACCGCGGACGATGTCAAACAAGGCGTTTGAAAAACGACGAAGTTTGATGCGTCCGACGGGACTTATCACAGTCTCCTGCAATGGCAGGATCAGAGCGGCTGAAAGCTGCTCATCATGCCATTAAGGAGTATACTCTACGAACGGAGTGAGTAGATAGGTAATAGCGAGCGAGCGCCCGCGACGCGCATTATGCGAGCGAGCACCTGCGCACGCGTAAGCGCGCTCGCGGCCTCACCATGAAATTGAAAAACCGCGCCCCGGCGGACCGGAACGCGGCGAGTTTGTCACTTCCACGACGGTATCAACGGCAGCGCCAGGAGACATATCGGGTACGATAATATGAATCCAAGCGGGTTCTGCCACAGGAGCACGACGGCGATGACCCCGAAGACGAGATCGAATCCGTCGGCGTTCTGCATCGTGAGCTTCTTGCATCCGAACATGAAAGTGTGCGCATACACGAAGGCGATGGTCAACAGACAGAGGATCGGTTGACCCCTGTAAAGTGCCGTGAAGTGGAAAAGACCGAGCATGACGACGGCGAACAATCGCAGTTCGTCTAACGCACGGCCCTTGTTTGAAGTAAGCATGAGACTGCCCTTTACATTGGACAGCAGCAAAGCTCTTACTGTTCTTCAGTTCGGGCTCTGTCCAGTACGCGGTCGTCCGGTCGGATGTCCAGGGGCGTCGGCAGCGGACGGGAATGGGACTTCAGCGTGTGAGTGCCGAACTCCTTCTTCTTGTTGTTCGCGGTCGACTCCGTGTGATCCAGCCGTTGGCGGCGAAGGAAATATCTGCTGTTCTGGGACATGTTTGCTCAGGCTTTTTACAGCTTCGGCCTTGTGGCCTCGGCTCATTACTCTTCTGTACGAAACGGGAGTGCCCGCATGCTCCTTCCGGGGCAGCGAGTCCTTAGCAATAAGATACACCCTGAGCGGGGTTCTCGCAAGCGGTCCGGCCGGATCGTACTGCATACCGGCACTCCCAATGCTTTTCTAGTCGGAGCGTCTGGACTTGGACGAGTAGCCACTTTTGATTCCCTGATTCTTCATGAGCTTCAGGGCCTCGGCGGCCTTTCCCCCCTTCGGCTGCACACCGTGCAGTAGCAGACAGAAACTGTGGTTGCCGGCCATCGCATGATCGTCGTCATGGTCAATGGGCCAACCGAGTTCCTCCGCTTCGTCGGGGTGATAGACGACGCGCGCTTCATGCAGCTCGTGCTTGTCTATCAGTACGTCGTACATACCGCCTCTCGACGGCGTCAGTCGCATGTTCTCCGGCAGATCATTACGGAACTGAACATAATACGACAGCGCTTTGGTGTACCCGTAGAAAAGAACGTCGGGGTACAGCGCTGCCACATCCATCCACGCCTGAAAGTACTCAGCGGAGAGATAATCCCCTCCCGTGGTATGGATTCGTACGTATCGGGCCTCCGCCGGAATGCTCCGGTCGATGAGGTTCCCGAGTGCTTCTCGGTCGTGGAGTCCGGTCTCCTTGATCAGGTCGAAGTTCGCCTGGCTGCGTTTCAGCAGGTTCGGGCTTCTGACTTCGCTGCTGGCGCCGAAGCACCTGAACTCAGTCTTTGGCCCGTCGACGATGTGCATTCGACCGTCAACTATGTCGACTCGGGATCTGCACTGTTTGGCCCACCGGCAGGCGTGACCCGCCGGCATGCTGAACGTGTACAGATGGTTCCACCGGCTCAGCTTTGAATTGCCGCGGCCGCTACCGAATAGCAGTTTTGCCGACATTTCAGACGGCACTCCCTGGTGGGTTCATGTTTTCGGTGTCCTCCTGTTGTTTAGGGGTTATATGGTTGTCGGGATGTCCCAGCTCGCCACCAGATCGTCGGGGCTGTCTGCGCCCAACTGCACCAGGTCAAGCTCTGATACCCACTCACTGACCGCGCAGTCTTCCTGCTGGTAGTCCAGTGCGTCTCGTAGGGTTTCGTAATCGAACGGTGGGCAGACGGTCAGGATCTGACCGCTCTCGAGCTCCAGTTCGATAACGACTCCGTGGATGTCGTCGTCCATACCCATTAGGGATTGAACTTTTCGAAGTCGGCCATCGCCTTGACGGCGTCTTCGCTGTCCTTGAAATGCAGGTCGTCGACAATGCTCGTGACCTTGGTGAGGAGCGCGAGCTCCGCATCCGACATGCGTTTGGCGTTGGCGGCCTCGATGCTCTTTACGAGCGCGAAGTTCTTCTTCACCGGCGGCGTTTCGTTGAGAACGTTCAGCTCGAAGTGAGCGTAGTAGTTCTCGCCTTTGGATTCTTTTTCACACAGAGCCACGAACTTCGTGGGGTTCTCGCGAGCCCACTTGTACCCGATGGTCTTCGTGTCCTCCCTGGAATCTTCCGGGTCGGGAAGGTTGTTCTTGATGACTTCGAGCTTCGTCTTGCTCATTTCTTCGAGGCGTACCTGTACGCGTTTGATCTGTGACTGGGATACTTTCGCCATTGGCTTTTTCCTTTGTGTTTGATGGTTCAGTTGATGCAGACCGCGTTGGGCGTGGTGCCCGGCGGCAGCTTCGACAGGGCGGTGAAGCCGTCGGGTCCGAGGACGCCGACGGCCGGCGAGTATACGACCTCGCCGAACCCGTTACCTTCGTCGTCTTCGGCCTGAATGACCTGCAGGTTTGGGGCGGCCGGATGACTTGCCAGGGCCTCCTGCAGTTCCTTGAGGTACCGATGGGCGAGCTTTTTCGCCATAGTCTTCGTTCTCCTTTTTCTTCTTGGCCTCCTCGAGCTCCACGACTTCCTCCAGGTTCCGTATGAGCTTGTTCAGCCGGTTCGCGTAATGCTTGTCACCGCTGGTGACGAGCGGGTTCATGCTGACGCCGTCGACGATTCGCTTGAGCGCATCGATCGCGTTGGCGATGGCGACCTTGTCGTCGCTCCGCAGATCGCGAAGTTCCTCGAGCCACTGGAGGAACCGCTCGGAGCCTTTTATGACTTCGGGCGGTTCCTTACCGGTGAGCTCCCGGAGCTCCGCCTGGATCGCTTCGATCGTTTCCGACAGAGTTTCGGGGAGTTTGTCCATTAGAAGAGCATTGCCTCCTGGGGACGGGCGGCCATGCAGTTCTCCATGATGAACTGGCTGGCCTTGCTCACGATGTCGATGTGGCGGGGCGCCTGACATTTCTGAGCGACGTGGGTGAAATCCCCATACAGCTTGAACGCCGTGTTCTTGGGGAAGTCGTCGTACGAGAAGACCGGGTTCTTCCACTCGTCGTAGATGTCGCGCATCCTGGCGGCCGGGATGATGCCGGCGGCATCGGCCTCCATGATGATGTACCGCGCCATGTCGTCGCTGCAGTCCGTGGCGCGCATGTCTTCGATGAACTTCACCTGGTTGGCGCAGTCCTCGATGAACGCCTTCATGGCGACTTCGGTAGCCCAGGTGCGGACGTCGAACAGCGCCGTGTGCTTGTGGCCCGCGAGTTCCTGGCCGCTCATGCAGCCATTGGTGCAGACCATGAGCTCGGTGCCGGCGTTGATCTTGGCCTTGGCGCTCATGTCGTTGGCGTGCCGCAGGAAGAGCTCGTACTGAGCGTCGACACCGCCGGGCATCGCCGGAAGCATGTCGCCCTTGACCTTGAACCCGCCGACGAGCAGGTGCTCGTTGCCGTTGAGCGCGAAGGATGCGTCGACGATCTCCAGACCGGTTTCGAGGATCGCGTCGTGGATCGTGCCGACGAATTCGGCGTGAGCGATCGGTTTCCACTGGTGGTTCTTCGCCGTGTCGTTCTTTACGACGTCCTCGCGGCTCGGAACGGTGATGCAGGCTTTGGTGTTCATGACCTGGTCGAAGGTCATCTTGTTTTCGCCCATAATACGCATGATGGGTTACTCCTTTTGTTGTTGGATTTTGGTGACTGACTTGAAAATTCGGCGGCACTGCCCTATAATTCTCTGTATGAGAATATAATAAGGAGGCGCCCCCTTGAATAAGAATGACCCCGAACTAGGGAGACGGGCCTGCCTACGCTGCAACGAATGGTTCGACAGTGAATGGCCAGGCAACCGCATCTGCAAGAAATGCAGCAAGAAGAACGCGAAGTTGTCCACCGGTCTTCCCGTGTTCGACATCGACAACAGCGGCTACCCCTTGCCGCCAGACCCCGCCGCCGAGGACTTGCCACGCTTCGAGGAGCGAGGAACGTCCAGCAGCATACAGAGCAAATCTTCCCACGCCGTCGAGTCATGAGCGCGGAGACGATCGTACAAGCGGTCCGCCACCTTCATCCAGTTGGTGCAGGCGGCCTGACCGTTTGCGGGGACTTTCAGTTTCACGGGCTTTCTGGGCTCGCGGAAGCGGAACTCGTAGCGCTTGCGCCGCACCGAGGTGCGGAGATCGCCCTTCTTGTCGGAAAAGACCTTCTTGTCGAAGCTGGGCTCGACCGTCAGTTGCATGAACATGGCGGCGTCGTCCTCCTTCGGTTTGACCTTCTCGAGCAGGAATGCGACCGGACCCGCGTCGGTCCGTTGGAACAAAACGTAGTGGACGGTGGGCACAACGGGCAGTTGTCCGTCCAGGTTCTCCAGTTGCGTTTTGAGGCTTTGGTGCATGGGGGTACTCCTTGATTTTATGCTGAGTTCAGCTAGGTTATTACTATGAAGTGTTATACCATCAACAGGACCGGAAAGCTCCTAAAGACGATCGATACGAAGCAGTTGCGGCCGATACTGGAGTCATCGCTTCGTAAGAAGTCGTTGATAGCGTCGGCGCATCCGAAGTTCACGCCCTTCACGCCGTTCAGTCTGAATGAGCTGAAGGGCGAGCCGGACATGTTTTCGTATGGAACGATGGAGTTGACGAGCAGGGTCAATCCGTTCTCGCGGAACTTGCCGAAGACGGCTTTCCTGCTGATGTATGAACACGGTAAGTTTTACCCCGATCCGTCGAACGGGGACATGTCGACATCCATCTGGATGTCTACTACGCACACGGTGGTGATGGCGCTGCCCGGCAAACTCGCATTGCGGGAAATGGCGAACGACACCATCTTTGGTGTGGACAAGAACGGGAAGTTGACGAAGTATCTCGTCAATTAGAAGAGGAAGGGTTCCGTCTGTACCTGGCCGTTGGCCTGAGCCAGCAGCCGAACGAGCGTTCCGTGCTGTGCCGCCAGGTAGGCGGCGATCGCGTCGGCCGCATGTTCGAACCAACCTTCGTAGCCGGACAGGGACTTTACACTCTTGGACCTGGGCACCATAGTCAGGAGTTCCGGGAATTTCTTCAGACAGGTATGCTGCATTTCGATCTTCGAAGCCTTTCGGTCTCCGCACATCGCCAGCTTGCCTTCATCCTCGGTCGTCCATTCCGCCGGCAGCTGCAGGCCGTCGACCGCAAGGGCCACGATCGCAGTTCCGAGCGCCATTCCAACGAGCGAATTCGCACCCTGTCCACCGCCACCCGGTATCTCCGCCACTACAGCGGAAACGTCGTTGTCGGCGATAACCTGATAGAGCTCCCTGGACACCTTCTGGATGCGGTCGATCTTGTCGTCCGACGCGCGAAGGTGCTTTTTCCTCTTCTTTGTAGTGGCCTTGTTCTGGATCGTTCCGATGGACACGAAGACCTGTCCGTCGGTGTATGGCTCGATCACAGCCCAGCCAATGTTTGCGAAGGCGACGTCAAGCGCCAGCAATTTCTTCATGAGTCCTCCTGGTTATGCGAACCATACACCGGGTCCGCGGGTTTGTAAAGCAATGTGGGGAAATAGGTACGACTAAACAGAGCCCTGGGTCAACGTGACATTCATGTCACGATGACATCGCGTTGTGGCAGGCGCGCTTCGTGACGTTCATGTAACGGAGCGCGCCGCCGGCGGGAATGGGATGTAATTGGATCGATGTCGGCGCGGCGCCGACGAAGACTCGTACCTTCATGCGACTCAAAAACAATCCCCGATATGTTTTCGGGGACAGGGCAGCCAGGGCGGCTGGTCTCCAGCTCACTGGCTGCCTTGAAGCCTCCTGTATCCCGAGGGACGTGGAGCCCATAGGCGTGGCGCCTATGTCGTCTCGCATGCACACGCGTAGCGCTAGAGTCAGTAGGCGCAAGCCTTCGACTCGGTTGATGGGTGTATTCCATTCATCCAGGCGGCGCGGCGCCGCCACGTACCGCTACATTCGGATGCTTGAATAGCCAGCCGGCGTCCTCCTGAGGGCGCAGACCGGGGGATGGACGCCGGCTGGGTTGCTGGCCGGCGTGATCATCTAGGCGATACAGGCGGTGCGCCTGCTAATGCCATCCGTTAAATTACCCGCTAAGAGTGAGGAGGGAATGCAACTGGAGTTATTGCCAGGCCGGGGGCATGGTGGTAAGTCCAGTTGGAAAGTGCGACAATGCGTGTCCGTAGGACTTGTCGTGCTTCCGACGAGCGATCGCGGGGCGCCGCAGGTGACGTACCAGCTGTAAGCTGGTGCGTTGCCCGTACTCTCCTCGTGTTATGAAAATGCCGGCGCATCGCCGGCGATCACCGGGTAGGAAAAATCAGAGTCACTAACCACAGTCAGTCCGCAAGCGCTGCGCGGACTGGCTGACTTCAAGCGAAGCGCAGCAAGTGCGCAAAGCCCACTGGGTTTTGCGCAGGCGTCTTCGTGGAATGCTGATGTCCTTTCGGACCATGGGCGATGCGCCCACTGCCACTGACTCTGGAAAACCACGCTTACACTTTTGCAAGCACAGCTCGAGCGGAGGGGAGGAGTGTTTTTGGATTTATCCGGCGAAGCCTGGTTGAATCCAAAAACTCGGGGGAGCGATGCTCGAGCTGTGTGAGTTGGTATACGGACCGACTCGCGACGTTGGCGGCGAATCGCCGCCCATGACCGTGGTTCGAACACTTAAACAAGGAAACGTAGCAGGCACCTGGGCTCTGCTACGTATCCGGCCGGTGGAGGGATGAACCCTTTCCGGGCTGACGGCGTTGCACCGTCCAACACTGTTCGTTACTAGGAGGAGGAGTCGAATTACTGCCCGAATTCGGCTCCGGAGGAATGGCGGTAGTGGTGCGGGCAGTCAAAGCCGCGTAGGGCCAGACTGGGCGAATGCCGTGCACCGTACCTATTGGCGGCGAATCGCCACCGCTCACTAACGACAATCAACTCTCATACACACGTGTCCGACTGCCCATCGTGGCAATCCGCTGCCGGCGCAGCGCCGGCCAGGCCAGTTGATCCTGTGTCATAACCGGTTCGGCGATTAAATCCTTGCCGGTTCTACGACGCCGCCGTCGGGTTGGGCGTCGGGGTTTGGTTGCGGTTTGGGCCGATCCACGTCGCTTGCCATTGAATGCAATGCTCGGGCGCGTGTCGTGCCTGGTTGACGCTGCACTTATACTGGTGAAGCTTGCTTCACCTGTAAGCTGGGCGTTCGTGCCCATGCTTGATCCAGACGATGCGCCTGAATGGACTGCAGCGTAGCGCGCTCTACACTAGCGAAATCCGGAACGCCTTCCGGATGAGTTACGGTATAGTCGCAATGAGGTACCCGGGCTCGCTTGCGAGCGGAAGTGGTACCTGAGCAGCGACTGAGGAATCATGCGAACATGTTCCCTGCCGGCGTTGCACCGGCGCCTTCTGTAGAACTTGTACTAACTGCTGCTGCAGGACAATCGGAGTGCAGCAGCAGTACGCCGGCGGTAAACCGGTACTGATGGTACAGGCGGTGCGCCTGCGACTACTACAAGTATCGATACTAAATCAACGCGGGCGACCCTTAATCGGCGTACGCAGTGGAAGCCGACCTGGGGTCGCCCGCGGTCCGCCTTCGGCTTTCGCCTGACGGGCCTGCGGCGCAACGCCGCGATGGACTATCGAAATCGTGACACTGATCAGGATGTCGCCGAGGTAGAAGAGCATCGGCGACATCCGGACTCTTAACGTTGCAAACGTTAAGTACAACGAACGGATGACGCTCCGTCGACTGCAGGCGAAGCGCCTGCGAACACTGTCACTGAAAGAGGCACAAAAACTCAGGAGGAGGAACTGAACGTCCCGACGGGCGGGGGGTTCCTCCTCGCTTAGCCTGCATGGTCCTGACGGACCGGTTGCCTGTGGGCGAAGCGCCCGCGAAGACTGCCTCTGGTGCGTGCACGGCACAAAAAGGTGCACCCGGGATGACGATCTCACGTATCTGCGTGATCAGGAATCCCGGGTGCGCTATACGAGTGCGGACACACGTATCAGCTGTAGGCGCAACACCTACTTCCGCTGCCGGCATAAATTACACTACTGGTGCTCGATGAAAGCGAGCGCGCGTGGACCTCTTTGACGCAGGCACGCAGGGCCAGTCGTCGAAGAGGGGAACTCTACAGGATCGTGCGGTCCCGCAGGTTTGGCGGCGATTCGCCGCCACTTGCTGTAATCGATTGCTATGACCCAGACAGGCGTTCAGCCTGTCGCGGAGTCCTGACTGGCTTAGACTTCAGTCTTGGCCATCAGGATGGACCTTGAGGAATGCATATCGCCATAAGCGACCCCGGCGTGACGCCGGGTAATTCCAATCGTATACGAATCTGACCGCTCACTTTCAGCTCTCCCCAGATGACTCCGAGGCGAAGACATGGATGTGATCTGGGGAGATTGCCCCGAATGCATGCCATATCGTTCGTTGCAGGCGATGCGCCTGCGATGACCGGTCGTGTACACGGACCTCGATCGATGGAACGGAAGATCGAGGTGCTCCTCGTGCCGGTGGATTGTCGGTGGAAGCCGACAATGCTCAACCTGATGGCACGCGGTTTCGCACGTCATGGCGCTTCGCCATGGGATGCTGTACATCTCACACAAACCCAGGGATCCCGTCGCGTTTACGAAGAAAGGGATCCCGGGCCATGACCTGGTAGGTTTCCTACCAGGTCGATGGGCATGAATGCCCGAGGACTTTGAGGTTACAGGCGAAACGCCTGCGAGGACTGTGAGACGCGTTTCACTATCGCAGATCCGGCGGTGCCCGCCGGAGCAGCGCGGTGCACGGGGACCCTGGGAGCTGTGAAGCGCTACCTGGGTCCCCGTGCAGCCTCCTAGCCTGGAGGCCGGTTGGGACATTGGCGGCGAATCGCCGCCTTGTGCTGAAACACTTACGAAAATCGGGCCACGCCCGACGGCGGGGATGAGGCTGCCCGGGCATAAGCTTGCGTTGCCGGGCAGCCTCATCTCTCTGACATCCGCTTGAAATTGGGCGGTAGCAGGCGAGGCGCCTGCGTGTACTGTTTCTGCAGAAACGTCGATCGCATTATAATCACGAGACGCACGTGAGTGGGCGTGCGATCTCGTGATACGGTGGCTGCCGTCGGTCTCCTGTGAAGCGGGTGACCGACGGCAGCCATCTCCTGGAAAGCTACGTGACGTTGTCACGCTCGGCGCAGCGCCGAGTCGAGCCGATCGACCGGATGGAAAGGGCACTTGATAAATGGACAAATCTGACCGCACCGAGATGGTACCGGGTGGCCTTGACGGCGAGTCGCCGCCGCTAACTGCCCTGGGGCGATGCGCCCCTTTCGCGGTGATTACGCCGACCGGGGTTACCTGCCGGCGCACTGTCCGCTGCTACCCTAGACGGGTAGTTCGGCGTCTAATTGCTTGAGGAACAGATCACGGACGACCCGCGCCTTGTTCTCAGGGATGTACGGGCTTTCATTGCCTTCGGGCGGGACGCCGTACAGCTCGGCCAGTTCGTCGAGCTTGTACCGGTTGAGGCCGCGCATGGACTTCACCCGCTCCTGCAGATGCAGTATGCTGGTCGACTCCGACAGGCGGTCGTTCCAGTACCGGATCGTCTTGTGAAGGACGGCCGGGTCGACGAACGTGGCGTTGGTCGGCAGCAACTTCTGGTCGAGCAGCTTGTCGCGTACGAACGTGAACGCCTGGTGGGCCACCAGACAGGTTATGCCGTGCGTCTCCATTATGGACTGCAGGGTCTCCGCGGCCATGTGGGGTTCGACGGCCAGCGACGAGTAGACCGTGGCGGGAATGCCGTGGTACTGCTCGGTCTCCGACAGGTTGGCCCCGGCGACGAACACGCTGATGTCCGGTCCGTCGATGGGTTTGATGGCGATCATACCGACCTTTGCGTCGGGCTTGATGCCGTCGGTGGCCAGTGCTATTGCGGCGCTCGCTTCCGGGCGTACCCAGAATGGTCGAAGCGCGTCTCTAAGTGTAGTCATTGCCTTACCTCGATGAAGTCGTCGCCGGCCAGAGCGTCCAGTGGAAGCCATTGGGCCGGCGGCAGTGTGTCTTTGTCGAACATGACCAGGCCGAGGCCGCAAACCATGTCGAACGGATACAGCCAGTGGTCGCCGTCGGCTATCGCGAACGCATTGCCCAGATTGCTGAAGTTGTCCTCCAGCGGCAACGCGCGGCTATAGCCGTCAAGCGCCATAAGCTGCTTGGTCACCTCGCCGCGCATCCGCACGGTGAGATTCTCGGTGCTCTGCGCCCTTATGTAGAAGGCCGGATAGATCAGACTGTCCACCTCGACGGCGGTTTCGCAGCCCTGGCACAGCGTCTCGATCACGGCGTGGTCGCGCTTGTCGCCGGCCCGGATCGCATCCTTGCCGCGCTTCAGGCTTTTGATCAGGCCGGCCTTCGAGCCGTTCTCGCCGGGGCGCAGGCGCGTGGGCTCCACGAACATTCCGCGGCGCTTGCCGTTTCGTATCCGATAGAGCCCGTTTGCCGCGAAGCAGATCTTCTGATCGCCGATGCCGGACCGGATGACCGTTCCGGGCATCACCTGCACCTGATCCTTGGTTGCCACCAGCAATCTGAGCATGCGCATGTTGACGTGGCCGGTATCCTCCCCGGTCACGTACCAATGAACGAGCGCGTGCCCGTCCCATTGTCGAAGCGTCCGTCTGGCTTGTTCAAGCCGAGCGGATCTAGTCATTCGACTCCTCGGGAACGGCGGGCGGTTCCTGGTTGACGAACTCGGTAGTCACGTGGTTGTATGCCTGGAGGTGAGCACGTACTTCGGCGGCCAGGCCGGGCGGCAGAGAACTCAGCAGCATCAATGCGCCGATGTCCTTCTTCATTTCGCTGAGATCCAGCGGTCGATCGTCGTCCTGTACGCGCTCGGCCAGGATGTACCGCCAGATGACGCCGAGGCTCATGGTCCGGTGGAACTCGGCCACGAGCGACGGGTCCACCTCGCTCGTATGCTCCTCGAACGACCGGGTGATCTGCTCGATCGTCTCGGCTTCGGCGCCGGTGACGATCTCGTTGATCATCCCGCTGAGGGCGGTTGCCAGCTTGTGCAACTCCGGAATCCTGGTCGGATGCCGTTCACCCATCTGTTCAAGGATCAGGCGCACCACCGGTTTGAACCAGTTGAGCACGTCCCGGCGTGGCGCATAGATGCCGCCGCCTTCCTTACGTTGGTATTGTATCACGGATTTCTCCTTCTATATATTTCACGGTTCTGTGTCTTCAGCGACGAGGGTGTGTCGATTTCCAGGAGCGCAAGGTTGCGTCCTTTCTGCGTACCCATCTTCGCCCAGGTATGCATGGTCACGCTGTCCGCCGGCTTGGGCCTGCTGTCACGCGGGCACCCGAGCATCTTCGGAAAGTACGTAGCGTAACGCAGGCTTAAAATAACGTCGAGAACATGTCCGGCGGCCGGGCCGTTTATGGCCAGGACCTTGCAGACGTATCGCAACGGTATTCCGGGTTTGCTCGGATCGAGCTTGTCCATTCCGACCACGCGCACGCACATCCAGATGTGCTGCGAGCCGTCCCACAGGGGCGGCAGATCGCCATGCCGGAAAGCGGCGTCGTGCTCCACAAGGAACAGCGCCAGGCAGCGGCGGGCGATCGCGTTGAACTCCATGCCGTCCATCGGTATGATGGATTCGGCACGGGTTCTTACGTTTGCGCGGACCGGGTAACGGCGGCGGGCACACAGCTTCTCTAGGAGATCGACGCGGAGTGGCTCCGACATCGTCCGTCCAAGATACTCGTGGAACATGTGCTCGACCGCCTTCACCTTCTCGAGATGTTTGGACAGGCTGAATCCTTTCGGCGGCTCCAGCCAGATCACTACTCTTCCTTGAACTGGTCGGGCGCCATCTTCTTGATGGTGTCCACGATGTTCTCAAGGTACACGATCTGCTTCTGCAGCTTGACGCCGCAGCTGACGATGCGATCCTGGCTCAGCTCGTACAGCGTGTCGTCGCTGATGTCGCCGAGCTGGTCATACGCCGTGAGCGTGTCCTCCATCATGAGCATCTGTTCCTCGGAATGCCGCTGGAGCTTGCCGAAGTGCGTGCGGATGATGGCGGCCGCCACGTTGCTGGGGTCGCTGGCGTCCAGATTCTGACTGGCCTTCTGTTCCTCCATCGACGGTTCTTCGCCGTCGCTGAGATCAGACTGGTTCGTGTTGTCGTTCATCCGGTCTTCGTACGCCTTCTTGGCCTTGGCGATCTCTTCATATCCGATCTCGCCGCTGACCAGTTTGTCCTCCACGTAGGCCCGGGCGCCATCGTCCTGGATGCAGGCGAGGCGCGCAACGCTGCTGGCGGGGATGCCGGCGTTCAGGAAGCGTTCCTGGATGACTTCCCAGGGGTACGCCTTCTTCATCTTCACGCACTCGTAGACCCAGCTGCTCGTGCGTTTGATGCCCTTGGCGAACTCTTCCACGTTGGATTCGCCGTACGCTTTCTTCTCCATGATCTGCTCGGCGGTTTCGCCGACCTCCCACATGAGACGCGTAAGGCTGTGCATGGCCATGATGAAGCCCTGATTGAAGTAGGTTATGGCCTCGTCGATGGACTTCCACCTGGGTTCTTCGTTGACGACTGTGATTTCTTCACTCATCTCGATATTCCTCTACGAAATGTTCGATACGTATTATCTGCACGTGATTGACGCCGGCGCGCTTGGCCGGGATCAATATGCAGGGTTTCATTCTGTCCGGCGGAACCGTCAGGTTGTGGATCACCCACAGGCCGCTGCTGCGGACCGGGATGACCCAGACTGCCTCCCCATACAGAACCATGTACTCGACGAATTTCTTCCAGAAGGGCTCGTCGAAAACCTTCTCGGCCAGCAGGTTGGCCTGCTTGACCGACGTCATCCCGCCGAGGACCAGCCCACGCGGGAGGAGCGGGCCGATGCCCGGGTCCTCCCTGACGTGCCGCATCAGGTCCTCGCCGTTGCACATCGTCCACACCCATTTGACTCGCTTGGATTCGTATCCGAACGCGGGTGCGAGCATGCGCAGGGCTTTGGCTATGAAGGCCCGTCGAACCGGCTCCTTCACGCCCTCCTTCTGACGCTTGATGAAGTCCTCAGGACTGATCGGCTGATCCGTCATTAGCGGCCTCCTCGTTTGCGGCTTCGTTCTCCTCCTCGGAAATCGACTGGATGCCCGTAAGGTCGGTTCCGGCCTTTACCGCCCAGTCCATTATCGGCTTCTTGTCGGTTCCGTCGACCTGCGTCCACTCGACCTGATCGAACCGAAGGTTCTTGGTTATTCGCATGGCGCGTTTCAGGGCCTCGAACGTCTTCTTGTTCTCCGGCGTCCGAAGAATGTCGTAGACCTCCTGGGCCGTCGCCTTGTCGAAGCCGAGCTCCTTACAGCGGTAGTAGCCCTTGTTGCTCGAGTGCTCCTCCAGGTTAATGACCTCCTTCACGCCCGCCTTGTTCTCGAGCTTGTCGGATGTCAGACAGTCACAGTCCGCCTTCGCCCAGTCGAAGAAGTAGTTGTGCACGTTCATGCCCATGGCTTCGTCGAAGCGTTGGTGGAAGTGGATGGTCGCCGCGCAACGCCGGCCGAGTATGCCGAGGTTGTTCTTGACCGTTTTGAAGTCCACATCTGCGTACGGGTTCAAGGCACCCTCGATCGGCGATTTGACGACCCTGCTTCGAGTCAGCACCGTGCTGTGGAAGCGCGGGGCTTCGCCGCCGAGCGTCGACTTTGCCTGGCCACCGCCGCCACCATAGCCTTCCTGCTGTTTGTTCTTCTCATGCTGGACGAAGAAGAGCAGCATCGGCCAGAAGCTCAGCTCCTCGACCATCTTCGCAAAGTACGGCGACAAGGCGTGGGCCTCGGCGCTGTAGCTCTTGGAATAATGGCCTTCCTTGCTGATCTTGTCACTGGTGGCCTCGCTGAGGACGCCGCGAAGCGAATCCCAGCAGATGCCGTACGGAAGGTGGCGTTGGACCGCCGTCTTCTTGTAGAAGTCCAGGGCATAAGTGATCATGTCCTGACCCTGCTCGAGCGACGTGGCGTTGTACTGCTGCATCGCGTTCAGATACTTGCCGATGATGCCCTCCATGAGGGTATCGCTGACTTTGCGCTCGGTCTCGACGAGGAGTCCGAGTCCGCCATACGACATTATGTTTCGAAGGAGCCAGAAGCATATGCTGCTTTTGAAGCTCTGCGTGGGGCCGCTGAAGCCATAGAACCGCCCGAACGGCAGGTTCTCCACGCAGAACATGTATTGCAGCGCGAGGCTCGGCAGAGGAACGCCAAATTGCCGGACCCAATGGTCCTTGGCCATGTAGCAATTCTCTCTGCCGAACTTCTTCTGAGCCCCAGCGAGCTGTATCGCCATGAAGTCGGCGGCACTTATAGGCTCTTTGGGTTCAGCCATTCACTATTCTCCCTGTTGCTGGGTTTCTTCCATGTTTCCCTGCGCCGCCTGGAGCTGTGCCGCCAGAGCGTCGAGGTCGGGCATGCCGTCAGCCTGTGCGGCCGGTGCGGTCGTAGCCGGTGCGGTCGTGGTCACCGGCATTGCCGCCGCCTGCTGCTGCTGTGGCGCCTGGGAGGCGTTCGGCGGAGCGAGCGGAGCGTCGGACACTACCGGGGCCTGTGCCGGCTGCTGAGCCGGCTGCTGCGGCTGGGTCGGCGTGGTGACGGGTGCGGACACCGGTACCGCGAGCGGAGCGGCGTTCTGCTGCGTCGATGCCGTCGGAGCGCCCGCTGGTGGCGGAGCCGGCATCGGTGCCTGCGTCTGCTGCGCCGGGGTCTGGGCCGGTGCGCTACCCATCGTGGCCAGTGCGGCCTGGATAGCAGCCTCGGGCAAACCCGCGGCGCGCAATGCTGCAACGCGCGGGTCGTCCGGGGCCTTGGGCGCATAGGGAATTCCGGCAGCGGCGGCCGCAGCCTTTATCGCCTCTTCCGGCAGGCCGGTTGCGCGCATTGCCGTAATCCGGGGATCCTCGGCGGCAAGGCCGGGAATCTGATCACCGGGAGCGGCCTGAGCCGCCTGAACGACGTGAGCCGTCGGCTGATACGACGGTGTCTGGGCCTGAGCCTGCACATTGATCGGAGCACAGCCCACGTACTTGGCGTAGGTCGGATGCTCCTGGAATGCCCAGGTCACGACGTCCGCGCCGCAGGCGAGCATGAGCTTCTGGAACAGATCCGCCAGCGTCGGCCGGAAGATGATGCTGTCCCAGCTGCAGAACGTGCCCTGATCATAGATGTGCTGGAAGACCGTCGCCGGATCGAGCGGAACGCTGACGTCCCGTTCGAACTTGTAGCGCGTGATCTTCATTCCCTGATCATTGGCAGAGGTGTAGTCGCTGATGCGGAGGCTGAAACCGTTCGGTCCGATCAGATCACCGAGAACGCTGTTCTCGACGCTGAGCGGCTGACTGGCGTCCAGCGGCGTGGTCATCCCTTCGACCAGGTTGTTCATGGCGGACTGCGACACGCGGAGAATCGTCTTGTGTTGGGCTTCCGGCTGCTTGCTCACGAAGTTGATCGGCTGCTCGCCGCGAATGAGAGTGGCCACACCGCGCATGAACAGCGTCGTGGCCGGAGGCCGAAGCTTCGGCCGCTTGTCGTTCGGGCCGCCGCCTTCCTTCTTCGTCAAAACCCAGTCGTGGATCCGCTGATAGACGGCGATCGCCTGGGAGTCGCCGCTCTGGGCGAGAGCCACGCCGTCGGTCTCCTGCAGATCGCGAAGGCGCTGGATGAGCACGTCGACCGGGCCGGCCACGTTCTCGATCGGATCGGTGACTTCGGTGATGCCGCTGATCTTCTCGGGACCGAAGTTGTTGATCGCCTGATACGGCGCGATCATCTGGCCGATGAGCTTGGCTCCCTGGTTGTCGTCCTTGAAGATCAGCTGGGGTTCAGGCTGCCCGTTCGCAAAGTGCGGGTAAAGCCTGATCACCGTGGGTTTGGCGAGCGCCACGTATTCGTTGCGCCAGCCGGCGTCGAACGCCCCGGGTGTCAGATAGAACAGTTTCTCCGAGCCGGAGCTCGAGGATCGATGAGTGTCACGCATGTGCTTTCCTCTTTTTGTTTAGGCGGCAGCCTCTTCAGGCCGCCACACTGTTAAGTTGCCGAAGTCGTCATACACGGGTTCCGCGTCTTTGTCCCAGCGTTCCATGAGACAACCTTCAGCTTCGATTCTTACGTCGGGAAGAATTTCCCGCATGGCTTCGACCATCAGCGCACTGATGATCGCGACGTCGTCGGCCGCCGTTTCAGCGGGCAATTCCAGCAACAGTTCGTCATGAATGAAATTGACGATCCGGTGCCTGTAGCGCGGGTCGCGCCACACCTTCCACAAAGCGCGCTTGGCCCCGATCGCAGCCAGTGACTGGAACGGGAAGTTGCACGCGCTGTTGAAAGTGCATTTGCGACGCAGAACACCCATGATGTTCCGCGCCTTGCTGAGCCGCAGGTTCGGGTCGTTGAGGCGCTTCCGGTCGTAGTCGTTCACGACGTCGCTTTCCGGCGACATGTGATGGACCATTTCAGGGAACGCTTCGAACCACTTGGTCCGCAGCTCTTCACACTCTTCAAGGGTGATCTCGATGTTGCCGTAACCGCGCTGAGTGCGCAGGAACGTTTTGGCGCTCATGCCGCCGGGGAAGCCGAAGTTGGCCGCCTTGGCGTTTTTACGCTGCTTGGTCGGGACGTCCTTGAGGATCTCCACTACCCGGTCACGGGATTCAGTGGTGCCGTCGTAGTCGTTCTCCTCTGTGAGGAGACCCATCGTCTTGGCGGCGAACCATGAGTGGAGGTCGATTTTGGCGTTGATAAGTTCGAGCATCCGACTGAAGCCGTACATGCGGTAGCAGTGCTGCGCAAGGCTGCATAGCTCCAGCTGGCTGTAGTCGATGGATGCGTAGATACATCCTGGCGCCGGTATGTACATGTCGCGAAGACCGCCGGAACCAGGAACGTTCTGGACGTTCGGCTTACTACTGGACGTCCTGCCCGTTCTTACGTAGTTTTCGTACCGTGTGTGCACCCGGCCGTCGGGCCATATGTGCGCCGGGTTCAGATACGTTGAAATGAGTTTCTCGTTGTGCTTGTACTCGATGAAGAGCTCGATGAGCTTGTCCTCTATCTTGTACTTCTTGAAGATCCACATGTCCTTTTTGGACACCTGTATCTTCACCTTCTTCGGGTCCTTGTCTTTGCCTCCGTCGGTTCGCGGGAATGTGACCCCGTTTTTCATTTCGATGGACTTCAGGCGGTCCTGCATGAAGGCTTCGCTCTTCAGGCAGTCACTCCAGTCGTTCCCGAGATTCGCGTAGCGCAATGCCTTGATCTGCATGTGCGTCGCGAATGTGGCAAGGTCGAACTCGCCCTCGATCAGAGGGTTCGATCCGGCCTTGGTCATGAACAGCTCGCGGATGACGAACGCGAGCGGCCACACGCTGAGCGTTTTGGCGGTAGCGAAGTCGTCGAGCCCAAGACCCTCCTTGGTCGTCTTGGATCTGCGGCCGTCGGACACTACGTACTGACTCGCCAGGTACCCACGGGCGATCTCGTTGAGACGCTTGCGCCACTTACCGGCCTTGAACGGATTGATCCGGGCCTTCGCCGCGGGTTCGCAGAGAGCGGCCAGCTGCATGTTGTTCGCATGCTCCTCGGCCGCCGTCACTTTGTCGCGTTTCAGTTTTCCGGGCATGTCGTGCGCCATTTCTTCGATGGTGTGCCTGACCATGTCCTCGACCGTGAAGTACGGACACTCCTCCCGCTCGATGTTGGTGATCGCCCGGTTTACCGCCGTCCTGAATTCGTCCAGCGGCATGTAGGATGCCATCATGGACTGGACGAGCAGGTACTCCATCTTCGGCGCCGTCATCAACGGCAGGTCTCGTTCGATGCCGATGTAGTCGATCGCCGCCCGGATGACGTCCGAGGACGTTCCGCTCAGCAACGGGCAGTACCCCTGCATCTCGAGCTCCGCCAGGTCGCGGTGGAGCTTCGTGGTGTGGGATGCCAGCAGCGCATCGAAGATGCCACGATCCACGAGCATGCCGTTCCGGCTGATGCCGTCGAGGACGATCGATCCCATGATCTGACTGTCGGCCTCGGTGGGCATCGGTGGTATCCGGTCGCCAAGAAGCCAGGTGGCCATGACGTCGTACGAGCCGTAGATCAGCTGGTTGAACGTCGGGTCCTTGGCCCTGGTGAAGTTGAGCCTGAGCTCGTCGTCCTTGGGCAGGTCCACGTTCAGAACGTTCCGGGCCATGCCCTTGAGGCTCGCCGGCTGACGGACGTATCCGCGCTCCGAGATGTCCCAGAGCTTGTACCTGTCCATCATGTCGATGATCCGCCGCTCGTCCACGAGGTCGTAAAGCTCGTCCATTCCCAGCACGCCGAGATCGTACGCCGCATTGACGAACACGATCTGCGATTCGGGATTGTACTTCAGCAGCTTCTCCATGTAGACCGGAATGTCCTGCCAGGTCACGAGATCGACGCGATCGCCGGCCGTCACCTGGAGCATCACGACGGCAGGGAACTCCTGCGCCACGAAAAGCTCGGTCTCGGTGTCGATCGACAGCAGCGAGCCGATCACGGGGTCCTGGTCGGGCTCCCATGCGTTAAGCCAGAAGGTACGGTCACTCATGGTGACCACCTTATGGTTTATGCGTTTATCATACGCCATATTTCCTCTCTGGTGTATTCGGCCGGGTCGCCGTCGGGAAGCGTAAGCATGTGCGCTCCGCCCTCGAAAGCTCCGGCCATATTCCAACGTTCTGTGTAGGTTCGTGCGGCCTCCACCGCCTCCTCGTCGTCCTGGTCTGGTATCCACACGACGCGCTTGTCGCTGGCCATGGCATACAGGCGGTTCGCCTGTCGGCCGCTCGGCTTCTTGCCGAACATGGCCACGCCGCTGTCGCCGATGCGGACGGCATCGAATATGCCCTCGACCAGCACGATGGTGTCCGTGTGAATCGCACGGTCCATGTTGTACAGGACGAGGCTCTTCTTCGCGCCGGCGGGGATGTAGTACTTCGGCTTCCGTCGCCCGTCTTGGAAGAACTCCGGTATTTCTCCGTTGACCGGATACCGGGCCTGCCAGAAGGCGTATTTTCCGTCGAAGTACACGGGCATGATTACCGCCGGCACATCGTAGAAGTCGATCTTACCGTAGCGGAAATCCCAGTGCTTGGCAAGCTCGTTAAGATCATAACCTCTACCGGTCAGGTAATTTGTGATAATCGGATCACCACCGGGAACGTTGACGTAGAACGTACTCGGGAAGACGACCGGCTTCACTTCAAGCGGCCCGTTGCTACAGGTCGAGTGGGTGACGACGTCCGGCTTCCATTTACCTTCGACGCTCTGGCAGAACTTCTTCCAGTACTCGTGATTGTTCATGCAATGCTCGTTGTAGCAATGGACGAGTCCCTTGCTGACGGGTATGTGCAGACCATTCACGTCGATGCGGCTCCCCCATGCATGGCAGACCCACAGTCGGTGGCGCTTGACGTCCTTGTCGTCACAGAACGGGCAGTTGATCGTGTAGTACTCACCACCCTCGTCCACCATGTCGGAACTTATCCGCATGTCGCTCAATCGGCCGCCGGTGGCCACGTCGACTACCGGCATTCTGCTGACGATCATCGGAGAGTCCTCGTTGACGATGACGACGTCTTCATACGCGGCGACCAGCGCCTTGTACAGTGGTTCATTCAACACGTTAATCATTCACTCCATAGTTGTCGTTCATTTGTTGTGACCGGTCCGGCGGAGCCTGTATGGGCTCCTGGGTGGCTCCGTACCCGGCGCTCAGATTCTCGACGAAGGCGCCGTTGCCGGGATCATGGAACTTCTCGGTCACGTCGTTGAACCGCATGTACGCGCCGTCCAGCTGTATGAGCCGGTCGTCGGTCTTGTTTCGGCGGTCCTTGCCCGGGATGAACCAGCATACCTGAAGCTGCCGATCCATGGTTCCGAGCACGCAGCACGAGTCGCATTTGTTCGGGAAAGACCTGAACTCGTGGGCATCGTGCTTGCTGGGTTTGTGGGTGGGGCCGCGCGTCTGCGCCTGGGTGTTGGTTTGGTGGAAAATCAGGAACGTGCAGTCGTTGCCCTCGTTCTCCTTGTACTGGTTCAGCTCGCTCATGAACTTCTCGCAGGTGCGCCGATACGCGCTGTCCGCCGAAGTCATATGTTCGTATCGCTGAACCATTTCACCGAGCCAGTCGACCATGACCAGGTCCGGATACCATCCGGTTTCCCGACGCTCCTCGTCCAGATGATCGGTAAGCTCCCGGACTCCACCGGTGCCTGCATCCTCGCCGACCATGTCGAGAACCACGAGGTACTCCTGGTACTGGTCGGCGGACTTGTTGATCTTGTCCATTATCACCGGGTCGATGTCGTCGTAGTCTATGTGACGCAGATGGTTCATCGATATTCCGGCAAGGTTCGCGAATATCCGCTGGGCGACGTCCTCTTCAAGCGCCTGTTCGTACAGGGCTATGGCGACCTTTCGCCCCTCGCGGATCTGACGGGTTGCGACCATGACCATGTTGGTGGTTTTTCCGCCACCGGTCGGGCCGAGGAACCCGTGAATCTCCTTCTTGTACCAGCTTCCGCCGGCGGCATCCCAGTAGTCGATCCCCCATTTGTACCGTGGCCGCACGCGCAGAACCTTTCGGCGGTTCTCCGCCCTCAGCGGGCGCTTGCGCACGCCCTGTTTGGGTATGACGCCCTCCAGGGTGTTCGACATGGATGCCAGGCTCTCGGCGAGCTTGTCGGCCTCCATGAGGTTCGAACCCATACCGGGCAGCTTGGTAAGAATGGCTTTGTGGAACGCTTCCTTCAGGAGCTTATGGGTGTGCGCCCGTGAAACGATGTTCAGGTTGGTGCCAAGGTGGTGTGCCACCTCGGCGACCTGCTTCGCAACCAGGATCTTCACCAGGGGGTCGCTCATCTCTATGTGAACTCTGGCCGAGTTGAACAGAATGAGCGGATTGGGGACCTCGTTCAAGGTCTTGTAGCTGTCGCGCAGGCAGTTCCACAGTACGCGGTATCCTGGTTCGGTCATCGGGTTGAAGAGTTCGAGATCTACGCTCTTCTCAACCGTGTGACGCAACAGGTCCTCGTTGTAGTACAGCCCCACAAGCAGCAGCATGGGCTGTGAAAACACTGACATCATCTTTCCTTATAATTATCCTGAGTGTGCCTCAGGCAGGTATGGATTGAACAGCGCCTCCCGATAGGCATCCGATTCCCAGCGGGCAGCAACGTCGTTCAGGCCGTACGCCTTGGCATAGCGCACTCTGGCCGTAGCCGTCATGCCGGCAGCTTCGTTCTCTAAAGCTGCCCGCACACTCCCTTCAAGCTGACTCAGCGAGACGAAAGCGACGGCGTCGGACTCGACTTTTACATTAGCCTCCTCCTTCATGAAATTCAACATGTCTTCAAGAAATACATCCCATTTGTCGGACAGGATGCAGTTTGCCGTCGCCCAGCTTGTCGCCGGCGCTTTTACGTTGCAGGCGAATGCCCGCAGGTAGACGGCCGGGTGGTAGCCGAGCCGGTCGCACTTGTCGAGGATCTTCTGCCTCGTTGTGTACGTCCAGCTCGGCGTAATCCCGAACACGGCAGTCGCGCTCTGTTCTAATTGTGTATGGTCCATCCGTGGCTCCTATAGACGGCCAGTCGTTTTTGTGTTCTGCTGTTGGCCCAGTCGTTGAACTCGTCGCGAAAGTCGATGAGTATGCCGCGCTGCTTGCCGGTTTCCGGCGAGAGCCTAGACAAACGACCGGGTATCTGGGTGCTGTTGACGAAGCTTGTGGCTCCGTCGGCTCGGATGAGCACGGACAGCTGCTGGAAGTCGACGCCCTCCTTCCACGTTCCGGTGGCGATGACGCGCTTCAGCTCGGCGGTCTCGAACTGCTTCTCAATCTCCTCCTTTTCCTTTGAGGACAGCAGCAGGCTGGATTTGGCGACGCGCTTTCCGCCCGGGAGCTGGATGTACTCGTCCTGGCGGATGAGCACGTAGTCGCCTTCGCGCAGATCTTCGAGCTCGAGCTCGGCCAGTTCGTCGTAGGATGCCAGGCGCTTGCGGTAATTCACCGCGCGGCCGGCCGCCTTGGCGTTTTCCGTGAAGTCCTTCTCGGTGTAACGCGTTCCAACCCAGCCGTACACCGGAAGCGTCGGGTCTTCGGCCCGCTCCTCCGGCGTTATCAGCTTATAGGCGTGCGGCTCCGTTTGCCGCCACGTAACGGCGATCCGGGCCTGCTGCTCGTCGAGTCGGCGCCACTCGTGCGCATGGTACTCGAGTCGTATCTTTCCGAAGTGGACGACCGTGTACTCGGGCATCAGCGCGTGCAGCCTCACGGCGTGCTCGAGCGTATCGACCATGATCAGGCACTGTTCTTCCGCCGGAACCTTCGCGGAAACACGGCGGATCACGTCATTGCGCCGCTCGTGCTGCCAGTAGGACACCCGCTTGTTTCTGGTGGTGTCCTTGTACTCACGGATGGTTCCGCCGACCTTGACCATGTAGACGTCGATCGGTACGACGTTGCCGAGCTTTACGGCTTCATCGTATTCGAACTCCACAAGGAACTTGCCGAACAACGCCTCCATGCACATCTCGCTTTTGTCACCTCGCACCGGGCTGGCCGTGAAGCCGAACATCCGGCACTTGTTGAAGTATGCGAGCGTCTTCGCCACGTCGTTGTCACCGACCCCATGAACTTCGTCGAAGAACAGCAGGTCGATAGTCGTCGGGTTCAGTTTGTGCATGCTCTTGGTGGTCGACACGGTTACCCGGCGGCCACGGACGTCATGCCCGCCGCCGACGATTCCGACCTGATCTTCGCCAAGCGCCTCCACCAGATTCCGGTAGAGCGTGTTGACGACGGAGACCCGCGGACTCGTGACCAGTACCCGCGTGTTCGGGTACATCTTGCAGCATTGTTTGATGATGAACGATTTGCCGAAGGCGGTGGCCGCCTTGATGATGCCGCAGTCCTGGTAGGCGATCTGCAATATGCACTTGTCCTGCCCAGGCCGCAGCTTGTCGAGGTTCGTGAAGTCCGGCGCCGGTTTGACGCGGGCCAGATCCCGATGGTCGGCGATTTCCCAGGTGTGGCCACGCGCCCGGAGAAACTCCAGGACGCGGGCCAACAGACCGGCAGGAAAACAACCGACGGTAGGGGTGTTATCGGGGACGCTGTACAATCGACGCTGATGAAAGGTCGTGCGTGGTTCGTCGTCCGGAATGTACCCGTGCCTGTGATCCACTCGAGTGAACGTGAGTTCGTCGTTCAACGACGGCATCCACGGCTCGAGCGAACACAGGTTGTAGGTCTTGCCGATCTTTACGTGCATTACTTCCAGAAGCCCTTGGTCTTGATGTTGAGCACCGACTTCATGGGTTCGAGTTCGCCGCGAACGCCATCGAGGACGGCTTCGGCGGCATCGGCGCGCTTGTTCGCATCGACCAGCTTCGCCTGGATTTCGGCCAGCTCGGACGGATCGGCCTTGCGACCCATCTGCTTGCGAACCTGCTTGGCGATGTTCTTCAGGATCTTGGCCATCTCCACACTGTTCGCGTGAGTCAGGTCCTTGACGCCTTTGACCAGATCCGGCAACAGAACGTCCAGAGCTTCCTGAACATCGTAGTCATCGGCCTGGGGCTTCGGGGCGGGCTCTCCACTTCCGGGGCTCTGGGAGCTTCCGGGCTCCTCTGCGCTTTCTTCAGGGGTATCGGCCCCGACTTCAGCTGCTTGTGCATCGGTGCCATCCGTCGGCTCTTCGGCGCACTGTTCCATCGGTTCGGCGGCCGGTTGCTCCTCCGGTTCTTCCGCTGCTGCCTGTTCCTCGGGAGCGCTTTCGCCCTCCTGCTGCAATGGCTCATTTTCAGGAGTTCCTGGATTTTCGGGTTCGGGGGTTGCGTTCTCGTCGACCACGTCGGGCTCCTCGAGTTGTAGGGGCTTGCAGCCGTAGACGGCCATAAACTCCGGGGTTTTGATCATGAAGAAGTAGGTGTGGCCTTTGACCTGGAAGCCGCTGACCACCTTCTCGTCGTTCTGCATACACAGGGCGATGATGTCGCCGGGAACCGCGAATGCGTGCTCCTGGTCGAGATCACAGGTTCCGACGACGGTTTCCGCCGCCGTGCGCAACGCATCGTAATCGTCGCTGGTACGCATGCGAACCTCGCCGTCGACCAGGTGGATGACAGCCCACTTCTGCGTAAGGTTCGAGAGCATCGACGGGAGCGGGAACAGCTTCATGCCGGCCACGACTCCGCCGATGGTGTTGATGAAGGCACCGACGTCGGCGCCCGGCTTCTTCAGTTCGTCGAGCACGACGGTGGGCTCCTTCATCACCGCGTCTGGCGGGAACGTGAAGCAGCCTGCTTCGGCATCGAACTGGATGTCGAACTTGCCGAGCTCCAGCGTGTCGGGGACCGGTACGTACTGGAACGGCGCGTCGACGGCCTTTCCTTCGACGGAAACGTCCTCGATGAGGACGAGCCGGAAGTCGGTGATGAGCGCCTTGTACTTGCCGTCCTCGACGCCTACGGCCGCCACGACCTGGTGTTCGAATACGGGGTGAAGAGCATTGATGTATCGGAACATCCTTTTATTCTCCTATTGTGATGACTTGATCCGCCACGGCCACGAGCTGTTCCTCGTGCGTCGGGCAGATGATTTTCGTGTTCTTGGTGCGGAAGTGCGCCGCCGCCTGGCCGAGAACCTCGATCAGGGCGATACGTGCATCCTTGTCCAGCGCGGTCGTCGGCTCGTCGATCACGAGCAGGCCGCAGCCGCTGCTGAATACGTCCATGAGAGCGAAGCGCATGGCCAGCGCCGCACGGACGGCTTCGCCACCGCTGAGAACGGCGGCAGGAACGTCCTTCGAATGGTCGAGATCCACCACGAAGTCCAGACTCTCGTTGAGCCTGAACGGATAGGGGAACGCGAACATCTTCAGATACTTGTCCATGACCCGGTTGACGGCTCCGATGGAGCCCTGGGCCGCCAGGCGCGGCATGCACTCGACGTGCAGCCGGTCGCGACTGAACTGCAACAGGTCCTTGGCTTCCTTGTTTATCTTCGCCTTGTCCATGTCGTTGTGCAGTTGCGAACGCCGGTTTTTCTTGGCGCCGATGTCGGCACCGAGCATGATCACCTTGTTGTTCAATCCGGCGATCCCGGCACGAGTGTCCTCGTAGGCAGTTACCATCTTTTGCGCGCTGGTGCGCTGCTCCGGAGTGGACACCTGCTGTTCTTCGAGTTTCTCGATGCTGGCGGTGAGTGCATCGACCTGGCGTTCGATCATGCCGACCTCACGCTCGATCCGAATACGATCACCCGATGCAGCATAAGCCGCTTCGTACGTTTCCTTGGCCTGGGTATAGGCTTCGACATCGAACTCGGCGAACGCCTTGAGCGTGTCGAGACCCGCTTCGCATTGCTCGACGGCGCGCTTGGCGCTTTCGACCTTTGCGTCGTAACCCGCCTGGGCCTGGGTATAGATGGAGATCTTCTGGATCGCTTCGCCCTGGGCGGCGTGCACCTTGTCGTGCTCCTCCCGTTGCTTGGCGAGTTCCTTTTTGACCTCCTCGATGTCGAAGTCGACTTTCAGCGTCTGGTTACAGGTCGGGCAGACGCCCGTGCCGAAACCACGGATCTTGGCCTCCAGCTGGCCGACGGCATCGCGCAGGCCCTGAAGACGCTTGGCCTCGTCCTGCGAGCAGATCGCGTAGACCTCGTCGTCCGGCTTCACCGGGGGCGTCAACTCCGCCAGCTGGTCCTGGTATGCGTTCAGGTCCTTCCGGGCCTTCTCGTAATGCAGGTGATTCTGGTAGGAGTTGTGGTCGGGCGGCTCGGCGTCGACTGTGGTCGGAAGAGCGGCAAGCCGCTCCTGGGCGTCCTTCAGCTTGGTCCGCTCGAGCTCGAGCGCGCTTTTCTTGGCGGCCAAATCCCGATCCCGGTAGTCGCTGGCGGGCAGCTGCAGGACGACGAGCGCCGACTTGTAGCCGGCCTCCACGCCGGGCGTGAGCTTAGCCTGGAGCTCGGCCAAACTCTGTTCGGACTGCACCAGCTCCGCCTCCTTGACCTCGATGTCCTTGTCGAGCTGCTCGAGATCGAGCGTCCGGTCGGGCATGTCGGCGATGAGGTCGCTCGCATCCTTGAGCACGACCCTGAGCGTTTCGGCACGGTCGAGTCCCATCATGGAATTGAGGAGCTTGGCGCGAGGCGTGTGCTCGATTCGCATGAGCTCGTCGAAACGGCCCTGCAACGCGAACGTGATGTACTCGAGCGAAGCACCGGTGGCACCGATCAACGGGTCGAGGAAGTCGGTTACTTCGGCCTTTTTGTTCAGTGGATCGTCAAGCCAGCTGCACTCGAGATAATGCTTGATCGAGGTACCGCCGGTCTTGTCGTTGTGCTTGAGCTCGCGCTGCACCGTGAGGGAGCCGCGATCGGTGACGGCGTCCATGGCCACGAAGCCTGTCTGCCGTCCGTCACGGACCAGGTTTCCCGGCCCGTAAACCTCGCCCTTCATATTCAGGTAGATCGACCTGACGAAGTTCGATTTGCCGCCGCCATTCGGTGCGATGAGCACGATAAGGCCGGGGCCGAGTTTATAGTCGAATTTGGCATACTGGCAGAAGTTACTGCCGTACACCCGTTGGATGTCCATCATCGTTCATTATCCTTTTTGTAGTTTCCAGAAATAAACCGCCCCGGACCTCGGGCGTCCATGGGGTGATGACCCCCGGGGACCGGCGCAGTTGCTTATGTCTGGAGAACATAATTCATGTAAATGTAACGGGTACCGCCAGTGGTATCAAGCCATGCGGAGGATTTCATGGACTGCACAGAATTCCAGGCTGGTCTGAATGCCCTCGGGCGGATTCTCAACCATGTGCTGGAACGCCCTGTGGCCACGGATCTTGTTCGTATAGCCTGGACCTTTGAGCAGGTTCTTGGACGCGATGTCGTCCATGCTGATGTTGCCGCCGTTGGCCTGGATCTCCTTCACGATCGCCTGCATCTTCTGACCGAAGGTCATGCCGTCGGTCTTGCTGAGCAGGAACGGTTTGAGCCGCTGCGGAAGCTCGAAGCCCCGCTGCCTGCTCAGCTCGATGAGCGTGTAGATCACGTTGCAGTGGTGCTGCATCGCACGGAGCCGCCGCCGGAAGTAACGGGTGGTGTTCAACCGCTCGTTGACGACCAGACCGACGATCTTCTTGCGCTGGTTGCCGGTCTTGAGCGTGTACTTCTTCGTATTGATGCTGAGGTTCAACATCTCGAGAAGCGCCACGGTGCGCCCGTAGGCCCGCTGCACGCCCTCCTTGCTGTCGCCGCTGAAGATCAGGTCGTCGGCGTACCTGGTGTACGCCACCTTCTCGTTGTAGCCGGCCCAGGCCGCCCGGTAATCCAGACGACAGAGCAGCACGTTGCTCAGCAACGGCGAAGTCGGTGCGCCCTGCGGAAGCCGCAGACCCTTGCCGTCCTCGAAGTCGCAGAAACACATTTTGAGCAGCGGAAGCACGTCGGTCGTGTACTTGATGAACCAGTCGCCGGTCTTGACCATGCGGCGCTTGCCGAAGACGTATTCCATCACCCCGGAATACGACTTGAAGGTCTTGCCGCCGGCATTAGGATCGGCCTCGGGATCGAAGTGCGCCCACTTGACGCTCGGGAAGAAGTCGCTGAGATCAGCCGTGAGCACCACTTCGGCCCTCACATGCGGCAATGCCGCGCTGGCGATATTCTTGCCGCGCACGAAAGCGTGGGCGAAATGGCTGACCTCCAGCATGAACTCCAGCTTTCGCAGCACGATCCGCTGCTGAGCTTTGAGCTCATCGTTGGGGGCCTCGATCTGGCGGAGGCCGCCGCTCTTCTTGGGCTCGAAGGAAATATGGTACTGATCCTTCGTGCTGAACTTGTTCCGCATGGGAAGCAGGTCGATGTCGAAGTCAGCCGGATTGGCGTCTTGAACTGACATTTGGTTTGTTCTCCTGTATGAGTCGTTTCAACTCGGATACTTCGTCGCAGAAGGTATCCACGTTCTTTGCTGTGCAGATTTCACAGATCATGGCTACGCACCACGATTCGCTGAAACCGTTTCGATGGTACCTCGTCCAGACCCCACGACCGATGAACCCCGGTGCCGGGTTATCCGGCAGCTTGGACAACATGTCGTTGGGCCTGGCGAAGTGGAACTTGTGCGGTACGGCGGGCACGCCGAACACGGCCGCCAGGCAGACGCCATTGCGGCAGCACGTGACGATGGTCTCCGTCGGGCCGTAGCCCTTGTCGACGATGCCCTCGAAGCTCATCGTGTACTTCGACGTCTTGCCGCAATGCATGCACTGCATATCAATCTCCTGTTTTCAGGTAGGTTATGGATTCACAGTAGGGACTCAGCGTCTGCACGTTCTTGTCGCGGGTGAGCACCAGCATTCGATGGATTTCACCTGCAAGATCGTTGAAGCAGCTCTGGATGTCGGAGTCGCCGTCGGTGAAGCAGATGAGCGCTTCGACGGGATCTTCTTCCATGTACTCGAGTACCCACTTGACGACGGGCTTGTGGCTCGTGCCACCGCGGCCCGTGAGCTTCACTTTGGCGAGAAGCTCGTCCTTGTCGGTTTCGCGCAGGTTCATGACCTTCGGCGGCCCGGCGTCGCTCCACAGGAATATGATGTGGACGCTCTCGAAAGAGTCCAATATTCCGTAGAGTTCGGTTACGGCTGCTTCCAGCTCTCCCCTGCTCATGCTTCCGGACGTGTCGATGTGGCAGATGACGCGAACGCCTTCCCGGTTTGGACCCGGAAACACCACGTCATAGGAATACGACCAGCTTGTGCGTCGCGGCCGCCGATAGGTGTAACCGGCCTCGGCGATCGGCTGCACGAAATTCTGCAGCTGTCCGCGCCAGTCGACCTTCGGGTCCATCAACTTGTTGAGCGCTTCGACCAACGAGGCCGGGATGTTTCCCTTGCCATCGCCCGCCCGCGCCAGCACACCGGCCGACCGGACCATCCAGTCCGCCGCCGCCTGTGCCTTCTCGGCCGGGTCCATCTTGTCGAGCCACCCGTCGTGGCCACAGTCGCCCATGGCCTCGCCGATGGCGTCGGCAAGCATCTGCTCGAGCTCTTCGCGCTGCTTCTGTACCTGCGGCTCGCATTCCTCGCGCATCTTCTCGAAGAACCGGACGATCTCGTCGTAGAGTTGCTCGGCGCTCTTCTTGTGGATGCCATGTATGCGCATGACGAACTTCTTGCCGGGGAACGGCTCGAACGTCTGGGTGTACGTACCTTCCTTCGTCGGCATGATGACGCCGCCGGGTAGGTCCTCGAGGTCCTTCTCGAGACCCATTTCGTAGAACATGTAATTGACCTTGAGGTCGCATGCATAGTTCCAGGCCCGCAGCAGCATCATGATGCGGCCGGTGACCTGCCCGTTTTCGAACGCGCGAACGATCTCTTCGGGTACACGGAACACGTGGAGCAGAATGAGATGCAGGATCTCGTGGATCAGCACCGCGATGATGTGCCGGAACGTCAGGGCTTCCACCCATTCGGCGTTGTAGTGCAGAACCGACTTGTTGTCGACTCCCATCCGCTGCGACTTGTCCTCCTGCGGCCTGGGCTGCAGGTAGACGAGCGTGTCACCGGCGAACGGGTAGTCGGACCGGAGTTTCATCCGGCCCTTCATGATCTGACCTGCGGCCGTCATTCAGCCAACCCGCCGATGTCTTTGGCGATGCCGATGAGCATGTCGCGCAGCTTCTGGTACCGGGTGGTGCCGGTCACCGCACGGATGAACGGAGTTCCGACCTGCGTGCGCAGCATGTACAGCTGCGTGTCGAGCAGGTCGTTGTCCTCGACCTCGTTCAGGAAGTTCAAGCCCTGGCTGAGGACCTGGTTGTTCTCCTTGGACGTGCCGCTGAGCCACAGGCTGAAGGCGACCTTCTGATCCCACGGGCACGCCGCATACAGCGTCGGGTCCTGCAGGATCGCCGGGCCGCGCCGGCTCATGTCGTGGTTCAGCACCGCCTGGAACTTGGCGGCGGCACCGCTGCCGACCCGGCCGGCGATCAGGGTGATGAACAGATCCTTCTGCCGCACATGGTCGATCGGCTTTACGATGTCGCTGGAAATATGCCAGGAGCGGTGGGTGCAGAACGCATCTTCCCGCCGGTCGGCGAGCTCCTGGTAGATCAGGTCAGGGCACGACCGCATCAGCACCACGATCCGGGGGTCGATCTCGTTGAGCTCGGCCCAGAGACACCATTCCTGCGCGGTCGGCTGGATGAGCTCGTGAAAGCTCAGGCGATTCTTGTGGTGCTCCGGCAGCCTGGTGACGGCGCACTTGTCCTCCGGCCGGTTGCTGGCGGCGACGCGCTTTACCGTGGGCTGAAGGCGAACGTCACCGCAGCGGCCACGCAGATACGCCTCGGCGAAGGTCTTCTGGACCTCCACCCGGCCCTGCAGAACTTCGTCCATGAAGAACAGTCCCGCGATGCCGGGAAGGCTGAAGATCCGGATAAGCTTCTGCGGGTACCACTCCATGACCTTGAGTTCGCGGTTCGGCACACCGATACCCTTCATGTCCTCCGGGTTCGAAGCCAGGACGTCGTAGAAGGCGATCAGATATGTCTTCTCCCTGAGGTCCTGGTCGGTCAGCAGCTGCTTAGCCATCTCTTCATCGACGTCAGCCCAGTCGACGTAGGTGCGGCCCTGCCGTGCGGCCTCCTGGCGGCCGTAGAGTTCGACGCCATAGGTCTTGCCGACGCCGGTGTTTGCCAGAAGCATGACGCAAGCGTCGGCATCGAAGATCGCTTTCAGCGTGTCGGGGAGCATGGTGTGGGTTACGCGGTTGAGCTTGATCAGCTCAGGTTGATTTTCCATTGGGTATGTTCTCCTAGATGTTGAAGGGTGAGACCAGCGTATGGTGGACAACCTGTACGCGGCCTCGTTCGTTTATGATTTTCGCTGCCCATGCCGATTCGGTGTTATCACCCTGTGCACCCATCAGCAATTCAAGTTCCCGTTCGTCCCAGGAGGGGTTGGGCACCCACTCCAGGAAGATTGCCGGGAACGTTCCGGCGTCCCGGGGCCGAGTATCGAAACTCAGCTCGCCGGTGTTGTGGTACACTCTGTTCCCGCGCAAGGCATGGAACGGCGTGTCCGGTCGGTCGACTTCGACTTCCATGATGTCCATGATCATAACCTTGCCGACAGCTGCTTGAACTGGTCAAGCTTCTGCTTAGCCTTCTTGTTTTCGCGTTTGAGGTCGCCGTGCTCCTTCTCCAGCGTGTTGAATTTCGCCTGCAGCCGGAGCAGTTCGTCCGTCTTGGATTGCAGCTGCTTCTCGAGCTTCTGCTTCTCTTCGACGTGCCGGACGTTGTCGGCCACCGCCGCCGCAAGCTCCTCCTGCAGCTTGGTGTTGTCGCCGCCGTTCAATCCCTTCTGCGCGAACAGCAGGATCTCCTGTAGCGGCACGTCCTTGACCAGCTCGTACAGCTCGCAGTCGGTGACCACCTTGTGGCCGGATTCCTCCATGATCTCGACCAGCTCCTCCATTTCGTCCGGCGCGATGTTCTGCGACATGTCGATCTGGATGGTCTGCTTGTGATAGTCGGGGGTTTCCGGTTCCGCCGGCGGACGTACGGGTATACCTTCCGCTTCACGTTTTCGACACTCGGCTTCGAGCACCTCAAGGAATGCACAGATGTCCTCCTGTTGGTTGATGATCGTCGCCTTGTCGCGGGTCGTCTTGCCGCCCCATCCCTTGGACATGCCGTCCTTGTTGACTTTGTGCAGCGCATTACTGACGTTCGTCTTCATGCAGCCGGCGGCCGCCGTGGTCAGGCCCAGTGCCTCGTCGTCGAGTTCACGGGCGAAAGCAACTTGATCCTGAACGTTCTCTCGAAGCGCCTTCACCCAGCATTTGCGTGCATTGGCGTCGATGCGTCCTTTCACGTATCTGCTTCCGGCTAAGTTGGTTTGTCTTCCAGCCATTGTCTGTCTCTCCTTCTAGGTTGGTCCGGCGTTCTCGCCAAAGGCGCCTGCCGGGAGTGTCCAGTTTCTCACTATGATCGGCGCCGTGTACTCGGTCGAAAGCGCCTGCAGGATAAGGAGCGGGTCCATGTCCTGGTAGGGCTTTGCCTTCTGCACGCGCTCGATTAGACTTTTCGTCCGATGGATGGTCTTGCCGAAGTCGGCCTCCAGCTGCGCCAGCATGTCGAACCGGTCCGGGTCGATCTTCTTCACGGATGCCCACTGGGAGTCCGATCCGAAAATGCACGTCATACAGCTTAACCTGCCCCACCCGAGCCTATAGCAAGGGTGAACGAGGACACTGTAACGCTCGATAATCTCCCAGACGTCCGCTTCCTTCCAGGCGTGTACCGGCCGCCAGGCGTCGACGTGGCGCTTGACTTTCGGACCCCAGGTGTGGCAGCGGTGCTCCTCGAACTCCTTGTAGTTGGCGCGGGCCGACGACTCTTCGGCGCGTTCGCCGGTGAGTACCAGTACCCGCTTTCCGATGAACCGCGGACTGTTGTTGATTGCGCCGCTGCCGACGTCGATCTTCAGCTGCCCGCTGCACCAGCGCTGTATCAGGTTGGCGGTCACCTGCGGATACATGAGCCTCGTCGAGATCTTTCCGTTCTTTCCGCCGACCTGGCTGAAAGTGCCGTCCGGATTCTCGAATATAATCGGGTTGGATCGGGCGTTCTTCTTCATCATCTCCGCTCTGAACCCACCGACCCTCCAGCTGAAGTAGATCGGTATGTTGAAAGCGGCGGCGAATGCCTTGCAGAAGGCGGGCGTCGCCGGCCAGTCCATGAAGGTTCCTCCTTCACGGCCGTCGACCTCGTGATGCCAGAGCTCGAGCTTGTGGGCAAACCCGAGGTAGATGAGGTAGAGGACCATGGCGATCGAATCCTTCCCGCCGCTGAACATGATGATGATATGGTCGTAGGACTCAAGGTCCTTTTTCGACATGTTCGATGTTGTGTTCAGTATCATAGACGGTTGCGTATTCCTTTGAGTTAAGGGCGAGTGTCGTCGCCTGGGCCTTGGTCAATATGACGTAACCCTGCGGCGATGAATCCCGCGTACCGACGCGTCGGCGGACGACCACGCAATGGGCGTCGAACGCCCGGTACATGGTCTCCGCCTTGCGGCAGGCTTTCGTGCGTTCGTCGTTCGGATAGACCAAGTCCATCACATGTTCTCCATGTTCGGGATCACTACCGTGTCGTAGTAACACTTGAACATCTTGGCGGCCGTGACGGCATCTTCGCGGGAGCTGAATGCAAACCGCTGGATGTCGCCGTTCGGCACGTAGGAGCTCGGGCAGATCTCGGCGTACCACTTCTGCTCCGGCCACGTGACGATCAACCGGAGACTGTCCGTCGACTTGGCGGGAACCAGCGTAAGCTCGCCGTCTGATTCCATCCAGGCGTCGTCGGCCGTATGCGGCCATTCCAGTTGAAGGTCGGCCAGCACGCTTTTCAGCATGATGTTTACCCATGCCTGCTTACGACTGTCCATCGGACCCTCCTTTGTGCCGAGAAAGGGCGGCCCGGCGTTTGAAGACGGGCTCGGTCATGCGGTACGGCGTGTCGTGATACGCGCAGCCGTCGAGGACGAGATACGCATAGGGGTGCCGGTATTTGTTCCCGGCCTTGCCGTGCGTGCGGATCTCGACGAGCTCGCACCGCTCGATGATCAGGCTGCCTTCGGACGTCATCGAGGCGATGTATACGATGTCGCCGACCTGGACGTCGTTGTTCTGACTGTCAATCATTGGTTGTTCTCCTTCTGTATTCTTTCAGCTTGACGCATGCTTTCGATCACGTCCTGCTCTACCTGCGTACGCAGCCTGCTTCTGTGCTCATCCGAGTGCTGGTGCGATACTTTCGATGCCGCCGACGGTCCGGGCGCCAGCATACTCGTGTCGTTACCGTGCATCCGCCTGAGGCTGTGGGTTATGTCGTGGCATTCCGCGCAAAACAACAGTATGTTGTCCAGCTCGGTCGAACCCCCTTGTGCAACGGGGATGATATGGTGCGCCTTAACCCACACGCGCTCCTTTCCGAACCGGCCACGAAGGCAGCACTGACAATAGTATCCGCCTATTTTCTCGGCTTTCCGCTTTACCAGTCCAGCCGTATTGTAGGATCGGCCGGTGCGTATCTTGGCTACACAGCATATGTAAGCTCCACATCGTGCACAGTTGGCTATAAGCTGACCGTTGACCATGACCGTTGTATGTTCGGTTGTCCGGCAACTTCTGCAGGGACCTATCGAAGAAAGGTCATACCCATCTGTGCTTTCACTCATTGCAGGTTCTCCAGTTTGGCCTTTACCTTGGCCCAGTGGGCGTCGGTCTTCGGGTTCCAGGGGCCGTTCGGACCCCCGTTGTGCAGGCGGCACGCCACCTCGATGGTGAGGGGCCTGCCGGTCTTGCGGGTGTAGCGCGCGCCGTAGTGCTTCACGTAGACGACCACCGCCCACCGACTGAGCGCTTCGCTGCGATGCACCTGCTCCAACGTGTAGGCGGTGCCGGCGATCGTGTTTACGTCCGTCAGGTAGTCCTCGCGGATCTGACAGACGCCGTAGGTTTGCTCCCACAGGTTCTTGTCGCCGATCGCGGGTTTACCACCGGACTCATGCGCTATGAGCGCGGCAAGAAACAATATCCAGTTCATACTTTCAGTACTCCGTTCGATTTGCGCTGCTGCTCCGGCCAGTAACGGCCGCCCAGATCAACCTTTATACACACACGTTTGGACGTGAATCGCGTTACTTCGCCGAATAGCAGTTCACAGCCTTCCGGCCAGGTCATGACGATCCTGTCTCCGACCTTTAACTCATTTCCAGCTAGATCCTTCATAATACTCTCCTTAGTTTTATGGTGTTTATAGCTTGACCACCTTTCTTTTGGCTTCTTCCGTTACGCGCCGCATCAGATCGACCGTGTCGGCCTTCCGCTTCTCGATGAAGCAGGAGCTGTGCGACGTGAACAGGTTGGTGTAGAACGACGGCAGCTGACCGAAACGCTGCGAGCGCTCGGTCGCCGACGGGCTCAGGACCACGGGTTTTCCACAGATTGAGCAGTTCATGGCAATTCCAGATCCTCCAGTGGGATGTCAAACGCCTTGGCGATCGTCTTGATCTGACCAATGGCTGCGTCGACGGCGTCGTCCGGGTCCTCGGGGAACCAGTCGGGATCAGCGAGCAGTTGCGCATCGGTCTTCAACGCACGAAGCGCGTTCGCCACGGCCTCCTTGTCGGGCCGGTCGCCCCGGATGGCGGCTTGCAGAACCTCTTCGACCATCGGGTTTTCGACCAGGTCCATCTGGACCTCGCCGGCGTCGTTGTAACGTTTGAGCTCGCCGGCCGCGTTGTTGATTGCGTCCGACAGGTCGGACATGCAGCCGGTCAGCTTGGCGGCGAACCGTTTTCCTTCGATACTGTCCCAGAAATTAGCCATCGGTCGGTTCCTCCTCGTTCCACATGATGTCCGTGGGCTCGTCGAACGTCGCCCGGCCGGTGTTGCCGCAGTCGTTGCATTCGACCACGATCTCCGGGTGCTCGATGGCGTCGTTCGTCAATTCGGGGCAGCAGCGGGTGTTGTCGCTGCCGCAGGCGGGGCATTTTCCTCTCATGAGTTTTTCCTTTATGGATCTGACCAGCGTCGCAATGTCCTTGAGATCGCCGGTGGTTATATGGATTCGGCCGTCGAGAAACGGCGGGTTGTGCCAGACTTTGGTTCGCTCCCAGCGCTCGGCCAGGTGTTCGAGCCGGTTGGCGGCCTGCAGGATTTCAAGGTTAGTCATCGGTTCTTTCGCCGCGACTGTTTCGCACGCTTGCGTTCGGCCTTCTTGGCCGGGTTTGCTTTGTGCTTGACCTTCACGCGGACTCGGCGTCCGCCTGCGCCCGGCCGGCAGTAGCCTTCGCCCATCCGGCCAAACATCATGGCCATGGCCAGTGCCATCTGTCCTTTATTCATCGATGAACTCCTTCAACCATGCGGGGTTTGCTTCACCGAACACGAATTCGACCGACCCGACATAGGTCTTGCCGTCCTCGCATTCGAACACGACGTCGCCCATGATTTCCTCGGCACTCGCCTTGTCCAGCCGTCGGCCGGCGACGGTGAGCAGCTGCTCGGTGGTTTCGCACAGATCCTCCAGGGACTCGCCGTTTCCGTCGCGGAGCCACTTGACGATCTTCATGTGCTTCGGCTTGTCGAACAATGCCGCCAGCACGATCGCGGTCTTGAGGTTGCATGCTTTGATCCCCGTAGGGCTAAGCACATAGTCGCGGAACGTGATCCCGCGCTCCTCAAGCGTCTGCAGCAGCACGTTGCGGTGCAGCGGACCGGCGTCCTCGAACGGATGCTCGTCCGGGCGGCCGAAGTGCGCAAGCGCCTCGGCCCAGCCCTGTTGGTACGCCTTGTTCAGACCGTCGATGAGACTGCTCATGAACTTCGGCTGTGCATGCAGCGTCTCGGTCGGCGGGAACGGTTCCTGACGGAAAATGATCCCGCCGTCCCTGCCGAAGAACGGCGTTTCGACGGTGATTCCATGTTTCTTCCAGTTCTCTTCGGTCTCGCCTTCCTGATGCAGGTGCGCCAGGACGCCGAGGAACTGACCCTCGTCGGCCAGGACTTCTTCGTCCTCGCCATGTGCTGCGATCTTGCCGTCCAGGAACTTCACGGCCTTGCTGTTTGCGCCGAACACGGCCACCGCGTTTTTCCGGTAGTTGCCCAGAGTGGCGTCGACGCCTGTACTCAGTTTATTCATCTTCAGGGTTCTCCAGTTGTTGTTGTTGTTTTTCGTCCATCCGCACTTCGAGTCGCAGGACTTCGATGAGCGGGTTCATGCTGAACGGGCACAGGATCACGGCCTGGGCCATTCCAGCGATAGTGTGTTCGGGTATGATCGGCCCCACACCCATAAGCGCGTCGGGCCGTTTGTACTCGAATCCGCAGAATACGCAGGCATGCTCAGGCATACTTACCTCTTGTGGTTGCGGCGATCCCGCTTGGAGCGGAACTGCTCGCGGTTTTCCAGCTTCTTCAGCTTCTTCTGCAGCCTCGGGTCGTAGGGATCGTCTGCGACGGCGGGGGCTTCCAGCCGCATCACCAGCTCCTCCTGACGAATCGGCTGAGTCTCCATGTCGAATATGAACAGATCGGCCTCGATGTCCTGCATATCCTCGACCGTGGCGTTCGGAAACGCATCGATGATCAGGTCCTCGATGTGGTCGAGCATAAGCAGCTGGCGTACCTGCTCCCGGTGTTCCGGCATCGACAGGTTTGAACATGCACTACCGATTAACACTACTTTCATGGCTGATACCTCATGAATACTTCGTTCTTCGGGAGCGGGCAATCCTTCATCCAGACGTAGCCCCAGCGGATGTCCCACCGAAGCAGGTCCGACGAGACCTTTTCCGGGAAGTCACCGGGCGTCACGTTCTCGAACACGTTCAGGCGCAGGCTGTGCCGGTCTGGATCGAACACGCCGGTGTTCACCATGTCGCAGAAGGCCAGCGCGTCGTCCGGCTCGTGAAGCGTGTAGGTGAAGCCGTCGACGACCTTCGCGACGTTCTCCCAGTTGACGATCAGGTTGTACTGATAGCCGTGCTGCGAAAGCAGCGGGCCGGCCGTGTACACGATGATCTTGATACCGGGATCGTGATCCTGGACCTGGTAAGCCACGTCGAGGACGTGCCGGGGTTTGAGCATCGGCTCGCCGCCGGTGATCAGCACCATCTCGGTGCCCTCGGGCAGGTACTGCATGTGGCTGATCGGCGGCACGTCGTCGAGATTGAAATGCGCCTGCTTCATGCAGCAGCCCTGACAGTTGCGAAGGCATTCATCGGTTATGTGCAGTCTAACGTTCATTTTGTTCTCCAGTTGAAATCTTCGGGAACGAACACGTATTCGATGCTCGCGTTCACGAAGTAATAAACGGTCTGACCATTGAGCTTGGACCGGTGGTACGATACGTGCCAGTCGCCCGCCATGGTCAGGCCGTTCCAGTTGTGGCTCGCGTATCCGAGTTTGCCCTCCAAAAGCTGGAGCTCGTCGTGATACACGTGTTTCATGAAGGTCCGCCGAGTGATCTCGATCGAGTCTTCGATCATGTCGTGGAGGGCCTGGACGGGTCCGGGCCACCCCACGCATGTATGAAAGAACTTGTGTCTATTCATGGTACTCGAAGTCCTCGTACTGCTCGGCATCCATGTCGTAGTTGATGAGCGTGGCACCGACGTGCTTGGCATAGGCATACTGTTTCCAGAAGCCCGGTGAGAACTCGTAGTTCTGGTTCTCGCATTCCTCCATGACCTCGAGCAGCACATGCCCCGTGTAGACGATGTACCCGTAATGGGTCTCGTAAACGCGGAACGGCAGCGGCCGTCGGTTCGGGTTCATGCGCTCGGCACGCAGGTCCATATCCATATTGTACAGCATCCGACGGTCGCGCTCGGTCAGATGGCCGGTGCTGATGTCCAGCATCTTCTCGGGCCGGCAGCGGGGGATCGGCTCCACCTCGTCGGGGTTCAGGTGTATGCCGTATCCGCCCATCCAGCCCAGGGCGCTTTCGCTCATGTTGTCCCAGGGCAGTACCCAGTAACCACCGTCAGGCAGGTTGACGGCCGGGATGACCGGGGTGAACGCGGGGATTCGACAGACCTTGCCGTAGGGCGCGGCCTTGTACTCGATCTCCTCCTTGGTCCACATGGGATTCAGCATGTCGGTGCCGATGATCGGCAGCATTGCCTGGACCTCAGCGAGATCCTCCTCGGCTTCCAGCTTGCTGACGTACATTGCGGTTTCGCAGTCGGACATGTCCTCGAACCATACGTCGATGGCGCAGCTCTCCGGGTTGTCCGGGTCGCTGTCGGGCGTGTCCTCGAGCAGTACCTGGCGGCTGACGATCGGCCGACCGGCTTCGCGCCGCCGGTGGATGATCTTCATCAGTTCTTGATTGTGCATAGGTTCTCCAGTTGTTCGTCGAGCTGCATGAAGGACGGAAGCGACTGATACCACTGCTCCAGCTGATCATAATGATCCTGGGTGATGAAGTCGCCGATGTCCTCGAGTACGAAGAACAGATAGTTGTGGCGGAAGTCCCGGTCGCGTCGTGGCCAGCGCCAGTCGAGGCGGTAGCCGGGGTTCCACGGGTTGTAGCGGCGGGTGGCCCATGGTTCATGGAACGATGCGGATCGCACGCGCTCCATGACCAGGGCGTGAACCTTAGCCTGCATGGTCGGGTCCTGGATGACGATCTTCTCGCCGGCCCAGGGATCGGCGGCCATACTGGTCAGGTTTCGGAACGTCATGTGCCGCTGCAGCATGTACTCGCCAGTGGCCATACGGAAGGTCACCAACGGGTGGCCGTCGACCTCGCCGAGCAGATTGTACAGCGTGAACGAGACGATGAACGGGTTGAAGGACTTGACCGTAAGGTGCATCAAGCGCCCCAGTTACACGTATACATGCCCATCGAGGACAGGTTTCCCCACTGCTGGACGTCGATCGCCATGTGGAGGGCGACCAGGTTGCATACCGCCGGATCAAGCTCTTTCTCCTCTTCCTGGCAGTGCCGCCAGATCCTGACGACGTAGGCGCTCCAGAACTCGTCGGCCCAGTTGGAATCCAGGACGTTGACCAGGTCTTCCAGGGTTTCGATCTCGGTTTCCTTCAGCAGGGATTCTCTCATTTCGGTCTTGGTGCACGATTTGATCAATGCTTCTATCTGTTTGTTCATACGAAGTACCTCGCACGTTTGGAGTGATTGACGAGATCGCGGATCCGTTTCCAGTCCATGCCTAGAATCTCGTCGAATTTGGACAACTGGGCCTTGGACGGCCCGTAGTAGCCTGACGATTCCTTGCAGATTTCGTCGGTCAGGATGGCGTTCTCGTTCTCGTCGAAGACGCCGATGAGGGCGATGCCGTTGCACTCGCTGCCGATCAGCCCCATGGCGTTGAACGCGCCGTAGAGCAGTACCGTTACGTTGCAGGGCGCTCCCTCGGGCTTGAAGGATGCGCCGCGGCTGATGCCGACGAACGGGTCCAGTCTGGGTAAGCTCATGACGTCACTCATCAGTCTATTTCCTTTATGGGTTTGAACCGCACGTCGAGCGTGCAGTCGAGGGCCTGGCCGACCTTGCAGAGGTCGATGATGCTGACGCCCAGGTCGCCGTTCTCGATTTCAATGACGATCTTCAGCGGAACACCGCTTTCCTTGGCCAGCTCGATCGGCGTCATTTCCTTCTCGACGCGGAGGGCCGCCATGCGCAGGCCCAGAGGTTTGAGTTCATCCATTGTCTTGTTCTCCAGTCGGCGCCCACTCATAGTTGGCCATGAGATGGGCACCCAGTTTATGTTTCTTGACCTTGGAGCGCGGGAACACACGGGAAGCACACAGCCACAATTCTTCGCCCTGCTTGAAGCCTTCGGCTTTGCCGGTGATGCGTACGTGCACTTTGGTGGTCCCGTTCTCCGTCTTGACGTCCAGCACCTTGCATGGCACCAGACCGCTAACCAACGTACTCCAGTACGCCTTTTCGCCGGGATGATGCTTGTCGAAGCTCACGAGTTGAACGTCCATTGGTTATTCTCGGCGCCGGGCCAGGCATTGAGCCCGCCGACGATCCGGGGTTTGGGGTCGTTCTGCGGGAAGAACGGCGGTTTCTCCTGGTCGAACGCGAAGCTCTTCACCGAGATCTCCGGGTGTCCCCGGTCGGCGTCTATGATGTAGATGTCGCGTCCGATCGAGTGGTTGCCGCTTTCGCCGTACTCGTAGCTGTCGATCAGCAGCTGCTCGAGCTGTTCGAGCATGTCATGCTCCCGCGCCCAGCGGATGAGCAGGCCGATGTTTCCGGTCATTCTGATTGCCATATCAGTCCTCCTGGTATTCTTCGCAGACGCCACGGTAGATGACGATCGGCGTGTGTACGCCCACATAGCCGTCGACCATGCTGTCGAGGACTTCGCGGGCGCCCTCGTAAGTCATGCCGTCGCGCTCCATCAGGACCGCCAGGCACCGGTCTTCGTCGTAGATCAGGCGGAGCGGATGCCCCGGCCCGGTCCAGCAGTCGGTGAAGCCGACGAGTGCGGGCTCCATTCCCGGCCAGGCCATGTTGCCGTCGTTGCGGTCGAACTCCTCGAAGTTACCTTCCAGGTAGTCGAGCAATGCGTCCGGCTTCGGGATCATGATCTTCTTCAGGGCCGCGATCTGCTCGGCCGCCTCGTCTTCGGCGTTCACGAAGATCTGATCCTTGTTGCAACGCCAGCAATGGATGGCCACGCCGGCCTCCACCTTCTCCTGGAGTCCTTCGGTCAGATCGGCGTTGTCGGTCTCGCCGCATTCACTGCATTTGATTCGCATATTGTTCTCCATGCTAAAAAAGAATGAACCCTAAAAGGGATCTTCGTTGTGGGTGATGCCGGCAGCCGCCACGACGCAGATGCCCCCGAGGGCAAATGCATCGCGGCAGCGCCGACGATGGTTATTATATACCGTACCAGTGATCTTCCGGCTTGGTACTTATCTTTCGCTGTTCGAGCTGCTTGAGCAGCCACTTCACGTGAGCGTCGGTTCCGACGAATCGGAAGCTTCCGGCCACCTTCTCGACCTTGACCCGCAGTCGGTCGTATTTCCTGGTTCTTACAGGCTGCTGCACCAATTAACCAGATCCATCATCTTCAACATGCGGAACCCGCTGCCGTTTCCGGTACCGAGCTCCAGGACCGCGTGAGAGTGCTCGCGGCTAATGACGAGCTTCAGCTGGTCGAACGTAACCTGCTGGCCCTTCAGGAATTCCTGAATGGTCTTCAGCCGGGTCTCGGTGACCTTCAGCGTGCGGTCAGTGAGCACGAGATCTTTCATCTCGCTCCTGATGGCCTCGCTGCGGGGCGACGCCACGTTTCTGTGGTAGAGTCCTAATTGCATTCTTCGTTCTCCAGATCGAAGTCCTCGATGGTCGCGTCCTCCGACGCTGCCAGTTCGTCCATGAAGCAGACTTCGGCGATGTCCGCTTCGGTGATTTCGTCCTCGTCGCCGTCGAGGATAAACATGCGCATGTCAATCATGCCAGTGCCTCCTTAACAATGCCGTCGCCCACCGGGCCGCAGAACTCGTTGCTGCTGCCCGTGCCGATCGGCGGGTTCTTGGCGCAGACCCATCCCAGGTATTCGCCGGGGAATAGATGCACCTGTTCGCTGTAACGATTCAGGGTGCTGCCTCGGCACCCTTTGTACAGCTTCGTCGTTTCAGGGAATACCTGAAGGTTGGGTACGTACAACTTCACGCGGCCGTCCTTGTGGAAGATGGCCAGGTGGAAGTAACCCTTGCGCACCGTCGGGTCCGCAGCGTAGGGCAGTACGTCCGTGTCGCCCTGGGCGTACCCGAAGCCTTCGTACCAGATCTCGTCGTGCTCATGCTGCCGGCGGTACACCTTGGCGCCGCTCGGCAGCAACAACGGGAACTGGTCGTCCGCCGCTTTGAGGATGTGCGACGGCAACCTTTTCTTATCGAGTTCCACGGCCGATAACCCTCCGTACGTTCTTGACGATTTCGCCCAGGTCGGTGATGCCGCCGTAGGCTTCCACGTGATCCCGCTTGCCGCCGAAGACCTTGACGCCGTGAACGTCCGGGTACTTGGACATGAGCATGCATTCCAGGTCCTCGAGCTGTTCGTAGCTCTCGGCTTTGCCCAGCAGCTGGTCCTCCTCGAACGGACTGTTGGCGTGACCCATGCCCTTGATGGTTATGGGGTACTCGAACCACTCCTGCTTCTCGTCCGCCTTGGCCACGGTTACCAGCGAGTACCGGTCATCGTTGTTCAGGTACACCCGGTTACCCTCGCTATCCTTCTCGATCAGGTAGAACGACTTGTTGGTCGTCTTTTCCTTGCCAAGACGGTCCAGGAACATTTTGGCGACGTCGTCACTGAGGAAAACCCTGGTATACATGCGGCCGAACAGCTTTTCCCAGAGGTAGATGCCCTTGGCCGGCAGGTAGTCGAACTCCTTCTCGTCGGCTTCTTCCAGCGCCTCTGCCTTCTCGCGCTTGGCCGCCGTGGTTTCTTCAGGTGGGATGCCGGCTTCGCGTTCGCGGCCGTACTCGACCACCCTGTAGGTCGCCAACTCCTGTTCGAGCTTCTTGACCTTGTCCTGTTCGTTCAAGTACCATCCGCCACGCTTGATGCACATTTGCATCATCTCGTCGAAATCCGCCTTCTGCCGCGCCAACTCTTGTTCGAGCTGCCAGATGGCGATCGAGTCCTCTTCCGTGCTGCCTTTGGCGACGAACGCCAGTTTGCCGTTGGCGTCCCTGGGAACGGGCTGGTGCTGGACCATGCAGGTATCATCGTCCTGAGGTGCATTGGCCACGAAGATCGTGGGAACGCCGAGCGTTTGGTAACCGTTGAGGATGGCCTCGCCGGCCGGGATTTCGACGGGAACCATCGTGGGTACGCCGTCGACGAACTCGAGTTTGTGAAGATTCGTTTTCATCGCTTGTTCTCCAGACTTGCGATTCACAACCAGTGCTTTTCAAGCATGTCGTGAAATACTTCGATTTCGGCCAGGCGCTGGGCTTTTCCCATTTCGCTGAACCCCTCAGCGTCGCACTCGGCCAGGTGGATGTAGAGCCAGACGACCTTCATGACGTCCTGCTCCCTGAAGCCCTCGGTGAGTCTCCGGATGAACTTTCGGAAACCCTTGGGGCTTACGACCGGCTCGTATTCACCGGCGTCGCTCTTCTTCGCCAGCTGCTGAATCCAACCATGATGCTCAATGACCCGTACGACTGCGACCGTGCAGTTGCAGTTGACCGCAATTTCGGCGCTTTTCTCCTCATGCTTGGGGAAGCGGTAGCCACCGCCCTCCTTCGGTTCCACGACATCGAGCTTGCCGACGTCGTGGAGCATGGCGGCCTGCACCAGATCGGGGCTGACATAATCATGGCTCTTGGCGGCCTCCACGACCGCCACCATGTGGCCGTCGGTATCCAGGTCGTGGAATGCATGCTGCGGGTTGAGTCCGCCGAGATCCATGACCTTCTTGAGAGTCTGGTTGTAGACGTTACGTACCAGCTCGAAGACACCGTTCTGGCACATGTCGGTCGGCGTGCTGAGCATGGTAAGTCCGTCGTTGAGCTTGGGAAGAGGCGTACCCTCAATGGGCACTTTACCGATGGTTAAGTCAGTCATTGTAGAAGTCTCCGTCAGGATCGAGAAGGTGATCGTTGTGGTCGGCGGCGGCCCCTGCGAGCAATACGCAGGCCATTTCGATGATGAGCGTGATGAATTTCACAGTCTGTTCTCCAGTGCCCTGTTATAGCCGCTCCACCCGGGCCAGGTGGGCGGTCTTAGTTAAAGAAAAAGCAAAGGATTGAAAATCATCCACCAGCAGCAGCCCTTCAACGACGCGATGTCGATGAAGGAAAACACCCATGCCACAGGCATACCGCATCGCTGAGGTATGGCCCATAGTAGGGTGAGGCTTGTCCAGCCCCGAAAAAAGGCGACCACGCTAAATACGTGGCCGCCCCGGGATGGGAGTGAGAAAAAGAGGAGTGAGCGGGGCCATCGCCCTGCACGCCGATTACTCGGCGCCCGGTGCCTGTCACGCACCGGACTCACTGGGTATGCCGCTTTCACCTATGGCCCCGGGTTTCCCCGGTAACTGCCATTGCTACTAGCGTCACTTCAGGAACTCCAATGTTCCCTTGGCCTTTGTTCATCCAGGTGGTACACCCTGGAGGCCATGCGGCGAGGCTTCAACACCTTACCGCACCTTGTCAGCTCCTTTAAGATCCTCCCGTTGTAACAGGGGGATCAACCACGGTTACCGTCCGTGGCGTGCTGACGACCCCTATTAAGGGGTCCTGTCGGGAACCGCTCCCGTAGCGTCGACTCGCGCCGATGAGATTCGACCGAATCACTGTCGAAGTGGGTCACCATGCCGATTGCCCGTGGCCGAGGGGTTGCACCTGTTCCGCTCCGTCGCCCCGAAGGGCAACCGATTGGAAGGCGTTCCTCCGACCACCCCTTGGGCATTCAGCGTGGCTGAGCCCCTGCATTAACCATGATTTCCTACTTGTCCGACATGGGAGCCGGACGTTCGGTAATCATAGAGGTTGCAGGGTTCTCCCACATTCGACCGATATTCGGTCACGGTGCGATTGAGGCACCGTCGCGGCAGTCCAGTCACCTGGATAAACCGCTGGAGCATTGTAACCCTTACTCTTAGGAGGGGGAGCTAAACTCCGTTCAGGTAATCATACGACATTTCTGCCTCAAATTAACCGAACGGAATCAGGCTCCGAAAAGACCCTGGAAACCCCCTCTGAAGTCTCAATTTTTGCAGGCGTTTTACCTTCAAAGGGGGTCCCCATCGGGGGAATTCGGGTTCGTGCGAGTGTACCACGCTCGCTACGTCAAAAGGCCACCCGAACCGGGCCTTCGATGGGGTCATTGTGCCCTCCTTTACCCCTTTCGGGGCTTTAGAATAAAGGAAAAAACCGCTCAAAATAGCCCATTTTTCGTGGTAAACGGTCCCATCTAGGTAAATATACTGAAAAAACGGCCAAAATTAACCAATATGTGTGTGTATTGAAAACTGGCCATTTTGGGGTATTGTCGCGCAATATTCAACCTGTGTGGACAACGCGGCGATTTGCGTTATATTAGAGGCATATGTCACATATACTCGCAGACTACGTCGATGCCGTGAAAGCCGGCAGAATAACATCGTTGGACCCGTTGGTATCGCTGTTCAAGTACCAGGGAAGGCCCATGAACCTGCACCGGCACTTCCAGCTGGCGCCAATGTACAGTCTTCGGATGCCGACGAACATGGTTTTCCAGTGCGGCCGGCAGATCGCCAAGAGTTTCGGCATCGCGGAAAAGGGCATACTGCTCTCAGGCTCGCTGCCTGACTTCCACACACTATACGTGCAGCCGCGGTTCGACCAGATCAAACGCTTCAACACCGCGATCGTGCAGCCATTGCTGCGAAGCATGGTAATACGCGACCAGATAATCGAGAAGCAGCAGATCAGCAGCTTCCTCATGCGTAACTTCAAGAACAACTCCATCATGTATATGGAGTTTTGTCTTATCAGCCCGGACCGTACCCGCGGTATTTCGGGTGTGAGCCACGTATTCTACGACGAAGTGCAGGATCTGGATCTCGACAACATCGAAATCATCAGCGAGGTCATGTCCGCCACCATCAACTATGGGTTCAGCCAGTATACGGGAACGCCGAAGACCACGGACGGAGCTCTCTCCGTTCTTTTCGACCGGTCGAGCCAGGCCCACGTGGTGCTTCCGTGCGAATGCGGCCACCACAACATGGCACACCCGAACGAAGACCTGTTCAAGATGATCGGAAAGTGGGACGACGTGCTGAAGACCGGCATACACTGCACGAAATGCGACCGCGGCCTGGATTGCCGCAAGGGTTACTTCAAGCATCTGTTCCCGGATAGGCGCGTGGACTTCCCGGGATACCACGTCGGCCAGATCACGCACCCACTGCACTGTTCGCTGGAGTCGAAATGGAACACGCTGCTCTACAAGTACAACAATTATACGAAGGCAAAGTTCTTCAACGAAATCGCGGGCGTTCCATGTGACGAGTCGGTAAAGCTGCTTACCATGGCCGACCTGGAAAAGGCGTGCAACGACACGCTGCCGACCATCGAGGAGGCGATAAAACGCCGCGGGTACTATGGTAACTGCATACTTGGCGTGGACTGGAGCGGTGGCGGATCATTGGGGAAATCCTACACGGCCGGGGCGATCGTAGGGGAAAGACCGGGTACTCAGAAACTGGACTGCATTCATGCCTTCAGGCTTCCGATGGGGATGAAGCCGGAAGACGAGGCCCAGATCCTGGTCCACTATATGGACAAATTCAAATGCCAGCTGCTGGCCCACGATTATACGGGCGCCGGCAATCTGCGCGAAGTCATGATGAACAACGCCGGCATCCCGGCGGAGCGGCTCGTACCGTTCACGTACGCCTGGGCGCCCAAAAAGGACATCATAAGCCTTTACGCGCCGGCCGACGGCAGCCGACAGTCGTACGTCCTGGACAAGGCCCGAAGTCTGGCCATGATGTGCGGCCTGATCCGCGGCGGCATAATATCGATCCCGAAGATGCGCGACAAGGACGACAACCCGGTGATAACCGACCTGTTGGCCCTCGTCGAAGATCCGAAGGAAATGCCCAGGGGCGGCATCATTTACATGATTCAGCGGTCGCCCGACAAGAGCGACGATTTTGCCCACGCATTGAACATGGCGACCAGCGCTTTCTGGAAGATTCGCGGCGGATACCCGCAGGTTCACGACGTCGGACGGTACATGATAACCCCCGACGTATTGCGTGATATTGACCCATTTATGGCACAACTTATGGCAGGGCCTTGACATACGGCGCAAACGCCGATACGGTAGGCACTGTAACTGAGGCACGAGGAATGCACCACGAGAAACCGGCAATAATCGACGAACTGCATGCTTATTTCAGGCAACTGCTTATCGATGGATTGACCCCGGAGCAACTCGAGCTTTTCGACTTCTTCAGTTCATTGCCATCGTCGGAAATATCGGAGGACGACTACGAGGAGTTTCCGCTCTTCGAAGGTCTGCCGGAGATGTGCGACGAGGATTTACACGAATAAGAATGAGGTGAAGACATGAAGGCACTACCGGACTGCCCCATGGCCAAAAGCTGTATATGGGGAAGTCATCTTAAATCCGGTGGTTGGGTGGACTGCAACAAACGCAAGCGCCGCGAAGACGGGTTGTTTGAATGCCCTAATTTCAAGGCCAAGCCGTTGGTGACTCTGGACACCATTCCAGACCCTTCCGAAGAATTATTCCCGGAGCACGACTATGGCAGAAAATAGATCACTGGCCGAACTAACCGGCCAACTGCCCGTCAAGTACGAGGATGCCGGCGCCGTCGCCCGCTGCCTCGAGGCGAGACAGAAGAGTTTTGGCAGCGTCCTCTTCCTCCATCTGCTCCGTGACGAACCACTGAGCGAGCTCGAGAGTCCCGGCGTCGTCGGTGGCGATACACTCTTTCGCGATGATGCGCCAGTTCTTGGTAACCGCGCGCTCACGCTCGAGAATGCCCTGGATGGCTTCTTTGATGCTTGGGAACTTGACGGAAACACCCGCGATCTGGGGCAGCTCAGGCGTCGCGCCGAGCGTTACGAGGAAGTCGAGTATCTTCTTCATGTGCTGGAGTTCGCCACAAGCCTGCGTGCCTGCCCAGGTGGCAAAGCCGCTGAAGCCCTGGCCTTCGAACCAGCCAGCCGCCGCGATGTACTCGTAATAGGCGAAGAGCTCATTCCCGATTTGCTGGCAGAGCATCTGCTCGACAGCGTCCGTGATGAACTTAGTCTGCTGGGTTTCAGGCGTTTCGGGCGTCTCGAGGGCAGACGAAGTCTTGCCTTCGGTGGGCGTTTCGGCAGGGGCCGTCTTGACGGGCTCAGAAGGTTCATTCTCGATGTCGACTGTTCCGTCGGCGGCGTTCTTCGTCAGGAATGCTCTCAGTTTGGCGTTCATGATCCGGTATACCTCGAATTGTACTGTTATGAGTGGATCACGGCCGTCGACATGGACGGAAACCGCGAAATCATTGATCAACTACTAATATAACACACATTACATCAAACGCAAAGGAGATGAGTATGGCAGGAAAAGTGAAGACGGCGGTGGAGATCGCCCAGGAACGGGCGGCCAAGGGGCTGCAGGACCGTGACGACGGCAGGGTCGAAATCGACTTCGACAATGTTACGATAACGCCGCAGGAGAAGACGCCGAGCCACGTGCTGAAGCAGGAAGAGGTCACCGGCTTCGACATCGACAAGAAGGGGACGCTGTTCAAAGACGACAAACAGACGTTCAGTCGCATCCGCGACGTGCGCGCCGAAGGCCACATGGTCTGGATCGAAGTCGATGAGGGCCGCATGGACGAGAACCACGCCGCCGTGCTCGTGTCCAAGAAGGTCACGCCGGAAGAAGCGCTGGAACGCGCCATCGCGCTGAACCGCATGCTCATGCACAAAGCGATCAAGGTCGCCGACACGAAGCAGGTCGAGGACATCGTCGAGGCCACGATCACGGCCGTATTGGAAGCCCAGGAGAATGGCATGCGTGCGAGCGGCTGCACGAGGGAAGACATCAAGCGTACGCGGAAAGCGCGGCTCGACCGCATCAATCAGTTCGAAGCGGCGGTGGCAAAGACCCGTGGCCCCAAGGAACTGTCCAAGCTTCAGGACATGCTGCTGTTCAAGAAGGTTCTGCAGAAAGTCGGAACCTAACCGGATTTCCTCAAAAAAAGCGTAAACGCTCCCGGTGCATCGCCTCAGTTACAGCTTCAGGTGCACCGGGTTTTATTTTACCCGGATTCCCAGCGAGCCGCCGTCGACGAACACGGACAGAACGGCCCCGGTCGGTACGCCGAACTGCTGCTCGAGCATGGATCGCTTCGTACTGCACACGCTTTTGAGCATGGTGATGCTAGTCGACAGGCTCTGATTCTTGTTGCACTTCGCACAGGTCTTTCGCGTGGCCGTACGGTACGCGTTGAACAGGCTTATGCAATACCGATCCGCCGACATGACCGGGTCGGCCATGAGCTGCTGTATCATAATGGTTGACATGGGTTGGCTGTACCTATATATTATAAGAGTAAGCTTACAGTTAATCTAACCGAGGATCGTGCACATGTCCAACGTATTCAATGACCCAAACAACGCGACGCTTCTGAAGATCTGGCATGAAATGGATGTGCCGGGCTTCGTCAAGACTGCCCAGGCGACTACGGAGCAGAACTACAATGTCGTCGACATCAAACATTTCGGTGATCCGGCCAAGCGTCTGTATCCCATCAACACCAAAAGCAATACCTGGCTCAGCCGCGAGCATTTCCGCCGCGACAAGACCGGCCTTCCGAAGGAAGCCGCCGAAGTCATCGAGTCCCGCATCAACAAGGCTGCTGCCTTCTGGGGCCTCGACGAGTCCAGCCGGGTCCGTGACCCGGAGCCCAAGCACACCATTTTCCAGGTCCACATCGACGGCGACCACAACACCGAGAAGACCGTCCTCGACCTGACCGGCCACTATAAACAGGCGTGTGAAACGTTCTACGCGAACCGCTCCGCCTATCCGTATGAAACCAGGCGTTCATTCGCACGTCAGGTCATGGCCGCCCCCGATGACGTCAAAGAGCCGCTCGATCCGACGGTCGAGCAGGGTCTGTGCAAAATGGCCAACTATGGCAGCTGCACCGGCAAGGCCGCACAGAAAGCCGTCTTCCGCCGCATGTGCTACGTCCGCAAAAAGGACCCCGCAACCTTCGGCCAGCTGGTCAAGGTCGCGAAGCACCTGGGCGACACCGAGGGCCTGGTCGGCATCGACCTGCTGCACAAGACCGCCCAGATTCTCGACACCGTCGACCGCTCAAACGGTCTGCACGTGCGTTACGGTCGCGAACTCGAAGCGCCGGAAGAGGAGCTCTTCAGCTTCACCGAGAAGCGTGCCAGCCATGTTCGCGACGAAGCCGTTATCATGGCCGACGGCAGCATCTGCCGCCGCCGCGAACTGATCGAGCACAAGCCGCAGATCGACGAATACTTCACAAAGATCGCCGGCGAAACGCCGTACTCCAGCGATGATGAGATGGTCGAAGCCCTCGTCCAGCTCCACGCCGACGAAGTCCCGGCCCTCTACAACTTCCTGGGTACCGCATGCTAAAACCGGCCGACATATTCAGCCGCCCGGATATGTATGCCAGCTGCCTGCTGCTGATGGCCGTGGACAGCTGGGGAACCGAGTGCCTGGAATGGGAACCGGAAACCTTCACGAGCGCCGTTCGCGATGAATTCGGCGTCGCGCTCCACGCCCTGAACTACGACAAGCTTAACGCGGCCGTAAGCGTCGTGCAGACGAATCTGTACCATCGCAGCATCGGCGCGTTCTGCGCGATCAACAAAGCTCTCAGCTTCAAGACCGTAAGCCCGAACGAGATGAACATCTGTTCGCTCGACGACGTGCTTTGGGGCACGACCGAAGCACAGCTGCTCGAGGGTAAGGAAGAGTATGTGGAGCAGGGGTTCACCCAGGACATCAGCCGTTACGTCGGCCAGCTACTGGAAGCCGAGGGCGTCATGACGCCACCGAGCAACCTGCTGTTCGCCAAATACCAGGAGCACGTGGCCGAAGCCGTCAAAAACTCCGAATTCGACGACCCGATGACCTGGAAGATGCACATGTCCAGGGAAGAGGACGAGCTCAAGGAAATGAATCAGTTCATGGGCGTCAATCTTATGCGGATGTTCAAGCAGCTGAAGGTGCTTCCGCTGACGAACACCACCGAGATTCAGCAGAACGTCGAGAACATGCTGTCGAACATCAAGGAAAAGCTCGGGTCATACGCCGAGGATGAGGAATACAATCCATGAGCCAACGCATTCTTGAAATAACCAAAAGGATCACCGAGATCACTGGCGTCGGGTCGCACCGGCTCCAGATGTGGGTAAGCGCGTACCAGGACATCGACCAGAACGTTTTCGTCTACAAACGCAATCCGCCGGTACCGCCGGCAGTGACGTCCGAGGACGTGTACGTCAACATCGCGAGTGCCGCCGACATGGTGGAATATCCCATCGACAACCCCGATCCGGAACTCCCGCCCTTCTTCCGCAAATCTTCGATCGACATCATCTTCAGAAGCGTCGACCTCATGAACCGAAGCATAGAGACCATGCTCGGCGATCTCCGTAACATGGTTCTGAACCTCGACGTACTGGACGAACAGGGAACCGAAGAGATCATCACCATCGAAGGCGACATCCTGCCCTAATCCGGCCACTCCTCGAGATACTTCATAAGGTTCGGCACGTACATCGGATCGCTCATCAGCTCCAATCGCTCTTCGCGAAGTTCCGCCGCGATCTGCGGCCATTCCCCCAGCGACTCGTCGGCGGCCTCAGCCAGATGCCCGACGGCCAGCCACCGGTGAGCTGGATAACCCTGCTGCGATTCCTGGATGAGAATGATGGCCTGACTGATGTGTTTTCGCGCGCAATCCGCACATGCGGGACGAGGCGAACCCATGCTGACCTTGTCCACGCTCACCGTTTTGTCACGAATCGGCCCGTCGTTTTGTGAATTTCCCTGTGGAAAATCCAGACGGGATTTCACGGCCTCGGCGACTTCGCGCAGGATCTTCTTTTCCTCGCAGCTGGTGCAGTCCGACCGCCGGGCTTTGGCGAGCGCCTGGTCGATCATGTCGGCCGTCCACGGATACTTGTCCTTGTAGACTTCGAGCTGCTCCCGGATCAGGGCGCTGGCCATCAGGTCATTGCCCTGCTCGGCCATGGCGCCGTCCTGCATAAAGGGCAGCTGAACGTCACGGCCCTTGACCAGGTATTGATGCGTACCGCCGATCGCAGGCATTTCCACGATTTCGTATGGATCATTCTCGTCGATGTTTTTCAGGAACTCCTGGATTTTATCAGGATGCGTGAGTCCTTTGAGCTTGGGATCGTCCTGGAACTGCCACACGGCCCACGTTATGTTCATGGTTCCGGCTTTCATTCGCTCCAGCATTCTGTCGATGTCGATCATGGGTCTTTCCTCGGTATGAGTTCTATCTGCATGCGCTCGTGCGCCGTCCATAGGCCACGCCATATTCCGTCGCGGCACTCCTGCAGCATACAGATCGGCGTAGCCTTGACGCTGCCGGCAATGTTCAGTACGGGTACGCCGTTGACGGTGCGCACCCACCAGAAGCGTTCGTTGGCTCCGAGGCCCTCGACGACGCCACCTTCGGTAAATCTGCACGCGGAGCGGTCGAAGCCCACGCGTACATATAGATAATCCTGCCCGGCCAGGCGTTTGGTCATCTGGACGTTGTCCATGGCCTCCAGGCTGGACTTGTCGGTCATCCGTATGGTGGTGGCGAACATCTCGTTGCCTAGCCACTGGCCTTTCCAGGCGCCGGCGCCGTCGTCGATCAACGTGGCCGTTACCTTGTGGTTGCATATATGGAGGGTCAGCGCCTCGCCGTATTTCTTTATATACCATTGGCGCTCCATCTCCATGGAACCTTCTCCAATGGTTCCGTCTGACTTGAACTCCATGCGTCGCGGCGGCTTGTCATCCAGTATGTATTCGACCGTGCGGTTCGACAGCTCGGCCGTGGCCACAAGCTCCTCCCGGCAAGTCGGCAGCGGTAGTTCGATGACGCCGTCCCATAACTCACGAAGTCGTTCCAGGTGCGCAAAGCATTCGGGTTCGCGCCTGAATCCCTGGATGGTGGCGTTCGTGCGCTCAAGCCGGAACTTATCCATGTTACGGTGCTGGAATACGATGTTTCCACTAAAATCGTGCTGGCACATGGTCGACCGCAGCCGATGGATCAGATGCGGGGTCATGGCGTACTCCGTGCCCAGGTAGCGCCAGGCCATGTGGTAGGTGTCCTTGTCGCCCCATATGTGCTGGTAATACGTGTCGCTGTACTCGTTCAGACACATTGTAAGGTTGAGCTCGTTCCAGCATTCCCGCTTGTTAACCACGATCTGACCACTCTCGAATTCGCATTCGTCCCGGTATTCGATCTGCAGCAGTTTCCATATGCTGCGCTCCGGCCCGAGTCTTCCGAAGTCCGGCCAGAACACGGCATGACGCTCACGGTACTGCGGCCAGTCGAACAGCTCCTCGAGATCGATGAGCGGTATGTTGTCGGCGTCCAGAAAGATGATCTCTTCAAAGCGGCTGTGGATTATGGCATAGGGGTTCATTTCCCATCCACCGACACGCCTGCTGGGTACTTCGGCAAGCTTATCCATGCAGTCGACGAATTCGACGCCGAGACCGTCGAACAGGGCTTTGGCCCGGTCGTCCATCTCGAAAGCGCCGATATGCCACAGCTCGATGGGGAGCGTGCAGCCGGTATCCCGGACCATGTTCACGTTGACGTAGGCACACGCGATGTACTTCGGTCCGCCGGCGATCATCACGATGCCGCGCCCCTTGTACCGGCTTTCGTCGAAGTCCGGGATGCGTTCCATATAGTCGTCGATCTGCTGCTTGGCCGTATCGATCATCTGCTGGGTTACGTCGGCGGAACCGCCGTTGCGTTGAAAATCAGGCATAAGGGTTCTTCCAGGTGTCCAGGTATCGATTCATGACCTCTATCACTTGCTCCGGTTTTATGTCCGCCATACACCGCGGGTAACGGTCGCTGCCGACTTTCACCGGCTGCTCGCACAGACTGCCGTTCTTCTTGGCGTTCCCGTCGCCGAGTTTGTAGGTACGGGCCTTCCAGCAGCCGCCCTGGCGATTGCACGAGTATTGCCCGCAGTTGTGGAGAAAGGCGTGATGCTGGTACATCTCCCAGTGAGCCGGCTCCCGGCCGCCGGCGACGACCACGCACGGCCGCTGCTGATACCCGGTCTTCGGGTCCGGCGGTATGGCTGCAGCCAGATGCATAAGGCTGGTGATTCCACAGGTGGCGCCGGCGCTGTGGTACACCAGTCGACAGAGTTCGCGTAAATCCGTTTTGCCGATGAGATCGATGACGTGCGGCAACTTTGGCTGATAATGCTTCAGCGATACGTTTCCTTTGGTACGCCGCCCGACCTGAACGAGGGTTATGCGGTCCTTCATGGCCTCGATGACTTCAAGCCAGTATTCCCGCGGCCACAGCTTCGTCGTAAAGTCGCTCTTGCCCCCGGCCATCAGCAGCCAGTAGGGTTGTGGATCGCCGATGAGTTCCTGCATCCTGGTTCCCCACAGTTTCTCCATGCCGCTTAGTACGATCTCGCCGGTGGTGCCCGTACAAGGTATGTCCAGGCCAAGTTCCTTCTCGAGGGTTTGGCGGTACCCGTGAATGAAGTGGAACGGCAGCTGATTGCATTTACCGATGGCATCCGTGTAGTTCAGCTTCACGGTCTTGGCGGTCTTGTCGCTGAGCAGGCGCTGGTCTACCTTTGGGTTGTTGTCCCAGAACTCTCGGCACGTCGTGTCCATCGCCACCTTGGTTTTCCCTCCGGTGGCCTTGTGGATGTCGCGCACCAAAGCCGTGGCCATTACGATGTCCCCGGGGCTCAGATGCGTGTGCAGTATAAGTTTGTCGGGCCACGTGGGTTTGGTCCGTGCCTCCGGCTGATTGCGCGGGGTGTCGCCCGGAGGGGCTATCGTCTGGAGGCGTGCACGCGTGACGCGAAGCAGATTCTTCATGCGGATGTCGGTCGCGAGTTCCCCGGCCGTACCCAGCAGCCCGATGACACGGCCAAGGTCCTTATCCAACTCCAGATATTTCCAGATCTTCTCTATTGAAACGACCGCGTCCTCCTCGGTTATCTTCAACCGCGGACCAGCATATCCTTCACGGACGGCTTCGTTGTAGTGAGACTCCGCGTAGGCCAGGTGGTGCTTATACCCGTTGAGTACTTCGTTAAGCAGTATGGCGCAAGTGCAGAGGTGTTTCTGGACACAGTGGGGGCACTCCGCTTCGACGGGGGCGGGAAGCGTGGCTGGAGCGTCCGTGGGAGGCGTGAGTACTCCGCCAGGGTTAGCCGTCCTTATGGCCTCGTCTGAAAGGAAGCTCTTTAACCTGAAAAGTCGCAACCTGTCTGGTTTAAGGGCCATGAAGTCGGTCAGTATGTCTCGAAGATACTTGTTACGGGCGCAACCCTTGCAACCCTCAGCTTCTATCTGAGCGTGCACACGGTCTATGGTCGGCTTTAATTCCGGGTATACTTTCAGCAATTCATCGCGGTTGTCATATAGCACCGCCGGCGTAATACGAGGCGCTTGTGGCATTTACAGCTCCTTTGTGTTATGGCTAATAATATCATAACACTGTCGCCGGCGGTTGTCAAATAATTACACGCAACCACCGCCACAAGTATCGTCCGCGCCGTGAGCGCTGTTCACACTGACCAGCTGCGTAGAGATCGGGAAAGTGGGCGTACAGCTGCCGTCGGCATCTATTACCGTGGCGAACGGGTCAGTGAATCTATGAAGAGCTAAATCATATTGGCAGCACTCGGTCTCCGTAGTGAATGCGCCGGTACAATCGTCGGCCTCGGTGTAGAACCTATAGGTCACGCAGTAATAATTGCCGTCGACGAGCTCGATTCCAGGGTCCGCGCTGCTGCTTCCCTGGCTACCGCCGCCACCGCCAGGATCGCCGCCGCCACCACCGGAGGCATCTGAGCCTACTTGATCCCCAGAGCCGCCGCCCGAACCATCGCCCGAGCCGGCTTCGGAGCCGCCGCCAGCAGAACCCGCTTCGGAGCCGCCGCCAGCGGAACCCGCTTCGGAGCCGCCGCCAGCGGAACCGCCCTCGCCGGAGGCTCCGCTCGTGGGGAACGTGGGTCCACCGCCGCCGCCGCCGCCTGGGCCAGCATCGTCTGAACCGCTGTCGCCGATGTCGCATCCAGCATCGCAATCGTTCGGATCGTCATAAATGTTGCCGGAGCTCACGATCTTTTTCCAGCCCAATGCGTCTTGTTCACAGACATTAAAGGTTACGAGCCTGCCGCCAGCGTCGTAGCGATCGCCGCTGCTCATCCAGCGCACACAATATGCCGTGGCCGTCGCCACCGAATCCAGGTTTAGGGCCACGCAATCAGCTTCAGCCGACGGACCCGTCCAGCGGTACTCGGTGACGCACTCATAAACCTCTTGTGTATTGCAATTCTCAGCGCACTCAGCCTCATTGTCCCAAACCGGGCCTACTGTCTGCAGCTGCTTTATATAGCGGAAGCCAGTCACGTTGGTGCAGGCCGTAATACTGCCATTGCCGACTAACGTATCGCCGATATACCAGTCTCCGCTCGGATCTATGCGCACGCACGTAGCCGCGACACCGCTGATCGGCTCCCCGGCTAGGCACGCTGCCTCCGTGTTGAAGGTAAGGAACTCAACGCATCTATACGTGTCCGGAACCTCGGACGCCTTACTTTCCGCGCTGCTCGGTCCTTGCGATGCTTCGCTTTGCCCGGGACTCGGCGGTTCCGGTGATGGGATCGGGGTCGCCGGGCACTCGGACGGACATTGAAACGCAATCGGGTCAGTGGCTATGACCTCTACAGGCCCTACGGCCATGTACGCGTACTTGCCCGGGTAGTTGGCGGCGATCTGCCCGCCGAAGCTCTCCGTCGTCCCGCATGCACCTATTTGAAACCCATTCAGCTCATCACAGCAGGCCACGATGTCGACCAGTGTTTCGAACCCGTAGACACAGCCGGGCTCCGTAAATATGTAGAAACGGGCTACATAACATTTACCCGGCGTGCAGTTGGAAACGCAGCAGTTCTGCTCGGACGAATATGCTCCAACTATCACGAAATTCTGACGAACGCCGTCTGATGTCCAGCATTCACTCTCGGCGTTGCGCCACTCCCCGTCGACGAAGTATTGGTCAGGCCACGGATAACCGCGTTCCAGTACTTGAACGCACTCATAACCGATTGGAGTCCAGAGTCCCGAACAGTTATAGTCATTGTAGCTGATCATCGCCCGGCGCTGTATACAGACATACAGAGTACTGCTGTCGTCGCACGCCGTGCAGTCGTCGTAAACGCCTTCTGCCGTCGCGTTGACCGGCTCGGCCGTTCTACCTTTGACCAGGTAGCACACGCCACCGATCTTGATGGAGTCGCCTTCCTGTAGATTTGGGATGGTGTCTGGTATTATGAGTGCCATGATCGAGCCTTTGTGTGTAAATCTTTATGCATTATATACTATAGTCTCTCCGCTTAGCATTGTAAAACAGACACCATGGATTGCGGGCATGCCGTTGTAAATTTTTTCATTATGATACCACCGCAGTTGAACGAATTACCGTACAGCCCGCTTCCCCACCATCGCACTCAAAATAAGAATCTACAGGAGCGCATGGATCTGTATTGTAAACAGGTAAATCATCGGCCGGAGGTGGTTGTGCACCTATAGCCTCAATATTAATCGAACCATAAGTTTCATCAAATATCGCTATATACCAGTTGGTTATATTCCAAATTAAAGATATAGACTGTTCTGGTGAAAATGATGCAAATTTAATCCAAGTACAACCAAACGCATTAGAAACGGTGTGAGCCCCATTAGCCCAACTATGATTTGGATATAAAGTTCCATCAACAGAAATCGTTACAGTATATTCTTCAAATAATGCAGGATCGCACCCATTACAAGCAACAGTCGCTGCCGGTGCCGCGCTGCTTTCCGCGCCCTGCTCCGATGATGGCTCCTGGGCCGCGCTG